ATGGGAATTATGAAATACATTGTTAAAAAATTAAATGAGAAGAAATTTCGCGAAGAAATGGAACGATTTTATAGAAACGAATATGGTAGTGAATGGAACAGATGCGAGAAAATGTATCCATTTAGAACAACAGAATTATTGGTTGATTCCTGCTTTGCAGGTAAAATCTAACACACAAAGGAGACTACGGTTATGACAAAATATATTAAATGGTGCATGCGTGCAATATGCGATTCGATTGTTAAAAATAACGTTAGATCATTGCCTAATAGCAGAGGATAATAACGAAAAAACCTCTTTTTTTGGATAAATACATATACTAGTTATTCAAAAAAGAGGTTTTTAATATGATACCTATGTGGATTTTCATGGGTTTGGGTGCTTTTTCATTAGCGGCGTGTGCTGCTTTTTTTAGTATTACCGGACTTGCTTCATTATATGCCGCCGCGTTTATACCGGTTGTTATAATGGCGACAGTAGTAGAATACGGAAAAGTAACGGCGACTTTTTGGTTACACCAAAATCATAAAAAAGCCCCAAAGATATGGTGTGTATTATTAACACTGGCAGTTTTGGGCGCAATGGCAGTGACAAGTGGTGGTGTTTATGGATATTTGTCTAAAGGACATCTAGAACAAGAAACACCCATCGTTGATACCAATCTTCAGATAGAACGGATAGATGGCAAGGTAACGTCGCACAAAAATGCGATAAAACGCGCACAGCAACGAATAGATCAGTTGGATGGCGTTGTGGAAAAGTTGATAGAATATTCTAGAATACGTGGCGCAGATGGCGCAACGGCGACTCGTAAATCACAAACCGGCGAACGTGCAGAAATGCAAGAATCTATTAATATGGCATATGTTGAAATAGATACATTGATGGAAAAACGATTGCCATTAAGGCGAAAAACCGCAGCAATAGAAGCAAAGCTTGGGCCGGTTAAGTATCTAGCAGAGTTATTTGGCGCGGATACAGATACATCGGTGCAATGGTTTACGTTATTGATTGTTTTATTGCTCGATCCATTTGCTATTGTTATGGTTATAGCAACTAGTATTAATTATAATGAATGGAAAGAAGAAAAGAATAAAGCAAAAGACAAAGATGAAAAAACTCAAGCAGCGATAGAAACTATCGAAAATATAGTCGAAGTCATAAAAGAAGTTGAAGTCATAAAAGAAGTTGAAGTCATAAAAGAAGTTGAAGTTATAAAAGAAATTGAAGTTATAAAAGAAGTTGAAGTTATAAAAGAAGTTGAAGTTATAAAAGAAATTGAAGTTATAAAAGAAGTTGAAGTTATAAAAGAAGTTGAACCATTAACGATGGACACAATGTCTGATTTTCTTAACGATAAACATGTTCAAGCCGAATTGGTTAAAAATCCAGAACTTATTGCTACGGTGGAAACAATTTTAGATGAAGCTAAAATCAAAGATGAAAAAACAACATCGGATGGATGGATTTCGCGTATTGGTGAAAATATTAATTTTACAGCTAATCCCACAAGCACTGACGATACGAAATAATAAATAAAACGATTGACTTGGCGTTAATAACCTGTTATAACTCTATACAATCAAATGATAATAATTTTAAAGTTAGGAACCAATTATGACTAGAATGACAGACCTAAATCGATATAGGAATATCGGCATCGTCGCACACGTCGATGCAGGAAAAACAACAACAACAGAACGTATTCTATATTATACTGGTAAAAATCATAAAATAGGTGAGGTGCATGATGGCGAGTCTAAAATGGATCACATGCCGCAGGAATCTGAGCGCGGTATTACCATCACTAGTGCTGCTACTACAGTGTTTTGGAATAATCATCGTATTAACATTATTGATACTCCAGGACATGTTGATTTTACTATTGAAGTCAATCGTAGTTTACGTGTTTTGGACGGTGCGGTGGTTGTATTTGATGCTGTTGCAGGCGTTGAACCTCAATCAGAAACAAATTGGAGATTAGCGGATCAATATAATGTCCCGCGTATGTGTTTTGTCAACAAAATGGATCGCGATGGTGCAAACTATATTCGTTGTATTACCATGATTAGAGAACGTCTTGGCGCTAAACCGCTTGTGACGCAATTGCCTATTGGTTCTTATGAAAAATTTGCTGGCATCGTGAACCTAGTTAAAATGGAAGCATATATCTATAATTCCGAAGACTTGGGAACAGATTGGGAAACCTATGATGCTGGATCAGATGAATTTGCTGCGGTTGTAGCAAAAATGGACTTACTTCCAGAAGACCAAGTGTTGATGGATTCTATTGCTGATTATCGTGAACAACTTCTTGAAGAAGCGGCTTCCGTTGATGAAAAAGCATTGGAAAAATATTTTGAAAATATGGACTTGGATCATGATACACTTATTGCATGTTTGCGTAAGGGCACGATTGATGGCGACTTTGTTCCTATCCTTTGTGGTTCCGCATTTAAGAACAAAGGTGTTCAGCCATTATTGGATGCAGTTATTGATTATATGCCAGCCCCAACAGATGTTGAATCTATTAACACATTGGATGATGATGGTGAAATCAATGGTGATCGTAAATCACGCGATGATGAACCGTTTTCTGCACTTGTGTTTAAGGTGGTTAATAATCAATATGGTGAACTTTCATATGCACGTGTATATTCTGGTTTTATTGCCAAGGGGACAAGTGTATTAAATTCAACTGTTGGAAAAACAGAACGAGTTGGTCGATTGGTTGAAATGCACGCTAATGACATGAATCCGTTGACGGAATGTTATGCTGGCGATATTATTGCTTTTGTTGGATTGAAAAATGCAACAACCGGTGATACGTTGTGTGCAGTTAATAAACCATGTACGCTAGAGCGTATGGTTTTCCCTGATCCTGTTATCGATATTGCGGTTGAACCAAAAACAAAAGCCGACCAAGAGAAATTGGGCGTAGCGCTTAGTAAAATGGTCAAAGAAGACCCGTCTTTGCATCTTAAAACAGATGAAGAAACCGGACAGGTTGTTCTTTCTGGTATGGGCGAATTGCATCTTGAAATCATCATTGACCGCATTCAGCGTGAATATGGCGTCGAAGCAAACATTGGTGCACCACAAGTTGCTTACCGTGAGACTATCACTGATACTATCACGCACGTGCAGACACACAAAAAACAAACTGGTGGGTCTGGACAGTTTGCCGAGATCAAGGTAATTCTTTCGCCACAAGAACAAGGCGAGGGATTCTTATTTGAAAACACGATTTCTGGTGGTAATGTTCCTAAAGAATATATACCATCAGTAGAACATGGTTTTAAAATGGCTGCTAATGGTGGTATTCGCGCAGGATATCCTTGTGTTGATTTCAAAGTTACGTTAACCGATGGTAAATATCACGACGTTGATTCTAGCACCATGGCTTTCGAAACCTGTGCAGGAGCAGCGTTCCGTGAAGGTATGAAGAAAGCAGGACCGGTCATTCTAGAGCCTGTGATGAAAATCGAAGTTATCACACCAGATGAATATACTGGCGATGTTATTGGCGATTTGATGCGCAGACGTGGTATGGTTTCTGGACAAGAAATGAGAGCGAATGCAGTTGTTATTAATGCAAGTGCACCATTGTCAGAAATGTTTGGATACATGACTACATTGCGTTCTATGACTTCTGGACGTGGCACCTTCGCTATGGAACTTGAGAAATACGCAGAACTACCAAAGAGTCTTGCTGAAGCAATGGAGATTGATTAACTTATGGCAGATAAAGAGTATGATTATTCTAGCTCACAAATAAACATGAATGAAGAATGGACTTCTATTTTTCTTGATCGTGGGCGAGAATTAATATCAAAAAAAGATTTATCCGGTACGGGTTTAGAAACTAATCCACATGTAACTGTTTTATATGGGATTCACGATCTAGACCCGTCCCCGAAAATCGTAGATATCATTGAAACTTATCCAAGGTTTAATATTACACTTGGTGCCGTTTCGTTATTTAAAGAGGATGCTTTTAATGTAGTCAAAGTCGATGTTGAAAGTTCTGATTTATATTCATTGCGTGGCGCATTCATGAATAATTGTTATTTTACAGACAAACATCCTGAATATATTCCACATATGACAGTGGGTTTCGTTAAACCAGAGTCGTGCAATCATTTAGATGGCAGTCTTGCATTTAAAGGTATGTCGTTTGTGGCAGAAGAAGTAGTTTATAGTTGTAAAGATGGTGTCAAACGATTTTTAACATTGGGTTTGCGATAAATGAATGAAGCGTGGAATAACGAAGTTAAAGTAAATTTTACAACAGTAACAGTCCCCATACTATACACGCCAAATAATGGTGTTAAAATATTTTTAGCAGGAAGTATTGATCCTGATAACGATAACCATTGGCGCAATTTAATCCAAAAATATATTAAAGGTTATTGGTTTGATGCTGAAGATAATAACGACAGTATCACTATATATAGCCCACGAAGAGATGAAGATTGGTCTGATGACTTTGAGACAGAGCAGGCAACGTGGGATGTCGCCATGATGAAATCTGCGGATTATATAATAATGCATTTGACTGGAGAATCGGTTTCGCCGGTATCTTTATTAGAACTTGGATTATTTTTATCAAATGATAAAATGTTTGTGACTATTGATGATGATTATGTAAGAAAACATATTGCAGATTTGCATGTTTCCTGTTATGGTTATAATACGATATCTAAATCATTGTATCATACGGTAGAACGTATTAAGAATAATTGGAATAACAGAACGAGGTAACTAATGAGCAATAATGAAAATGACGAAATGAAAGATTTTTTTGGTAAAGCCGGTACACAATCATCTGGTAGATCGCCATCACCGAAAGCACAAGGAAGTTCCGCCGAGACCGTAGAAGTAGCATCAGACGGCGATGTATCGATGACACATGGTGGCATTGTAACAGAAGATGCAGAACGCCGTTGGGCTGCTAACGATCAAAATTTTTGGGCATGTTCAGCAACGTATGATAATATACCCGCTGGATTGTATAAACCAAAGCATAGTAACAATATTGGTCACTATTTAGAAAAACAAATTGTAGATACTGACGAGTTGTTATATTTACCAGACACTGCAAGTGAATCAGTGATTGAAGAAATTGAAAAATTTTGGACTTTAAAAGATCAATTCAACGAGCGTGGATTTATTCACAAACGTGGCATATTGATGTGGGGCGACCCTGGTTCTGGAAAAACCGCAACCATTCAACTTATGATTAAAAGCATTATTGAATCTGGTGGCTTGGCTATCTTTGCACAGCATCCAGATATCACAACTGCGTGTTTGCAAATGATTCGTCGCATCGAACCAGACCGCAAAATCATCGTAGTTTTAGAAGACTTTGAATCAATGGTTCGTGAATTCGGCGATTCTGAATTCCTTGCTATGTTGGACGGTGAAAGTCAAGTTGGCGACGTTGTATTTGTCGCAACTACCAATTATCCAGAAAAACTCGATAAGCGTTTCATTGACCGACCAAGTCGTTTTGATACAATTAAGAAAATTGGTATGCCGACTGCCGCTGCTAGAGAATTCTACCTATCACACAAAGAAAGCACTTTGGTTGGCGAAGAATTGGCACATTGGGTTAAGAGTTCTAAGGGTATGAGTATTGCACACCTTAAAGAAATGATCATATCCAATAGATGTTATGGTATTCCTATCGAAAAAGTTATCAAGCGTTTGGACTTCATGAAAAAGCGTGATATTTCTAGCGATGACGCTATAGATAAAAATGGTGATAAATTTGGTTTCGATAACGCATCAGCAAATGATGACGATTCTGATTCTGGTGGTTCTGTTGGTTTTACACCACCTGCTACAAAACCTAAAAAAACACCAAAAATAGAAAAAAAGCCGAAAAAATCTAAAACAACAAAGACGACGAAGAAAGCCGCTTAACCGGTTGAAATAATAAATAAAAATAGTATAATAACGTATAAAAAAGGTATTTCATGACGGATAATGATGCGAATGTTAAATGTTCTTTTTGTGAAAAAACAAAAGAAGACGTAAAAAAAATAATAGCAGGACACAGTGTTTATATATGCGATGAATGTGTAGACGTTTGTCATCAGATAATATTAGAGGATGTCGTTCCTTCTGTTAAGTTGGACGGATCGGTTCCAAGCCCAAGACAAATTAAAGAGTTCTTGGATATGTACGTTATTGCGCAAGATTATGCTAAAACTGTATTAGCGGTGGCGGTACACAATCATTATAAGCGGCTAGAACATCCGGTTATTGATGATGTGGAAATCCAAAAAAGTAATGTTTTACTTATCGGACCAACTGGTTGTGGTAAAACATTACTGGCGCAAACTATATCACGCATGTTAGATGTACCATTTGCTATGGCGGATGCAACAAGTTTAACCGAGGCTGGATATGTTGGCGATGATGTAGAAAATATAATTGTGAAATTATATCAATCTGCTGATGGAGATATTGAGAAGACACAGCGTGGGATTGTATATATCGATGAAATCGATAAACTTTCCCGACGCGGTGATTCAGCAAGCATTACACGCGATGTTGGCGGTGAAGGTGTCCAGCAAGCAATTCTTAAAGTTATTGAAGGAACTGTTTGTAGAATTCCACCAGAAGGTGGAAGAAAGCACCCGAATCAAGAAATGGTAGAAATCGATACTACAAATATATTGTTTATTTTGGGTGGTGCATTTGTAGGATTGGATAAATTAATAGAAAGTCGTTCAAATGATGGAGTAAATATTGGCTTTGGTGCTGATGTTAAAGAAGTTCAAACAACTCATAAAGATTTGAGCCATTTCTTAGAAGATATACAATCAACCGATTTACATAAGTTTGGCATGATACCGGAATTTGTTGGCAGAGCGCCAGTTCGTGCACCATTGCGCGAATTGACTGAACCACAATTGGTATTAGTTCAACAAGAACCAAAAAATGCGATAACGCGCCAGTTTATAAAAATGTTTAGTTTAGAAAATATTGAATTGGAATTCAGTGATGATGCATTGAAGTCTATTGCTAAAATGTGTATCGAAGATGGAACAGGTGCCCGTGGACTTAGAAGTATATATGAAAAACGATTATTGCAAGTTCAATATGATCTACCAGAATTATCACAAAAAGGGTTAGAAAAAATAATTATCACCAATGAATTCATCAATGGTGATACTGATACCCCTATTATGGTTTATGATACTAACACGCAGGATCAACCCGCCAATTAATCCTTGACAATAAATTTTATATATGTATAATGAAATGATTGTATAATATTAATTGATCGAGGAGACCTAATATGAAACGGATTTATATGTTTCCGCTTTTTGGCATCATTGCATTGTTTTTTGCTATTACGCCACAAAAAGTGCAAGTTACACAAACTGTTGACGCCGGAGTATCAATTTCGGTTGAAGACAATACAGCAGAGGCAGGCAAGCGTTCAAGTAAACGTTCGAAGCCAAGGCGTGCGACCAAAAAACGAACTTCGCGACCCAAATCGCGACCCACCAAACGAAAGACAACTAAGAAAAAAAAGGGTTGTACTTCTAATTGCACCAAAGGTGGTAGTGCAGGCAAGTTGAATACCAAAAAACTTTTCAAAAAAGGTGATTCAAAAGGTAAAGCAACGGCTGCAAAAGAACGCAAAAAAGCACCAAAGGCAGTTAAGACGACTAAAGCGAAATCCACTTCAAGACCAACGGCTAAGAAGTCAAAACCCGTTGCTAAGGTTGGTTCTAAATCACGTCCTGTGATGAAAAAGTCTAAAAAGAAAGCGGTTACAGCATAACGTGCTAAATCAGTTTCAGCGCCACAGGCAAGAAAATCACGTATGACTGCGAATAAGACTCGCGCAAGTAAGACGATGCGTTCACGAACACGTGCACAAAGCCGAAATATGCGTTCTACGCGAGGTTATTACCCATCACGCTATCAATATAGCCGAAATCGACATTATGCCTCTTATGATAACTATGGTTGGGGTTATGGATATATGCCAGGTAGAACTTATCACAGAGGTTGGGGCAATTATGGTTATGGTTATACGCGTGGCGGATTAGGCGTTGTTGACTATATGGTATTGTATTCCATCTTTGGACACAGCAATACTTCAAGTGGTGATACGGTTGTTAACAACACATATGTTATCAACGGTGAAGAATCAGAAGTTACTGCGGTTCCAGAAGGTTCACATCTTGCCGGATTCGGTGATAAGAAAACATTGACTGTTCCTTCTGAGGATGGTGATGAAGTTATCGAAATCCCTGCTGGAAGCACGTATACACAAACCGACAATGGTTTGCTGATTACTACACCAGACGGCGTTTCGGTGTTAGTGCCAAATGGCGATGATGCATATAAAGCGGAAGATGGATATGAAGTTCCAGAAGAAGCCGCTGAACCAATGGTATACGACGAACTTAAAGAAGCGAGTGCCGCAGAAGCGGATGAGCCTTGGTATAAGGTTTGGTAGAATAAAAATGGGTGATCGCAATAAATGTGATCACCCACAATTTTAATAAAAAGGAGAATAGTTTATGGAACCTGCATTTATAGTGTTTGGTGGTACGGTGTTTTATACAATAGTGGCAATTGTTTTTGTTGCATTGTTGGTGTTTATTGAATATGATATGGGTTGGGGTGCCTCGATAGTTACGCTAGCCGCAGTTTTGGCATTGACGTTCGGTGTAGAGATTAATATTTTTGTTTGGACATTGGCAAATCCATGGCTTGCGTTTAAATATTTGGTATATTATTTTGCCCTTGGAACTGGTTGGGCAATCGCTAAATGGTGCTTTTACTGTTTCAAATTGCGTCCGATTATTAAAGATGCAAAGATTAAATTTTTGAATACCCATAAGATAGCTGGTGATAAAATTCCTGTTGATAAAAAAGACGAATTTGCTAAAACAGTGACAGGCGATCCTTATTATACTGATAAAAATTATCCGCCACAATCAATGGAACATAAATCGGATTGGTTAATGTGGGCAACTTGGTGGCCTACATCATTTTTCTGGACCATATTGAATCAACCGATTAAAAATGCATGGTTATTCATATATTCAAGAATTGCTGGAACAATGCAACATATTGCAAATAAAATAACGTTGGTTGATTAATATAACTGAATATGAGTTAGGTAAGTCCTTGGGATCACGTGCCGAGAGTTATTAGCATAAGCAACGTGTGTCGTTGCCGCCCCAAGGGACTGCCATGTTCTATTATACACTTGAAAAAATTTATTGAGTTTAAAAGGATTTATGCACATTATGGTATCTAGCACCCGCATCCATGCATGGATGTTGAAGCCGGTGATTTAATCCAATAAATTTTTTCACTTTTTTATTGACAATGTAATCGATATTTGATATATTATAAGAACGTTGGGACTGCGATCCCAATTGCACGGAGATGCAGTTTTCCCCCAATTGTGTTGCTGGGTTAACACACCATTCTGATGATGCACAGATAAAATTGCATTTCGCTAGGTATTCCGATCAATATACCTCGTTTGGTTTTACGTTAAAAACACTGTATTATGATAACACAGTGAATAATCAATAGTTTTGTTTAGTTTCCCTTTAAGAATTAAACTAGGTCGTAAGTTCCGAAATCAGTTTAATCATATTAATGGTTAAGACCTTTCGCAAAGGAATAGCTTATATCTAAAATCACGAAAGTGAGCATGGTGATTGAATCCGATATCAGATTAATTACCATGTAGATCGAACAAAGGAGATAATTAGTGGAATTAAAATATGCAAAAGAACGATTTGGTGATAGTTTAACGTGTGGTTATTGTGGGATTGATCCTTTTGAAGAATTGTCATGGTTCGAAAAATTTTTTAATACACGCGGTGATAATTTTTCTTTTTTATATAAACAATTGATGGAAGAAAGTTGTGTTATAGATTTGACGTGTGATAAATGTGGAAATAAATCATCGTTAACAAAAGATATGATTAATCATGATTAATCAAAAAAGCAAAAAAATGCATTTGATAAAACACGATTAATCAAAAATAACTGTTGACAATGCATTAATTTTATGGTATTTTAGTCAAAATGAACAAAACAACGGGTATTTTAGCGTATTTTAATATACGGTTATAAATACCCACTAGATCGATCATTGCTGCGTAGTTATTGGTTACTTCGATATAAAACAGCAAAGACATGGTGGAAATCCATGACGGTAGGGGAAACCCAACTATGAGAATTGCGCTATACTGATTGTTGACAAAACTGTTTTTTTAAGTGGCGAATGCGCTTAATAAGATAGGGATGAGATTCTCGGGAAGTAATTCGAAATCACTCAGAAGAGTGGGTCCAATTGCGATATTTCACAATGGTCGAACAAATTTATTAAGAAGTTGCCTGAATTTGAAATAACGGTAACAGATGACAAGCATATCAAAATGCTCTGGTTGTAGGCGGTAGGAAGTATAGACTCTCTTATCATGTCATGGAGGAACGGGCTTTAATATAGCTGAAAAGCGTATATAAAGGGTTCATTGGCTGAAAGCCTTTGATGTAGCTGTGGACGTTCAAGGGTGGTGGCACCATGACACTAGATCGAATAAAAGAACGTGGTCGTGCGATAAGGCGCGGGGTGGGTACCAGGACTCCACCGAAACAGATCGAACACTGGATAGGATAATCGGGACGGCCTCCGACCTATCGACGGATTAATATCCTTAGCCGATTAATAAATTCTGCCGTTGCGTAGAGATAAGATACTTCGATTGATGAAAACAGCTTATTTCGTTACTTTCTCGGCGATACTAATTAACTGCTAAAGTATACTTTTTCAGTTACAACGTTAGTAAATGATTCACCAGATCATTTACTAACAGATCGATTTTTGAGGAAAATATATGATAATACTCGACCAAAATACAGTAGAAGGCGACTTTGATCTTATAAGCGAAATTCATGGCGAACTTATAAAAGATTTGATGCTTGAAATCGTTGACGAAATATCCCCACTGGGTTTAACCGTTATGCAATCATCATTGATATCAGTTGATGTCATCGTTAAAAAACACAAAGACGCAATAAAACCACATCTTGAAAAATATGATTATAAAATAGGCGATAAAAAATATAAACTTGAAAATATAACATTCTATTGATATATGATAAAAAATAAATGACATACAGGAGACCAAACCATGTCAAAATTTAACAACGCTGGCGTTGCACCAATCAATGTAACTACAATTCCAAATACACGCACCAAAGAAGGTTCACGATCATTTAAGTTTGATCATAAAATGGAACTATATCAAACGGTAGTTACTACACTGTTTGGTGAAAGTAATTTTTATGAAAGCAAAGATGAACGCACCAGTCGTATTACACGTCTTGTTCGCAAGTGTGTAGAAGGCGGCGATGCACAATATGTTGCTAACCTTGCAGTATATGCTCGTGAGAAAATGTATCTTCGTTCTATTCCTGTATTTTTAACCGTTACACTTGCAAAAGAAATTCGCGCAGTTGATAGTTCCGACTACAACGTTCGATTATTGACAGGTCGTGTTATTCAACGTGCAGATGAAATTCGTGAAATGTTCGCTGCTGCGGAAGCAGTATTTGGTAATTCAAAGGATAATAAAACATTTAAGAAAGTTGTACCACGTGCGCTTCTTAAAGGTATCGCTGATTCGTTTAATAAATTTGACGCTTACCAATTCAAAAAATGGTCCGGTGGAAAAGGTTCAATTAAATTCACCGACGTAATGCGCGTTGTTCATCCAACACCAAAGGATGAAGCACAGAACGCAATCTTTAAGAACATCATGGAAGACACCTTGCCAGCAATCGATACTTGGGAAACCAATATCTCTGGTGATGGTTCTAATACAGAAAACTGGCAGTTAGTTGCTGATGCCAAAATAGAAAAAACTGCTTGGATTAGGGTATAATCAGTTATATTTTTGTTTCTTTACTGCTTTATTGATAAATAGATATAACAGGTTATCATAAAGGCGGTAAAAACATGAAGACAATAAAAGAATGGATTGAATGCAATCTTATAAAAGAAAATGGTTCATTGAATGAACGACGAATGGGAAAGTTGTCCAAAAAAGATAGTAGAACGTGGGTGGAAAAACATCATATCGATAGATTTGATGTTATAATAAAATGGGGAAATGGAAGGTCGTTTAAAGAATGCGTCTATATGATATTACAAAATATAATAAACATACCATCATGTAAGATATGTGATAATGATGTAGCATTTATAGATAATAAAAATGGTTATAGATTATATTGTTCAACTGTATGTATGAATAATGACCCAGAAAGAATAATAGAAATAGAAAAAACTAAAAGATCAAATGGTTCATATGATCAAAAAAGAAAACGATTAGAAGAAACTAATATAAAAAAATATGGAAAACCGTTTTTTGTTAATAGAAAAAAAGGAAAAGACACATTAAGAAAAAACTTTGGCGTTGATCATCCGGCACAATCGTCTATCGTTAAAAAGAAAATGAAAGATACAATGGTTAAAAAATGGGGCGTAGAAAATCCCATGTATATATCAACTTTTGTTGATAAAATGATACAAAGTAGAGGAAATAAAATAACCGGAAGTATCAGGTGTAGAATAAAACGATTTGGTGATAAAGAGATTCCATATCAAGGAACATATGAAAAAATATTTTTAGAAAGTTTATCGAATAAAAATATCGAACGAATAAAAAGAGGTAATAAAGCAGTTTATTTTATAGACGGGAAACAAAAAACATATTATCCAGATTTTGTTATAGAAAACACAGTTTATGAAATAAAATCGAAATGGACGTGGGATAATAAAGGTAAGAATAAAAGATTAAGAGTAATAAACAAGTTGAAGTTGAGATCGGCTAAACGGCAAGGTCATAATGTCATTTTGGTATTAGATCATAAACAGTTAACTTACAACGAAGCAATACGCTTGTTATAAAGGAGACCAAACCAATGCAAGTTATAGATAAGAAATTTTTAAAAGATAAAGATAATGTTGTATTCACAGATGAATTTGATATTATTAATGGTGTAAAATACCAAAAAGTTAAATGGGATATAGAGCATCCAAAAATGGGTCTGATGGCAAGAGTTCGAAATCTTCGTAATTTAACCAAGCATGATGTTGATTTGGATTACACTATAAAATGTTTGACTGATGCTAACGCAGTCAAAAAATCAAAGATGCTCCCGTTTCGCTGGTATTCGGCGTATAGAGAACTTGGTGGTTCTGGAATAGAAGCAAACAATCATTGGTATTATAAAGAACCAGCTAAACCAGACGTTATGGCTTCACCACATTTGTTGGCTGCATTGGAAGATGCATTTGACATGAGTGTATCCAATTTGCCAGACTTGGGCGATGATGTACTTATCGTAGTTGACCAAAGTGGTTCTATGTAAGACACTATCAGCCAACATAGCACAGTAACATGTGCTGAAATCGCTAGTGTGCTTGGTGCTGCGGTGTGGTTCAATCAGATTCGCCAAGGTAAAAAAGCTATGGTAGCAGGTTTTGCATCCACTGGAAAGGTTTACAATTGGAGTGCACGAACTAGTGCGCTTGCTGCGGCTAAAGAAATGATGAACACCAGTTTGGGTGGTGCAACGAATATCGGCACTGCGTGGGGTGCTGCAAAAATGGCTAATCTTAAACCATCAACTATTGTGGTTCTTAGTGATATGCAAATGACTGGCGATAGCCGCGCTCGTTATAATACAATTATGGTTCCAGAGCAATACGGTCTTGCTGATGATGACACTTTGAAAATAAGTATCAACATTAAAGGTTATGATAATAGCCCGTTGGCTATGAACAATGGCTGGATTCAAATTGCTGGATGGTCAGAAAAAATATTTGATCTTATTGACGCAATGCGCAAACCAGGTGATGCTGTTAAGTTGATTAATGATCTTGATTTAAACTTGACAAAGTCGCAACAGGTATAGTAATATGAATATTATAAACATAGACATAAGGAGATTTTGTTGAACAATAATACTACTTTGCTTAATGAGCAAATAAATTTACATTTGATTCGTTTAGTCAGTGATGACGGTGAACAGGATGGAATAATGACATCCAGTGCAGCGTATACTATAGCGCAATCGAAAGGATTGGATTTAGTTTTAATATCACCCGAAGCAATTCCACCTGTATGTAAGGTGCTTAATTGGGGCAAACATTTATTTGATTTAAAGAAACGACAAAAAGAATCTAAATCAAAACAAACCGTAGTTGATACAAAAGAAGTTCAATTAAGACCAACTACTGATGTTCATGATTTGGAAACAAAAATGAATAAAGCAAAGAAGTTTTTAGAGAAAGGCAAACATGTTCGTTTTCATATGCGTTTCCGTGGACGAGAAGCATCACATGCTGAAATAGGCATGGAAATGATGAATGGCATCCTTGAAACGTTAGGAGATACTGTTGTTATTGACAAGAAACCCATATTAAAAGGTAAGAATATCATAATGTTAGTGGCTCCAGCGACTAAATAGTTATAATACTATTTAACCAGTTGGAGTATGTTATGAATTTATACGGTCAAGCACAATTAACTAAAACAATAACCGATCAAAAAAATATAGAACGTAATTATTGGCGCATTTTTAGCGAATTGGAAGAAGCAAACAAAAAAATAAAAACATTAGAAGCAGAAAATAAAAAATTAAAAGAGAGTGCTAAAAAAGTGCCAAAGAAAAATATATTAACATCAACAAGTGCTGATATATTTTCATCTGATGACTAACAAAGTTTAGTTTAACGGCGGCGAGTGTTTTTACACTTGTATTTCAAAGATGGTCTCCTGATTGTCGTTAAACTAATAGGGGCGATGATTGTGGCAAAACAGTTCATCGTCCCTTCTACATTACCTGCGGATGGAATAATATTCTTTATCGCTCGCCCACCATCCTTTCTTCGGAATGCACTGATGAGTAAGGGATTAAAAATAACAAACCTATTGTACGGTGGTTCTAGAACATCTAATCGGCGATAGACAAATGGTTTTTATAAAGGCGAGACTACACAAGAGGTAGTCTCGCCTATTTCATTTAGCCCTTGACATATTATATTAATCGTATATAATAATAAAAATTGCACGAAAGGATTTAATAATGACATATAGAAATATTAATGTGAATGGCACTGATTACAAATATGTGATCGGTAAGACTTATATTAAAGTTGTCGGCATTGGATCGATATTAAAATATCGTGTGGGCACACCGGCTGGTATAACATATAAAACATATCTTGAGTGGATGAAATTGTCCGATTCAGAGTTACAAGAAAAAACTAAAGGTCATAGAGTTCAAACTGGACCCGGTGATGTTAAAAAGTTTATATTAAATCCAGACGGCAACATTCCTTTATTGGAACCGTTTCGCTGCAATGGATATAGATATATCCATGAAGAGTCGGGACGAGTTCAGGATGATGTAAGATTAAGATCCGACCCATTTGATGGTGAAATCTATCGCAAACTTAATTTTTCATTTTATTGCCAAGAATGCCACGATGAACGCGCAATGGATATTTAAAGGAGTTAAATTATGAATAAAAATAAAGCAGTGCGAAATCTTCAGTTGATGATTGATATCAGAGAAGGCAAGCCACCGGTTAGAACTACGGAGAAATCTGCGTTCAACAAAGGCATTGAAGTAAATCAACCAAAGCACGATGTTTCACGATATCAATATTTTTCTTCGTATACAGGAAGAATGTTATCGCAGCATGAAATGGGCATGATTCGGAGATTTCAACAAGCAGAAAATCTTATGTTTGATGGATCGCATACGCAGATTTTTGCAAATGCAATTCGTGGGCATCAAGTTGAAGCAGTTAATAGGGGATAATTATTATAATGCATATTGATAAAATACTTAATCTGCCAATGCAAGAAAATGATGCTGAAGCGAAAACAATACGGGATTATTTGAAAGAGTTGCTTAAAGAACTTTGGGTGGAGGGTGAAGGATTTTCGGGTAAACGTCCTTTCGGAAATAGCGGCTGGCATCACGAACTCTATACTACATTAATTATACATAAAGTGATTGATGGAACGTTGGACGAAGATGGATATATAGATCATTGTGATGATGCACAAGGAGATACCATTATAATTGCTGTGATAAATGCTTTATAATTATTTAAAAATGAGGAATGTTTTATATGTTGTATGAAAAGTTATCAGATCATGAAACACTTGATTTAAACAGTGTTGTTTATATTCATTATAGACAGGGTGTGATTTTTAAAAAACCGCCATTTTGGGTTAGATGGATTCCAATGGTAATGATCGGCGAAGATATACCTGCTCGAATTCAAATATTACTTGACAATAAGGAACGGTTGATGTATTATTATGAAACTAACGAAGAAGCAAATACAGCTTATAATGATGTAGTTGCTAATTGGAAAAAGATCGCGGGACCGTTGTAGACCTTGTATTATGGTTTTGTATTTCATACCCCGCAAAAAGACCATGTAATTGCGGATACTGAACATGGTAATTTTTTTTAATAAAAGGCGACAATATGGTTAATACTAAAACACTTAATAAAATAGCCACCGACATAGAAAAAAATAAAAAACGTAAAGAACGACGTCGCGAGTTATATGCTTTAAAAAAAGAAGAAATAAGAAAAGAAGCAGTGATACAAAAAGGTGTTAAAAAGGCATTAAGACGATTGGGACCACGTTGCGAAGAATCCGCAAAAAACGGCGAAAAATATCTTCCGTTGATTACAACAAGATCAACAAGCGGAAATGACTCTATTGATTTTTGGCATCCAAGTGAACGCGACGAGCCAGAATGTTTTCATGAAATTGCTTCTAGGATAGAAGAACATTTAGAAAAGAAAAATATTGATCATGACTGGCGGCATTGGGATGATAGTGGAGTGGCAACTTGGAGCAATTATGCGCTTTGTGTTGTATGGGATGGTATAAATAAATAAGATGTTTGGCACCGGTTGTAAGTCACCTGACGACATAGGGCGGATCGGCTAAGAGAGTGCATGTAGGACTACCAAATATTTTCAAGGAGTTAATATGAACGATAAAGATGAAATGCTACAAATTATTGGCGAACTTAAAAATGGTGCGATGGATATTCTTAAAAAAATACAAAATCATGAATTATCAGAAGACGAGTTGTTATACTATATGAATATAGCAGATGATGCAAACAGCATACTTGCTGGAACAATTAAAAAAATAGATGAAGCGCAAAAAACTACTTGACAATCTAAAAAGGGTGTTGTATAATGCCTAAAGTTAAAAAATGATAAATACTTTTACGGTGAACATCTTCGCCATGGTGAAATACCCAAAACCCAATTAAGTGGATGTGAAAAAACATAGAACAAAACGCCATGGTGGCGTATTATTTGAATCGGCTTTAAAAACTTTTTAAGCCTAACGAGAAAAGGAACCGAGATATGACTTCTACTTTTAAACATAAACATATAGATACAGGGACCATTTGTAATGGTAACGGTATTGTTGTGTTTATGCGCAATGTAGTGAGAAATACAAATGATACAAAACGAGGTTGGGATTTTACCAACTTTATCAAAGGCAAAGGAGTTAACGGGCATTAAAACCTAAAATTCCAGTTCAAACAGAACTAAAAGCCTTTGATAGAAATATCAAAGGCTTTTTTTATTGAGCAAACGAGATCGAATACAGTGTTAACGCGGAACGAGACTGCTAGGAACACTTAAAATATACCTAATATGGGCGCGTTGTGGATGGATTTCCTTTTGTGGAATGATAAAAGCAATGGTAGGAAGCAAAGCGACCTACTAGGGAAAGCGTTATATGCTTTCCTGATAAGTTATTTTGTATGGAAGTGCCATTAAAGCAGAACAATTGGTTTGGCGACCAAGCACCTTCGGGGCATAAAATCTGCTACTACTATACTATTTTAATCATAACTAAGTGTCACAAAATATTGTATGGTGTAGTGGTAACACGCTGCCTTTATCGGCGGAGCCGTGGGTTCGAGTCCTACTATGATATTTGGATTACGTTCAGTGTGCACACCGAACGCCACAAATTATCTGTTATTATCGCGATAGTGATAGATAATGTTGGGTCACTTAGTTATGATTAAAGTTTTTAGGGTGTTCGTCTAGTGGATTAGGACGCGCCGCCTTGGGTAGTTGGAGTTCGATTCTCCTTAGCAACGGTTACGTAAATCCGCACGGTGAGACATTGGTTCGAATCCAATACATGTTAAAATAACGATTTCACATGAGATGTATAGTTTTAATGGATAAATCAGGCATGAGCCTTGTGCGGCAAGATAGTGGGTTCGATTCCCCTTGCGTTGAATGTGAAATGATGCTATATTGGTTTTTTAATATAGGAGATAATAATGGAACTAGAAACATATCTTAAAGATTATGGCTTAACTGATGATATTATACGTTATGCTATATTCACTGGTACATTAACCAAATATAGTATTTCAGATTGGCGTGTTATATGTTATATAATCGACGATCCTGATTTAGATCGTGAAACAAAAGTAGCCATGATTGAAAAAGCATTTAAAGATGATAAATGGCGTGCCAAAGAATTATTTGTTTTTATTGAAACATTAAATCAATTTGTAAAAGCAGATGATATTCTTTCAGGGGCACACGAAAAAGATTCATGGGGAAAAGGTACACCATCTGAGCAATTTGCCATATCAGTGTCGCTCTGTGAAGCACTTAAAAAAATGAAAACCGAAAATAAATTAAACAGCGATGAACAAATTGATGTTTTTGACCGATTTGTTGTATACATTATGGATATGTTTTCACCCGAAATGGTTGTGTTGACATTCAGACATGCTATCAAACAATATGGTATAAAATTCGATATACATAAACATTCCGAATTTAAAAAAGCAATGAAAGCATATAATCGTATAATATTAGCATGAAAGCATATAAATTATTCAAAAAACGAAAAGATGGTTCAATTGGACCACTTTTCATTAATGCCAAAATGCGTATACCATTAAATGTGTGGCTGGATGCTGAAGATCATCCAACCAAAGGTTATGCACATAGACCAGGATGGCATGCTGGCGCTGAACCAAATGCACCACACCTAAGTGAAAAAGGACGCGTTTGGTATGAAGTAGAAATAAAAGACTTTGTGACATTTAAACGACCCATCAATCAAGGTGGTGAATGGTTGATTGCACAAAAAATCAAAGTGATAGGTGAATATCACAAATAATATGGACCGGTAACTCAGAGGCAGAGTGTTCGCCTTTTAAGCGAAACGTCGGGATTTCGAAATTCCCCCGGTCTACCAATCACTTATGCACGATAGATAACTGGGGTTACGACGGCTTTTACATGGCTGTTGTGGTGGGTTCGATTCCCACATCGTGTACCAATACAATATATGGACCGGTAGCTCAGAGGCAGAGCGTTCGCCTCTTAAGCGAAATGTCGAGATTTCGAAATTCTCCCGGTCTACCAATACCTTATGCTCGATAGATAACTGGGGTTACGACGGCTTTAACATAGCTGTTGTGGTGGGTTCGATTCCCACATCGAGTACCAATATTTTTGATACACATAATGGTTTAGTGTATTGATAAACCGGCTGTGGGTGAAGCGGTATAACAAATGTCTACCCCCAATATGGTCGTGTAGCTCAAAGGCAGAGCATTCGCTTTACATGCGAAAGGTTGTGATATCGTAATTCACCACGACTACCAATATTGCTTTTTAGTTGTATAGTATGCTATTATTGTTTTTTATAGGAGATATATAATGGAATATGCATGGAATGATAAAATAGTTGAAGCGAATTTTAATTTTGATTCTGCGTATGAACATACGGAATGGGGATGTGATGATGGATATACATCATTATCGGTGTTGATTAATCGATGCCAAAATATGATAAAACTAAGATACACAAATGTTAATCGCATCCCGCCAAAAGTGCCTATGCCGATAACGCCGTGGTCGTTTGTTCTTGATGACATAGATATAGTAGTATATATGACATTGCGGTGCTATGATATATTTCTTATGGACACAAAAACGTTTGATTATAGGCAGCATTTTACTATTAAAATCGATGACGATATGGATGATAATATAATAATAGTGTCATCTGTTGATAATGTATATACAGAAGCAATAAGAATTCTAAAATAATATCTAACGCAGTGCTAATCACATAAGCCGTTATTTGCAGGGGTAGCTCAGTGGTAGAGCGGTTGGTTGAAGCCCAGCGCGTGAGGAGTTCGATTCTCTTTCCCTGCACCAATACAATAATATGGAACCCAGGTATATCTGGTGAGTACGCGTGGTTGAAGTTCACGAGGACGCAGTTCGATCCTGCGGGGTTCCACCAATCAAAGACCATTATGGACCGTAGGTGTAATGGCTGCATCCGAGCCTTTTAAGCTCAGGGGACAGAGTTCGATTCTCTGATGGTCTACCAATAATCAATGCCGTATTAGTGACACTGGCTAACACGCCTGTTTTGTAATCAGGAAAATGGGGATCGATACCTCAATATGGCACCAATAAATAATACTATAGAGCCTCTGTAGTTAATCTGGTATAACGGTAGATTTGTAATCTTCAATGCGCGGTTCGAGTCCGTGTGGAGGCACCAATAAAATTAATCATTGTGTAGTTGCGTTTTTTCATATTCATCGACATCAAGTTTTAATTGTTTATATGTGATAGATGATGTATTACGTTTTTTTACATTATCTTTCTGAAGCATTATTTCACAATTTAATGGATGTGTAATATAATATGGATCATACTTGTTAACAATTGATTCATTTATAGATATTTTATGATCCCTCGCTACACCGTTTGAATTTTTCTTTGGGACATACCAACCATGTTTTTTTATTAAATCTAAATTGAGTAGATTGGGATAATCATTGACATCAAATTTGAAATAATATGGACGTTTCGTAGTTTGAAGTTCTTTTGCTGTTCTACCATATTGTTCAACGCAGCATTGACATTTTGATATATACCGATCTTTGGCGGTGAAAAGTGTAATACAGGTGGAGCAAGTTCTAAACCATACCATGGAATATTCACCATCGATATATTTTTTTAGTTTATCCCATCTTTTTGGATAATGACCAATATCTTTTATGATTTTGATATGACTTTTACTCATTCGTTCTTTAGTTTCATTGCTATGTTTGCGACGGCTATTATTATATTTGGCGGCACAAGATTGATTACAATATTTCTTTTTTATAAGTGCTTCATCGTATGACCATGATTTGCCGCATTGGTTGCATGTTTTTGGATTTTTATTATATTCGGCAATGCGATGGTTTTTTTGATTTATTTGCGTTTTTCGTGAAGCTATAAATCCTAATTTACCAGCTTCAGATTTGGACAATTTACATGTCATGGCATATTTTTCCTTGTTATAAATAACTATGGCGGTAGATCAATCCTTGTGTCTTTAGTGATAAGTGCTTCAACACTTGTCACGCCGCTACTACTATTTATAACTTATACTAAGTCGGATTTCCCTAACTGGTGTGGGTAGAATCCATAATATGCACTGGGTGATCCTTATGTGCTGCACGTGGTTCGATTCCACGATCCGGCTCCAATTAATTTTGTTCAATTAAATTCGAATCACTGATTGAACAATTGCTCATCCGGCGGGTTACATGAGCCACGCCATAACGGATTGAAATGAGCCATGCCGTTGGGTATGGATATCAGGAGTTTCGGTGATGAGCTACCAATTAACTAAGGTGAACGGTAGTAACCTTTAATGTGCGGCAGTGGTGCAATTCCCTAACTGATTGAGTTCGACTCTCATTCGGGTCTAGATGACAAAACATTATAATATGGACGGTGATGTTAAGACTATGGCTGGGCCAGCGCAAGCCTCTTAAGCTTGTATAAAAGAGTTCGATTCTCTCACCGTCTTCCAATTATGCAGGCCATAGATGTTCCCTTTGTCCATTATTGGGAACTGTGGATGAAAACAAAAACGAAAGCAGGGTTAATGGACTGTGTGTAAGTTTTGTGATTAAAAGGGATGGTGCAAATCCAATTCCCCTGCGCCAAATTTGTTTGATCGTCTTTGGAATACAAGATACCGTTGTCGAAGGCGGAGACGTTGGTTCGAATCCAACTTGAACACTTATTGTTAGTAATGATTTTATGTACATAAATGATTTGCTAGGCGAAAGCCAATAGTTTGCTGGTTCTATTTCTTAAAAATCCTCTTATGGTAGGTGTAGTGTTAACGGTTAGCACGTCAGACTGTGACTCTGAAAGTGCCGGTTCAAATCCGGTCATTTACCCCAAATTTAATGCTGCTTGAGTTCAGGGTTCCAAGTAGATATTGTGGCTAAACCTAGCCGGTTCTAGCGTGATAATAAATTTTTAATGGCTACGTAGTAATCTGGGATTACGGTGCACTGTCGATGCACGTCGAGGAGGGTTCAATTCCCTTCGTAGCCGCCAATACCCCAGCCGATGCATTCGGACTCGAGTTTTCGAAACTTGACGGGAAGGTTTGATTCCTTCTTGGGGTGCCAATTTAAAGAACGAGGGTGTAAACCGGTAGGAACTTACGTTGAACGGGATTTGCGGCAAAACCTACTTGCCAATTAACCTGTGATTTTAATAGTCGGTAGCACCCCGCAGAAATAATGGTCTATTCGTATAGTGGCTAATACACCGGATTGTCGATCCGGGAACGAGAGTTCAATTCTCTCATAGACCGCCAATTAAGGCCCATCGGTCCAGCATGGAGTGGACATTTCCCTGTCACGGAAAAGATCACCGGTTCAAGTCCGGTATGGGTCGCCAAAATTCAATTCAGATGACCAAGCAAGTGAACGGGACCGCCTGTTAAGCGGATATTGCAGGGAGCGTTACCCTGATCTGGAGCCAATAACTTTATATTTTTTGTCCCATTCATTTATTCGATGGTATAAATCATATAATGATAAACTTGAATGACGATTTTTAGATGAATTTTCTGGCTGTGGCATTATCTTGCAGTTCGCTGGATGTGATATATGATTTGGGTCTATTTTGTTTACAAATCCATCATGTACACTATACATGTGATCTCTTGTTAATCCGTTTTTATTTTTGGTACTATGATACATGCCCTGTTGATGTATCATTATAAAATCAAATTCTTCTGGAAATGTTTGAAATGAAAATATAAATTTACATTGTTCTTTATATTTTATCTTCTCAATCATGTATTCTTGTGGTGTCACCCTCATGGCATTTGTGCAAGTAACTGCACAACTTCTTCCGCAATAATATTCACGAGTTCCGGTTATAGGGCTAAATTTATTATTACATGTTGGATTTTTACACTCGATTAGTCGTTTTTGATATTTTGTTAAATTTTTTACCGATATTTCTTTTTTGGTGAATATGCAACTACATGTAATATGTGATATTTTACCGTTGCTTTTGCCATGCATACGTGAATGACCATTCAATGCCATTAAGGATTTAAATTGATTATCGCATATATTACATGTATAAATATCTTTAGACATTATCAACCTCCATTGGTTGTTATAGTTTAGAAGATATGGGGAATTCCAGTTCTCTATATCTTCGTTAGTATTTATCAATAACATATTATTCGGATATAGGAGAATTGGTAGACCCAGAAGATTGTTAATCTTCCGCAGCAATGCATTCCAGGTTCGAGTCCTGGTATCCGAGCCAATAACACCGTAGCGTAGAAAATAGTTACTTCGTTTCACTCACGACTGGAATGGGTTCGATTCCCATGCCCTGCGTAAGCAGGGTTTAGTGTAATGGTAGCACAGTATATCTCTATTTTCGTTTTTTACTCGGTGTTGTTATTAATAAATAGAATTATACAAATTATTAGATTGGAGTTGTTATTTAAATGAGTGACGAACGACGAAATAGTTCCAGATTTTCGACTGGGCGTGTATCATATTTACGATTGAACGATTATTATTTTCCATTGGTTGATATTAGTGATGATGGATTTTTTGCGGAATGCAGTGATGGTTCATTGAGTATTGGCGATGTTGTTGATATTGAAATACATATCAGTGATCGACATGGAATAGCTACATTTAACACTGAAACAGAGATACTGCGTGTTGGCGGTAGATTTATTGCAGGAAAATGGGATTTAGAATTAAACAGGGCTACGGATTGCGTTAAAACTTATTTTGACAATAGGCACGCACAAGTAGCATAATACAAATGCGAGTATGGTGAAATGGTATCACGAGACGTTGCCAACGTCTAAGCCCGAGTTCGATTCTCGGTACCCGCTCCAATATCGATGCGTAGTGTTAAGTTACTTCGATTTTTTTTAAATAAAAAACCCAAAAACTCTTAATATGTCTTTTTCACGATGTTGATTTCATAGGGGTATCGTATAGTGGTAATACGGTGGATTCCAAACTCACAGACCGGGGTTCGATCCCTCGTTCCCCTGCCAATTTAACGAGAATAACATGCATTTTATAATAAGTATCGATAGTGTATCAACGGATAGTCGGCATTATGACTGTGCCAAAAGTGATGAAAACTGTTGGCTTGATATATACGATGGCAATATCTATAACGATACTATATTAACCAATGCATTTTCATATAAAAACAAAACGATAAAACTTGATAAAGGTTGGCATACATTAGACCGCGACAAAGATGTTGTATGGTTTAAGGGTTATTCAACAGAAGCAAGATTGATTGATAGGGTTGAAGCCCGTAATTATTCATCAATGGATGGAAATTATTGTTTTATTGTGTTTGATAAAACGACAGAATGTATTAACATATATCATGATACCAATCGTGGATTTGGTATATATTATACAGATTCTATTATAACCAATTTATATACAATCAAAACATGCGTTAAGTTTGACGGGTGTATCATGGTAGATCACAATGACGAAATAATTGTTTCATCGTTACAGACAACGTTCACATTGCCTGATATAATTAAAGACAAATCTATTGACGATATGGCTGCTATTATAGCGCCTATGATGATTAAGAAAATCGAAGGATTTATGAAATATAATAATGTGGTTGATTTAGAAATACAAGCAACTGGCGGTTTAGATACATTAACGGTGCGTGCATTATTAGATATCTGCGCGATTGATTATAAATTGATTGATATAAAACCATTTAAAGATGGATGCAACTGGACTAATGATACAAATTCAATGATGGATATATTATCAAAATATCATTGGGGATTTCAGCAATGCAATTATTATGATGATATTACATATGTTGCCACTGGTTTTTGGGGCGATGAGTTATTGATGCGCAATCCGCTTCAAGTTCATTGGATATTGAATCATTATGATATTGATTTATCGAATGAATATACAAAGCACCCTGATTCATATATGCTAGGATATTTTCAACAAGCGTATAAAGAGAAACTTATAGAACGCGATAAAATATTTTCCAATGAAAATGAATTATATCAATATTCATTAGATTATGCACTTGATGAACCACAGATAACGCATGTTGATAATGTTATAATGTTTTCACCATTTAAGGGTATTGACATATATATGAAAACACTCAATATGACGAATGAGGCAATATTAGAACAGGTTATAAATGGTGCACTGCAAAAGAAAATTATATACGATATTAATCCTAAGTTATTGGATTGCTTAGAAAAATATAAAAATAGAAGAATACCAGTGTAATATACCCCGCCCGAAAAGTAAAAATAGCTGTTAAGTATTTCATAAATAAGCATAAATACTATATGGATAATAGTACATTAATAGCGTTAGGAAGTTTGTTGTTTGCCATGATTGGTGGATTTTGGGGTGTCATAACATACATCCTTGGAATCATCAAGGTGGAAAACGTTGAACGTCGTGGTGTCCAAGAAAAATTATATATGCGCGATGATGTAGCCAAAGATGTAATGAACGAAAGTTTAACAGAAGTAAAAAGTACCATCCGTGATACGAATGATAGACTCATACGTGTAGAAACAATATTATATGAAAGAACTGATAGAACAAAATAAAATATGGTTTTTAAGCAAAACGGTAATACGTTGTATAAATAGTTATATGGTTGATTTAAGAAAGAGTTTGCAAACACCAAAAGTTTGCTGTATTGAATGTAAAACAATATTTAGAACTAATCATTTTGTTAGACACTCGAAGAAGCGATGTATTGAGTGGAAAAAGAAAAACGGCATGATCCCAAAAGGGAAGCGTGGCGGTTGGAATAAAGGATTAACGAAAATGACTAGTTCGTTGGTCAAAAAAGGAACCGATACTTATCGTCGCCGTTATGAAAATGGTGAATATACACGACGCACACAAACCGATGATATAAAGAAACAATATTGGCAAGATTGTAAATTTAAATTCAATGTTTATAATTATCCTGAAATATTTGACTTAAATTTACTCGATAAATTTGGGTGGTATCATCCTGTAGAAAATCCAAGTGGCGTAAGTAGAGATCATATTATTTCTGTATCATATGGATGGAAAAATGGTATAGATTCGAATATTATTAATCATATAGCCAATTGTAAATTGATGATTCATTTAGAAAATAACAAAAAAAATAATCGATCTGATTTATTATTAGAAGAATTATTACAAAAAATACACTCTATGTAGGGGTGGTGTGAATCTGAACCCTTACTCCAATGTTCCGTTGACAGAATGGTTATGTGCGTGGCTGCAACCCGCGTTATCCCGGTTCGATTCCGGGACGGAACTCCAATACATATGCCCGGTTCGTCCAACGGTTAGGACACTCTCCCGATAAGAGAGGAATAGTGGTTCGATTCCACTACTGGGTACCAATCAAACAATTTGACCTTAATGGTCCGTTAGCTTAATAGAAAAGCACATGGCTGATAACCGTGCGACGGTGGAGCGTAACCATCACGGACTACCAATTATGACATGATAGTTTAAACAGCTTATTAAATCCATGGATTGTGAGCAAAAGTAGAACATGCCCGTATTCGGGGCAAGATGAGGTGAAATGCCTTGAATGTCGCCAAGTTTAATGCGGGTATCGTATAATGGAATTACTACACATTGCCTATGTGTAGACGGGGGTTCGATTCCCCCTACCCGCTCCAATAAATAGAAATATGAACAGAGAAACATTTGCCAATGCGTTAGAATACTATAGAAATATCAATATCCCACATGGATTTGATACGTGGGCTTATTTTGATGATATGCCGCCTGTTTTAAAGGAACGTGTTCGTGAATCGATGTCAAATAGAAATAGTGTAGCCATACATCAGATATTCAATGACGATGGCATGGAAGTGGCTATTGCAGTTCTAAATTTTTTAGACGAAACTGAAAAAGCGCAATATTATAAAACATACGACGATTAATATAGAAGTACTTTGTATTGGTGAACTCAGCAGTCTCCAAAACTGTGTCGCATTTGTGACTGGTAGGTTCGAATCCTACTACTTCTGCCAATTTAACTCCCCATGATAAATATCATTTGTGACATAACGCGAATGGGGTAATATCATGATGGACGATGATACAAAAAACAGGTTCATAAAAACATTCAGTGATTATATCACAATGATTAAAGGCAAGCATGAATGTGCAAGACTTGTTGATATTAAAATGATGGATTTATATACAATTGCGCCACATATATGCATTGTAGATATAGAACATCCATCGTTACGAAAGAAAATTATATTTTTTGGAACACAATTGGTATTAAACGCTAATGCTGATTTAACTGGAACATACCTCGACTATGATGAATTAAACATTGATGATATATCCTTTCCATTATATGGTGATGGTGATATTATTGATCACATTATAAGTGTTTCATTCAAAAATTAATATACCTCCGCTGATGGTTCAGACATAAGCTTGCGAAGCTTGTTGGGAAAGTTCGATTCTTTTCGGGGGTTCCAATATTGTTATAGCTATGGAAATTAGTTCCTTCTTATCCCAACCTGTAGGTCGTAGGTTCGAATCCTGCTCCTCGCGCCAATTATGCGGGGATAGCTCAGTGGTAGAGCAACTGGCAATTTTACTGGTTCCAATTATTATAGCAATATTTTATTAAATAGGTCATGAACAAGTATGACACGGCGTATAGAAATCGCATTGCTGCCCAACGCAAACAGTGGGCAAACAATACGAAACAGCGTTTGTGGAATAAACGAATAAAGATATTGTATATTGCATGTGTATGTATTATAATCTCTTTATCGGTTGCGGCAGAAGTATTTGGATATTTAAATATAATATTTGGTTTTTTGTTGTAACATGATATTGACTAGTAGCTCAGTGGTTTAGAGCGGGGAGTTCTAAACTCTCGACAGCGTTGGTTCAAATCCAACCTGGTCAACCAATACTAAGCGGGTATCGTATAATGGTATTATCGCAGCCTTCCATGTGATATGTTTAACATATCTCAGGTTGAGCCATTTATTGGCTCCTTGAAGGTCGAGGGTTCAGACCCCATCCGGTTTAAGCCCGGTAGACCAACTTAAGCTGATGACGGGAGTTCGATTCTCCCTACCCGCTCCAATATTTGATAAATAGTTATATGAAATGTAAACAATGTAAAATATCATTTACCCCTATCCCACAAGCAAAAAAAGGTATATTTTGTTCGCACGATTGTCATAATGTATACCAGCGCGTAAATACTCGTGAGCAATACTTAAAAAATCCCAAACGGTGTATTTTTTGTGATGATATAATATCATATAGAGAAAATATAAAAGTGGCGAAGTTTTGCAATAGGTCTTGCGGGGCAAAATATAATAATAAAAGACGTACAGAATGCGGATACACCCCAAGTCATAAAAAATGGTCTAGTGGTAAAATATCTGCTAAAATGTCATCAAAAATGCGCCGTGCGGATATCAAATCAAGTGTCGTGTTTGGTGATTTTACTATAATAACATTTGCTATATGCAATATTACGAATAAACCATATGTTCTACAAACACCGCATGGTGGTATAAAGCAAATATCACCATATATTAAATCATCTAAACAGATATATTATGAGCAAGCCAAATTTCGATTTAATGTATATGACTATCCAGATATATTTGATATAACACTTTTAGAAAAATATGGATGGTATACATGTCCCGGCAAGAAACGAAAAAATCAAAAAAAGAATATAAATGGTGTAAGTAGAGATCATATAATATCTATCAATGATGGATTTAAGAATGGGTATGATCCATATATTTTAGCACATCCTGCTAATTGTCGATTGATTAAACAAGTGGATAATGTTAAAAAATTAGATAAATCTAATATGTCATATGACGAGTTATTGATTAACATAAAACAATGGAATGGATAGACTATTCGCCCCTATAGTACAATGGTTAATATGATCGCCCGGTAAGCGATAGATGAAAGTTCGATTCTTTCTAGAGGCACCAATAAATAACAATATGACAATGACACCACCAAATATTATAATTTATAGTAATCCACGTTCAGGAACCACATTGCTTCATCATACATTATTATTATTTTTTCAAGAATATTATGGTGATTATTATTGTGATTTACATGAATTCTTTACAACATCGCATATGACAACGAGACATCGTAATAATATAGATGAAATAAATTCCATTACGTATGAACAGAATAACAATATATTAATAAAGACATACAAGCCAGCAGATACCGAAAGCAATGACTTCGAAGAAGAATTGCAACAACGAATTTCACAATGGAACAATTGTGTAATAGCTGATAACAATCAGCCGTTTATAACAAAAATATTTCACAAAAATTTGATTGATCACAATTTTTCAAATACAATATTTGATCATTCATTAAATTTGGTTCTTGTAAGAAAAAACGTACAAGATATGATATTGAGTTTTATAATATCAAATAGCAACAATAACTGGTTTTATTATGAAAATGAAAATATAGAAACATTGCGCGGAAGTTTGATTGGTGATATAGATATAATACGCATTCATTTGGAACGCAATAAATTATTTCTTGAAAATATACCCAATATACCCAATGCATTAATCATTGATTATGATGAACTTAATGACTATGAATATTTTTATCAAGTTATTATAGATATGGGCATTGTTGATATTCGTGAATTGCATGCCATGGAAATATTTGATAACATACAGCTAAAACGTAAAATTATTCCAACACCATATACAATGGATCGTATAGATTATTTTAAGAATGCCAATGAAATAAAAACACTCATGGATGAATATTGTTCTTGACAATTTGTATCATTATGTTATTATAAACTCTTGAAATATGGAGAATTCCAATGGATGATTATGATAAAATGTTTGATAATATGATAGAAGGATTCAAATCTGGTAGATTTAATGCTAAGGATTGGAATTTTTGTATTGATATAAATCTTGCTAATAAAAAAGATGTTTATGATGGTTATATCATGGGAACTGGTGCTGAACAATGCGCTGGTTGTAAATCGTTTTCGACAAGGGAAGAACTTGTTGATTTGTTTACCAAAGTAGGCGCAAGGTTTATAATGAATGGAGTTGGTTGATGGCACCTCATAGAGTACGACAATTGCATCGACCACGAAAAAAACCATATGGATTTGAAATATATGAAGATTCAACACCACTTAGTCTTGCCAATATTAGAAAGTGGTGCAAAAGTGTTATTGGTAATCTCGGCGAGCCACGCGGATGGTCATTAAAAGATGATACCATTTATATTAGAGGTCAAAAACGTGGTGGAAAACCCATGATTTATTTTATGGAAGAAAAACACGCTTTAGCATTTAAAAAAATGATAAACACAACAAATGTTGATGATATACTTCTTTTTAAATTTATGTATTATTAATGGCAAACCGAATAAGACAAATGGTTCGCCCTAGAATAATGCCGTATGCGTTTAAAATTTATAGTGATTTTATGGATCGACGTAATGTACATAAAGATCACAACAAACAAATGGCAATATATGGATGGGTTAAAGACACGTTTGGTGAATCTAACTATGATGTATGGACTTCGCGGCGTGAACCCACACGATATGCAACAATGATATATTTTATGGATGATACATCCGCCATGGCATTTAAGCTGCAATGGATGTAAATAAAGCGTGATGATCGGGTATCTAGTTCGATTTTTATCGGGATACCAAAATTTTTAACCCAAATAATAGGAGTTCGACATGAAAACGGGATAACTTAGCGGCGGTTTGCCGCACACATGGATTACAGCTAAAATCAAGAAATTTAAACTTTAATTAAGGAGATACACAATGAGTAATGAAAACTCAAGGGTATCGCAGAAAGTTTAGACAGTATGGATAAAGCTGCGCTAAAAACACTTTCCGATACTCTTAATCGGATATGGGGAATCCCTGAACCAAGGGTCTATTATCCGAATAAACATTTCGAAAAACCTGAACCAGTTGAACAGACAATGTTCTCAGTGTTCATTCTTGACGCTGGTCCTAAACGGATTAACGTCATTAAAGAAATCAGATCAATCTTAGGATTGACCCTGAAAGAATCAAAGGATTTTGTTGATAATATAGACAAGAGCCTTGTTCAAGAAGACTTAGAAAAATGGGATGCAGATGCATTAGCCGAAACATTATCAAATGTTGGAGCAACTGTTGAAGTTTCTTAAAATATACCAGTTTGGTGTCTGGGGTATAAACAAAACACCACCTTCCTCTTTCGTATAGTGGTTATGATCTTTGTGTCGCAATCAGAGGACGATTTTTTGTGGAGGCAATTATGCGCGTAGCCGGTATGTTGGTACTACCACTGGTCTTCCAAACCAGCGCGAAAGCATTGGGGTTTGATTCCCCCTACCCGCTCCAATCAAGCCCCATTCGTATAGTGGTCATTATCTCTGTGTCGTACTCAGAGGACGGCAGTTCGATTCCGCCATGGGGCACCAATTACATATTGCATTATATCCTATTTTTTTATATAATAAATAAAAAGAACAATAGGACACGAAACTATGCGCGGAACATTAGAAGTGATTACTGGCCCAATGTTTGCCGGTAAGACGACAGAAATAATAAAACGATTATTATGGTCAAAACATCAAGGTAAATCAACAATTATATACAAACCAGCAATGGATGATAGATATAGTGAAACTGAAATAGTTACACATACCAAATTTTCATACGAAGCAACATCCATCATTGATAGTTTTAATATCAATCCAACATACGATCATTATTTTTTTGATGAAATACAGTTTCATGATAAAAATATTGTTCCATCTATAACTAAATTATTAGATGAAGGAAAAAATGTAACGGTGGCTGGTTTAGACGCTGATTATAAAGGTGTTGCATTTGCGAACACTGCTACGTTAATGGCGATGGCAGACGAAGTATTTAAGATAAAATCGCATTGTAGTTTATGTGGCAAAGATGCTGCTAAAACATTTAAAACTGGTTCGACAAGCGACCAGCGCATAGAATTGGGTGAAAATGACTTATACCGTGCCAGATGTAATGAGCATTGGTATGTATCAGGAACTGACGATAGTTTTTCTTGACAATATTTTTTATATAGCATATAATGTTAGTATACAAAATTTTTAGGAGATATTAAATGGATAACAACAATTACAACGATTTAAAACAGCGTTTGGTTAATGCAGGATGTTTCGAACGAGCGACATCGCATTATGTTCTACGTATTACAGCAATTCTAATTGCTTATGTGGGAGCATATTTTGTTCTGCTTACACAGCCACTAGGATTGGTTGCAGTGGGTGCATTGATTATTGCAGCCTTTGCCAGCGTTCAGGCTGGTTTCATTTCACACGATGCTGGTGATGGCGGTATTACATCAAATAAGATGCTATCTACCGGTATGCGACAATTCTTTTTATCGTTTGTTACTGGTGTGAGTAGTTCATATTTTCATGCACTACATAAAGTGCATCACAAAACAATGTTTAAAGGATCATCGAAATCATCCGACACAGTTTCAGAAAATGAATACGAAGGCAAATGGTTGAAGAAATTAGTTTCACGTGATGGTTTGTTATTCATGGTAACGATGGTTACATTACGGGGATTCACATTCAAATTTGAAAGTGTAAAATATATGCTTAAACACGCCAATAAAACCGCCGCAGATCAACTGTTGGTGGGATTGCACGTTGTAGCATGGCTGATCGTTCCAATGATGATTATTGGACCAGTAGCCATTCTAAACTATGCATTATTGACGTTGTTGATTGGACCTTATATCGGAACGGTATTGGTTATTAATCATGCCGGTATGGTAACAGCAAACCGACAAATGCATTTGCCTAAATTTGAACGCGTAGTAAATACTACACGCAATCTTGGTGACGGCGTTTGGAACAATCTGTTCTTCGGTGGTGTAAACAACCATATTGAACACCATTTGTTTCCGGGTGTGCCAGTGCCAAATCTAGGTGAAGCTAGAAAGATTACTGAAGCCTTTTGTGAAGAACGTGGTATTAAATACACCAAAGCTTCATATTTCAGCGCATTAATCGAAGCCAAAGACCATTTCAAGGGTTTGTCTTCACAGAGATTAGTTGCTGAAGCACTCAACTAAGGGAAACTATATGTTTAAATTTAATGTATGTAATTACAGTGATTCACTGTATTCAATGGACAACTATACCAAGGCTATTGGTATAGTTGATCCAGATGAAAAAGTAACACCATCAGAAAAATATCATGTTGCACGATGCCACGATATAGTAATGCAGGAACACCCTTGGGTGGCTCCCACAATAGACCAGTTTGTCGCAATTATGAATTTTGCAGAAGATTTTACAGACGATGATGTTGTAATGATTCATTGCTCTGCTGGTATATCACGCAGCACTGCAACTGCCATATTGTTATTAATGTTGCATGGCGCTGACGAAGAAGAAGCATTTAATGCTGTTGAACAAAATAGACCAAACATGAATCCAAACACATTGATTCTTCGCTTTGCTGATGAATTATTAGGAATGGATGGCGGTTTGATTGAATATCATAAACAATGGATGGCGAAACGGGTTATTAAACCAGTTAGTTTCGCAGGACAATAAAAAGGAAATAATATGCATCGCGATAAATTAAAAACAGACCCAGCCAATAAAGAGTATATTGACGGTTGGAATAGAATCTTCAATAAAAAAGAAGAAGTAGTTAAACCAAAAAAGAAAACGGCTAAGAAAAAACCTGCTAAGAAATAAAATTCTATTGACATATATCAACAATAGTGTATTATTAACTTATGATAGATTTAGGATACATATTGGTAGCATTCATATGCTCTACCCCGATTGATACACCAGATGGGCACCACAAGTGCTACAGTGGTTCATACGGATGGCATGCGACTGTTAGCCAATGTAGGGCTGCTGGCAAGGAGAAGCTAGCAGTATGGGAACAGCACGGCTTACGTTTAGTCGCGGGAGTATGTAGAACACCCTTACCAGACGATGTTGAATATGAACAAGCGAGAAAAGAAAAATCATTTTAAAAGGATATTATGAATGAATAAAATTTATGAATTTCATTGGGAAGTTGGTAGAATGGGTGACGTTGAAGGTTTGTTCGTTGCCGATGATGCTGACGTTGCTAATTTGATCGGTAAAGAAATTTACTTTGGTGAAATTCTTGGAAAACATTCCGAAGTTTATGGAACGTTGGAAAAGGGCGATCTTGTTGTGAAATCAGATGATCCAGAATTTGTTGAAAAATTCATCGAAATAATGGGTTACGGAACAGTATCTGGTTATAATCCATTTGATTATTATGATCCAGATCAATAATAAAATATAGACAAACACTTCGTTTGGGTGTATAAATATAGAATAATATTTCCAAGTAGCTCAGATGGTAGAGCGTCTGACTGTGGAACAGATGAGCCTAAAGCTTTGAAGTTCAAATTTAATCAGAATGTCGGCGGTTCGATCCCGTCCTTGGAAGCAAATAAAAGTTTTAGGTCGTTCAATAAGCCATGTTTAGCGGCATGGTTAGGACAAGCGGGTATAACCGCTAAATGGTATGCTGCAATCGGGGTTAACACTTATTGCAACGAGGTGAAAATCCACCCATAGAAATCAATGCCTCGGTAGCTCAGAAAAGCAACGTAAGTTGTAGTGTAGTAGCAGGTGACTGAACCTCACCGTGTCGGTAGTTCGAATCTATCCTGGGGCACAAATAATACAAAGGAAGATAACAATATCAAGTGAATAACATATAGTTCCGTAGCTCAGTGGATAGAGCGCAACTTTGCGAAAGTTGAAGTCGGTGGTTCGATCCCACTCGGGACTGCCAATAACGATGAGGATGTGATATGATCAGATTTTTTGATTACGAAGCAAGTGGATTGGACGCCGAGTCTTATCCTATTCAAGTTGCTTGGTGTGATGTGAATGGTGTTGGCGAATCGCATTACATTATACCAAAAGATGAATGGACATATTGGGATTTTCACGCACAACGAGATGTGCATCATATTTCCAGAAGTATGCTTTATGAACAAGGAAAGCCAGTTGAAATAATCATTGAATTAATGGAAAAGGCATTGATGTGCCGTGATGTATATTGCGATGGTGGTCACTTAGATGAACATTGGCATGAACAGTTATATGGTGATAACACCCCAACATTTTGGCTGAATGATTATTTTGCTTTTTTATATGATGTTGTAGACCCATTTAACAGAAAACCTAAATTACCGCATTTCTATACAGAAGTGCGTGCCGCTGCTAGATTAGAATGTCCACCTACGCATGATGCCTTGGCTGATTGCCAATTTCTTGCTACTGGATATAGATTAGCAAAAGCGTTATAACAATGCCTCCGCCGCTGGGTCGGAGTTGGGACTTCTAATCCCAAACTGGATGAGTTCGATTCTCTCCGGGGGCACCAATATTTCCTTGACATTATGATACAATTATGATACATTTATCCTTTAACAGCAAGGAGTTTGTTCAATGTCTAAAAAAGCAAAAAGAGAAAACGCGGCAAAACTTATTGCTGAAAAAGTAACTGCTGCTGAAAATTTAATCAAAGACGCAGAAAAAATCGCAAATAAGTATGGTTTAAGTTTTCGCCACAGTGTTGCATATGGCATGGGTGGCGAATATGAAGGTGACAAAAATTTACGAACAGATCGTTGGGGCGACGCTGATCCAGCAGAAGATGGATGGAGTCCTAGTTCACATAGTTGTTAAGGAGATAAAATGGCAGATAAAATGACAAACGAAGAAGCAGCAAAGGCGATTTCTGAAAAAGTTTCAGAAGCATATGCTGCTATCAATGCAGCAGAATCAATAGCCGATGAATATAAATTGGACTTTAATTTTAGTGTCGCATATGGCATGGGTGGTTATTATAACGGCGATCCAGAAGACCGCGACGACGATGATGATGAAATGAATGATGGATGGAGTCCTAGTTCACAGGGCTGCTAACAAACGGGATTAAGCGATGACTGAATTTACAATGGAACAAGCTGCGCATGTTATTGCGTTAAATGTCGAAAAGATTAACAAACTGGCACAAGAAACTAAAAATCTTGCTAATGAGCATGGATTAGAGTTTGAATTACAATTGGGTGATACTACTGATGCGCCCTTGCAGTTTGACGAGAATTGGGATTCTAGCGACTGTGGTTATGATGACCCACCGCATTGGGATTCATCCGACTGTGAGTATTGATTGAAAGGACATCGTTATGCTTTTTATTGGGTCTACTGCATTTAAACAACATCATAATTTACCGGGAATTTTACCGAAAGATATTGATGTTATGGGAACATACGAAGATGTTTCAAAGTATGTAAAAAGTCTTCATGGTGATCTGGTTGCTGCAAGACCATTTGCGGAAGGTAAGAAATATCTTTTCGTTAAGGCTGGTGATCATAAATCACCCGAAACAATTATTGAAGCAGAGATTGCGTGGGAAGGATCGTTAGCAGAAGAATTTATCAAATTGATGGATGATACTGCTGGACATACACGATATGCTACATTGAATGGTTTATATACCCTTAAGATGTCGCATCGATATTTGAGAAACTCGCCACATTTTTTAAAGACAATGCGTGATATTCATTTTATGAGAACACTGAAGGCTAGAATTCCAGATGAGTTGAAGGATTTTTACAAACGGCGAATGGCAGCAACGTATGATTATTCTCATCCTAATTTGAGTGTTACGAAAAAGACATTTTTTGATGGTGATGGTATTGATTATAAATATGACCATGATTCAATCCATGAGACAGTTAAGATTGGTGAACATCCGGCTTATTGGTATTTTAAGCCAGATACAAGTGAAGTTGCGGTAAGCAAGGATTTGTTTGAAGCACTTGATTATGAATCACGAATCAATTCGGTTTTGGAAGAGGCGTATGTTCTTGCTATTGAACGTTCACAGGTTCCACATCCGGGTGTATTAACACGTAGAAAGAGTTTTGTTCTTGCATTAAATAAAGTATGCTCAAGCATTACTTCTGGATGGTGGAGAGAGTTCGCATGGGAGAATTATGATTCTGTGTATGAACGATATGACGATTCATATATGTATCGTTTTAACGCTGGAATAGATAGTGGATTGGTAAAACCATTCAATGAGGGATAGCAATGATATATGTTTCTTTTTATAATTATTCATTGGATGCTTATGCAATAGTAGAAGCAGAAAACGTGGATATAGCAAAAGGCAAGTTTAAAAATTATTCTACCAGTGCTGATGGTTGGAGTAGTGGCGATGTGTTAAAATTTCCTAGAGTTAGCGTTCATGGAAATCTTTATACGATAGAAACTATTGAAGCATATATATCAGATACTCGTAGAAATTCAAAATCTATAGTTCTAATAAGGGATAAATAATGAGAGATATAAATCGCATACCAGAAATTCTAGAGGCAATATATAATGCTTGGACTATTAATACTGAGTGTAGATTGGGACAAGTGCTTAATAATTCAATTCTTGGCAATCAGAGATTGGTTGATATTGAAGATGAGGAATTGCTTAAGGGGTTGAATGATTATTATGATAAATTAAATTTTAAGACGCATACAAAGGGTGACGTTTAGGACGTTAGTCTGGGGGCAGTATAACTAGCACATCAGATACCTGTATGTAAGGGTCATTTCAAGGAATGGCTGTTGACGCAGTATTCCGAAGAGAACGACGGTTGGTTGTAGGGCTGATACTGCCTGATGGGTTCGATTCCCGCTGTGTCACTAATTAATGTAACAAAAGGAGAAAGACAATGCTTAGAGGAACACGTTTGATGACTGGTGCGGAAGCATCTACATACACGAACACTGTTGACACACTACGGAGGTGTCTTCATCGATAATAATGTCGAAGAAGTTATAGTTCCGTCGTTATGGGAACAGCAGACATTTATTGATAAAGCAGGAAGTGAAATTGTAAATCAGATGTGGGCATTTGAAGATAAGAAAAATCGCCCCGTATGTTTGATACCAGAAGTTACTGGTGTTATACAAGAAATGTGGCGCGATGATTGGAGTAAATCCAAACCAAAGCCATATTCTATTTTTTATGTGAATCGTTGTTATCGTTATGAACGACCACAGAAGGGTAGATATAGAGAATTCACACAAATCGGATTAGAAATTCTTGGTGATACATCAGGGAATGATTACGATATGGCAATTAATTTATTGCAAAAGTGTCTCGATTGTTTTACTATAGATTATAAACTTACAGAAACGGTACAACGCGGTTTGGCGTATTATGTTGATGATGGGTTTGAAGTCGAATGTGAGAAGTTGGGCGCACAGAAGCAAATTGCTGGTGGTGGTCGATACAATGAAGGTATTGGTTGGGCTATCGGCGTTGATAGATTAATATTGGGGATTGATGATGACTAGTTTACACCTTATTACTTCACCGCGTGAATATGTGACAACTATGACACATAACTCGGATTATCTTCAGTCTTGCAAGACTAATAAACCATCATGGAAAAAAGCGGATCGTTCATTTCATACACTCGAAAATGGTGACAAATTATTTAATGTGTACTATGATAATGGTAAATTATGCGTGCAAAGATGGTATCAAAAAAGTGCTAAAATTGAATCTAATGATCTTCATCGATTGGATGGTCCAGCATATATATCTTATTATGAAAATGGCATGTATTATCGATCTTCGTGGTGGATCAATGGAAATTCTATTTCAGGCAAAGTGATGCGATCATGGTTAAAAGAAAATAATATTTCTTCGCCATATTCAGATGAAGATCAAATGGCAATAATATTAAGGTGGGGATGAAAACTGATATATCATCAGATGATGAAAAAGAATTGATGTATTATATTAAAATGTATAGTCTTGGTTTTCATGGCGCAATTAATTTATTGCGATCTGATGGTATGTTAGAATATTTGGTTGATACTGAAACAGTTAAGTTAGATATTTTAACACACGCAATAGCGAAGAAAATACGTGATACTAAATAACAATGGGCGATTAATCTGGCGAAAATAGGGGTAAAAGGTGAAGCTCCCCCTTCAGGCGGGTTCAATTCCACGCATCGTCCACAAATACCCTATGGCTGGGGTGCTAGGAACACAGTTGTCCTTCATATGGATAATGCGCAGGGGGCGGAACCCTGACCAGCTACCAATACCATGCTCTTGTAACATAATGGCTAATGTGAGCGTCTCATAAACGTTTGAAGAAGGTTCGATTCCTTCCTGGAGTACCAATAAAAGACTTGACATAACTTTCAAGTTTTGATATATTGTACATAGAAGAAACATACATTACATATCCGCCTAGCGGAAATTTAAATCAAGGAGGTGAGCCTAGCTTACTATTCGTGATGTATGTTTCTTCTATTTTTTTGACTAAAATAAAGGTAACACATGACGAACAGAGTAGTTTTAGTAAGACACGGACAAAGCACCGGAAATGCAGACGGTAGTTTTTATAAACACAATGTAGACGCCGCTGTATGTTTAACGCAACTTGGTGTAAGCCAAGCGTTACATGCTGGTCAAAAACTTGATGAATTGCGTGGTCATTTAAAATGGCCTTGGCACGGTGTTTTAGCGTTCACCTCAGAATATACAAGAGCGCAACAAACAGGTAGAATTGTTCTTGATAAAATGGGTCTTAAGCATATTGATATGACAATAACACCCGCGATAAATGAACGCATGTATGGTGATAATGACACGCCACCAGATTGGCATAAAAACGCTTATGCAGTATGTTCTAATGGTGAATCGTTATTAGCCGCACAGGCAAGATTTAACGGATGGTGGGCAACGATGGAGCCTAATCTATCACAGAGAGATATCGTTTTATTTTGTCATGGTGAAATAATGAAAAGTATAACTGCGACATTACTCAATCTATCACCAACAGAATTGGTTAAAGTGTCGACACCGAATGCGGTCCCAGTTATATTTGAACGAACTGTTGATTCTTTAACGGGACGATCAACATACAATCCATCAATTCATACATTTAAACGTTATGATGATACAGCAACCGACGTAATTCATTAAGGGGGTAACATGACAATACCAGTTGCATTATATATAAAAAAGGCTGATGATGGATTTGATTTGGTCGTGAAAACATTAAATGATGGCGTTGAGCATTTTGTAAATGATAATACAATAACAACCACGACAGAAGCGTTTGAATTGTTTGAGTTTTTGAAAGATAAATCAAATGAGAATGAAAATTATGACATTCAATATGTTAGTGATAATATATTATAAGATTTTCATAACAGTTAATAACTGTATTATTCCTACGACACCTGCTTCAACACTTTCGTCATGCATTTCGTCGACTCCTTCAAATGTTAATGAAGGAATATTATGTTGATCACAAAAATATCTTAAACTGTGTTCGGGTGCAGGTTGATAATAGTGTGGCAATCCCATTAACGATGCTATATTACTGGCACATTTATTTGGGAATACTGCTATTTCGTCAAGACCCGTTATAGGGGTGCTATGACAATCGATAACCAATTGTGATTGTTTGGTTTTCTCTTTAATTATATTGACCATATCGTCTAATTCAAGTATATTAGTTGATTGGTCGCCATATGCACGATTTAAGTTAACTCCGTTGAATTCACGGGTTTTATCGATGAATGCAGGTCGATTGGCGATAGGTATTATATGCACCCCATTATTTGGTGGTATTATTTTTGATAATTCTTGACATATTTCCACACCTATAGGCTCATTGCCATGTTGTCCGCCAATTATTAAACATTTAGAGGATGGTTTATCATATAATTCAAACAGTTTCATATTTATATTTATCGATTACATAAATAATAAATAATATAGGATCGTATGAAAACCGGAACAAATTATGAATCAAAAACAATTTAAAAATTATCTTAATGATGTCATCGAAGAGAAAAGCACCATTGTTGAAGATGATGCCAACAAGAAACCCGATGAAAGCGCTGTCTCCAGCAAAATAACTCCTATTTCTTCCAAGATAAAAAATATCAAAGAAGCCAACGCAACCGTTGCGTCAGAACGGATACCAATTGAAGAAATTAAAACTGATATTGTCGAAGAAACAAAAAATATTGTTGCTGTTATCGCAGAAAATCCTGATCTTAATGAACATCAAGAACTTGGCGCTGGAACGGTGTTAATTCTTGAAGCATTAAACAAATTAATAGACAAAGTGGATGTTCTTATCAACACCGCGCCGCCTGAAATTATCGTCCCTGCACCAATAGTAAAACTTACTTTACCGGAAAGCAAGAATGTTGTTAAAAGAATTGTTCGCAATGAAGAAACTGGTTTAATAGACCATATAGTAGAATCACCAGAAGAACCACTTTTAGAACAAGTCGTTGTTACGCCAGAAAAACCAACAATTAAAAAAGCAGTGGCAAAGAAGGCACCAGTTAAGAAGGCACCTCCTAAAAAAGCAACAAAGGAAAAAAGTAAATGACCTTATTAGTACCAGATGCAGCAGAAACAATAATTTAATCCAATTTTTTGAATAAAACCCCATCGGAAGATTTAGTCATTAGATTATATGCTAACGATGTGACACCCGCAGAGTCCGATACAGAAGCAGATTACACAGAAGCAACTGGCGGCGGCTATGTTGATGGAACGGCAGAAGTTAATGATGATAATGTTCTTGAACTTTCGACCTTCGAATTTGTTGCTTCTGGTGGTGTAGATGTTGATGGAACTGCTGATATAGACAATACCGATATAGATAATATCAAAATACTTGACGAAGAATATATTGTCGGTGTATATCTTAACGCGAATGATCTGGTAATTGAAGAAGCATATAGCACAGAAGAAATATTGGCATTAGATGATGAATTCTTATTAAATTATCAATTGTTCGAACATTCTGATTTTGTTAAAAAAGACGAATCACAAACCATATTGCAATTCGTTGAAGAGTGTATATTGTTATACGATATGAATGATGAAAAACGTTCTGTCGTTTTAGAAGAAACATTGAATACAATTCAAATTAAAAACATTAAAAGTGCAAACGATATAGAAAACGAAATATTTGCACTTTACGAACTGCTTTAATATATCACAAATTACATTTAAAGATTGACAATTGTGGCAACACGTGATAAAAATATCATGCGTAAGTTTCGAAGAAAACGTCGTGTATAAAATAGATTATAAGATTAGGCGCATGTAGGTACATTGGATATCGAGCGTGATATATGATTTATGTAGATGTGAAAAATTAACATAAGTTTCTTGAGCGATAAGTACTATATTTAACTATGTTACTTGAATAAGTGTCCCACTAACCGTCTAATATTAGAAGAATAAAGTGGGACACTTATCACAATTTAAAGGAGAATAAAGTGTTTAATCGTAAAAAGCCACATTGTCATTATTATCGCAACGGTGAATATTTTGATCATGGTAGATATATATTCGATAAAAAACCCAATCGCGGTGATATCATAGCACCATTTAGAAATAATGCGGGTGATATAAAATTTAGAGTATTATCAATTGAATTGGATGATGATGTGTTTAAAATAGAAATAGAAACAGTGGAGTAAAAAAATGATTACAAAAACAAACAAACTGCTAATTTGTAAAGCTGGTGAAGTAGTGACTATTCAGGGTTGGGTTCATAGAACACGCGACCATGGCGGACTTACTTTCATCGATTTCCGCGATTATGAAGGATTGGTGCAGTGTGTTTTTGACAATTATGGTGGTACGGTTGATTATCATCATTTGCGGGATGAGTCTGTCGTCCGAATGACTGGTGCTGTCAGATTGCGACCAACGGGAACGGAAAATCCTAACTTGCGTACAGGCGACATTGAGATTGAAGTTAGTGAGATAGAAATATTGAACGGCGCGGATGTGTTGCCATTTAAGGTGTTTGCTGAAGAAGAAGAATATACGCCGTCTTTGGAACAACGATTAAAATATCGTTATTTGGACTTGCGTCGTGATGAAAATCAAAAAATGTTGAAGTTGCGGTCTGATGTTCAGCATTTTATCAGAAACTACATGCATGATCAAGAATTCATAGAAGTTCAAACGCCTACCTTATCGTCGACGTCACCAGAAGGAGCAAGAGATTTTTTGATTCCGAGCAGAATACACAAAGGTCAAGTATATTCATTAATTCAATCACCACAAATTCAAAAACAATTGCTAATGGCGAGCGGTGTAGAAAAATACTATCAATTATGTCGCTGTTGGCGCGATGAGGCGTCACGTTCTGATCGCGCACTTGAATTTACACAGTTGGATTTAGAAATTGGATTTGGCACACAAGAAATGGTGTTTAGTTTAGTTGAACCATTGTTGACAGAGATGTTTGAATCATATGGACTAGGATGGAAGTTGAATCAATCACCGAGATATGATGATGGCGATCATGGATTTGTGAGAATACCATATAAAGAATCAATTGAAAAATATGGCACGGATAAACCCGATCTACGGGCGAGTCTTGAAATGACCGATGTGACTATTTTATTCAAGAAGCAAGGGCCGCAATTCATTGTGGATGCTGTTGAATCAGGACAAATAGTTAAAGCAATACATCTTACGGATGCAGATGGATTAAGTGGTAAATTCTACAAAGATATTGAAAAATATGCTCAAGAGTTGGGTATGCCGGGATTGGGATATGTCAAATCTGGTTTCAGTGTAGATAATGGCGGAAACCCCGGACCATTGGCTAAAATGATGAATGCTGGACAATTGACGCAGTTAAGATCAATAGTTGGGTTTAATCCTTTATCTAGTGACACACAGGCAACCTTCCTTATGGTTGGGCATCCTAAAGCAGTAAACGCATGGGGTGCCGATTTACGGGTTGAGTTATCCAAGCGAACCAAAAACTTTGATGAAGAATCTTATGAGTTTTGTTGGATTGTAGATTTTCCATTTTTTGAAGAAAATGAAGAAACGGGAAAGATTGATTTCTCGCATAATCCATTTAGTATGCCAAAAGGTGGCATGGAAGCATTGGAAAATAAAAATCTGTTGGATATTTTAGCTTGTCAGTATGACACGGTTCTGAACGGAATGGAAATTAACAGTGGTGGCGAACGAAACTATAATCCAGAAATTATGAAAAAAGTTTTTGAAATAGTCGGATATGATGAATCGGTAGTTGAAGAAAAGTTTCCTTCGTTGTGGGGGGCGATGAAACTTGGTCATCCCCCTTGCGCTGGTTGTGCACCGGGTATAGACCGATTGATACAATTATTGATGTTTAAAGATGGTGGGCATATAAGAGATGTGACGGCATTTCCAATAGGTTCAAATGGGATTGATTTATTAATGGGGGCACCATCTGTGCCATCGGATGAACAAATTAAAGAGTTGGGTATTAAATTTCAGAAGAAATGATGTCCCATTCTGATTCCCATATTTCAACTAGATTATAACCTGCATTTATTATACGCTGGCGTTTTAGTTGAGTTTCTTCGTGTAAATGACCCATCGTTTTATGGTTTACTTTGTTTATGATATCTGGGGTATATTTATTTGGATTGCCGTGCCAATAATCGCCCCAGAATTCATATATTGTATTATCTATAAGACCATCAACGCAAATTTTACCAGTTTTTATATTATCATTTAACGATATAACGACTTGCCTATTATTATGATTATTTGGCACCGAGATATGATCTAACCAACTATCTTGTTTTTTCCATTTTATCTTACATAGTTTACATCCTCCTGATGATGTATCCAGCAACGATTTAGAAGCCGTAAGGATGGGCTGGTTGTGTTTTTTGCATACCAAGTTAGTTATAGGATAATGAACGCCTGTATGCGCCGCATTTGCCCAATCTAGGTTATTGTATTGTTCCATTCCAAACACTGATATGTATCTATTTTTATATTCTTCTAATGTGATTGATTTAAATAATGATAACGATTCGTTTCCACACTTAAGACATCCACCAGTAGCAGATTTTAATAAATCTTTTGGGCAAGACATTATAGGTTCATTATGGATTTTACATATTAAATTATCAACGGATGATAACGCCCCGTTATATGATGAATCGCACCAATTTAATTTATCGTGTTTATATATGCCGAATATTTTTATATATTCATTTCGAAATATAATAAGTGATTTTTTATTGGGATTGCAGTTGGATTTATGTTCAGTTATGCATTGGGGGCAACCACCATTGCCATTATATATCAAATTGTTGGCATGCTGTGAAACTAATTGATTGTGTATTATACATAGTAAATTGTTTATTGGTTTATGTATACTAATATATTCAGCATTTGACCAATTTAGATTATCAAATTTGTTTTGACCATGCTTTTTAATATAACGTTCTTTTATTGTGTTTAGGTTTATATTTCTTGACATTATTGCTTCCTTGCTTTACTATATAAATAGTTTTGGGGACACCAGTTACTTCCTTGCAACTGCTGTTTAGATGTCCTACCATCTAAACTTACCCTATATCTATTTATCAATAAAATTGGAAATCAAATGCTTAAATTAATGGAACAAATTGAAAACTTCAACGATCCACGTAAAGATGGGTTGTTGAAGTTCCATCAAGATAATATGGATTTTGTTAATACCGCAAAAGGGTCTTCGCATAACCATCAGGCATGGGAAGGTGGATATAAAGATCATATTGCTGAAACCTTGCGTATTGCTGATGTCGTTTATGCTGGAATGTCGCAAATACGTGAAATGCCATTTGAACTTGATTCGGGCAAAATTTGTTTATTATTGCACGATATTGAGAAAATATGGAAATATTCAACGGGTGAAGATATCAATAAACAGTCTTGGTATACTAATATCTTACCAACAGTTTATAAAGTTGAATTGACCGATGATGAAATGAATGCATTAGAATATACACATGGCGAAGTTGACGATCACTCTAAAACAGAGAGAAAAATGGGTCGACTAGCAGCATTTGTTCATGCTTGTGATTGTATGTCAGCAAGATTGTGGCACGATGAAGGTAAAGGATTGGGCTAAATAAAAACATAGGCGGTAGGATAAGTGCTCCACACATGGTGGTAATGATTATTTAATCGGCAATATGCTATACCCAGCGCCCGTTGATGCGTGGTAACAGAAATCAACTACTTTCTAATTTTGCTACTTCTGATTCCCAATCGATGGGAAGTATTTCACGAATATGGCTATATTTAAATTTTATAATATGTTTTGCTGGATCGCTGTCGCCATAATCGAAATCAAGTTTGTGCTCTATGCATTCACTTGATACAAGTTCAATTGAGCAATATGGATTGGATGAACTAGCGAGTGGTTCTACATATATTGGTAATGTGTTTTTGACTATGAAATTAACCACATTAATCATCGATAGTTCTACTGATTGTCTAATGGTTACATCAAATGTTTTATTTTTCATGTCGATTGAGCATTTTTCAATATTTCGTGTAATACATGCTTGATCTTTGTAAAATATAGCATGACCAAAAATCACACGAAATTGATATTTAAGAACAGGCATCATCATGCCTTGTTTTTCTTTTTTTGTCATTATTAATTCCTATAAAGATGAGGGGGTATAATAATATTTATACTATAAATTAAGTGTGGTTTTAAAGGGTTTCGTCGGATTTATTTTTTTCACGCGATCCCTGTGATAACAAATCAAATAATGCTTCTTTGTTTGCTTTTTTTAGGTCATTGTCGACCATATATGATTTATAATCTTTTATGATTTTTTGTACTGCTTGTTTATCACCAGTATGCAATGCTGTTTTATATGCATCATATATATCATCGCGATTTACTTTTTCTAAATTGTACTCAGTTCTTATTATATTTCTTAATCGAACGTCGTCTGGAAGGTTTCTGCCGACACCACGACCACGTTCGTTTTTGTCCCATGTTTTACCAGCATACTTTTTTAACGCTGCTTTGGCGTCGGGTCCGCCAGCCCCCACAATGCCAGCATTTGCTGCATTTGCGGTATTTGCAATACCTTTGCCGACGTTTTTTGCAATATCTGCAACGCCTTCATCTATATTTTCAAATAGTTCTATAAGTTTCATACTATTATTTATAAATAACTACATGAGAGCAAAAGAATTTATAACAGAATACATCGGTGATTTGAGTGATTGGGTAATATTATCCAAAAATGCTATATTGTCGAGAATTGCAAAGGGTGAAATACCCAATAATCCAGATTCCATAAAGAAAGCCGCTATGGATTTGGCTTCACGTATAAAAGATTCCAATGGTGATCCAATACAAGATGTAAGTCCTGAAATGCTTGCTGCCGAAGTAGAACGTCAGATTGAATATGATAATTTGTATGACAATTCTCATCTGGGTGGAAAAATACCACAATAACTATTGACACGTATATATAACGTGTTATTATCATAAACTATTATATCGAACAAGGAGAAGTATTATGGCCTTACTTAAGGGTACTGGTGTTCTTGTATACGATCCTCCTCGTCCGGGTATGAAAAATACTGATTGGTGGATTGTAGTGAACACCGATAATGAAATTTGCCGCTACTATCGTTGGTGGGTTTGGAAACGGTACATGATCGTTCTGAACCAGCCTTCTTGGGGTGCACACATTTCCGTTCTTCGTGGTGGTAAGCCACGCGAGGACAAAATTCATTTGTGGAAAAAGTATCAAGGTGAAAAAATTGATTTTGAATATTCACCAAACATTCATCAACAGGGTGATGACACTGGTGATTTAGGACCACACTGGTTTGTTGATGCATGGTCTGAGCGTCTTAGCGACATTCGCGAAGAACTTGGTTTCACAAACGAATTTGGTGGGAAAAAGATTAAGTATCACCTAACTTGTGGGCGTACCAACTAGGTACGTCCTTTTTTCTTGACTTAATTTAATATGAGTGTATAATATATTTAATGTCGTGGTGGCGAAATTGGTAACGCGATGGCTTGCAAAGATATTTATTGGGTGTTCGAGTCACCCCCACGACTCCAAATTTTAAAGGAGATATTCATGAGTAACGTTATTGGTGGGCAACAACGGGTTAGATTAATATTTGATAAACGTGCGTCAAATGTTCTATTTGCGAAAGGTCAAAAACGATTATTCAGTGAACCAAATGGCACTAATCTTATGTTGACTCCTATTATGGGCGGTGGCATCGAAAAAGCAGGTCGCCGTGGTAGTAATAAAAACGGTAAAGTCAATATGGGTGATGAGATATTTCACGATAAAAAAACTGATTGTGCAGAAACTGTTTTATATTATGGAACAAAAGATGCAATGAATTACTATCCTGTTCGGGGACAAGCGCAAATCTATCGATCTGGTTATCAATATTATATTGATGAAGTCGATAAATCAAAATATGCGGAATTTGGAAAAGTAACCATTGATTATATTGACGCGTTCGATGAGGATGATATTGAAAAATTAAGTTTCGACTTCAATACACCCGCATCGAATAAATATTTTTCTGATATTTTAAGAAATCGCGCAAATGGCGTAGTTGAACCGGGTCGTATGGCATTATTTTTATATAACGGCAAACCAGCAATTAATTTTTCACCAACTGGTAATGCCATGGCGTTTGCCAAGGTATGGGCAAAAGGACCAGGTACGGTAAAGGGTGATTTCCATAAAGATGTTGTTAGAAATTTAAAACTTATCCCTGGATCGAGATATAAATTCATCGTTGATGCTTATGATGCTTATGATGCTGATATTGTGTATTTGGAATATTTGTCGGAAGTTACTCATTTTGCACAAGTTGAGAAGTATGATTTTCCAGTTGTGACTGCATCCATTGTTCGTAAAAAAGGCGATTCTTGGGAGTAATAGAGTTTTTATGCTTGTAGTAAGTGTTTTTCTTGCATAAATTCAATAAATTTCATATCGGTTTTTTTAACATGTTCTTCGACGACTAATGCGAACGATGTTAAGACTTCAATGTGTGATAAAGGGTCATTTGGGTCATTTGCGACACTTAATAGCATATCAGTCATAATTTTCATGTATTTAGCATGTTCAATTATGTGTTCATTAGCATATGGATATTTTTGTTTTTTCATGTATATATTTTCATCATGAAAGTGTATAAGCATAAAATCTATGAGATATAGTGCTTGTTCTTTGATTGTCGCATGATCTTTATCGTCGGCGAGACATTCCACTAGAATATTATATCTGTTAAATATTTCTTTGTGTGCATCATCGGTTGATTTATCGAAGCACGTTAGAGTGTCGTCCCATTTAATCATTTGATAGTTTTCCATAGTGCTATAGTTTATTTATTGACATATATAAATAGATTTGTTATAATTATTTATTAAAAGAGGAGAAATTAATATGGGATTCCCAATAGTAGCAGCGTTTGGACTTGGAATGGTAGGCGCAGTAGGCGCAAAAGTTGGAACACAGCATGTTTATCCATGGTTGGTTGAAAATGCTAGCAAAGGCAAAGAAACATTGAATGATTGGTTAGATTATACACTCGCCAAGGTGGAAACAAAGTTTGATTTCGAACATGCTGAGTTAAAAGGCGACATTGAAGAAAAAAATATCGAAAGAAATATGAACATCATCAAATAAATGTTGACTAAATGTTGACTATATGCAATATTGTGATAATATAAGTAAATATTACAAACATTGGAGTAAAGCGCATGTCTATAAAAAATTTAAAAGAAGGTAAATGTGAATTCCGTTAGGTAACTTAACTTAATGGAGAAAACACATGAGCAACACAAAAACTACCGACAAGATCATTCTTATACATGAGGATGGCAATCGTTGGGTATTTAATGACATATATGATGCTGCAATCAAATTGATTGATTGGAAATTAATTTATCATTGGGGGTCTGATTCTCACATTGGTGATCATTTTGGATTGATTTATGATACCGGCATCAATTGTTTTGGCAAACCAATAGGTCGTGTATCGTATATTTTACGCTCGGAATTTGGCGACGTTATCACCAAAGACGACATATCCGAAGCATTCGCAAAAATACGAACAGATTCACGAAATGCTAGAATTGATAAAGAAATAGCACGCGCACAACGAAATTTCCGTTGTGCTCCAGAACCAAGTACTGGTTACAGACGATATGGAAATTGTTATCGTCATATTAGCACATATTCTGAACATCGCGATAATGATGCACTCAATTACGATGATGATGCAATAGAATACAATATTAAATCTCGTTCAAAACGCACTAAGTCATATCTTCCTAATTATTGGGATGATCGCATTCGTTCTGATTATGACGTTAAAAATTGGAAACGACAGCGCAAAACACAGTGGAAGCAAAAGGACTAAATATATTCATGAGAGCACATGAAATACTTATTGAAGCAAATCTTGAAACTTTAAAAAAGAATAAAGTTGTATTGAGCGACGAAGAGCGTACCAAAGTTATGGATGCTGGCGCAATTTGGCATCATGGGCCTAATGGCGCACCTTCACCAGCTATATGGAAAGGTAAAGATAGTAAAGGTAAAATGTGGTATGCATGTAATACACATAGGGCTTGCGCAATAGAAGATTCATTAAGTAAAGCAATTAAAGAATATCCATCAATAGAGGCATCAGCATAATATGAGTTTTGTAAAAACCATAGAACTTCCACCCAATGCATTGATAATAAACCCAGAAGATAGAAATTCTAATGGTCGTTATGAAATTGCATCAGGTTTTATTAATATATTTCAATTTGAAATAGTAGCAGATGGTCAATTTCGTGTTCCAGTTAGGCATTTGAACACCAATGAACGATCACATGAATCGTTTTCGTTGCGTGCGTGGATTAGCGTTGATCCAAACGGAATAGAATTATTTTATAGATTTCATCCAACCTCTGGTGGTTTATCGCATTTAATATACGATGAATCGATAGACCCACCACCAGAACCAACAAAACATTCACCGATGCGAAATGAACATTCACCTATAACATTTACACCACAAGACAGCCTTGTTCCATTAGCCCCAGGTGTATATTATTATAATATATTAAATATGATATTAAAACCAAATGCTTATGAAATATCGTTTGACGTGCCATTCGTATTTTAATTTACCCCCGCCGATGATTCGGACATGACTTTCCTAAAGTTATTGAAACGGTTTGATTCCGTTCGAGGGTACCACAATCAAACGCCATCTTTTTTCGGAAGGGTGGCTTTTTTATTGACTTTTTTCATACATGTTTGTATACTTTGTAAATGATAAAACTACCAAAAAATAAAATAGATTGGATTGATGAAATTGGTTCTTGGACCGGAATAATAAGTGTGCTAATGCTTTCTAGTAATATAGGAATGAATGGATTAGCGTTTACTATATTCACAGTGACGTCTATATGTTTTGTATATGTCGCACATGAAAAAAAACTGAATGGCATGAGGCGAATGAATGTTGTCATGTTTTTTATTAATATATGGGGTATATGGAGATGGGCAATTCAACCTTGGATGATTGGTGTTTAAATGAGTTTGTTTGAATACAAAAAAATTGTAAATAAAAAAACGACACTTGAATACGTCGTTAATATGGAAGATGTGCCATATGATGAATTTCATCGATTAAAAAAATGGATTCAAGGTAATATTCCATCATCTGATCGATATACACCAGATTGGAATGATCATACGGAAAAAATGGAATTTAGATTTAGGTATGAAGAACACGCAATGGCGTTTAAATTAATAATACAATATTGACTTTTTAATGATTGATATTGTATAATGAAAGAAATTATAAACAAGGAGAGATTACTATGAAGTGGAATTTAACAAAAGATAGAAGAAGTGTTGAACGTGATACAGAAGAAGCATCTAATGATCCAGTATGGATTGAAGTGGATTCTAGTTTTGTAGAAGCAATTGCTTATAACGATGATGGTTTGTATGTGACGTTGTCGCATGGATCATACCTTTATAACGGTGTTCCTGAACAAGTATTCGAAGATTTCAAGAATGCATCTTCAAAAGGTCAATTTTTTAATTTAAATGTTAAAGATATATACACATTTAGCAACCGTTAAGGTATTATAAACTAAATATTAACAGTGGTTATAATACAAGGAATGAACATGAAATTTTTTCAATGGCTAGATAATAAAGAAGCTGAAAAAATGCCGGAACGAGATATTGATGACATAAAACCGATATCAAGTAAAAAATCAGAGTTAGATAAAAAGATTTTTGAAGTAGAAAATGGGGTAATTGATATTACTGCATTGGATAATGATGAAATCATAGAAAAGAAATTTGTTCATGCTGCGACAGGTAAAAAATATAAAACTGAACGTGCGCTAAAAGCTGGAATAACACGATATAATAAGAAACAGAATGTTTCACCTAGCTCGATAAATCTTGCAGGTAGAAACACACCAGAAGCACGAGATAAAGCAAAAAAAATTATTAAAAAAATGAATGCTGCTGAGAATCTTACATTGATAAAAACGGGTTTAAAATACGATAAACCCGACGATAGTGTAAATCAAGTTAAAACAGATAAAGAATTAAAAATATTTGTCGATGCAGAAACAGGCAAAACGTATAAAACAGCACCTGCTTTAAAAGCAGGTATAACTAGACGATTAAAAAAACAAAAACAAGGCGATAAAATATGAGTAATAGACACGGAAAATGTGAAATCGGTAAAGGATTATCAGTAGCTGTACGCGGCGATGAAATCGAAAAAGCGATGAAAAAATTCAAAAAAATGATTATCAATGAGGGATTTTTAAAAGAACTAAAAGCCCGTCAAGAATATGAAAAACCAAGTGATAAAAGACGTCTTGCTAAAAAAGAAGCAGTGCGTAGACAGCAAAAAGCGATAGCGTTACGTATTAAACACGACGGTTATTGAACATAATGCGAGTAGGTAGAGAGTTAGACGCGACTATCGCATTAACTATCATGGGGCTGAAGGCAGTGGAGCCTGAGCATATACCAAAATATTCTTCTGATATATTTGCCGCACATAAAATAATATCTAAATTACAAACCATTGGATGGTTTTGCAATGTTGGTTCACGTATAGGCAATGATGGATCGTTGTTTTACAGAGCTAGATTCTTCCAAAATGGACGTGAATGTGAACGATTTGCAGATACGATTCCTATGGCATTATGTACCGCATCGCTTGCAGTAATAAAAGATGAATATTTTGAATATGTAGATATATTAAAAGACAACGACGATGATTCCCCCATTGATATAATACCAAGTGCGACCACTGGATTTTCAAAAATAGACGCCGATGATGATATATCTGATATTGTCCAACAAGTGATGTTAAAACATAGCGATGTGCATCCCAATTGGAATGTTATAACAAAATCATTAATAGATGATTTACGAGAAAAAAATTATATAATAATAAAAAAACCATCATAGTCTATTGACCTTTTAGATATATATGGTATTATTACATATATTTAAAGGAGTTGAAAATGTTATTAGAACGTGATAAATTTAGAGAAGGTGTGTTTGAACGCGATAGTCATAAGTGCGTCATGTGTGATGCACCTGCTCAAGATGCTCATCACATCATTGAACGTAGGCTCTTTACGGATGGTGGCTATTACTTAGATAATGGGTCTAGCCTGTGTGGTGAACATCATTTAGCAGCCGAATATACAACGCTTTCGCCACAAGAAATTCGTGAAAAAATAGGCATCACTAAAGTCGTATTACCAGAGCATTTATACCGCGATCAAGAGTATGACAAATGGGGCAACCCTATGTTACCTAACGGCACACGCCTTAAGGGTGATTTGTTTGATGATTTGTCGGTTCAGAAAGCATTAAAGGCTGGTGGCGTTTTGGGAAGTTTTACGCACTTAGTGAAATATCCAAGAACATATCATGTAATGTGGAGTCCCGGTTTAAGTAATGATGACCGTGCGCATAACTCATTGGATCAGTTTGAAGGAAAAAATGTTGTCGTCCATTTGAAGATGGACGGTGAAAACGCAAGTTTTTATAATGATCATTATCACGCACGTTCGTTAGATACTGTTAATCATCCATCTCGCAAATGGGCTAAAATGCTTCATGCGCGTATTATGGGTGATATACCAGAAAGCTGGCGTGTGTGTGCTGAGAATTTGTATGCTGAACATTCGATTCATTATGACGATCTTGAAGCCTTCGTTCTTGCTTTTTCTATATGGAATGAAAAAAATGAATGCCTTGGTTGGGATGAAACCCAAGATTGGTTTGAGTTGTTAGAAGTTCCACAAGTTCCAGTTTTGTATGAAGGATTATTTTCAGAAGAAAAGTTGCATGAAATTGAATCAACGCTTGATTTTGAAATTGATGAAGGATATGTGATGAGAACGCGAGATAGTTTCCATTATAATGACTTTCGGCAAAATGTCGCTAAATATGTTCGTAAAGGGCATGTTCAACATTCAACCGAAGGACACTGGATCAATCGACCAATTACGCCTAATGAACTGAGAAAATAAGGAGACTATAATGGGACTTAGAATATGTTTCGAGCCACACGAAAAAATGGAAATCAACGATGCTGGCGTATTTAGATATTACGCAGAGAACTATTTGTCTGATTTTGATGTAGAATTTGGCGGTTGTTATGCAATGGATGCTGGAAAGAAGAAACTCCAACGTTTGGAGCCAGTGTGGCAATTTTTAACAACTTGGCAAATTTATGGCGATTCCGACCTAGTTAGTTTGTTGGGTTATTTTGACGAGAATCCATTGAATGGTTATTATATTCATGTATTCGAATCAGTGTATAATGGAAATGAAGTAAAAATTTACTAAAATCAATAAAACCATGTTTTTCTCTTAAAGTATTAAATACTATTATAATTATATTGCAGTAATGGATATAGTTATAGTAATATAGTGATCGCAGCATTTGTTGGATCACGGAATAAGTTCAACTTGCTTTAAAGGAGAAGAACATGGCAAATACCTATTCAAAGGCGGAGATGACTCCTGCCCTAATAAAACTAAACTTACAATATTTTTTCGATAAACCAGCGCGTGAATACAAAGCGGAAATGGATGAAGTATTAGCAAATCACAATCCCGATACACACAATCAAAGTTCGCGTGCCGAAGTAGGGCATATGCGAAAATGGGCATCTATCACAGGGTTATGGCATAAAAATATGAAAGCTATGCCGTTGACTGAATCCCCGTTCCAAAATATAACTGAAAAACTCGCTGAGTTAGCAACGGATGAAAATACATCATTGATTCTTGATATATTTGATGATTTTACCGCATTGCTAACAGATGATGTTGATCGTTCAAAAGATGAGCTATTATTGTTTAAAACTGAGTTGTATGAAACTACAGCCCAAGAAGAATTTGATAAAAAACAACAAAAAATAGATGATGTAAATAAAGTGCACGATGAAGCAGTGAAAGATATGTTAGCCGCATTGATTGTTGATTTAAAAGAGCGTGATGTTAATAATAAAGCAAACGAATCTACGGAAGACTTGCAGCCACAGATTAATGCCCTCATTAAAGTTATGGAAGACATCGACGTTGTTGTTCTAGATGTACGTGATGAAACACCTACGCTTAATACACCAACTGAGGTATTTGATCGTATGATGAAAATGTCGAGGATTAAAAATACTGAACTTGCTGATACAAGAGCAAAAGAAATCGCCGATGCGTTAGAAGAAGCAGAAAAGTTGCTCTCCGAACTCAGCAAAGAACAAAATCAAGAACGATCTGAAAAACTGATAGAGAACAAAGACGCGATAGATAGTTTTAATGATTGTTGGGACTCGTATGTATTGAAATATACCACCGCGAGTGAAAAACCAACAGCAACGTTATTTGAAATGTTTTTAATTGACGTCGGTGATATGACCCGAAATCAAGTTAAAATGATGAAAGTTCATGCTGATATCTATGACGATAACGGCATTGAAAACTATATAGAATTTCAAGCAGAAATCGATAGAGTTAAAGAAAAATATCCAGAATAACAAAATATGACTTGACATGATTCATCCCTGATATTATAATAGATTTTTTAATATTGGGGATGAATCATGTCCGAAAGAACAAAAATGGATTATTCTATATCGTTTAAAATATTAGTATCTTTTATGTTATTGCTTTGGTCGACGTTGATGTATGTATCATATGTAAATCAACCAGAGCCAAAAGTAGTATACAAAACACCAGTTAAAACACACGCGGTTGTAGAAATTGAAATCGCAGATATTAAACCACTCAATGTTATATCATCAATCAAATCCGAAGATGTAGTGAATAAATTCAATTCTTTGAGATATGATTTAAATGATTATATTGTTCCTAGAGTCATTGTGGCAACATTGCCTACTGATTTGAACAAATTGAGTATTCCAGAAAAAAAAGAATTATTTGTAAAAATAGTGCTACCACTTATTTTACATGAAAATGAATCAATCAACCACGAACGCAATCTTGCGATTTTTAATATAAATCGAGATACCGAAGGTTCGCGATTGATTATGGCGTATTTGTATAAAAAATATCGTATATCTACAAATTCTGCCACGAACCCTATTATAAAGACTGATGAAGAATTGCTGACTAAAATTATGCCTATACCTGTATCATTGGTATTGGCGCAAACAGCAATTGAATCTGGTTGGGGAACGTCGTATTTCGCAAGGCATGGAAATGCACTATTTGGGCAACACGCCTATAAAGGTCAAAAATCATTGAAGCCAAGAAACATAGTAGCGCCTCGAGTAGCAGCGTTTAAAACGTTGGGAGTTTCTGTTAGTGCGTATATGAGAAATCTTAACACGCATTTGGCATACAGTGATTTTCGAAAAAAACGAATGAATTTGTCAAATTTTAAAGGGGTTATTTTAGCAGAACATTTAGATTTATATTCGGAGCGTGGTGCTGCGTATATTAAAGATGTTAAACAAATGATAAAATATAACAAATTTGACAGATTTGAACGACATGTATTAGAGGATGATACATATCGTGCTAAAAAATCCCTTGACATGATATCCGTTCCATAGTATAACTAACAGCATGAATGAATTTATTTTATTAACAATGTAGGAGACTGACCAATGAATGACACTGTAACAGTAGAAGTAGCAACTGTTGAAGGCAAAGATATTAAAGCCGAAATGGATTTAAGCCTTTCCGAAAGTAAAGGAGCACTTGCGGTTGCTTCTGAAAACACTTCCCCCGCAGATCAAAAGCGCGTTAAAGAATTGATATTGGTAGCACCGATTCAATTATCAACTTCGGCGTTGAAGCGCAGGGTGGTTTAAGTAAACAATCTGATGCGATGCTTAAAGGAGTTCGCAATAAAGATACTGGACCTGCTGGTGAAGTTATGAACGGTCTTATGGTTCAAATTCGTGGTTTGGGTCTTAGTGATCTCGATCCTGGTGAAAAACGAGGATTTTTCGGCAAAATGTTAGGTAAACTTACACCTGTTCAAAAATTCCTTCAATCATATGAAAGCGTTGAAAGTCAAGTTGACGCCATGGTTGCGAAATTGACGCAAGAAAAAAACACACTACAGCGCGATGTTATTATGCTTGATGCAATGTATAATGAAGCATTGGTATTTTTTGATGATTTGGCTTTTTATATTGAAGCCGGTGAATTGAAACTTGCTGATGTTAAAAACGTTGATATTCCAGCATTGGCGGATAAAGCACAGCAATCAGATAATATGCTTGACGCACAAGCACTTCGTGATATTAACGAACGCACACTCGATCTTGAACGTAAAATTCAAGACCTTATGCTTACACGCCAAGCAACAATGCAAATGCTTCCGCAATTACGCATGATTCAAGATGTTGATAAAGGTCTTGTAACAAAGATTCAATCTTCTATTCTTGTTACCATTCCACTTTGGAAAGGCCAAATTGCTATGGCTATCACACTTTGGAGACAGGCTGGTGCAATCAAAACACAAAAAGCAGTTTCCGATGCCACCAATGATATGTTGCTACAAAATTCTGCATTGTTGAAGCAGAACAGTGGTGACGCTCGATGCGAAATGGAACGTGGCGTTCTTGACATGGCAACATTGAAGCAGGTTAATGATGATCTTATCGCTACCATCGTGGAAGCCGGTCAGATTGCTGAAGAAGGCAAACGAGCGCGTATTGCTTCAAGGGTTGAAATGGATAAGTGTGAAACTGAACTTAAAGCTGCTTTGAAAAATTCAGGTGCTAATGCCCTGAACGCAATCGCAGCCTAATTATTGAAAAATAGGAAAGGAGACTATATTATGAATAATCGACTTAAGATGAGTATCTACGCCGCAGCATTGGTATTAACCAGTGCTGTGTCGGCGCAGGCGGCTAGCAATTATGTTGGCATGGATTCTGTGAACAACGTTGTCACAGAAGGCGTTCGTGATTGCCGTGGTGGTGAGGGTAATAATATTCCCATTATCACGTGGGGTGGTGATATGATTACCATTCATGCAAACGGTGATGCGCTTGTAACCAAAGCAGGTAGTGTGTTTGACAAAGAAGGTCTTGCACTTACCTTGAAACGTGAAGACGTATTCACCAAACAGGTTGCCGGATATCTTCGTTGTGATACGCCATATATTCGTGGCACACAAGGTCAGTTAAATCTTGCTGCGGCGGTTACTGAAAACGATCCACGCACAAAAATGGTTACTATCTTCCAGCACACATGGTCGAATGGCGGTGATGCGTTGGTTGTTAAAGATGGCATCAAATCATTGGCGGATTTGAAAGGCAAAACTATCGCGTTGCAAGCATATGGACCACATATTAGTTATTTGTTTAAAATTCTTTCTGATGCAGGACTTAAACCAACCGATGTTAAATTGAAATTCACCAAAGATTTAGTTGGACTCGACGAGGATACAACGCCGGGTGTTGCGTTACTTGAAGATAAAAGCATTGATGCGGCGATGGTTATTATTCCTGATGCATTAACACTTACCTCTGGTGGAACAGTAGGAACTGAAGCCGAAGGTGCTGTAGAAGGGGCAACTATTCTTCTTACTACAAAATCAGCAAGTCGTGTTATTTCTGATGTATACGCAGTTCGTCAAGATTATTTTGACGCTCATAAAGCAGAAGTTCAATCTTTTGTTCATGGGTTGATGGGTTGATGGTTGCAGAAGAAAATTTAGTTGCTGCCGCACGTGGTAAAACCGCCGCGTTTAAGAGTACTGTTGCTGCTACAGCAACCATTCTTCTTGGTGCCCCTACCGCGATTGGTGATGCAGGCGACCTATGGATTGATGCTGAAACCACAGGTATCAACGGGAATGTGAAGTTTTTCACAAATAATAATTTTTCACGCAACTTTACGGCTATTACTGCCGAAATTCAACAATCATATGTGGATTTAGGGCTTCTACCAAAAGCAATGGTTTTGGCTGACGCTGGTTGGGACTACAGTGTATTGGCGATTGACTTGAAAACTGCTGGTAAGATTGAAGCACCCAGGTTTGATACTAAAAAACTTACTGCGGCTGTAACGGCAAAGGCTGCTACTGGTGATCTTGACAAAGGCGCATTGTTTACCTTCGAAATCAATTTTAAGCCAAACGTTAAGGAATTTCCAGTAGCGTTATACATGGACGCATTTAAGAAGGTGATTGATCTATCAAACACTTATTCTGGTGCAGTGATTACGGTTGAAGGACATTCCGATCCTTATGGTTATCAGAAAAAGCAGGAAAAAGGTGTAGGCGAAGGAATTCTTTCTAAAATCAAGCAATCTGGACGCACATTGAGTATTAAACGTGCTGGTGCGGTTCGTGATGCGATTATTGCCCTCGCCGAACAAGATGGTATTACGATTGACAAAAGTCAGTTTGTTGCCATCGGACTTGGTATCTCTAGCCCAAAGAATGCAATTATGCCTAAATCCATAGCGGAATGGACTACAATTACTGCGCAAAATCGTCGAGTTGTGTTTAAATTGATTAATATCGAAGCAGAATCTTCTGAATTCGAAGCACTTTAAGGGGGGATTAATAATATGAAAATATATAACAAACTCTTTATTTCATCTATCCTTGTAGCCAGCGTTCTTTTAGTTGGCTGTGAGGAAAACGCCGCACCTCTTGCCCCAAAAGCGGCAGTTGCTACAACTCAAACTTCGGATAATACACCACAGGCGGAACAAGCGCCTTGGGTTTGGCCGGGAACATCAAAAGGTGCTATTGCGTTAGCATCAGATTTGACAGCAAATAACTATATGGTAGTATATGATGGTTCTGGTAGCATGGGTGACCCATCATGTGATAAAAATAGCCAAACATCTAAGCATGCAGAAGGCAAAATTGCTCTTAAATCATTTATCAATGCGATACCCGATGAATCTAATATTGGTTTTTACGCATTTGATAATAATGGAAAAGGTGTACGAACACAACTTAATACAGGCAACAAATCAAAAATCGTTGCTGAGATTGATAGTGTTAGTCCTGGTGATGGAACTCCGTTAAAAAGTGCGGTTAGAACAGGTTATGATGCATTGACTTTACAAGGTCAAAAACAACTCGGTTATGGAAGATATGTGTTAGTTATTGTGACTGATGGTGTTGCAAGTAGCGGTGAAAGTCCAACCAATATTGTTAATGACATCATTGACGATACACCAGTTGAAATACATACTGTTGGTTTTTGTTTGGGTGATAAACATACACTTAATCAACCGGGACGAACATTTTATGCTTCTGCGACAAGTTCCGAGGAAGTGTTGAAATCTCTGGAAGATGTTCTTTCAGAATCTTCGGATGTTGATGATAACGACTTCAGTAACTAACACTTGACATGTTGGGTGGTCATGTTAATATATGATCACCCAATATTATTTTATAAGGAGTTATTATGGAAGAAAATACGTATACTGTAAAACAATCACCAAATGGATCGACGCATTGGTATGATGAAGATGGAGCATTGCATTGTATCGGTGCACCTGCTATTATTACACTCAGCAAAGGTTTAATGATTAGTGAAGAATGGTATAAGCATGGTAGATTGCATAATTTAAACGGACATGCAAGAATTGGCTACAAACAAAACGCCGATGGTGATATGGATGTGACGTGGTCGCAACATTGGATTGATGGTGAACAATTGTCGGAAAAAGAATTCACCGAACAGACCACTGTTAAACAAATGACCATGGATGAAATAAACACTAAGTTGGGTTGTATTGTTGATATTGTTGAATAATATTTTTACTAAAGAAAGGATTATAAAATGAAACCATTACATATCGTAATTGCTTTAATTTTAACACTTATTGGTGTTGGAGGAATGGTCGGGTATAAAGTGTTTGACGATGCTTCGTTGACTGCTTCCACGGATTCCGCTAATGTTCGCGAAACTGTAAATATTGGTGTTGATAGTTGGGCTGGTTATACAGTGTTATGTTCAACTGAAACGAGACGATTAGCGCTTGTTGATGGCATTCTTGTAAAGTGTCACGATGATAAAGCCAACTATACAGATCGTATGGCTAAACTAGCCAGTGAAGAATTGCAAATGGCTGCTGCTGCGGTTGATGGTTATGTTCTTGCAGGTGATGCAGTTAAATATCCGGGCAGTGTTACATTTGTTATCGATGAATCACAAGGTGGTGATGTTATTATCGCCAACGCAAGTGTAGCAAAAAATATCAATGATTTGAAAAATCGCAGTGGTGTTAAAATTGCATTTACCCCTGATTCACCAAGTCAGACGTTACTTACTAAATGGAGTAGCGACTTTGATGTTAAAATTAATGATCCCAAGGCGATAACATTGGTTCACGCTAATGGTGCAGCAGACGCTGCTAAAAAACTTCAAAATGGTGAAGTAGATGTTGCAGTTGTTTGGGAACCACACGCATCCAAATTGTTAAGTAATGCAAATTTTGTTAAACTTATTGGCACAGAAAGCACTAAAAACCTTATCGTTGATGTGTTACTCACCAATCAGCGTTATGCAAAAAGCAATCCAGATGTAATGAAGACGGTTGTTAAATCATACTTTTTAGCATTGGAGCATTATAAAACAAACACCAAAGAATTTGATGATGAGATTATTCGTTATGCTGGTGCCAGCCGTGATCAAGTTGACGCAATTAAAGCGGGTATCAATTGGGTTGATTTACCACACAATGCCGCAGATTGGTTGGGTATTAGTCAAACTGGCGGTAAAGCGCAACGACAGTTGTATGACACCTTCAACTCTGCGGTTCGTTTATATGTCAATAGTGGTGATTTTACTACAAGCCCTATTCCTGGTGATGATCCGTTTCGTTTGATTGATTCAAGTGCATTCAATGACGTATATACATTGGGAATGACTGGAAAACTTGGTGTTATGTTTCAACCTATCACAGTTATCAAAGACGTTAGTGTTACACGCCCCTTTAAGAAACTTTCACCGGGTCGTTGGGCTAAACTTAAAGATATTGGATCATTGAAATTACAAGCTATTACGTTCAAGCGTGGAACATACGAACTTGAATCAACAGGTCAATCCGCATTCAAATCATTGGTTGAAATGCTTGAAACATATCCAAATTATCGCATTAAAGTTGTGGGTCATTCGGGCAAGCGCGGAGATCAAGCGGCTAATATGGTTCTTTCTAAAAAACGTTCTATATCTGCGGCAAAATATTTGATGGACAAATATGGCATTGACAAAAATCGAATTTACGCGTATGGTGTAGGCAATGGACAGCCACCTCGCCGTGAAACCGGTGAAACGAAACGTGCATATAATGCAAGGTGGCCTCGTGTTGAACTTATTTTAGTGGAAGGATAATAACGTGGGCATTTGGAGAGGTTGCACACAAAAAGATTTGGTCAAGCAGTTTATCATCGATAAAGGCACCCTCGACGCTATATATATTGCTAAACGGTTATGGCCTTCCCATCCACAACCATCCGAATGGATTGAGTTTACCGAAGATGATATTAATCAGTTACAACAGTATGAAATGGAGAATAAATGATGGACGCACAATTTATTGATTTATCACAGATGACACCGGAAGCGGTTAAAAGCGCAGTGTTTAAAAATACCGCTACTAACCCATTAACGATTTTTCCAATTCTTGCAAGTTTGCCGATATTGGGTGTTTGGGCGATTTTTGATGCAGGTTTGTTATTTGTTGCGTTAAGTGTTTTATCGGCTGCGGGTGGTGGTAGCATGTTTGCTATAAATTACTTTGGTCGTTATGCAGTGTTCTCTAACAAATATTTCATTCAACTTCGAAAAGATAATGAAGCGAAAGCAAAACAGAAACTCGTCGAAGTTGAAGAATTTCTCGATGAACGCGAATTTGAGCAAGGTGCAAGACAGGTAACTAAATTGCAAGCATCAATGACTGCTTTTGAAAAGGTTCTTGATCGTAAATTTGAACCGCATGAATTTGCACGTGCCCGATATCATGGCGTAGCCGAACAAGTTCAATTGAATGCACTTGGCAACCTAGAACAAATTGTGACTATGTTGACGGCGGTTGACGCAATTGATCCAGAATATATTCAAAGACGTATTGACGAACTTGGCGAAATTGCAAATGATAACGATGGTTTGAATGATTCGCAGTGGGAAGAAAAAGAAGCACTTGAAGCACGATGGGAACTTCGTGAAAATCAATTCAAGGGTATTGACGAACTGCTTTCACAGAACGAAAAAGCAATGACTGAACTTGGTAAAATATCAACCAATATTGCCTCTTCAAATGTTGCGGGTAATAGCGCAGAAGAAGATTTAGAATCAGCAATCGATTCACTTAACAATCTTGGAAAAGACGCCCAAAAGCATTGGGCTTAACTGAAACTATAAAGGAGAACTTATTATGCGTAAATTATGTACTTATATGCTTGCTTTCACTGCATTTGCGATAATCGCTATTGTCGTTGCTGAAAGTGTGAACGCAGCAGAAACTGTTAAAGTTGGGTGGTCGCGATATACAGGATTTGAACCATTGGGCCTTATGCAAAATACCGGAATTATGGAAAAATGGAATAAAAAGATGGGCACGGATGTCCAACTTGAATTTGTTGGCAATTATGTTGATTCGGTAACATTGTATTCATCCGGTCAATATCAAGGTGTTGCTGTAACCAACATGGACGTTTTAGCCATCGCTGGTGTAGGTGGACGACATTCTACCGCAGTTATTGTTGGTGATTATTCGAATGGTAACGACGGGTTGGTTCTTAAAGGGTTTTCATCGCTTGCGAAAGTTAAATCAAATATCAATTTGGTTGAATATTCGGTATCGCATTATTTACTTGCACGATGTGCAGAAAAAATGGGTGTTGATATAAATTCATTCACTCTAGAAAACACGATGGATTCAGACATTCCGGCAGTAGTTGAAGCGAATGATGCGATTGCGGTTGTTGCGTGGAATCCAATGCTTACCAGTATCAAAGAATTGAACGACGCTAATATCGTTTGCACCAGTTCAGAATTTCCTGGCGAGATCATCGACATGGTTGTTGTAAGCGACGACGTTGATGAAAATTCTCGTAAAGCATTGACGGGTGCATGGTATGAAGCAATGGCGTTGATTAAATCTGGCGATGTTGATACATTATCATTTTTGGCTGAACAATCAGGTAGCACATTGGAAGATTTTATGTCACAATTGAAAACTACACATTTGTTTTATACTGCCAATGATGCAGTTTCGTTTATTAAAGATGCGGAATTAAAAGCAACGATGACTAAGGTTGTTAAGTTTTCGTTTGAGGCTGGTGTATATGATGGTGTTGATGATCCAAATGAAATTGGTGTGAAGTTTGCTGATGGTTCAGTGATGGGTGATGAAGCAAATGTAATGCTTACGTTTGATCCAAGTGTTACACAGTGGGTATCTACTGCAAAATAACACTTGACACAATATGTATATATGATAAAATGGTGTAATAGAAATATTACACCATTTTTTTACGAGGAGTGCAAATGATTTATAAAAATAAGTTATTCAGAAATTCAAATTTTAGACTAACGGTAGAAATTGCATTTACTATCACAGTTTTTTTATTGGTGGCGTTTTTTGGCGCATATTATTAATATAATAAAATAAGGAATAATTAAATGAAAGAATCTAAATTTTTTGGACTACATGCAAGACCTGGAAAAAAGTTAGGAATATTTCTAATGTTTATTCCATTCATTTTTGCGTTGTTTGTATATATGGGTGGATCGCAATATCGCCAAATGGAAAACGAAAAAGACAAAGTTATGCCTACTATTGCAAAAATGGTAGATTCCACGATCAAATACACAGTTACCGAAGATCGAAAAGGAAATTATCGACTATTAAATGACGCTGTTAATAGCGTGCGTCGAATCGTAATAGGTGTTACATTAGCAGCATTGGTTGGTTTGATGTTGGGTATGAATACGGCGTTATTCCCCGGTATGCGAGAACTTTTAAATCCATTTATTACATTCTTTTCAAATATTCCAGCATTGGCATTAATGCCGATCTTACTTATTACGATGGGGACAGGCGAGGTTGCAAAAATTGGACTTATATTCATTGGCACCGTGTTTATGATTACACGTGATGTTTTTCGAGCAACAAACGAACTCCCCAAAGAACAAATCACTAAAGCACTTACATTAGGCGCAACCGAATTTGAAGTTGTGTATAAAATCGTGCTGCCACAAATCATTCCATCGCTTTTAAGCACTGTGCGACTTAGTTTAGGAGCAGCATGGTTATTTCTTATTGCTGGTGAAGCAATCGCATCTACTGATGGCTTAGGATATCGTATATACCTTGTGAAGCGGTATATGGCTATGGATGTTATTATTCCTTATGTATTGGCTATTACCGGATTGGCGTTTAGTATGGATCGTATATTAAAACGATTTATCGGTTGGAAATATCCTTGGTATGTAGCAACAAGCGGAGGTAAGTGATATGGTTAAATGGACAGATGGCGACGACGATGATAAATTGCGTTCAGCCCCTTTAGCATCACAAGCAGAAGAAATACAAACAACTTTAAACAGTTTGATTGAGGAAGGACCAGAAATTGTGAATGGTGTTAGATTGCAGCTTAATGATATGCCAGCAATGATATACGATCCTCAATCGTCTGCAATGGCATTAGTTGAAATGCGACGACTTGATAAAGGTGAATCAAAATTGGTAAAAGTCACCTTAATGATGTTGGTGCCAATAGATGTATCATTAAATGTTGTTGAAGATAATGTTTCGTGCGCAATAGATAATATCATAGATCAAGATCAGTTTATGGATGATCCGGTAGATGATACATATCCAATTATTGAAAATGTTAAATTGCTTACAACAAAAAGTGAAGAAATAACGTTGGAAGGGGAATAATAATGATAGCCAAAGCAAACAAACTTAAGAACTCAAACCTTTTACATATTCAAGATGTTTATAAGGAATATGACGATAATGTCATTTTGGACAACATTGATTTATCCGTCAGTAAAGGTGCATTCGTGACCGTAGTGGCCCATCTGGATGTGGTAAATCTACACTGTTGCGATTAATTCTTGGTCAAGAAACACCCACCAGCGGCAATGTATCATTAGATGGCAAAACCGTTGGTCGTGCTGATGTTAATCGTGGCATCGTATATCAAAAATATTCACTATTTCCAAATCTTACCGTTTTGGACAACGTTCTTCTTGGTAAGAAACTTGGAGATAATAAAGATGAATGGTCGCAAAATAAACGCATATTGACCGAAGAAGCAATGCATTTTTTATCAAGTGTTAAACTTGGAGAACATGCGAACAAATATCCACACCAACTTTCTGGCGGTATGCAACAGCGGGTCGCAGTTATGCAAGCACTTATCATGAAACCAAATATTTTGATGATGGACGAACCTTTTGGTGCACTTGATCCAGGCACACGTGAAGATATTCAAATTTTTCTTTTAGAGCAATGGAAAGAACATGGTATGACTATTTTCTTTGTGACACACGACTTGGAAGAAGCTGTATTTCTTGGAACTCGCATTATCACATTGTCGCAATATTATACAGATGATCGTCATGATGATTTGCCCGGTATGCTTTCGTATCAACGCAATTGGCACGGTGCCAAAGTTGTATCTGATCGAAGCGTCGAACATATGAATGACGACATCAAAGGTTCGGTGACAGAAAAACAAACAAAAGAATTCTCTGAAATCATTGAAGATATTCGCGATGAAGGCTTCAATCCTGAAAATATTAGACATGTGTCAGAATTTAATCTTACACATCGCAATAGTTTTCAAATATTAACATCAGAGGAGCAAGTAAAATAATGAAAGATTCTAATTTTACCGATAATAAACTATATGCACTTATGTGGGTCATTGTGGGTGTTGTATTGTGTTCTTTAATAAGCGGCATAACAATATATAATATTCATAAAAATGAAATGCCATTGCGCATGATTAAAAATGGCGTTAACCCTGCGGTATTAGAATGTCTAGACAAAAATTGGACATATGTCTCTGTCCATGAAATATGTAAAAATGTATTAACCGATAGCAACTTGACAAACGATGAAGCAAATGAATTGGTTGAAAAACTTCGATGAAATCATATTATATAATATTAGAAATTTGGCGACATTTTTTAGTAGTATGTTCAATCCTGTTCGGTGTTATTGTTATTATATCAGGAGTAATAGGTTCTGAATATATCAATGTCGTTTATTTCGCTCGTGGTGATTGGGCAATGATTTTCCTGATTACTGGCGCACTTGTTATTTCATATTGTATATTTTACTATATTTTACTACCAATAGAAGGAATATTTTTAATATTAGGCGTTGCGTTTGTGGCTATGATACACAAATATAATAATGGCGTAGTCAGTATCGAAAATTTCGTTAATGATTACATGAATTATGTAATAAGAAAAATGGAGAGAAATTAAAATGAAAATATTTATGATATTGATGTTATTGAGTATGACATCAATGATAGGAATCGCAAATGCGGAGACAATCACCATCAATGCTAAACCAATTGTAGAAGAGGAATGGCTTTGGCATACAGTATGCACCATGATCGTTCCAGGTTATGTTGATAGAATTATGATGGATGAAAAGCATGTGGATACATTTGCTCTTCAAGTGGCGACAACGATATATCGTCGGACTGTGATATCTAACAAATATAGACGACATTTCATGATAGGCAATAATATTTGGTGCACGACTGCTAATCGTATAGATATTGAGGATAATAGGTAAATGATATTGACGTAATGTATGGATATCCGGTATAATACATTTTTTAACGATTACAAAGGTTATATACATTATGATTAAATATTTAGTTGGTGCGATTGCACTATTGGCTATTGGTGCGTGCGCCCCAACATTTCCAGCCGGTCCATCTGGTGGAATACCAGAGTATGTTTGGGTCGGTTGTCGCACGGTAGATAAAAATCCTGCTAGTGATGGCAGCATCGCTTTTGGGCCATTTGGAACAATGACATCAGTGTTGTTTTTCAAACAAAAAAATAAAGATGGTTCGGTAAAACCAACTGTTCAAGAAGAATGTTAATTAAAACCGGTGTAAGTTATTGATATTGCATAATATTGTAAGGGTGTTGTAAGGTTTGAAGTGTATACTATTGATAAATACAATAGAACATTCCAAATGAAGGACAAAGGACGTGAATAAGTTACTCTATGCGATAATCGCACTATTAATATCTACAAATCAAGTTATAGCCGCCGATGCTACCGGAACGGCTTCCGCAACAATTGTTGCACCGATTGCAATTTCTGCTGGCGCAGCAATGAATTTTGGAACAATGGCTCCAACTGGTACAGCAGGAACGGTTCTTGTTAATACATCAGGTGGAACAACCGCTACTAATGTTACAGAATTGGGTTCTGGGTCATCGTCACAAGGTGTATTCACTGTAACAGGTGAAGGTTCCGCGACATACAGTCTTACAGTTCCAACCACCGATGTAACATTAACAAGTGGTTCAGACACAATGGTTGTAAACGCATTTAATCACGATGCAGGAGCAACACCAGCAATAGCTAGTGGTGGGACAAGCACCATAAACGTAGGAGCAACGTTGAATGTTGGGTCTGCTCAAGCAGTCGGTTCTTATACTGGCACTTACACAGTTACCGTTAACTACAACTAAAGCGGCAAGTGTAACGGGTTCAGTTTCTGCTACAATTGTTACACCATCTGGTGTCGCAGTTATAACAGTTCCCAATGATGTGGTAATAACTGTGTCAAGTGAATTAAAAAATTTGATACCGAATATACGATCCGAACAAATAATCCAAGCCGTACAGAAAGAATTAGTGCGGTTTGGAGGATTTACTATATCGGGGTCGCCTAATCAAGTTATATCGGTTGTTGTTGATGGTATATCATTTGATGCAGTTATCAATTCATTTGGTTCTGCTATATTTGATAAAAAGGTGAAACGAACATTTATGATACATTATAACTAATGAAAAATATATTACTCATTATACTTTTTAGTATTTTTGCATTCCCTGCTATTGCTCAAATGGTAGTTATTGCAAAAACTAATATGAAATTTGGTTCGGTATCTTCCAGCGTGGATGGTAGTGGAACCGTAACGATCTCGCCAACATCTGATACAACGACGCTATCTGGTACGATATTTGATTTTGGTGGTACGGTAAAACGAGGCAAATTCAAAATAGAAAATGGAACACCCAAAGCGTTTGTTACTATCATATTACCTCCTTCGATCACCATCACCAAAGGATCACATACGTTGACGGTGGACCAATTAACCCTAAGTGTTACCAACCCGGTGAAATTGAATAACTCGGGTAAGAAAGTTTTTTATGTTGGTGGTAGATTATCAATCCCAACTAATCAAAAAGCTAAAAAAAATTATAATGGTGATTACACCGTAACCGCAGTAGAATAAAATTAATATTTAATCACATTTTAATATATACATTGTCATATTGAATGTGCTATTCTCTTCAAGTAAGTTAAATAAACGAGGAGTACGAATAATGAGTCAAGAAGATACAGCACGTGGTTCACGCGTCCGTGAATCAGAATTAGTTTTGCCACCTGGAGTATTTGCGTATGTTTTGGATGAAACAAAAGGTAACGTAACAACATATTGTGGACCAAACAAATCAAGTTTATCACAAACCGATTCACCAGTTCTATATGATAATAAAACTGGAAGATTCACCCCGTGTAAAATTGAAAATGCATTACAAGTTAATATAACTGCAAGACAGGGTGAATATATTGTTCTACGCAATACCTCTAATAATGGTTCACATCCTGATGCCGGTAAAGCAGAACCACTTAATAATGATTTATTGAATATTGGTCAAACAGAAAATATTCCGGGTCCGGTTTCTTTTCCGTTATGGCCTACACAAACATGTGAAGTAGTTCCTGGACACCACCTTCGTTCTAATCAATATTTGTTAGTTCGTGTTTATGATGAAGAAGCAGCAAAAGATAATTGGGATAAAGCAGTTATTAAAGAAGCATCTACTGGTAGCGAAGACACCGCCAGCGAAGATTCTGTTGTAACATCTAGCGAATCTGAAAATCTGGTTACAGGCCGATTGATGACCGTTAAAGGAACGAATGTAAGTTTCTATATTCCACCAACAGGCATCGAAGTTCTTAAAGATGAAACAGATTCATATGTTCGTGATGCTGTTACTCTTGAACGCCTCGAATATTGCATCCTTCTTAATGAAGATGGTAACAAAGATTACAAACGTGGACCAGAAGTTGTATTTCCACAGCCTACTGAAGATTTTGTAACTAGCAATTCGAGCGGAACGATAAAGCGCAAATTTCGTGCATATGAGTTGAATGACAACTCTGGACTTTATATTAAAGTTATTGCCGATTATGAAGAAGAAAATAGCCTTGGGGTTGTTGTTAAGAATAAACAAGGCGATGAATTATTCCTAACAGGCGATGATACTGCCATTTACTTCCCAAGACCTGAACATGCTATTATCAAATATGGCGAACAAGAAAAGCATTATTCTATTGCTATTCCAAAAGGCGAAGCGCGTTATGTTCTTGACCGAAATACTGGCGACGTTGAGTTAGTTACGGGACCAACTATGTTCCTTGCCGATCCACGCAAACATGTATCTGTTCGTCGTGTTCTCGATGATAGAATGTGTGGTTTGTATTTCCCTGGAAATACCGACGTATTATCACACAATCGTGTTCTTCGTGATGCACAAGTTGAAACTGGTGCTAGTTATGTAGAAGAAAATGATTTAGAAATCGCATATGCAGCAAGCAATCTCGACGATGGTGCAGGTTCTTCAATGACACGTGGATATAGTGCAACCAAACGCCGTTTAGCACCAGAAAAATCTACATTTGGCGACGAAATGAGCCGTGGAACTACATTTACACCACCGCGTATGATTACATTAGACACCAAGTTTGATGGCGCTGTGACAGTTAATGTATGGACTGGTTATGCAATTCAAGTGGTTAACAAATCTGGCGACAGACGCGTAATTCAAGGGCCACAAACAGTTTTATTGGAATATGACGAATATCTAGAGCGTTTATCTTTAAGTAAAGGTCGCCCTAAAAATCGTGATAATAAGTTAGACACTGTGTATCTACGCGTAATGTCTAATCCAGTTAGTGATAAAATTGTTGTAAAAACTAAAGATTTGGTTGATTTAACCATCGATCTTAAATATTTGGTTAGATTTGTTGCCGACGAAAGCAATTGGTTCAATGTTGATAATTATGTTCAATATTTGTGCGATCACATGCGTTCACTTATTGGCAATCATGTTCGTCAACTTACTATTCAAGAGTTTTATGCAAACGCAGCAGAAATATTGCGTGATTTGACACTTGGTAAAAAAGTTGAGGGTGCCGACGGTAGAGATAACCGTTTGTTTGGTGAAAATGATATGGAAGTTTACGACCTTGAAGTTATCACGGTTGCCATTGATGATTATGACATTGCTGATTTATTAAGCACTTCGCAACAAGAAGAATTGGTTAATAGCATCAAATTGGAAACTGAACAACGCAGTCGTATTTTGATTGAAGGTCAAGAAGTAGCCAAACAGGGTGTATTGATAGCCAGAGAAAAAACCAACGAATTGGTCGATCTCACCAAAAAGACGGCAGCGCATCGCGATCATGAAATTCGCACTGATGCAGTTGATCACGAAAATGCTATAGATAAGCTTCGTGCAGAGAGTAAACTTGATACACAGGCTACATATCAATTGATCAACGAATCGAAGCGTGGTGATAGAAAAGCAGATGAAGAATTGAGTATAAAATTTGCTGAAAAAGAATTGAGTCGTGAAATCGAACGCATTGTTGCATTAGCAGCCGCTGATGAAACCCGTGCTAAATCTGTAACACCAGGTTTGATTGAAGCACTTGCATCTATTGCTAAAACTGGCGCGTTTGAAAGCATATCTGAGCATCTTGCTCCATTATCGGTTGTTCGTGGTGAATCCATTGAACACACATTCAAAACGTTGATGGCTGGAACAGGTATGGAACCCTTGATTGAAAACATAGGTAAATTAGGTTCAAGTAGATTTGTTGCTGGAACCGGAACTGATGGCATGTCTATCAGCAACGATTAATATTTAATTGTTATAACGAATGGCTACTATATTTCTATAGTAGCCATTTTTTTGTCTACATACTATAAATACTTATAACCTATTATAATGAGGATAATATTATGGTAACAAAATATGGACAAACTGATGCACAATTGAGTTATAATCAACCAGTATCCGCAATTGAAGTTGTAACGGATACTGATCCTATGCCATTAGCAAAACAATCAAGATTGGGTAAGTATGAACTTTATAAATCCAAAAATGGTGAATGGCATTTTCGATTGAAGGCTGGTAATGGCGAAATTATCGCTATATCGGAAGGATATAAATCCAAAGAGGGTGCATTAAATGGCATCGATTCGGTAAAAAGAAACTCACAAACAAGAAAAACTGTTGAACTTTCTTAACTAAATACTTATGTACTAATATTATAGAAATATATAGGGAAAAACATGATTTAGCAATTTATGAGTGGACCGACATTGATCGTGAAAACACAAAAAGGGGTTTGACATCGGTTAAACCCCTACATTTTTGTATTATATTTGGTTTTAAATTGAATTATTTGATAAATATTGGTATAATTGCATAATAATAGCCTAAATTGGTATTATAATGCAAAGAGTTGCAGAATAGTCTGGACTCAAAAAATTAATACTTGCTTTTAAGGGGTAATAACATGAATAATAAAAACACAACACTAACAGAATTTGATAGATTTGTAGACCAAGTGTCTAACGACCTAGCCAAAACCACAATCGGAATGGGAAGAGTTTTTGATGGCGTAAGAACATCACTCGGAAATTACGATTCGTATCCACCATTTAATTTTGAACAACATAGCGAAACGCAATATCGCGTCGTTTTTGCGTTAGCTGGTTTCGAAAAAGAAGATATCACGGTGGAAGTTAAAAATGGTAATTGGCTTACTATCGTGGGTGAAAAACTCGACGACGAAAATGAAGTTCAACCAACATATTTACATCGTGGTATAGCCAATCGTGCGTTTAAACGTTTGGTTCAAATTGCCGATGATGTCGAAGTTAAAGATGCGGTAATGAACAATGGATTATTGACTGTAACATTGGAACAACATATTCCAGAATCAAAACAATCAAAATCTATTAAAATAAAATAACTATCAAAAATAGAGCAGCATAATCGCTGCTCTATTTTTCCATTGACATCGTTTTAAAATTGATATATAATGACTTTCTAATATTACTTATAAAAGGATTTATTATATGACAACAGCGATCACAACAGATACACCAGCACTTCGTGTGAAAATAATGGGAATGATCGATTCAATATTTGAATATTGTGACGAGAATGATACTGACAAAGTTTATAAAAAAATGCATGAAGTGTTGAAATGTCTACACGATAATGGATTTTTGACTCAAGAGTTGGACGAAGACGATCTATACGAAATCGAAGCGGATTCCAAATATATATTTCATGTAGGTCTTACCGACGGCGTCGATGGTTGGAATTTTAATGATGAACGCGCCCTTTCGTCACATTATTCATCGTTTGCCCTATATGTTGTTAGGAATATGGTAAAATGGAATAACTATGCTGCATCTATTACAGATAGTAAATACTGGGTGCATGTATCAAAAATATATACAAATACGGTAATGAAACTCTAAGAGGTAATATTAATGAACGAATCAATTGGAAATATAGTATCACTTGAAAATGATGTAATAGTTATTCGCGATGGTGTTACTATATCTTTGACCGAAGGGGATGAAATATTGCAACAAGATGAAATAGTAACAACAGAAGGTAGTGTCGTAACGATACAGTTTACTGATGAATCTATTTTCTCGATGAGTGATAGTGGATCGATGATAATCGATGAAATGATATACGATCCAGCCGAACAAATGGGAAGTATGACATTAGAAATAGGTCACGGTGTGGCTACTTTTGTATCTGGAATGATCGCAAAATCTGACCCAAATGCAATGCTTATCGAAACACCAGTAGCAACAATAGGCATTCGTGGAACGAAAGTTGGTGTAGACGTAGCAACCGATGGCATCACACGTGTGGTATTATTGGAAGAACATGATGGGTTCGTTGGTGAAATTGTAATTTCCACTTCTGTGGATGTTCAAGTAATAAATCGAGCAAATATGTCAACAACTATTTCATATGGCGATATCGTTCTAAGTGATCCAATTTTGATGACTGATGTATTAATTGATTCGATATATGGTAATTCTTTATTGCGTGCTAATGAAGCAGTAAAATTTTTAGACGATGTAATACCTGAATTAGATGAAAATAATAATTTATTATATGAAACACAAACAGGGTTTGATGAATTTGTAACTGATGCCGGTGGTGACGAATATGATGAAGATTTCACCAACATAGTTGATGAACGAATTAATAATGTTGTTAATACATATGGTGCCATTGATCCAATAAGTGAAATTTCTGAAACTGTGACACCAGATGTTGAAATTTTTACTGATGACAAAAATGAAAATGATGAAATTATTAATTTAAATATATTTCCTGAACCAGTGCCTACACCTACACCTGAACCCACGTCTGAACCAGTGCCTACACCTACACCTACACCTGAACCCACGTCTGAACCAGTGCCTACACCTACACCTACACCTGAACCCACGTCTGAACCAGTGCCTACGCCTACACCTACACCTGAACCAACGTCTGAACCAGTGCCTATATTGGTGCTTGACCCAGTTAGAATCGATAAGAATAATTTTGATGATATAGACAGCGGATTTAGGGTTGTGGGTAGAGATATTGATGGAGAAATCGCCGAAGATAATGTAGTTGTATCTAGTGGCGCACTTGGTGTTAGTGGTGCGGTGATTGGAAATGTTGTCCCCAATCAAATTGGACATAATCCAGTTACTGGTGAAGCCGAAGGTATAATTGTAGAGTTCGACAACAATGTAACACAAGTTGAATTTGGTGTTTCAAGGTTGTATAAAAACGAAGGTGATGGACGTGGATCGTCTGGCGACGAACAGGGCAAGGTTATACTTTATAGAAATGATGAAATTGTAGGCGAAGTAGAATTTACAGCACAGCAACGACATACTGGAACATTTACAGTACAAGCGGATGATGGCGGCACGTTTGACACGATTGAATTTACGGCTACGGATTATTCTGATGATGATGCCAATCAAACTGGTGATAGTTCAGATTATTTAGTTACGCAAATTACATACACCCCAGTCGCACCCGATGAAAATGAATTTGACATAAATGATATAATTTGTGGCGATGATGAAATGAATTTTCCAGATGATGAAAATCAAGAAATAATAAATGGCAATAATTCCAATGGTAATGATAGTGGCGTCTCGGGTGACAGTTATACAACTACCGACAACTTCCAAAATGGTACCGTTATCGATTTTGAATAAAACAACTTGATTAATTATTGTAATTTTGGTATATTAGAATATAATTATTTTAAGGAATATCAAAATGTCGTATGAACAATGCCCTACCACAAACGAAGATGTAACTATTGGTTTATTTGGAACATGTGGTAACTCGAATTGGCGTGAACCATTCATCAATCAATTCAAGCGTGATAACACACAATGGTTTAACCCTAATGTAAAAGATTGGAACCCTGATAATGCAGTGATTGAAGCAAATCATTTAGTTGATGATGATATTGTGTTGTTTCCTATATTGGGTGACGAATTGGGAACCGCATCATTATCCGAAACTGCTTTTTCAGTATTACGGGCAATGACAGAAAGAAAATCTAAATTTACTGTAATATTCATTGAGCCAGCCGACATATCGTTAGAAGAAAAATTTGGAACACATGCATATAAAGCATCAAGAAATGCTCGAACAATTGTTATGGCGCATTTAGATGCAATTAAACATGATCATGTTTATGTTGCGGAAAAGTTATCAGATATGTTACCTATTAGTATATTGTTGCATAGAGCGTGCAAGCAATTAAAATCAGCCAGAGGATATTTGAATGAAAAATGAAAATGTAAAAATAGGTGATGTTGTTTATATGATATCAAAGGAACGAATTTGCGGTACAATATGGGTTCCTACAATAACTGAATCAATCGTTCAATTTATTGATGACGACGGCGATATTGATATATTAAATTATGATTATTATACATCATTATATTTTAATAAACAAGATGCTATAGATGCGTTCCGATTAGTCGCAGTGGAACAGGGTGATTATTATGAGAAAATGTCAAGACAAATGGATGCACTCATTGATGAATATACCGATGAATATATTATCGACCATATCGTAGAATTAAATGATAAGGAATGGGTTATACCAGAACAAAAATTCAAACAAGGTGATACTGTATATGTTGTTTTGTTGGCAGATGATCGTGGATATTCGGGCGCGACACCTAAAAATGGATATGAGATTCATACAACAACTGTTGAAAGTGTATCGTTATATAATCGCGCAGGAAAATTGGAAATTATATACAGATTTGAATCTGCATATAAATTTGAACCTGATCGCGCCTTCAAAACATTTGAAGAAGCAAAAATTTATTTGACACAGTTATTAACTGATTTACTTAAATCATATACAATTACATTGAAAAACGTCATCGACGATAAACAAAAAGTTGAATCAATTCAAACAAGTTCTGAATACACTGTAGAATTAGGACAAAAGTTACTTAAAGCAGGAATGTTTGGAAGAAGAAAAGGCACAATAGGTTCATGATTAAAGAATATCTATTAATAGAAGATACATTATACCCCATGCTGCCGGATAGTTCCGAAGAAGCAGGATTTCACGACTCTAAAATGTGGAATGTGTACAAAGGCGACGAAATGATTGGTATCATAAGCGGTTATACATTTCAACCCGTTTCGGTACAATATATGAAATATGAAGGAATGCAAGTATATCATTTTGATAAAGAAATTGAAGATGGTGAAGCATCAGATTTATACGCGCTAGCACTCCATGATGAGGTAGTAAAAAAATATGATTCTTCACAAGACGTAACAGAAAATATTCTTACCGAAACAATGCACATACAAGAAGCGATGCCAGATGAACGAATTATTAATGCCACCGTTGCGCATCAAGCGGTGATAGAAGAAAAACAAACACAAGCAAATATTTTATATGAAGCAACCGAACAACCAGCACTAATTGATACATTGCGTGATACCTATGAATCAGTTCATAATATAACTTTTGTATTTGGTAAAACAATTGCCGAGGCAATAGAATTTCTTAAAGAAGAAGGCGAAGTCGTAGGCGATGATGCAGTTATAGGAATACATGAAGATTATGGTCAACGATGTATCGTAATGCACGAAAGTGAAGAGCATCGAACAGAACGATTGAGAGTCGAAGATGAATTGCGCGAAGCCGCAATGTCGAAACTTACAATTGAAGAAAAACGTGCGCTTGGTATAGGGAGGAAATAGTGACAGAATCTTTATCTAATATTCGTCGGAGAACTTTGGATATGCCAGCATGGAAAAAGTTTTTATGCGCATTGCGACGACACAAATACAACGGTTGGAAAACGATATATCGATCAGGTTTTGAATCACTGTATTCAACTGGTATGAGCCGTGTATGCACTTATTGCGGTAAAGAAGAAAAAATACTCACGGGTAATAGAAAAGGAGGTTGAATAATGTTTTGTTTTCACAAATATGACAAAGAAATAAAAGATGGCTATCAGTTTTGCACAAAATGCGGTAAAGCACATTCAGTTGTATGTGTACATGAATGGAAAACTATTCATGAATATAACGTGACTACATCAACAATAGGGGGTTCAAAACGACAAAGTGTGGAATACCATCTGCAATGTAAAAAATGCGGTAATTTAAAAGTTAGACATCTGGAATAATCTATTGACATCTCCGCACATTTATGTTATATTGGAATCATTATTAACACAAAGAAAGGATAATATCATGTTGAATAAACTGTCCGCTGCAACCATCCAAGCACGTAAAGATAAAAACGGAGACGCTAAATTATTGGTTACGTTTCTCTCCGAAGTTCGAATGCGTGCCAAAGATGATGGCAATCGTGAAGTGACTGACACTGATATCGTTAAAGTTGCGCAAAAATTCATGAAATCAGCAAAAGAAACAGTAGGCATTCTTCAAAAAGACGATAGCCGACCAGATGCCCTTACAGCCGCACTACGTGAAATCGAAGTGCTTGATGCGTATATTCCTACACTTATGGATGAAGACGCTACACGGGCTGCTGTAGCCGCTGCAATCGAAGCAACTGGCGCTACCGATATGTCTGATATGGGTAGAATTATGGGTGAATTGAAAAAATCACACGGCGTAACCATTAATATGGGTCTTGCTTCCGGTATTTTGAAAACGTCATTCTAATGGATACAATCATTGATCCAGACGTAGTTAAAAAGTGGTTAAAAGATAATCATACAACATATGAATCTATTCGTGAAATGGGTTTAATAGATGCATTCAACAACGAAGTAGGATTTGAAGTATTTAATCCTATCTGCTTTGATGAGGGTGCTGCTTATGCTGATTTTTTAATCACTACTACTGCACTATATGGTCATTCATGGTCATTTAGTGTATATGAAATTGGTTCGTGGCAGAGTTTTGATCGAAATAATTTATTTGATGTTCCATGTGACTTGGAAATATACATCAACGGATTCATCAAATGGGACGGTTGTTCACATTTTTGGTTCGGCGATGAAGATGGATATATTCATATTTGTGGTGCTGATGAATTTGAAAAACATAACAAATTGATGACCTACGTTTATAACGAAGCAAACGAAATGATTCAAACTTTTGATCAAAGTGAATTATTAACATAAGGAGAATAACATGAAGTTTTCATTTAATATGGATATGTATGGCGCATTCAATACTAAACTCGACTGGCAATATGAACAACATGGCGAAGGTGACGTATTGATTACCGTGTATCCTACCGAAGAAGCCGATAGTGGTGTAGCTTCAGTGTTGTCATTCGAAGAAATGTTCACAGAACTCGTTTCGTTGAATATGCTGGTCGGGAAAGACGTTTTTCCTAAAGAAGCAGATAAAATGGAAATGGTGGATGAATTATATCGTATTCATGAAAGTTTTATGGATGCATTTAACGCCGCTAAAGATCGTGTGGTTGATGCTAAAGTATCTAAAATTAAAAAGAAATAATTGACAGAAAGAGGTAGTTGAGGTAATATAAAAATAGATAAACAACCGATGCTGGTAACGCATAGTGGGGGTGCAGCGTGCTCATAACGCGCCGACGAAAGTCCGGGTTGGTTCGATTCCAACTATCAGTACATATAAGAAATGGTTGGCTTTAGCCGACTATTTTTTTGACTTCAATAAAAGCACTTTCTGGTGAGAAATAACGATCTTCAAATATGACTACATTCCATCCATTTTCTTTGAATAGTTTTTGTTTGATTCGGTCTCTATTTTGAACTTGTTTTAAACTATGCACCAAGCCTACCATTTCTTTATAATGCCATGGGCCATTCCATAGGATTGCTATTTTATGATCATTTAGTATAATGTCTGCGTCCCATCCATCTACTAAATGTTTATTGTGGTCTACGTTGTTGTATTTTTGATGACATAAATCATATAATGCCATTTCATCTTTACTTCGCAAACATCGTTTTTGTGCGGATATTTTGCCGCCTATAAGACCACCTTTTTTGCCTGCTGCACGTAGTCTATTATTGAAACAACTTGTAGAACAAGTTTTGCGTTTTCTATTTTTCGTTGGATGGTTTTTTGACGGTGTGTTATAAAACTTGACACCACAACTATTACACTCGCACCATATTATTGGCGAGTAATCACCATCGATGCCGTTATATTTAAGAACGGATAAACGTGTTTTATTTTTACTGTGTTCTGAACGTTTTCTATTTTTGTTGTTGAATGTCGCGGCACATTGGCGGCTACAATACTTGCGTCTATGATCGTTTGTTTCAAACTCATTTCCACATTGTTCACATTTTTTGATTTTCATTTTGACTTACCCTAGTTAAACAGTTATAAATAATGCAGCGGGACAGTCTGTCACCCTAGTCAGATTTCCTATTTGTTCGAAGCATTTAGGATTACCGCTATTAGTATTTATTCAAGTGAATATTTTAAATGCAGGATTTTTTTGTATATTTTCCATCCTTTTTTCTGCTATTTCTATATATTTTTCTTCTAAGTCTATACCAATGAAAGACCGATTGTTTTTGAGGCAAGCTACGCCTGTTGTTCCGCTACCCATGAATGGGTCTAATACTACGCCTTGTTCCGGTGATAACAGTTTGATCAACCATGATGCTAAATTTTCTGGATATTGCGCTGGATGTGTATTAAATTTGTCTTTGTTAGATTCATGTGTCCCGACTTCGACGTAATCTTTGCATCTCGCGATTCCTGATTTGGCGGTGCTTACGCTATCGATATATTCATTAACGCCTTTCACTGATTCCATGCCTATTCTATCCGAAACCACACCATTCGCTTTAGGATCGCAATAGCTACGCTGATCTAATGAAAACCAATGTATGCTTTCCCAACTTCTTCTAGGGCGATAGTTGCTACCTAATGGTGCAGATGTAGGTTTAATCCATATCAATTCTTCACACTCGCGCCAACCATCTTCACGTATTGCTAGTCTCATTTTTAATGTATAATCACTGATTTGACCTTCTTTGATATGTGGTCTAATCACGATTGCCACATTACCGGCTGGTTTAAGAATTCGTTTGACTTGTTGCATCCATTTTACAGTCCATTCAGGGTAATCGTGTTCATTGATTCCGTTGTATAATCCATCGCGTTGTTCGGCATACGGTGGTGAAGTTAACACCAAGTCTACAGAATTATCTTCTATATTTGTTATTTGTTCTAATAAATCACCTTTAAATATAATCAATTTTAGCACTCCAATAAAATAATTTCCTATTGTATTTATCATTATTAAATACGGTGTTTATTATATCAATATGTATATATATCAAATGGTTAGACCCTTGCGCAAAAATTCAATTTCATCATTTAGTTAGTTTTTGATTTTATGCGCAACCATGATTTTTGAAAATAATTAAAAACAATGCTTGACAATATATAATAATGGATATATGGTGTATATTATATAAATCCAATAATTGAAACTATACAATGAGGTATTAAAAAATGAGTAACCAACAGCCAAGTATTATCCGTATCGGTGATATACCATCTAATGATGATTCACCTGTAAATGAAACCCTTGCTACTATTGTACCGTTTTCCAACGCTTTAAAAAAACAAAGCAATTTCGATAAATTAGTAAATGATCATTTATTGTATATTGATTATTCTTATCCTATAATGTCATATTTAACTTCACATTTAAAAAATGTTATAATTCCAGAAAAAGATGGTGTTTCAATAGTTGTAAACATGAAACCATATGATAAAAATTTATTTTTAGCAATGAATAGATCAGAGCAACGAGATATAATTAATAAAGCACATAATTCTGGTTATAAAAAATTAATTACAGCATTGAAAAATGGCGAAAAACATCCCATTGGAACACCACATTTAAACGCTATTAGAACATTAGTTGAGCGGGTTATTCCGTCGTTATTGAATGACCCATCTAAATGTAAAAATATTAATGGACCAACACAATCTGGAAAATCTAGTTTGGCGCATATTATGTCTTGGTTGGAGCCAATTATGTGTTTAATGACAGGTCGTAAATATTTTAATATCAATGTAGGAACAAATAAATTGGCGCATGGATCGCAATATCGTGAAGAGCTTGATGTGTTTTTGGATTTGTTCGGCGACGTTGAATTTGAATATGCTAAATCTGAAATTGCATATAAATCATCCAGAGTGTCATTAAATCAACTTCGTAAACTCAATAACGATGCCATAGATCGTATGTGCAAATCGTATAATGAATATCAATTGTCATTTAAAGAAAACGTCGAAGACGGTGGAAATGAATATCTAAAATCTGTATTTGTAGCGAGAACAAATAAACTGCAATGCATTTCAGATATCCAACAATTGTGCCAAAATGCCGATCTCGAAGGATTTGATTTATTATATTTGGTTGATGAACATCATTATGGCGCTGACACCGATAGCATATTATATCAAATTATGTCTATACATAACACAGATGGAAATAATCTAGCGAGTGAAAACTCAAATCATATATGGATAGGGTTTTCCGCTACTGCATATGATTTCAATCATTTGGAAAAAATAGATAATATTAAACAATTTCTCGGTGATAATTACTGCGGGTTTAATGTTCTTCAGGGTGATATATATGATACTGATGCGGCAGTTATCAATCCGGTTTTATATACATTCGACGAGGCAGCTAAGATTTATGATTGTGAAGGTCTGCAACACATTAATATAAAATTACTTAGTAATAAATCTAAGTATAATAAAAAGCCGCAATTCATTGGTGGGGAAAAATTAACACATGATGAATATTATACATATTGCATGAATGCAGTAGATTTATTTATAACCAATGTTTTACTTGACGGAAATGGCGATAATGATAAGACACTAATGTTAATGAGATGGCATCATTCTAACGCAATTACTGATATAATTGAAAATTATATAGTCAACACGATGGGAATAAAAGTGATCAATTTCAGAATAACGCCATCAACCACAAAAAAAGATAAAGAAACATCTATTGCTAAACGTATCGAAAATGAAGTGGGCAATGAAAAAGCTATTATTTTGGTGACTGGTAATGGTAGAATGGCTGATTCGTTTCCTATATGTGTAAAATATTATGTCGATTTTACTGAAACTATTGGATCACAAGCGGCATTTATTCAAGGCACCCTTGGGCGTTCTACTGGTTACGGCAAACAATCTGTTGTGTTCATGAATAGAAAGAATATTGGCGCTATTAGAGCTTATGCTATTGAAGGATTTTATTCAAAACATCCAACAAAAAATTTAAAATTGGGGGATAAAGTTGGAAATTCTAAACCTATTATCAATATGGCGTTTAATAGATATGGCAATCTTTTCGATCATCAACCTATTATAGATACTTTTCAATCAATTGTTGCCAAATATCTTAGTAATGATGTATCACATATTGATATAAAGAAACAGTTAGCATCCGCGTCAAATAAAGCTAATAAATTAAATGGTATTACTGCACGTGGATATATTGATTTATGGAATATATATCTCCCTGAAGATGTGATGCAAACACTAGAAGATATATGCAATAGTTCATTGTTGCGTGCAGGGGTTGGGCATGTTACGGAAAATCCACTAAAACCTAAATTTAATGGTGAAGGATATGATTATAAAGGTGGTCAGACAGGCGAACCTATTAGACCATCTGATATAGGATTTAGAAACATGACCGAGAAGGATAATGAAAAAGGGCATATGTCAAAGCGTATGAAAGATGATCGCAACAAAGGTGGTACAAGCGGCAAGAAACCATCCGGTTTATCTTTGGCACCACAAATTGGTGTTAAATTTGAAGATGGAAAATGGCTATTTGTCGAGATTGAATTGCGTTTGAAATATGGTTCATATACCCAACATAAAACATCTTCTACCGCATATCTTGATCATACCAGCAAATCATCTGCTGTAGAATTCATGAATGATGATGAAATTCAGCACTCAATATTAATGCAAGGGGTATAACGACATGTATGATCGCAAATTAAAAAATCTCGCGAGACAAAAAATTCTTGAATATATGGCAATAGATGATGTAATTGTTGGTGATAGTATATGGTTTCCTGCCTCGCAAGCATTATGTGTATTACAGGCACAACAAATGGGTTTGCTGACTCAAAATACCATATTGGTAGAGAAAGATGCTTCAATAATTGACGATTTTGATCAAATAACTGAACATCTTCCAAATAGAATCATTCATCATGGTGAATTGAGTGCTCTAAAATTAATTAATGACGTATCTTATGCATTTTTTGATTTAAATGGATGCATGGATGAAAAAATAGCCCGATGGGTTGTCGAAAATTTTATACCATATGTTAAATTCGGTGGAATTTATTCATTTAATTATTTATATGGCAATCGTTCTAATATATTTCAGCCTAAAATATTATCAGCATTGAAGAAATTGACAATTTATAAACAACTTAAAAAATATATGAATGAAGAAGATGATTTGATAATGGGTCCGTTAGCGCTTTTACATTGTTTGTTTGACGATTTAGATGTATATCATAATGAGCCTATATATTATTGTGACACGGTTCCAATGTGTACATATACGTTGGAAATTGTATCTGATAAAAAATCTATCAGAGCATGGCCCACCATTGATGAACTAATTGACATGATGGATAATCCATCGCCCATCAGACCTGTGAAATCACACAGACCTGTAAAACCCGCGACAATAACGTCGCATATACCAAGGAGAAAGAATATGACTGCAACGCAACAAATTGATGCTCTTGTTAAGAGTGGCAAAATTACAAAAAAAAGTGCTGGTGCATATAAAGCCAATATCACTAGAAAACATCGTGTTATTGATAATGATAAATCGTTATCATCTGGTAGCGCGGCGGCAAAAAAAGCTCATATTTCGAGAAAGATTCTATCCTCTGCTAAAGGGATTTAATATATAAAGTGCCTCATCATAACGGTGGGGCATTTTTTATTGCGCCACGTTTCCTCATTGTGGTATACTCATGAAATAATAATTTAAAGAGGAAATATCACGAGAACATTTAAAGCCCCGAAATTAACTGGCGTAAGAAAAAAAGCACAAAAACGATTATCCATAAAAAACGAATTGCTAGATTTAGCAAATAGCAGTGCAACCAAGCCAAGACAGTGCACTGAAATTGGAATGAAATTGATTAGATTCACAAACCAAAAAAGTTCCACGTTTAATTCGGAATTAAGAGAAGAATTGAAAGCGATTAGACCTGAATGGTTTAAAACTGAAACCGTATCATATAAAAAACAAAAACTTGTATTTATGGCTGAGAATAAATTGAGTCGCCCTGTTCATACTAGCAAAATAGGTCAGGCCGTTGGAAACTATACATCTGGACACGGTGGTGCTTATGATGCATCATTCGATGTAGAACTACGGTCACTTTCACCAAAATGGTTTAGAGGTAGACTAGCCAAATACAAAAATACCGATTTTACAAAACCGAAGAAACCAAGAGTTCCGGTATCCGAAAAGAAAGCAGAATTGCTTAGACTTGCGTCAACTGGTAAAGGGCGACCTAATTATAGCCATCCTTATGGAAATGTTTTGGGTGGATACATTTGTAAAACTTCAAACGGATACGATGAAGCATTCAGTAATCAAATACGTTCGTTGCGTCCAGATTGGTTCAAATAGGATAAACACAATGGCTGATAAAAAAACACCAAATGAATTACTTGATATGCTAAGAGAACGAGCAAACCGCCACCCCACAGAAGCGGAGTTGGCACAAAAGCAAATTGAAGAAGATAATCACATTGAACGGCAAAAAAAGATAGATTGTTTCGTGATTAATACGGTTTATGAAACAGTTGAAAGACCATCATCGTTGACAACATATGTTGTTGGGGTTTTAAGGCCGTTATGTGAACGAATGCCAGAAGATTGTTATCATTTTTCAGAGAATGAATGGCTTGAAATTGCGATGGATTATGCATCTGAAAATAACATTGGAATGAATGATCCAGTGATGCGATATTATTATGTTCATAGTGATGATATTCATTGGACATTATCAGCATCGTATGCATCGGATCACTATAGCAAATCTCATCCATCCAACTTTGATGACATCAACGATTGGGTTATGTCATGGCTTCTTGATTATGTAGAAGATGAAAAAGAAATAAAAATTACCGAGGTTAATGTCACATATAATTAATCCTTGACAATATCTGATTATCATATATAATAATCAAATAATCAACGAAAGGTATTATTATGAATAATGAAATGCAAACACGATTCAAAGAAACTGTATATAGGGTTGAAGCCACGCGCTTTGAAAAAAGTGTGTTATGGCGCAGTCATTCCAATGAGGCGGTTAAGCATAAATTATCTACCGCCGATCATCCACATTTGGTTGTTGATTGGGTGCAAATTACTAGTGGATATGGACTGACGGTTGGTTGGATTGAGGATCGTTCTGTGCATGTATCGTTTGAGTGGGCCAATATTAACGACAAATTAGTTATGTTTTGGGAGCCAACAAGCTTCCTCGTCGATTATGATATTATTGACAAATGGTTTGAAGTCGAAATGCCTCATGTAGAAAAATGTGAGGCTGATACTTTTACACACTGTATTGATTGGATTAATAAACAACACAAGGAACCAGATACAATGTCAGATGAAACACCCGATTATAAAACAATAGTAGATTCGATAGTGCGTGATCTTACAGGCAGAGGTGGATTACGCCAATCGTGGGATAACATAGATGAAGAAATTCATGAAGAGATTAAAGACGCTTGGGCCAAAATCATTGAAAATGGAATGAACGGAAAAACATAATGAAAATACAATTGATATTTTTAGCAGTTGTAATGCTTACAACATATACGTGGTTTTGGGTATTCGTTGTTTGGTTATAGCATTTGTTATAGAGGACTGGTAAAATGGATAATAAATATTTCAGGTTTGGAAAGTCATTGGCATGTGTTCAATTGGTGATAGAACTTGAAAAACTCCCACGCAAAGATAGCAGAAAAATATCCACACATATTGAAGAATTTTGTCGCGGTTTGAATCAACTCAGTTCTGTTGATAAATTTTGCCGCCATCGAATGGGAACTATGTGGTTAGATCAATTCACAAATCACGATTTAACTATACCAAAACGTCTCGATTTTAATTATGATACCACTCTAAAAAACATTCTTAAATATCGCTATCGGCTTTGGCTTGAAGAAAACAATTTGTTGAATAAGTATGAACTTGCGGATCGCCAAGAAAAAAATATCCGTGAATCATTAAACGCAGAACGGTGGATTGCTGAAAATATCTCTTGACAAATACATCATGTATGGTATCTTTAATTATATTTCATTGAAGGAGATCGAACATGCAATATATTATTAATAAATTGCGCAACGAACTTAAAACATTGTTTTCGAATGTTAAAATTTCTAACACGCAAGGAACATTGTATAAAGTGTCTGCGAAGAACGCATTTCGTGATATTCACGGTGCAACATATGAAGAATTTGTTGTAAAGGCAATTGAAGTTGCAGGATTTGAAGTCGATGCAGTAAACATGTCAATGGATGATAATGTTAGTATTATGTGTAGACATGAAAAGGATAATATTGTTCCTGATGATGTTATTACATTTTGGGCTAACTATCAAATCGGTGGCAGCGGAATGAGCACTTCAACGCAAAGCACGCTTCGCAACATGGCACGTATGATTTACAAAGAGCGTGGCATTGATTATAAAACCATCGAATACTCGATTGGTAGATATAATGGAACTGATAAAGTTGCGGTCATGGCAAATAACAAATTTATTAGATTTCAAGATGAAGTGGAGATTGCATAATGAAAAATCTTGCTGGTGTAGAAAAATGTGATGACTACATTCGTGACGAACTTGAAAAAGCGGGTATTACTCCGTTTGAAATTCTTAAAGGAACATCAGAAGTTCCATATTCAGTTATTGGTTTATTGGGGCATGATGATTATGATGAGCGTGATATTAATTTTTTCAAGCGCCATAAACTCGCTATAAAAATTGCATCATTTCATTTCACACGAAATTGGTATTACTGGATAGTTAGTGGTTATGTTCCATTGGATGTGGCTGAAATAATGTACGCTAATCCCAATGGCGTTAAGGATATTCGTGCTGCTGGACATTGTGGATGTCCACCACCTTCTGAACAAGTTGATAGAATTTTAGTTTGTGGGAAAAAGGTGGTGTCTTCATATCACATTGACTCACAAGAAGGTTTGAATTATTTTGTTCAAACACTCAAAGAACACGGTTTGGTATAAAGGAGAATAAAATGTCTGATTTAACCAATGTTACTACACATGATGCATGGATGGCTTTATTTAATATTAGAAAAAAAGATTTAGAGTCTGTATTAACACTACTAACAAAAAACAATACACTAGGAATTGATAATTCAAAAATTTCTAAAATTATGGAACATCTTGATACCGCTTTTGATGGCATCGAAGCACAAGTTATTATTGCGCAGCGCGACAAACAAATGGAAAAAGGAAAATTATAAATGTCGCATTCTTCTAAAAAGGTAATTTATTATGCTGCGGTAGCCAATTTTGGTATTGCTATTGCTAAATTTGGTGGTGCATGGCTTACTGGTAGTGCCGCTATGATGTCAGAAGGAATTCACTCTTTGGTGGATACCAGCAATCAAGGATTGCTTTTATTGGGGATGAAAAAAGCGAGTAAACCAGCAGATGCCAAACATCCTTCTGGTTATGGTCGTGAACTTTATTTTTATGCATTTATTGTAGCCATTCTTATTTTTGCAGTTGGTGCAGGTGTATCATTATTGGAAGGTGTAGAAGCATTGATGCATGGTAAAGCATTATTAATGGGATCGGTTGCATTCGTGGGTTTCAATATTGGATATCAATACATTGTTCTTGGTATTTTATTTTTTGGTATGTTGTTGGAAGGGAAATCGTGGTTGGTTGCATATCAGGAATTTACTGGATCGTTACCAAATGGTGTAGGTGTGTGGAAAGGTCTTACTGATGTTAAAGACCCGACTGTAGCAGTTATTTTAGTTGAAGACACTGCTGCTATGTTGGGTTTGTTTGTAGCATTTATTGGTGTAGGGGCAGCATATTATTTTAATAATTCGTTGCTTGATGCTGGTGCAACTATTATTATTGGTGTTATTTTAGCATCGGTATCAATGTTTTTGGCGTATGAATGTAAATCGTTATTGATCGGCGAAGCAGCATCACCAGAAGTCCAAAAAAGTATTGCTGATATTATTTCTGAAATGCCGGGTGTTATTAAAGCGAACGAAGTTATTACTGAACATATTGGGCCAAAAGAAGTTAGAGTATTGATTTCATTGGATTTTAAGGATTCTACTTCATCGACGCAAATTGAAGCAATTTCTAGCAGATTGGAAAAGCAAATTAAAAAGAAACACGTCGATGTTACGAGAGTGTTTGTTGAAGCACAAAGCAGTTATTCGCATGCACGCGATGCTGAAACCGAAGCGGCTGAACATAATGGATTATACGGATGAAAAAATTAAAAATAGCAGTTTTAATTTCTGGCAATGGGTCTAACTTACAAGCATTGATAAATTCATGTAGACCGAATGTTTCACCAGTTGAAATCGTATGTGTTATATCTAATGAGGCTTCTGCATATGGATTAACAAGGGCAAAAGAAAGTGGTATAAGAACATTTGTTGCGCCATATTTATCGACTAAATCGAAGCAAGAAAACGATCAATTTGTGACATATATTTTAAATTATTTTGATGTTGATTTAGTATGTCTTGCCGGATTTATGAAATTATTCACAAATGAATTTTGTGAACGATGGAAAGGTAATTTGATCAACATACATCCTTCATTGTTGCCCAAGTATAAAGGACTTGACGTATATCAACGAGCACTTGATGACAATGAAACAGTTAGTGGATGCACAATTCATTACGTGACGGCGAAAATGGACGATGGCCCAATTATTGCTCAATATCAAGTCCCAATTAATGAGGGTGATACATCTGAAGATTTACAAAAACGTATTTTAACAATGGAGCATTTGATATATCCTAATGTGGTATATAGAATTGCACATGAACGAGGGTTTGGTTAATGCCATTTAGAATGATACGTGTTCGTATACCGATGACATTGATGGACTATCAACAGCTTCCAAATTTGTATCAAGCTGATTCTCCTGGTGATTATGAGAAACCGATGTCGATTATGATGGGGCAATATTATGTCCAAGAAGATAGATATCACGTTGGTGATAAATCATTCATTATGCATTATGGTGCCATTTGGTATCCAAAACAAAAATATTTTATAAAATGGTTAAGGGGATAATACTATGGAAAGAAAATAAAAGAAAAAGAACAATTAGAGAAACAAATAGCAACGTTAAATAAAAAATTGGAGAAAATGTAATGTCTGATATAAAACCCAAAATAACGCTACCAAAAAAACAATATATGCCCGAATATGGCGACATTGACGTTTATGGTGAATATTGCAAATATTTAGAAAAGGTTGATTGGGAGTTATTTCGTACCATGAATCCAATGCCCATTCTTGGCATATTCTCAAGTAATCCATGGAACGCAATGCTTGGTTTTGGTATTGATAAAACTTCTGTCGAAAATTTGAAACAATGGTCTAGAAATTACTGCCCTTGTTCTGATATGAATTATAATTCCATTGTTCCAGTAAGCATTTTAACATCAGACGCAGATCGATATATTGGTGGTGATAAAGCGCATTGGTTTTACGACCTTCTTAGTGATGGCGATTGGAATAGATATCAAAACTGGGGTATTAGTAATGAAGACTCTTCTAAAGATAAATCACGTGAAACACCAGAAGATTATCTTAGTACGGTGAGTAGAGCAATACTTGGTAGCGGCTATACTGAATGTATTTTACCTAGCGATGGTGGGCATGATTTAATCTTTGCGATGATTCCTCTTGACAATGGTGATAAAATTGTTACAATAGGATGGGAATGGTATAACAAATAAAGGACACCAATACAAGTATTGGCAGATAAAAAATTCGACTTGGAATATGATTGAAGGGATATAAAATGATTAATAAAGACGCAAAAATTTTAGTAGCAGTATCTGGTGGTGTTGACTCTGTCTATATGTTACATTTGTTATTGAAACTTGGATATTCAAATCTTGGTGTTGTTAATTTCAATCATCAACATCGCGATGAATCTATGATGGAACAACAATTTGTTAGAACGTTGGCAGAAAATAGCAAACTCGTATTTCACGCCGCAGGTACTAATGTAGATACTCATTGTAAAATGAGAAACGAATCATTCGAGTTAGTGGCAAGAGATTTGCGGCGCACGTATTTTAATGCTATTATTGAAGAGCATGAATATGAATGGCTTGCATTGGGTCAACATAGTGATGACCAAGCAGAAACTGTTTTATTGAATTTGTTTCGTGGTTCGGGCGTCCATGGATTGGCTGGAATGCTTGGTGAAGATGAAGAACAAAAAATCTTTCGACCACTACTTCAAATGTCAAAGCATGAAATTTATACAAGTGCGATTGCTGCTAATCTCGAATGGCACGAAGATCACACCAATCATGAAACGGAACACGATAGAAATTGGTTGCGCAATGAAATTATTCCACAGTTGGAAACTCGCCGCAGTGGATTAAAAACAGTATTGAATGATACTGCTACACGTATGCAAGATATGAGTGATTATATCAAAAGTGAAGCACATCATTGGTTTGAAAATTATTTTTTAGGAACTGGTTATCAACTTTCAGCCAATCATTACATGGTAGAACATAAAGTTTTACGTGCTGAAATTTTAGGTTTTATTTGGGTATACTGTAATGGTTCACGTAAAAACTTTAACAACAAAGTAGTGTTTGAAATTGAAAAATGGTTATCGTCTAATCCAGAAGGTGGAACCAAAGTCTATTTTGGTGACACATATTTGACTATTAAACATGGATTGGTAACAGTAATTTATGATAAAACAACGTAGCTCATTTCCTAGAACTGTATTGGTTGGCAAAGAACGCCGACTAATGTTGATGAAATCCATGATGAATGGTATAGAGCAACGGTTGTTGGTCAATCGCGAGGGATGTTATAATATTAAAGATGTTGATATTAAAGCAATGATGAAAAAAGGTCATGTAACGCTTTTTCGTGTGAAATCGCATTCATTTTGTTGTGAACATAGACAATTATCATATATCAAGATGACTAGAAAAGGTCGCGTATATTATCGAAAACACATTAAGTGTTGACGGTTAATAATATAGATGATATGATTATTGAAATATGAAAAAGGAAATATAATATGTCGCATGTTTTTAAAAATGATTTAATGGTGGATTTGACCGATAGAGGTTTTATACACTCTACTACGGCTGACACCAATCTCGAAAACGCATTAAGTGAGCCATGCGTCATTTACTGTGGATTTGATTGCACTGCTGATTCTTTGCATATTGGTAGTTTAGTCCAACTTAAAATGTTAAAAAAGTTTAAAGACGCTGGTCATGTAGTGGTTCCAGTTATTGGAACTGCTACGACTAAAATTGGCGATCCATCTGGTCGCGATACGGCAAGACCGTTACTTACAGATGAAGAAATTGATCGTAATGCTAGGGGCATCGAATTCAGCATTTCTAATGTGGTTGATGCTGATGAAGTTATACACAATCATGAATTTATTGAAGAACTTGACGTCGTTGATTTCATGCGCAATATCGGTAGTAAGATATCCATCAACACAATGATGAATCTTGAAAGCGTTCGTTCGAGAATGGAAGGCGACGAAGGAATGTCATTTCTTGAATTTTCATACAGTTTATTTCAAGCATACGATTTCTACAATATCATCAATGAAAACCCAACCATGCATGTAATTCAAATAGGCGGCAGTGATCAATGGGGTAATATCACCATGGGTTTGGAGTTGGCTAAAAAAATGTGGGATAGCAAAAATCCAATGAAAGAAGCATTTGGCATTACAACGCCATTGTTGACATCGTCTAATGGTCAAAAAATGGGCAAAACTGCGGATGGTGTAGTATGGCTCAATGGGAGCAAAATGACTGCATTGGATTTCTGGCAATTTTGGAGAAATATTCCAGATGATGATCTATTCCATTTGTTGCGATTATTTAGCGATTCAAGTCTTGAATTAATAAACCATATGGATGAGCACGGCAGTGAAACAGATGGTTACATCAACATGATGAAAAAATCATTCGCTTGTGAAATGACTTCTATGATTCGCGGTAACGATGAATCATTAAAAGCGGCAAAAATGGCAGAAAGCATATTTGAAGATAAATCAGATATTGATTTACCAGAACATAAAGTTGATCGAGAATGCATGGTTAGTAATCTTGCATTGACTGTCTTTTTACGCGAAGAAGGATTTATGAAATCATCCGGCGAAGCCAAACGCATGATTCAACAAGGTGGAATTCGTATAGACAACGTTAAGGTCGACGATGTCAATACTATTATATCATCAAAAGGTGAATCATTCAAACTAAGCATAGGACAAAAGAAACATTACAGGATTGAATTTGAATGATATTTAAAGACGCAGATATTACCCGATTTTGGAGTAAAGTAAAAAGAGAAAAAGAAAACGACTGTTGGCATTGGCAAGGTGGAATTCACTGGGCAAGTTCATTGGAAGTTCGTAATCGATATGGTGTATTTCATGCAAATAATAAAAAATATAGAGCACATCGTGTTTCTTATGCTATAATAAATGGAATAATACCAGATGGGCATGTTGTTAGACATAAGTGCGATAATCCTAAATGTTGCAATCCAGCACATTTGGAAACTGGCACACAACAGGAAAACGATATGGATAGAATTATTCGTGGTAGAACGAGGAACGGACATACAGGGAGAATAAAATGAAAAAATATATGATTTTGTTAGTTGGAGTATTAGCGTTGGCTGGTTGTGACAATACCGAAATAGTGAGTGATTGTAGCAATTTAACCACCGAACCGAGACTGGAAATGGAAAAAACTTTCTCCATGTGTTTGATAAAAACTGACGTTGGCACATGCAAACGCAACGTTGAAGATTTGTATTGTGAAAAACGCATCGTTGAAACAAATAGCGATGGCGCAGTAGTAAAAATTCATCGTATTTTAGATGGCAAACAAATAATGTCAAATGAGGTCAAACTTGATGTTGAGTAATAAAAATGCCAATTTAATAGGTGCGGCAATGGTGTGTTTGACAATTGTTATTGTTGTTAATGTGATAACACCCAATGAGCCGGTAGTGTTCCCACCAATATCTCTAACAAATGTTGAAATGGATTGTGGTTCTATTACTGCCACCGGGGCAACACGAATGGATGTATATATTAGAACATGCCCATCGGTAGAACTCAGTGCAGGAAGAACGTGTGTTCATCGCGCACCACATTTGTTTTGTCCAAAAGTAGTTATCGAACTTAATGTTGATGAAACAGTAAAATCAATTCGTAAGTTTTCCAATATAGAGGTTGAAAATGAGTAAATCGATTGCGGTATACGCGGGAAGTTTTTCGCCAATAACTCTGGGACACTTAGATATCATCGAAAAAGCGCGTAATCTGTTTGATGTTATATATGTTTCGGTTGGGCATAATGAAAATAAAACCAGTTTGTTTACAGTCAACGAACGTATTAAATTGATTAAGTGTTCCATGGAAGAATATGGTATATCAAATGATACAGTTAATGTTACTTCATTCGATGGATTATTAATTGATCATGCCGAATTGAAAAATGCCACACATTTGGTTCGTGGATTGCGTGCTGCATCTGATTTTGACGCGGAGTTCACATTGAATGGAACTAACTCCAGAATGAATAATGATATTGTTACAACGTTTTTCATGGCACCACAAGATTTTCTATTTGTGTCATCAAGTACGGTAAAAGTGTTAGCACCAAGTGGAAAAGATATTTCGTGGATGGTTACGCCGTGTGTTGAAGCAGCACTTAAGGAGAAATTCAAATGACAAAAAAATGGCTAGTTACAGTTACAACAACGGATCATTTTTATGTGAAATCATTGAATAGGCGTGATACTTGTTTAATAAACTGGGTTAACAGTTATATCATTGATGATCATCCGGTGGTATGGTTTAATAATACTATCCGATTATATAATGAATGGTATATGTCCGATGAACGTGATGAACGAAAGGGTGTTATGGAAGTTCATAATATTTTATATTCTATCGAAATTCCTGATGGTTTAAATGTTGATAAAATCAGAGTATGGAATGACATGGATTAATACGCGTTCAGCCATAATGATAAATAATATCTATGGGGCTACCAATATTAAAATGGGAAAAAATAAATTCCACCAACATTAAACGAACTTCATGGATTCCAGAAGAAGACCCTGAAGCCGACGGTGGCAATATGTATGTCGATTTTCATTCTGGTTGGATGTATGTTTATTTTGAAGTTCCTAGCGAAGTATATGATGCATTCAAAAAAGCACCATCACGCGGAAAATTTCACGCACAGCATATTAAATGGAAATATGACTATTCCGTTCTAAATAAGAAAAAATAATATTTGACATAATACCCCCCCCACTGTGATATACTTATATAAGTTTAAAAAATATAGGAGAGATATTAGTATGGGATTTTTAACACTATGGTTTATTATTATTATAATTACCGGATTTGCGATGTATATAATGCGCAATGTAAAATTATCAAAATTAAAACAAAAAATTGAAAAAAGTCACCGTTATCGTGATGACGAGAAAGCGCCTGTTGCGGTTCTTGCTAAATCAGAATGGATGGCATTACCAGGAACAATAGGTGGTCTTTTACTCGCAATTACATATGCAATCTGTGCAATTTATATTATTTCTCCTGGACACATCGGTGTTCCAGTATGGTTTGGTAATGTGCAAGAAACATCACTTGATGATGGTATAATATGGATCAATCCAATGGCTAATATTGATATTATGGATGGTCGACGTTTTGCTTATGAATTCTCTGGCGATTCTAAACTATTATCAGTTTCTAAAAAACAAAATCCATTAACTGTTGAAGTAGCATTTCCGTTTAACTTGAATACCACTTATGCATGGAAATTACGCCAAAAAATTGGCAAGGATGATCGGTATCGTGAACAATTCAAATCATCAGCCCGTTCCGCTGTGCGTTCTGCTATTGCTGAATATGAATGGGGCGAAGTAACTAGCAAATTAGAAGAAATTTCTGAAAAAATGCGTAAATATTTCAAACGTAATGTAACGCGTGATTTGGTTGGATTGGGATTCACCACAGAAGAAGCATCTGCCACGTTTACATTCTTGAATGTTCAGTTGCGCGAGATTGTTCCTGATGAAAAGATTTTAGCAGCAACTGCTGAAAAAATGGCTGCATTGCAAGATTTGGAACGTCAATCAACATTGACCGAGATTGCTGGCGAGATTGCCGAGCGACGTGAAGCAGAAGGTCGTGGTGTTAGTAAGTTGTTTAACGCACTTCCTGATGGATTTAAACCAAGTGAAATCCAAATGGTTCTTGAAGCATTGGCAAATAAAACCCGTGCAGATGCTATGATGAAAGCGGTTGAAACAGGACAAGTTGATACCATCATCATGGGAGCAGCAGTTCCTTCGATACCGGCTAAGTAATACACAATGAATGACGAAGGCGGGAGAAATCCCGCCTTTTTCTCACAATTGTTATTGACAAATATTATAGATATGGTATCATGAATGAAATTTATTATAAAGGATTATTATTATGAGCGACATTGATGTCATTGACAGAGTGGAAACTGTGGTTATAACTAAAGTCATAAAACCCAAAAAATACGCGGTGTTGTTGCATAACGATGATTTTACACCAATGGAATTTGTGGTTGTAGTTCTAGAAAAAATATTCAATAAAGGCGCTGAAGACGCGGTTGAAGTTATGCTTACAATTCATAAATCTGGAAAGGCTGCTGTGGGTTTATACTCTAAAGAAATTGCTGAACAAAAAGTGTTTGACACAGAGGAATTCGCAAGAATTAATGATTATCCATTAAAAGCCACGATTGAAGAGCAAGGTGAAGATTAACTGTTAGATGAGTCTTTTGATACACGTGGTGGAATGCCACCGTCTGTAATATCAAAACCCATTTGTTTACCATTCTTTTTTAATGTTCCTGGTTTTACATCAACAGTTGAGTTTTGTTTAGTCAATATACCAACACCAGCACTTTCTTCTATATCAGCTTCCATAAATGCATCAAATGATTCTTTATACATTTCATATTTTTCATCATATTTGTGTGACTGTTGGGCATTATTTATTGTCGTTTTAGAACTTTCAGAAATTGAAGCAGAACATTCATTCATATTTCTATTACCAGTGCGTTCACCGCAATCACAACAACATCCTTTACTGCCACACTTAGCACCACATTTGCCACCACATTTACAATCAGGGCCACATCCACACGATTCTATTTTGGATTCAGTTATTGTTTTTTTAGAATCAGCAATAATTGGTAATCCAGCATTCATGAGAACTCTATTTAGATCGTCCATAATATTTTCCTTGACAAATTTGATATTTACTTATATATTATTTATATTTATTGGATTTAGGAGACTGTCATGCAAAAGCAAATCGACTATCAGGAGTTGGCAAACGCCGATGTATCTGCTGGTTTGTCGCACACCAACGTTCACGATCATTTGAAGCAGAATTCGGTGGAAGTCAATCGTGCATTGACAGTTGATGACAGGGCACCATTTGGTGTTTGTGTGCTGAATATTACCGGCGAGTTGAATGTGGGCACTGTCGTGCGAACTGCGCACCTTACAGGCGCTTCTAAGGTGGGAATTATTGGTCGCAAAAAGTATGATTCTAGGGGCGAAGTCGGTTCTTCGAAGTATTTCGACGTTGAGCGTATTTCAGGTCTTAATGATGATGGTTTAACTATCAATCCTGACGTATTTTGGGATTGGATTGACACCAATCGATTTAGCCCGATATTTGTTGAGCAAGGTGGTACGTTGTTAAAGGATGTTAATTGGGAGTTACGATGTCGTGATATGCGCATGCTTTCGCAACGACCATGTTTAGTATTTGGCAACGAGAATCGCGGCATTCAAGATGATATTTTACATGATTCACGTGGAACTATTGTTTCATTAAGCCAATGTGGTGTTATTCGATCTTATAACGTAGCATCGACGGCGGCAATTGTTATGTATCATTTAACGAGTTATATGGGGTGGTTTTGATGTCTGATTGCCCCATATGTCGTCGTGAGATGATAGACGGTAAATCAATTGATGAACATCATCTTATACCAAAGGCGTTTAAAGGTAAAGAAACAGTCACGATTCATCGCATTTGCCATTCAAAATTGCATTCTGTCATAAGCGAGCGTGAAATGCTTAAATATTACCATACGATAGAACGTATATTAGAAAATGAAGAAATTCAAAAATTCATTAAATGGGTGTCAAAAAAAGACCCTGAATTTTACAGCAGCAACAAAGAAACCGCTAGTCGAAAGAAAAAACGACGTAGATAAGGATAATAATATGAGAAAACGATACGGACAGGTGATTAGCGTATATAAAACACCAGATGACGACGATATGGCATTAATATATGATTTTATAAATGAAAAGTCGACACGTGGCACATATACATGTGAAACACCACTGAAGTTAGGTAACGCGGTTCAATATGTTAAGGCATCAGATGCCGTCGGAAGAATTTATTTTGCTTGCAATGTGATATCGTTTACAAAACTCCCCAAATCATATGTTCCTGTAATGGAAGAATATGCGGAGCCGTTCATACCAAAAGAATTTTAATAAATATATATATGAGAGCACATGAAATTATAAACGAAGATGAAGAGCAAATAAGTTGCAGGTCAGAAGAAGGCATTACTGTAGGTATTATTGACTCTATGATAACTAATCTTCGGTTAATAAAATCACGCGATTTATCTCCCAAATCAGTTCAAGAAGCACTTCTTGATATCGGCGACGACCCTGATTTAGAATTTTTACTTGACGCAATAGAAAAAAATAAAGAAAAAAATTAAAATACCGTATTTGTATATTTGATATTCAATAAATATAAGTGTACCATCATAGGAATACTTATTAAATGGCAGAAGACAAGCGTTATATCATAAGAGTTAAAAGTGAATCAGTATTAGGCACATTTTTGTCTGTTGCTATGAACTTGGGTATTAAAATAGAGCATGTTTATCGACGTGTATTTTATGGGTTTTCTGCCCCATTAACAGAAGAACAATTTGAAATTATATCGGCTGACGCTCGAGTGATAGCAATCGAAGAAGCAACAGCGGTGTTTTGTTATGCACGACAAGATGAAGCACCTTGGCACTTGGATCGTATAGATCAACGTGAATTACCATTAAGTGGGTCATATACTTATAGTTCTGATGGAACGGGCGTTATTGCATATGTTTTAGATTCTGGTTGTGTATTTTATAATGAAAATAAAACTGCATCTGATACCGCCAATTTTGATCATATAGATTTCAGTGGAAGAGTCTCACCAGTAAATGAATTGGATGGTGTTGGTATACCAAAGACTGGAGTTGCGTTTGATCCCATATATAACAGACTACAAGCGACTGATCCAGAAAATGGTAGATTGTCATCGCCGCGTGGATTTGATCATTTTGGTCACGGAACTCACGTTGCTGGTATAATCGGTAGTGACACTTATGGTGTTGCTAAAAATGTAGATATTAGAACGGCAAAAGTATTGGATATATTTGGTGCTGGCACAACATCTGATGTCATTGCTGGTATTGAAGCTATATTATCCGATTTTGCAAATAATAATCCATCGGTATTGCCTGCTGTATGTAATATGAGTTTAGGTACATCAGCACCATCATCACCAGCACCATTTGGTGGATTTGAACTAGCAATTGAAGCATTAGTTGCTGCGGGTGTGACAGTTGTTGTTGCCGCTGGCAATGAAGGTCAAGATGCAAATAATATATCACCCGCCAGAATGGATAGTGTTATAACCGTTGGTGCTACATCTAAAGTTGTTGATTCAAATGGCGTAGTTATAGAAGATACTATTGCTAATTTTTCTAATTTTGGCGATACTGAAGATATCATTGCAGATGATACATTTGGTTTTAATGATTCTGTTGCGACAAATACGGGTTCGGCGCTTGATATGTTTGCTCCGGGTGTTCGTATCGTATCAACATATAAAACTAATCCTACTTCAACTAATACGTTCAGCGGAACGAGTATGGCATCACCATTGGTTGCTGGTGTTGCTGCATTGGTGTTAGAAAATAATCCCACCTTGTCACCAACCGATGTTTTGGAATTAATGATAACCAACTCAGTAGAAGATATTATTACCGGTGTTCCAGTTGGAACTCCGAATCGTATGGTATTTTCTACATTTGTTGATCACGAAATAGAATGGACAACACCTGCGGGTGATTTGGGTGATTATGCAGAAGGATACACTTTAAACCCACAAGTAAAAGTTGAAGCGGTTGGATTTAGTGGTCAGTTAATTACTTATTCCAATCAAGGTGGTGGACTACCAATCGGAATTACTGTTAATGCGGCAACGGGCGTATTGGAGGGCGTTGTTGGTGCGGTATTATTAGACACTGTTTATAATTTCACCATACGTGCATCCGATAGTTCTGGATTTGTTGATAGAGCATTTAGTTTAACCATATTAGATAGCGAACTCCCACCAAGATGGGTTACAGCGTCTAATTTATCAACTGTTGACGAGGGTGAATTATTATCTATACAATTTTCCGCAACCTCGCAAAATTTTCCACAAAACCCCGATATAACATACGATTCGATTGATCCAGATACTGATGGCGTTATACCATTACCGTATGGTTGGAGCATAACAGCAGAAGGATTGATGACTGGTGATATACCTGTAGTAATTAATAACGAACACGATATAGAATTTAATATTAGAGCATTTGACGATAGCGTGTTTTCTGATCAATTATTTTCATTAACAATCAATCAATCGTCCTTTACCGAACCACCATTATGGCAAACTAGTGCAAACTTAGGATCGATAGTTAAATATGAGCCAGTAGCATTAGAAGTAGTTGCCACTGATGCGGATGGAAATCCAAGACCTATAACATATCATGAAACCTTTACATCTGGTGATGGATCAATATTTGGTGTTAATAATAGCTTGCCACTAGGTCTAACATTACAAAATGATGGAGTTATCACGGGTGCTTTCACTGGTTTATTAACTGATGGGGTGTTAGATAATCCTACCACTTTTGATAATATTACAACAACTTTTGATAATAATACAACATTATCTGATAGTGATTTAGCCGTATTTGAATTTCAAATATTTGCAGAGGATGGATCACACGTAATAGGTAAAATATTTACTATATCAATTCACAATGCAGCCGAAAATGAACCAGTAAATTGGATAACGCCGTCGCATAGAATTGCCATATTCGATGCATTGGTATTCTCTTCTGTTACCGTTGAAGCTACTGATATTGATTCATCACCAAATGATTTGATATATACATTAGTTTCGGGTGATATTCCGTTAGGAATGAATTTAGATAATAATACTGGTGAAATATTTGGTGTTCCAGAAAATATTAATGATATTGAAAAATTGTCTATATTTGGCATAGAAGCATCAGATGGATTATCTAAGGTTGTGCGAACTTTTTCTATAACTGTGTTACGGTCTAACAGACAGCCCGTATGGATAACTCCAATGGGTGCATTAATGCAGCCTATCAATGAAGGTACATTGTTTTCTAAACAATTAGAAGCAACGGACCCTAATACAAACGATGCATTGAGATATAGAGTTATAACTATTGAGCCATTTGAAGTGCAATTAGATAATAACACAACTACATTTGATGGCGATACAACTACTATATCAGATACGATAGATTTGAATAGCGAATTGCCTAATGATATATCATTGAGTTTATCTGGCATGCTTACTGGTGTAATAAATGATATTAATGAAGATACAACATATGAATTTACTGTGCGAGTTGATGACAGTTTATCAAATATAGATTATCTTTTTTCTGATAGAACATTTTCAATTACTGTAGTAGACGGAGCTTTAAATACAAATATATCACCATTATGGGTGACACCGGCTGGCGCTTTGCCTGATGGCATAGAAAATGAGTTATATATATATGAATTATTGGCGTCAGATATCGATGGTCCAGACCCGCTTAAATTTATATTAATTGCTGGAAATTTACCACATGGATTAACATTAAACACCGATACTGGTGTTATTTCTGGATATTCAAATGATTTAGATGTAGTAGATACTACATCGTTATTCATTGTTAGATTATTTGATGGTGCTAAATCGGTTGATAGATCATTTAGTATAAAAATAGAAGATTCTGCTGTACCCAATTTACCACCAACGTGGATTACAGAAGAAGGCAATCTTGGCTCATTTGATGAATTAATTTCTATAGTTATAGCTGTTCGGGCTATTGATCCAGAAGGCAGCAATGTTACTTATTTTGACGTTAATAGTGGTTTACCCGATGGATTGGTTATTACAATAGATGGAATTATCAATGGTATTACACCACAAGTCTCATCAGATCAAGAATTAGAGTTTACTATAGAAGCACGTGATGAAGAGGGTGGTATATCAGAGCGTATTTTTTCTATAACCGTTAATGATGTTGCTAATATACCACCAGTCTGGACTACCAATTCTTCGCTTGGTTCATTTCTAGAAGGAATATTCACGCCTATTGTTTTGACGGCTATTGATCCAGATTCAGGACCATCGACGGATTTGATATACACTGATACTAGTGGTTCAACGACACACCTTAATAATGCTCCAGTAGGCGCTACAATTGGATTGCCACCAGGATTAACGGTTAGTGCATCTGGTATATTAAGTGGATTTTCAACGGTGACTATAGATACAATATTCTCATTTGAAGTTACAGTATTTGATGGCAGTGCTAATGTACAACAACAATTTACAATAACAATAACCGATAACGCAGCAACGTCGAGCGAGTTGAGTTCATTGAATGTTAGATTAACAGGCAATATTAATAAAGAATTTAAAAATTGGAATACTTCAGATTTGATTTATGACGTAGAGTTATTTGCCGCTGATATTGAGGGATTTGGCAGAGTTGTTGAACCAGATGTATATGTAATGAATAATATACATTCGTTAAATCCTACAACAATTGCAGAGTCATTCAATATGCATCACAAAACATTTGATTCGCTGATTGGTATGCCAACATTTGCAGTTGTTCGTGATGTAAATGATAATATTATATATGAAGTAGTATATGTTAATATAATAGACCCGCAACTTGGATCGTCATTTGATATAATAGATGATTATTCAATGCGCGATGATTCATTAATATTGTCTCCTAAAACAGTTTCACAGAGTTTCACGCATCTTCGCACAGAGCTTCAGGTATTGCCAAATTCTGATGAATTACCCAGTTGGATGAGCGCCGAACAAATATTGGGTGATTCTTCTTCGATTATTGGGTATAATCCTTCGCTTGTATTAGCATATGTTAAACCAGGATTTGGCGATATTATAATAGATCGTTTGAATACGATAGAAACAACAACTGTTATTACACCAGCATCTGAAACCACATTCGACGATACTGCGGTATTCGGTGATGAATTTTCACCCGTAGTTAGTCCGGGCGATACATTAACAATCAAAAATGGCACAGCGGCAATGGAAACCGTAACATTTAATGCACCTGGAACATTGTTACAAATAGTACAAGATATTAATGACGAAACCATAGACGGCGTTCACGCCGCAGTAAGAATAATAGAGCAATTTATTCCAGACAGTCCACCAGCCACTTGGCCAGGAACATTTCAAATAGGTCAAGTATTAGTATTAACATATGATGAAAAAACTATAGATTTGGGTGGCACCGCATTAACTATTTTGGGATTACCCGCTGTTGGAAGAGAAACATTATGGGATGATGGCACCTCTTTTGATGCATCCACGGGTACGGAAATTATAATTACTAAAGGTTTAGGATATCAACTTACTGGTCGAAATTTAATCATAGATCGTTATTTATTTGAAGATAATTCATCAGCAGTAACAGACCTTACTAGTTTTGATGGTGCTACAACGACATTTGACGGCAATTCTACAGCATTCGATTTAGTATTTGGAGTACAAAAATGGATTAAATTCAATTCAGATATAGATAATCCAGTATGGATAACAAACAAAGGTGTGATTGGCGGTTTTGATACTGGTGATACAGTGTCTATTCAACTAGAAACTGTTAATGATTCTGGTTTGACTATATCTTATTCATTAATTTATGGTGCGCTACCAGATGGTTTAACATTAGATAGCGATGGATTGATAAGTGGAACAATAACAGGTAGTTTATACACTTCTATCTATTTTGTGGTGCACGCAATTGATTCAGATGGTAATTTTTCTGATAGAGGATTTGAGATCGTTGTTGATGGACCAACCACATTCGACACCAATCTGACAACATTTACCGATTTGGGCGTTCCAATGACTTTGGATGTTACATAAATATAATAAATAGTTTATAGGTTAAACACGGAGAAAATAACGATGTCCATTACTGAAATAAATTTAATTGATGAAGCTTTTCCTATCGCCGGAATAGATCAACCATCTGACGGATATAGAGATAACTTTAACAATATTAAAATATCATTGACTGATCTGGATACAGCAGTCATCACCGAAATGGATGATATTAGTGATGTTGATACAACTAGTGTTGCGCCCATATTAAATGATATATTCACATTTGATAGCACAAATTGGGTTCCTATAGCATTCGAGATTGTGAATGATATTACCCCACAATTAGGTGGATTATTAGACCTTAATGGATTTGGATTGGGTGATGGAACAAATATTATTATTAGTTTAGTTGAAGCTGCTACCCCTGTTAACTATCTTGCTTTTGGTAATGCGGATACGGGCGTTTCGCCTATCATTGCATCGATTGGCACAGATACAGATGTTGGATTAGTATTAAAACCAAAAAATGCTGGTAAAGTAACCATAAGTTCAGATGATGCAGAAGCAGATATAACAACCGATGGAGTTTTGCCGTTGTTAATTAGACCTGCTAATTCATTGACATTGCGTTCTGGTGGTAATACATCGGGTAATGGTTATTCCACTGTACTTCGCGGTGGTGATAGCACAGGTGGCGATGGTGATGGTGGTGAAGTAATTATTAAACCTGGCGTATTCGATGGTTCTGGTAGTCAAGGCGGCGTGACGGTTAGAGATGAAACAGATGATGAAATAATTAGATTTAGAGGAACAAGCACAGGTACACCAGTAAATTCAATTTTGATTGTTAACTCTATAACCACAGAAGGACCAGCATTGTTAACAATTGGCGACGACGCCAATGTAGATTTTCTTATTGTTCCCAAAGGAACTGGAAAATTAGATGTTTCTGGTATTTTATATCCAAACACCGATGGAACAACTGATGGCGATGTTATGAAAACTGATGCTGCTGGTGTTCTTTCGTTTGACGCACCAACCGATTTAGGTGAATTTACAGTTGCTGGCTTGCCTGCTGCTGCTACGAATGCCGATTCATGGGCGCTGGCAACAGATGCTAGTGGCGGAAGAACAATCGTGCGTAGCGATGGCACCGCATGGAAGGTGATAGCGTTAGAGAGTGCAACAGTAGTAACATAAGGCATATAAATATAAATGGCTTCTTCAATAATAGAAACAGACCCACAATCAGGTATAGATCAACCAGCATCAGTTGTTAGAAATAATTTTGTTCGAGCGAAAATCGAAATAGAAGAGTTGCAGGATGAAAAAATTAATAAATCAGGCGACACTATGTCAGGATTGTTAAAACTTGCTGCCTTAAATATTGCTGAACTCCCCGATCCAGCAACAAACTTAGCAGGTATTGCAGTAGTAACAGACTCTGGCCCTAACCCTATTCCAGTTTATAGTAATGGTATAGCTTGGCTTAAATTTTCGGATGATTCTGCTATATAAATTGACATTAATACAGTAATCATGTAGTATTCATCAAATAATTAAACTAAAGGTGAATAATAATGACTGATTTAAACAATACATTTAAACAATATCAAACATTCGTAGAGGGTGTAACTAGTGAAACAAGTAAAGATACTGAAATGTTTCAAAAACGCATTACAGAATTAGAACAAGCTGGTATTAATTTTGCAGAATTTGATACTGCTATTGCTGGCATCGGCGGTGAAGCGGGTGAGATTGGCGATTTATGGAAAAAATTAAAATATCATGGTAAGCCATGGAATGAAGAAAATAGACAAAATTTTATTGACGAAGCAGGAGATATGTTTTGGTATCTAGCAAAATATATGCAATCATTGAATATCACGATAGAAGAAGTATTAGATAGAAATGTTGCAAAATTAGAATCGAGATATCCCGGTGGAACTTTTTCAATAGAACGATCAGAAGTTCGTGATAGAGAAATTGATCCGAGTTACGAAGGTAAAAATACATAAGAGGTATTTAAAAATGCATCCAGGTTTAGAAAAAGAAAAAGCAAGCGAAATGTCTATAGAAGATTGTCACGAAAAGATAACTGAAATAGATAGACGCATGGGAATAGCATATCAATTAACGCACACTGACGTATTGCCGCAAATGCGATTATTAAAAGAGCATTATCAAATGATAATAAAAGATAAAATGGACGCAGAGATGCAAGAAATGATAGATTCTGATCCTAAACTTGGACGCACCGTTATTGATATAGATTGGCCCGATCCTGCTGATGAAGAAGATGAAGACACGTTTTAACTTGACAGGTGTATAACAAATATATTATATTTGTTAACTCTAAAAGAGGATAAAAGTGATGACAAAAGTTTCACATGTTGTATTGAGTGCAGAAGACCAAACCAAGAAAGATATCGAATCTTTAAAAACTATATTTACTGAACATGGTATATCGATTGGGTTAAATATTTTACATAATGCATGGTCATATAGTTTAATAGAACAATGCCATATCAATCAAAGTGTTGTACACGCAGTAGATGAATATAATACATCAGTAACGGATAAATAGTAGTGATTAAAGAGTTAAAAGATAGATATATTGATGATATAGGCAGGGTGATAATGACCACCGATGGTCTTATTGATATGTTAATGAAGCAACAATCAATCGAAGGTTTATTGGTTGAAGAATGTGACGACACACTTAAATATAATACAAATATCGATAACAACAAACAGTTAGAAATATACTCAGACGAGAAAGCGAACGAAACACCTGATATATATGATTCAATTGCCACAACTAGGTGGAAAACACCAGAGAAATATCAAATTGCAGATGATGCATTAGTAACGTGGTTATTTGAGAAATGTAAATCTGAAAATGAATACAACAGAGTTTTAATGGAATTAGAAATGTTTGATGATCGTGGGTTATATCCATTACTTAAACATTTAATATTTTTGGTAGATCATTTTAGAAAAAACAATATTGTATGGGGTATAGGGCGCGGATCGAGTGTTTCATCATATATTTTATTTCTCATTGGAATACACAGAGTTAATTCGATTGATTTTAATTTAAACATCAACGATTTTTTAAAATAAGGAAAAATTAAATGGTAAAAAGACATAAAAGTGCTAAAGGTGATCAAATAGATTTTGATCTTTTGCAACTTAATAATAAAGAAGTGGTAGCCATTGGTAATGCCAGCATGAATGCAAACGGCGATACATTAGGAAGGGGTGGAGTAATTGTTCGAAAAGTAGACGATATCCCCAAATCACAATTAGCAGACCCTAATGCAGCATACAATCAACAAAATCCAAAATCGACTAAATTAGTTAGTTTAAAGAGTGCAGTTGTAGTTGATGACGTTGTTGTAGAAGCGACACCCGAAGTGGTGGTTGAAGAAACAGTCGTTGATGAAATCGAAAAAAAGCAAAAATCTAAAAGAAAAATAATTGACAGCGAAGAGTAAAATGTAGTATACTTCATTATAATAAAGTATTAATGGAGTATACAAATGGCTACCGATTTTGATTATAGTACAACTGGTGTATTAACACCAATTCGCGATCATGTTATAGTTACAGAAATGGACAACGAAGATGAGCGAATAGTTAACGGCATCATTCTGTTAAGTGAAACAGGATCAGACCGTGGCATCCACCCAAGACAAGCATATGTAACCGCAGTAGGGCCAGATCAATCAGATGTGGCACCCGGCGATTGGATATTGGTCGAACACGGACGATGGACACGTGGTGTAAAATTAGACGATGGAAATATATATCGCAAAGTTGACCCATCTTGCATATTGGGAATAACTGGCGATAAGACTGACGATCTTCAGGTAATGGGCGACAAAGTTGTTAATAATTCTAGACATAATATGGGCGGGTTTGACGAATAAATCAAACGATTATACCAGTAAGTTATAACCCCCAATAAAGAGAAATAAAGTATGTCAATTAAAGAATTATGGACCGAAAAATATCGTCCAAAACGAATCGAAGATTATGTATTTCGTGATGAAAAACAGAAAAAACAAATAGAAGCATGGGTTTCAGAAAAAGCAATACCACATTTGCTATTATCTGGCACCCAAGGTATCGGCAAAACAACAATCGCGAAGGTTTTATTTCGTGAATTAGAAGTTCCACCAGAAGATATATTAGAGTTGAATGCCAGTGATAACACTGGTGTTGACGATATGAGAAATCGCGTTGGTAGTTTTGCAAGCAGAATGCCATTTGGTGAATTTAGATATATTTTATTAGATGAAGCAGATTATTTAACACCTAACTCACAAGCAGTATTGCGTGGATATTTAGAGAAATATTCGGCAACCTCGAGATTTGTGTTGACCTGCAATTACGATTATAAAATCATACCAGCATTGAAAAGTAGAACGCAAGGGTTTCATTTAGAAAAACTTGATCGTGGTGAATTCGATATTCGAATTGCTACCATATTGGCGTCAGAAGGCGTTGAATTTGATGCATCACTTATGGATTCATTTATTGAAGCCACATATCCAGATTTGCGCAAGTGTATTAATGATTTACAACAAAACGTCGTTGATGGAATATTGACATTACCAGTGGTAAGTTCAGGCAATGATGATTATAAAATATTAATGGTTGAATTGTTTAAAGATAAAAAAATAAGAGAAGCAAGAAAATTGATTTGCACACAAGCAAGACCAGAAGAATATGATGATATATATAGATTTTTATATCAAAACTTGCAATATTTTGGTAATGAACAAAATCAAGAAACTGCCATTATTAAAATAAAAGAAGGTTTGGTTAATCACGCTATTTGTGCCGATCCTGAAATAAATCTTGCCGCTACAATGGTAGAACTAGGATATTTGATGGAATAATCATGAAAGAAAACGAATAGTTACACAAAAAACACGAGGACATGATATGAAATTAGTTATTATAGAAAGCCCATTCGCCGCCCCCACCGATGAAGGTGTTCAAGAAAATATTATATATGCAAGGAGATGCGTTCGTGATAGTCTTGACAAAGGTGAAGCACCAATAGCATCACATTTGCTTTATACGCAAGATGGTATATTAGACGATACGATACAACATGAACGCGATTGGGGCATAAATGCCGGATTGGCGTGGCGGAAAGTGGCTGAAGGATCGGTTGTATATACTGATAAAGGTATAACAAAAGGAATGGAATATGGCATTAAAGCCGCAGAAAGTTCTGGTATATCGGTTGAATACCGAAAACTCGATAATTAAAAAGGATAAAATAAATGGTTTTTTCAAAATATGACAAAGGTCGCCCATTTTTGGTGGTAACACAAAATTCAAGACCCGCAGAAGGCGAGAATACTTCAACAAAAAACTGGGGCAAAACTGGCAAGAAAGTAATACAAGAAATGGTTTCAATTGTTGATACCGTCAAAGATAAGCATCTTTTCGAAGCCGCAGTTATTGTTGATGTTTTACAACGACGCATCGTTAAATCAAGATTTTCTGATGATAATAGCGCCACATTAACTCATTATTTGACACAATACAAAAAAGAAATTGCTGAAGGTATTCAGGTTTGGATGAGTAGACAATATGAAAATCAAGATGAAGCCCAAGCATTCATGGATAATCTTGATTCAGAAATAGTAAAAATGGATGTACCAACTGATATAGTGGATGTAGTACCAGATGAAACAGTTAGCGAATAATATAATACTTTGCGATATCGATGGATGCTTGCTAAATTGGCTTGATTCATTCATTGATTATATGAAAACCCAATGGGGCTATACATGGAACCATGAATTGGGTGAGCCACATCAATATGATATGGCACCACATTTTGGAATAACACATGACGAAGTTGTTATACATATAACAAACTTCAATGTTGGGTTCTGGCAGTTTGGTGCGTTAAAACCGACTGATGGTGCACAGGATGCTATGATTAAACTTTCTGATATGGGATATAGATTTGTTGCTATCAGCAGTTGTTCCACTGATAATAGAACTGTTGCACTTAGAAAAGCAAATTTATATAATCATTTTGGTGATATATTCGATGATGTGCACTGTATTGACATACATGAAAACAAAAAATCATACTTAACAAAGCATCAACCAACGTTTTGGATTGAAGATAATTTCAACAATTGCGTTGATGGATTGCAGTATGGTCACAATTGTATACTTGTAAATAGAAATTGGAACGAAAATGATCATCATGATGAAATAACTCGATTTGATGAATGGTCGCAAATAGTTGATTTCATTGGAGAAAATAAAAATTTTAATAAAGTCCGCACTTAATAGCACCCAATATTAGACTAAATACTATTAGGTTGAATGGCCGTTCGCCGCTTTCTTTTAACATAAGCAAAGGAGCATTATGGTGACTAGACATAAAGCGAAACATAAAAAAAACAACCAAGGAAATCAACGATCTAACGATAATATCGTTAATATCAATGATTATAAGACCCCAACGAAGAGTAGAAAGACAAAAGTAGATATTATACCACGAAATGAAGCACAGGAAGATTATATTTTCGCAATAGAAGATTGCAGAGTTGTGTTTGGTGTTGGCCCTGCTGGCACCGGTAAAACATATATTCCGACATTGATGGCAATCAAATCCCTTAAAGCAGGCGAAGTTGAAAAAATTGTAATGACTCGACCGATGGTAAGCGTGGATGAAGATATAGGTGCATTGCCAGGTGCATTGCCAGGTGATATTGTGGCAAAAACTGCACCATGGGCTAGACCCATTGTTGATATATTAGAAGAATTTTACCACCCAACTCAAATAGCATCAATGATGGAATCGGGAATTATAGAATTTTCACCATTAGGATTTATGAGAGGTAGAACATTTAAGAACAGCTTTATCATCTTCGACGAAGCACAAAATGCTACCGTATCGCAGATGAAAATGGTATTAACACGGATTGGTCAAGGAAGTCAGATGGTTATTATTGGCGACTTGAACCAACATGACAGAGGATTTGAGGCGAATGGCCTTAAAGATTTTATTGATCGTTCTATTAATTCAGAAAATATCGACGTAATCGAATTTAGCAGGGGTGACATTGAGCGCGACGAGGTTGTTGCAGATGTTCTAGAAATTTACGGCGAAGAATAACAAAATCTCCTAATTGGTTAGGTGCAGATATAAAAATTCTGCACCTAACTATTTGACATATCATCATTTTTAGTGTATTATATCGAAAATATGAGATAAATCAATAATGTTTTTTATGTATGTATAAATAGTATTACAGTTATTACATACATAAAAGGATTTATTATGAAATGCGAAAATGGTTGCGGCAAAGAATCTATATATATAACCAAGCGTGGAAGGCATATATGCGCCAAATCTGGAAATTCATGTCCCGCTGTTAAAGAGAGAAAAAAACTATCGTATTTGAAAAAATATGGAGTTGAAAATCCGCAACAATCAAAAGAAATAAAAGATAAAACAAAAAAAACAAATCTTGACCGATATGGTTCAGAATATATTGTTATTTCTAAAGATTTTAATAAAAAAAGCAAAAAAACATTAATGGAAAATTATGGTGTCGAATATAATATGCAATCGGATATAATACAAAATAACAGAAGAAAAAAATCATTAGATATATATGGCGTAGATCATCAAAGTAAACGTGAAGACATTAAAGATAAAAAAAGGCAGACGTCATTAAAACGATATGGGGTAGAAAGTTATTTTCAAACCGATGAATTTAGAGAAAAATATATAAAAACAATGTTGGATAGATATGGCGTCGAGAATCCCATGCATGATAAAAAAATAAGAGAAAAATGTATTAAAGCTGCCATATCTTCATATTATAAAAAGGGCATAGGTATATCGTCTAACGGTGAACAGCGATGGCTTGATAGCCATAATATAGATATAAAAAATAGACAAAAAGTTATTGAATGTAACAGTGGCAAAATTTATAGTGTTGATGCATTAGTTGATAATACGGTTTATGAATATTTGGGTGTTTTTTGGCACGGACATCCAAAATATTTTGATCATGAAAAAATTAATACAGTCGTTGATATATCATTTGGCGAGTTATATATAAAAACAACACAGCGCATTAATGATATTATTGACACTGGATATGAAATTATTGTAGTATGGGAAGATGGAACAAATTTTACAGGAAATGAAATACATGAGACGTGATATGACATCAAGTGAATATATTTTAGATACATCAAAAGAATATTCTATATACACTTGCCACAAGCGCGGAATCCCAAGAGTCACCGATGGGCTAAAAAATGGTCAACGGCAAGCATTATGGCTTATTAGAAACAAAACAGAAAAAATAAAAGTTATTGCACTAGCGGGTGCAATGATTGAATCTGAATTATATCTTCACGGTGATAAATCTGCCGCTGATTCGATATCAAAACTTGCTGCACCTTTTTGTAATAACGTTCCTTATCTTGTTGGAAAAGGAAACTTTGGAACACGTGTATCACCCGTTGGTGGTATTGGTGCGCCAAGATATGTTTCAGTCAAAAAAGGCCAAGCAGTCGAACGGTTGATATATCCTGATTTGGACATAGTTCCATTAATGGATAATCACGATGGTTCAACCAAAGAGCCTGAAACGTTCCTTCCTATCATTCCCACCGTTCTATTAAATGGGGTAGCAGGAATTGCCGTAGGTTGGTCAACTGATATCCTGCCACATAAGTTAGAAGATTTAATAAAGGCTACCAAAGCAGCACTAGAAGGCAAGAAAGTGCCTAAATTGATACCATCATATGATTATTTTGATATCACAGTCAAAAAAGTTCCAGGTGTTGAAAATTCTTGGGAGTTTACTGGAAAAGTGGAAATCATTAGCACAAGTGTCGCACGAGTTACCGAGTTACCGCCAGATTTGACATTAGAAAATTTTAGAGCACAGTTAGCACAAATGGAAGATAATGGCGCAATTATGGATTATACTGACAAATCCACGAAAGCAATCAATATCGAAATTAAATTCAGACGTGGTTCACTTAAAGATATGTCACCTGAACAATTAATTGATACTCTTAAATTGAAATCTCGAAAAAAAGAACGCATCGTTGTTATTGATTGGGATGGACAAGCAATTCGCACATATGATAATCCCGAACAAGTTGTGGTTGATTTTGTTGCGTGGAGATTTACAAAATATATTGAACGTTATGAAAAATTGCGAGATGTAACTAATAGTGAAATAAAATTTTGGAAGGGTGTGCAAATGTGCTATCTTGATGATCTACCAGATAGATTAACAAAAATGGCAAACAAAGCGGAAATGGACAAAGAAATTCAAGATATAACAAAATCAGTCAAATTATCTGACGCACAGATTGATCGTATTTCGAATTTTGCATCATATAGATGGACTAAAGATGGATATAAACAATGTGTTGAAAAAATACATGAATTAGAACAACAATATAAAGAATATATTAGATTGTTAAAAAATCCTGATGATATCAAAGATATTTTCATTGAAGAAATAGATGCATTAAAAAAGGTTAAGTTCTAATGAGCGATCCACACAAATATATAATAACATATGGGCCATGCACGGGCAATCCATCCAATCATTTAAATTTTCAAAAAAAACATGACGGAAATAAAGTGAAAGAAATAAATGACACACATGGATTGAATGTCAAAGTTGAATATGATATGGAATTTCATGGTAATGATCTTCATACACTTACCGTTATATACAGTTCGGATGAAGAATCAGATTTGGTTGCATTTAAATTGTTAACAATATGACATTTGAAATAATAGATGCAGATGGTACCAAACCGCAATATATCGACGGCAAAGAAATATATGGATGCACACATTATGTTGATTTTGACGGATATGTAAAAGACAAATATGATTGGATGCTTGACAATGTTGCCTTATGGTATTATGATGTTCAGCACGAGCCAATGGATAGAAACGGTGATTGTGGCGGTGGTGAATTATTGACAATATATTTTACTACGATTGAAGACGCGATGGCGTTTAAATTAGCATGGACTTAACGAAATGGTGTTAAAGAATATGAAAAAACAATATGAATATATGTTTTATGGCGACAATTATGATTTCGAAGATGTTCGCGAAATAGAAGAATGGTGTGTGGAAAATATTGTTGACATTAATGATTGGTGGTTTGATGAAAAAATAACAAGACATTCTGAAGGTATTAATTATATTGGCACTCAATATGAATATGTATTTGGCTTCAAACACGATACAGATGCAATGGCATTTAAAATATTATGGGTTTTTTAGAGAGGAATATATCATGACAACTGCTACGAAAGAAGAACAAATAATGTCTGCTTTTTATCTTGTTGGTAATAACGATACCGAACATGATATTAGAGCATGGTGGAAACAATATGGTGATTTATACGACGAAGTATTTGCCGATGAAAATAACAGAAAACGATCCCAAGAAATAGCCGATGAGTTATGGATTGAAAAATGTCCACTTGACAAATCATAAATAATGTAGTATAATCAATACATTAACATAATAAAGGACGGCTTAATGGTCAATAAAGATGAAGAAATTGATGCACTCAATCCATATCAACACTCGCGGTTGCGTACAGAAGTGTATAGTGGTTCAAGACAACCACACACCCAAGAAGTTATCATATACAATGAAAAACATGAACCAATAATCGAAGAAGTTACGTGGATTCCTGCATTATTAACATATTATAGAGAAATAGTCGATAACGCTTGTGATGAAGTTATCGGTCTTGGCAATGGCAATCGCGTCGACATAAACTTTGATAAAGACACCTTCGTGTTTAGTTGCACGGATAATGGTAGAGGTATTCCTATAAAGCCGGTTTCGAAAACTGATGATACACCGATGGCAACCGCCGTATTGACTAGAACTATGATGGGAAGAAATTTTAGAGAGCGCAAACAAGTTGGTGGACAGAATGGTATGGGTGTAGCCATTTCTGTATATTGCAGCAAGTGGTCTAAGGTAGAAATTCGCCGTGATAAAAAATTGTTTACACAAAGTTTCGCGGAACACGATATTGAATTAATGATCGAGTTTCCTAAAACAAAAAAAGATAAAAATGTTACCACTGGAACAAAAATAACTGTATCACCAAGTGAAAAGGTGTTTCATGGTGGATTGATTATGCCTGAACAATTTTTATATTCACGTATATTTGATGTAGCATTGGCTAATCCTACTGTGCAAATATTTTATAACGGTAAGCGCATTCGTGTTAGACCGGCAAGTGAAAAAACATTATTTCCTAACGATGATACCGTGTATATCGACATTCGTGAAAATGCATTTCGATCACGATTTATATTGAAACCAGATTTTCGTGTTGGTGATGTAATGATGCATTCGATTGTAAATAACATACCTGTTTTTGATGGTGGTTCACATATCGATGCTTTCACCACCGCGTTCTATTCTGGCTTACTTAATGCTATGGCATCGCAAGCAAAGAAACGCAAATTGACGTTGCATAGAAACGACGTCAACAGCGGATTATTAATATACAATATCACAACTATGGATGCTCCTGATTTTAACTCACAAGCCAAAACAAAATTGATCAATGAAGATGTTGGTAAGATAATCAAAAATTATTTTACTGATGAAAAAGTATTCAAAGATATTATTAAAAAGAATCCAACATGGGCCGAATCGATATTAGAACGTTGTGAAGCAAGAACGCAGAAAAAAGAAGAAAAGGATGTTGCAAAATTATCCAAGAAAAATCTACGAGGGCGCGTTCCTGAATTGCTAGATGCTGCTGGTAAAGATAGAAGCAAGTGCATACTATTGCTTGGTGAGGGCGATTCTGCTGTATCAGGCATACCACCAGTGCGCGATCCTGACATTCATGGCGTATTGGGCATTCAAGGTAAGATCATGAACGTTAACGGCGAACGTCCAAAGAAAGTATTAGATAGTGCAACGCTGTCATCATTGATGACAACCATTGGCTTAGTTATGGGGCAAGTAACTGTTCGCAAAGAAATGAACTACGGTAAAGTTTACTTTGCTACTGATGCTGACCCTGATGGATTAAATATTGCTGCATTGTTAGCCAATTTCTTTTATACTTATTGGCCTGAATTATTTGACCCTGATAAAGAACCTGTGTTCTACATCTTCAATACGCCGTTTATTATTGCCCGTAAAGGAAAACAAAATAAATATTGGTATTCACACGACTTTAATGATTTCATACCAACTGAATTTAAAGGATGGGAAATAACAAGAGCAAAAGGTTTAGCGGCATTGGAAGAACCTGATTGGATTTATTCATTGGCTAAACCCGATTTATACCCGCTAACTGATGATGGCAGAATGGTAGAAGCATTAGATTTGATATTTAATTCGGATTTAGCGGACGCACGCAAATTATGGATCGGACTTTAATTTTATTTTCTTCCAGTCTCTTTCCCACATTGTAATGACATTATATCCTGCATTTATTAACATTAATTCTTTTTTAATAGTATTATCATATAATTCACCCATTGTGCATTTTGTTCGTTTATTATAAACCGATCTATCAAATATTTCTGGATTGCCGTGCCAATAATCGCCATTGAATTCATAAACAGTGTTGGTTATTGGGTTATAACCATCTACAAATTTATCATTGATTTTTTGTTCTAATATTATATTTTTATCATTTAAACTATTGAACCATTCGGTTGCTGGTTTTGATATACGATACCTACATGATGGACATCCGGTACCCATTTTGTGTGAATTTGCCTCTTGATAAAATTCGCCATGTTTTGGACATATTATAATTATTTTTTCAACGCATCCATTATATTCGGTTTTTGAATAATTGTATTTGTAATTATGTATAATTTCTACCTGTTTAATGTATTCTTCGGTTGATATTAATTTGTCTTTATAAAAGCATTTGATGCATCCACCGCCATTATAATGCGTATCGATTCGTTTTTTAAAAATTCCATGTGTTTTACATATTATTTTTATTTCTTGTTTATAGTTAGTATATTGATTGATTAACGAATAGTCATATTTATTATCGTGTACAATATTAAATAAATTTATCATATCGATGTGTGTTTCAAATTGTTTTAATTTATTTCGTCTTATTATTTCACTACATTGTTGACAGCCTTGACCTTCTAAATGCCTTGACGCTTGTGTGATGAATTTTCCATGCTTTTTGCATATAATTGTAATTTTATCATGTGAGTGTGTGTAGACAGTATCCGTGTAATCATATTCATTATCAAATATTTTTTTTGATTTTTTAATAAATTCTTGAATATTGCTTTTGTTTTTGATTTTATTTTTAATTCCTGCGCTTATTCTACCGCATTTATAACAGCCGACCCCTTTTTTATGTTGCCATGCCATTAATTCAAAAATGCCATGTTCTTGACATATAATTTTAATTTTTGTATCTGCATTTTTATAATCAACTAATGAATAATCAAATCGATTATTCCATTTTTTAACAAATCGATCAATAACAATAGCAGTGGTTAATTTGCTTGACATGGTTTATATACCTTGATATAATGTATTACTATACTTATTTAGTCTTTTTTATAGATAATGTATAAATAAAAGAAATAACTTGATAGGAATGATAAATATGACATCTAAAATATTGCGTTTTCAAAAAACATTAACCCCAAAATACGTTAGAGTAATGGCGGATTTTGGTGCCGATGGATTGTGGGACAGCCAAGGTCGCATGAGTGATTGTGATATCGACCTACCCGATGATATTGGATTTCGTTTAGACGAATGGCAGACATGGTTTAGTAGCAAATATGATTGCGAGTTAGACGATAGGTACTTAACAGAAGTATTTAAAGTTAGAGATTTTGCCGATGAAGGGTTAGAAATCGCACGCGATCTTAAAATTTATTTGGGTGATGCATGGACTGTAGTTTATTTTGATGCATTTCGATCTATGGTTCATAGCCGTGACAAACTAACTGTAAATAGAACATTTTTTGAGTATGAAATAATATGCGATACAGAGTAACAACATTATTGCGCGAAGGAATCAGAGATAATGCCGGTGTGGCATCAACACTTGCTTTACATCGATTAGGGTTTCCTGACGTCACCAGTGTCCTCATTGGTAATACTTATGAATTTGATTACGAAGGAGACGTTGACGAAATCGTAAAAGAGTTGTATAATCCAGTAATGGAAGATTATACAGTGGAGGTTATTGAAGAATGAAAGTATATTTAGATGATTATCGTAAAATACCAGATGACACTTGGACTTTGGCTACGTCATATCAAAACTTTAGACATGTTATTGAAGATGGCGATGAAGAGATAACTGAAATATCATTCGACCACGATTTGGGGGTAGATAGTAGCAACCATGTAGCCTTAACAGGCATGGATGCAGTTAAATGGCTAATCAGCCATATAGAATGCTTTGCACCAGAATTAAATAGATCATTAAAAGCCATATATGTTCATAGTGCAAATCCAGTTGGTGCAGAAAATATACGTTCATACTGCAAAAGCGCACAAAAGCACGGAATTTTAAATATGGACGTGGTCGTTAAATAGTATTATAATAAATATATTATACACGATTTAACGAGGATAAGCAAATGAAGCACTTATTACTATCATTATCTATACTTATGGGTTTAACGTATACAACAACATCAGCACACGCACAAGCGGTATGTGGACCACGCGATAGCATGGTAAAACAGCTAGGTAAGGGTTATACAGAAACACAAAAAATGATAGGTTTAGCGGCAAATGGCAGTTTGATGGAAATATTTACATCAGACATTTCTGGATCGTGGACTATTATGTTAACTGCGCCAAATGATACCACGTGTTTAATGGCGGCAGGAAAATTTTTTGGTATGGTTAAGGAAACAAAAAAGCCAAATAGTAAAGAAAATTAACAATTAAAGGTGATTGATGAAAATTAGATATAAAATAGGAGATTTGTTGGATTGTCCTGAACAAACAATATTGCAGGGAGTTAATATGCAGATCAAAATGCGATCTGGGATAGCCAAAGCAATTCGTGAAAAATACCCAGAAGTTTACGAAGAATATAAAAAAGTCGCAGAAACAAAGGGTTTACACCTTGGTGATGTTATATGGGTGGCAACAGATGATAAATTGATAGCCAATGGTGTCACACAAGAATTTTATGGCAGAGATAATAAGTGCTATATTGATTACGAGGCGATACGAACGGTAATGAAAACTATTAATTCTTGTGCTATATTGAGTAATATTACGCATGTATCCATGCCATTAATAGGTGCAGGATTGGGCGGCGGCGATTTTAGTATAATTTCAAAAATTATTGAAGAAGAGTCCAAGAATTTTCAACCGGTTGTGTATGTATTAACAGAATCTGATCTTCCGTGAGTTTTTTACATTGCCAATTTTTTAATAGTCCGCGATTGGGTTTATAGTTTTCGTTTTTCCACATTTTGGTTAAAGTCCATATTGGCAAGTTCAAATCTTCCGAAAACGTGATTAAAGTTCCGTATGCTAAATATATATTGTTATCGGGTGCAACAATCCTCCAAATATGTTTTTTTGCATTATTATATTTTAATGTATCTGTTCTTTTTTTAATAGACTGTGGTGATAATGGGTTAGTTTTTATACCTTTATTCCATGGAATATTACCTTTTAGTGTGTTGCTTATTTTCTGTCTCACATCTAATCGTTTTGATGAACTAAGAGCGCCCGTTCTGCCAGTTGGTCTACCGGTCAAAGTTTTGCTTATTTTTTGTTTTATATTATCTGCATTAGAACCAAATCGTTCCATAAATGATTTTCCTTTATGGCGTAAACTCATTTCATATTTTATTTGCGTCGCTTTTTCTTTTCCGTATCTTTGTTCTAATGTTATACCTTTTAATTTTTCTCTAAGTAAATTTTTTGTATATTCTGAAGTTTTGCTACCTTTTCTGTTTGGTGGTCTAAGACCAAGGCATATATTGGTTAATATTCCGTTTTTTTCAAAATCTATTCTGCCATATTGACGAATTAATTTATCTTCTAAATCATATGCATCATTTTCAGATAAATGTTTTGATACAATATGTATAATAGGATGTTGACCATTTTTCAATATATTTTGTATTTTTTTAAACTTTCTTTTATTATCAGCATTGGCTTCAGTTTCCGTCAAATGTATGAGATAGCGATTTTTGCATCCTTTGCCGATATAAAACGGCTCATTGGTATATGGATCATAATAAATATAGACATAATAAGTATTCATGCTGTAAACTCCTGTATAGTTTATAGTGTAATTGGGTGTTCCATCACCGCGAATTACATTACTATTTATTAATAAATAGTAATGTATCCAACAATTGAGGATTAATATTATGCAGGTGAATGACACAATATAATGGCAAATAATGATATACATCAACTTTTAGTTGAATCAAAACAACGAATATCCAAGTATGATGATATGCTAAACGAAGCAGAACGCACTTTTCGTGAATTAAACTCCCGTAATATGCAAGCAACGTTAATACAGATCGAAGATTTCTTTGACTCCAATAATCTATATGCATTTAATAATTGGTTTGAAGGTATCGTTTGGGATGGCCCAAATATTACCAAATATTGGATTGAATTAACGTTGAAATATACGTATGAATCAATGCCAGAGCCAGTTGCGATGAATCGTTTCAGTGAAATGGGCGTTCAATATGATTTTGTTGATACCATAATAATGAAATCCAAAAAAGTTCAAAATCCTGACGACCTTGATCCAGTGACACGTAAGCCAAAAGAAGAAAAAGAACGTATATGGTTGGTTTCACTTAAGATTCCTAGACATTTAGTTGAAGACCCAATGCCTGATGATTCAGAAGATGTTGATAATGTTCAAAACTTAGAAGCCACTGCGAACGCTGAAGAAGAAGCTAAAGGCAATCCAGACATGGAAGAAGCAGATGATATGACTGCGGACGATGGCGCAAGCGATGAAGGCGGCGACGAACTTGATTTATAACATTAACATAAACGAAGGCTTGAAAGTAGCCGATCTCAATGATTTAGTTGATGAAACTATATCAATAGACAAATTTGCCAGCAAGATTGATACTGACGCAATCGTTGTTGCATTTAAATCACATAGCACCATAACATTACCAATGGATGACTTATCAGAATTTATAGAAACCGGTAAGAACGAAGTTTTAGATACAGAAGTGAGTGCTGGCCCAGATAAAGATGGAAAATACCTATTGTTTGTAGAGTTTTTAAGAAATGAAAATTTTCCTAAAAATTTAATAGAAGTTTTAGATAGTATGAGATCACTAACATTAATAAAAAATTGGTCATATACATTTTATGGCGACTCAGATGAAATAAAGGACGTGACGATGGAAAATTTAACCAATGACATTAGATTAGAGAAATTAGACCGCGATGTTACACCAGATGAAATCAAAGAAACGGTTGAATTCTTCAAAAATAGCGATTTAGATGATATAAATTTCGATGGCGACAATCAAATATGTTTTGAACAAACGGGTCAAACCATAGTAAAACAACAAATAGCATTAGGTGACCCAACAATGGTTCTTGATGCATTAAACATGAGAGTTTCTCCTATTCAATTAGATAATGACAGTCTTCGCGAATGTAGATACTTGAGGGGTTTTCTTGGGTCGAACTGGGAAGTTACTAAAATAAATGAACATTTCGTTCTAGCCAACGATGCAGATGAGAGAGTAATGATTATAAAATAATAATACTTGACATCACCAAAGCCTTCGTTTAAGATATACATAATGTAATAATCTAAACGGAGGTTTTTTTATGCCAAATACACTAGATGAATGCGCCACCATTGAACAAGTTGCCGAGTTTTATGAAACAAATACGGGAGATGAAGATTTTGACACTGATGTTGTTTATCGCATGGCTGAAATTTCGGCTGAAACAGACGAAAATTTAGATAATTCATTAAGTTACCGAAATATGATGATCGGTGCGGATGAATACTGTGAACAACTTATCGGTGAGATCAATGAAGCAATTGCCGCGTTAGATGAAGCATATGATGCCGAACAATGGGATCAATTAACCGATGACATATTTACTGATTGGGAAAGCGATGAAGCAATGTCTGATGCCGCAGCGGAAATCGACGATGTAAACAACCTACTACACGACTTTAAAGGATATCTTAATGATATCGGCGAATCAGTAACTGGTTTGTATGGCTCCGATTTTGATTTCGGATTCGGCGACATGATGAATGAATCATTTTTTGGTGACTTTTGGGGAACCGAAATGAACATGAATAAAATCCAACAATCACAAGACGAAATGGTATTGCTGTTAAATCGCATCATCAATGCACAAGAGAAATTTGTCGATAATTTAGATGATATTGAAACAGAAATTCAAGATCACGTTAATGGTGTTTGGGACGATATCGCTGCGTAATTTAATTTTATATAAGGAGAAATAATATGACTGAAGAACAGAAAAAAGCAGAACAAAAGAAAAACACTACAAATGCTGCCGTAGGTGGTAGTGCAGGAATTGCTGGCGAGGACGTTGTTGATACAATTCTTGGTATCGGCGAAACCGCACTGGATGTAACATTGGATGTGTTATCTGCTGGTACTGAAGTTGCTGGTGATGCATTAGGCGTTGCAGGTGATGTTGCTGAAGGTGCCGCAGAAATCGTTGGTGGCGTGCTTGGCGCAATAGCAGATTAATCATGGCTGAACAAAAATTGATTAATGCGCTAGAACGTGAAACCGAAGGGCTACGAATTGATTACATGGATCACTTAAAGGTGCTGACGATGGTTAAAGATAATGACCATGATGGCGTTCGTGACCAACTGTATGATATGGACACATGCCAACGTGATTCAATTTATAGCGAAATAGAACGATATGATACAGTGTTTTTTGAAGCATTAGGAGATATGTAATGGATGAACGTGAATTTACCAAAACGTGGTGGAAAAATTTGTGTGCAGACGAAGATCGATTGATTAAATGGCTCCAGAAACTGCAACATACAGAACGACACGGTTTCTACGATAATCACGATGCGATAGAACGATTTACTGATCCAATGAAGGATAAAAATGCAATCAAAGTTCTTACACAAACCGCTATTGATGAATGGCGTCATGCCGATTTGTTAGTAGGGTTGATTCATAATCGCGGTCTTGCTATTACCGCACCAGTGAAAAGTTTGTATTGGGACGAAATGGAAAAAGTTATCGTCGACCTTGATACATGCATGGCTGCATTTCACTTGGCAGAGACACTTGCCGCATGGAGATTTGAAATATTCTATGAATATGAAAATACACCCAATGATGTGAAACAATGGCTGGAGACAGTTATACCAGATGAACAATATCATGGCAAAATCTTTCGCAAATTAACATCCGAAGATACTATTGCACGAATTAAAATCGAACAGCAACGTGTCATCGAACTTATGAAATCTAAAAAATAATGGAGAGACAAATGGGATTAAATCATAGAAACACTTATATCGTGGTGAATATTGATACAGGAATAACATCTATTCTTGACAATGATGAACAACTACAACAGTTTTTATAAAGATTCAGTAGAATATTATGAAAGTGAAGAAAAATTTAATAGAAATAATGTTGTGATTGCAGGTGGTAACATCGTTGAATTGAAAACTAGTGTTATCGTTGTTACTCCTAAAAAAGAACCGGTAACACGCGATTCTATGATTGAAGATTTATTAGGTGACGCTGGTGTAAAACGCACTCGTATGCGTAATTCTGGTAATGAATTTGTGAAATATACCAAGCTACCCAATGACGATGACATCGATGACGATTTGACAGAAGAAGATTATATAAATGAATACGATATTGAAACCGTCGCGTATGATAACAAACAACGAATAAGTGGCGTTGACGAGGGATTGCTTTACGGTGGTTCAACCGCCAAATTGAATAATGAATTAGCCAAATCTATTGTAGATGATATGGACGACACAGGTAATACAACGGATAAACTTGACGAAGTGCTTGATCGCATAGGAAAACGCGTTGAAACACCAACCGAAATCAATAAAATGATTGATCCTATTGTCGAAATAGCCGAAGATACAATCAATAAAGTTACCGATGCAGCACGTGAAGGAATCGTCAGTGCACTTGATCGTATTTCATCACCCGATTATCCTGATTTCATTAATGAAATAGTCAATAAAAACATTGATCTTGAAATAGAAAATGATGATACATCATTAGGATCAATGCCACGAGCGTCTGATCCCAAACCACAGGTTGACAAATTGGGTGAAATAGACGATACGGAATATTTTAACAGCGATATCATTCGTGGTGGAGTGCCACAAAAAAATGATACACAAGAGAGTGATGCACCTACACCCGAAGCTGAACGTTTTCATGAAATGCTCCGTAAACGAGATTTCGGAATGGGCGGTGGTGGTAGTGCTGGATGATGATTCGTTAAAGATAGTTAGAACCGCCGCAAGTGAGGCAGGAGACTATCTGAAGGATGTGTTAGAACCATGTGAAGGGCATCCTGTGCGAAATGCATACGCACACGTATGGGAGCGCCTTAAACACCATCTAGGCGGGTGTTCATACAAAGACTGTGATAACGACGATGTTCCACTATTGTTGGAACTGATTGAAGAAATAAGAAACAAAAAATAGTTGACAGTAAAGGGTTAATGTAGTAGATTATAGATATTAAGGGCGTGTATTCCAACCGGTAGAGAAACGAGACTTAAAATCTCGACAGTGTGGGTTCGAATCCCACCACGCCTACCACATAGCTTCCGTCGTCTAACTGGATAAGGCACCCGACTTCTAATCGGGATATTTGTAGGTTCGAGTCCTACCGGGAGCACCAATTAAAAAATATTAATATTTTTTAAAAACATATGAAATGAACTGTATTCGATATTAAAATATTGTTGAATTTCATTTGGGGTTTTTTTATCTATATGATACATATGGCATAATATATTTATGCTGTTAAGTATATTGCGTTCAGTGTTATATGGATCACCCAACACAAAATTAAACATTTTGGATAATACTTTTGCTGATATTTTGTTGGGATTATTCCAACCTAGTGCTGGTTTCAATTTGTTATTATATACACGACCTGTTATAGATGAATATTTAATCGGAGTATATGGATGTTTAATCGCAGAACGTCGATTGATATGTTTTATATTGGCTGTATCGATTTTTTGTTCAAATAAATAATTGTCAAATGGTTCATTGTGTTTAGTTGCCCATTTTAAAATATTATCAAATAATATTTCTTTGGATATTGCATTATCTGAACCTTTTAATGAATTAACCGAATTCATTAAAAATTGACAATTAGCAGGATGTGAAATAATATCAGGATGCATTTTTAAATCAAATCCGCTTTTTACTGAAAACATATGATCATGGCAGACGCCATCTTTTTTTGTTAAGGGATTATAAAATCCATGCTTAACATATAAATCATAACCAAGAAATGTATCATAATATTTTTCAATAAATCTAAATGAACATAATTGTTTATATCGTTTATATTGCACGCCGTGCGTTGTAGGCAAACCATTACTTTTTATTAATGACGCACGTTGCCGCTGTCTTGATTCGGTTGTGCGTATATTATTAGAATGTATACCACCACATTTGGACGAACAAAAAATATTACCATTTTGATGCTTTTCGTATGATATAATAGATTTACATATGGAACATAATTTTGGATTTTCTTCATATACATTTTTAACTTTAGCACGACTGTATTTTTGTGAACAGGTTTGTGTACAAAATTTGCTATGACGCTTATCTTTTGGTGTAAACTCTATTTTACACTGATGGCATATATATTTGTTTGTTGACATATTGGTATCCTTTCGATTATAAATACGATGGCGGTTGGATTTTCCTTTCGGTGTCCTTGTGATATATATTTCCAGTATGTATCACGCCGCTATTACTATTTATCTTGACAAACCTTATTTTCTCCTATAATATGAACACATCATTATAAAGGGAGAAATAATATGTTTGATATTTTAGAAGATGCATTTGATATTTTAACTGCGCCAATTCGCAACACGGTTGATGTACTTGAAGGATTGTCGGAAGGCGAACTTCGAACGCATGCTATTGCGCAACTTGGTTCGAGTGCGGTTGCGGGTTTGGAAGCATATGAAATCATTGAGCTATTGTTGGAAGATTAATGGCAAAAGTTATTTTACGCGAACCAGTAGATGTAATACGTTGGTGGCCGGGGGGCGACGAAATTGAAAATGTTACCGAGGTTCGTCATACTCAACTAGGATTTATTGGTCATTTGCAACAAGATGGAAATACGCTCATGGTAAAACCTGGTGATTATGTATTGTCATTTCTTGGAAAGCAAATAATAATGAATGAAGAAATTTTCAAAATCAACTTTAAAGGTCACAAAGAATGAATCAAGATATATGGGATCGATTAGATAAAGTTAGCACATTCAGGCTTACTTCATATTTGAAAAATGAATATCCACAAGTGGTTGGTGTCATTCTTTTCAATTTGTCTAGGAAAACGGTTGCTGGTGTAATGGATGAATTACCAGAAAATTTTGCTATGGAAGTTGTAATGCGTATGTTGCGCACGGATGATGTTCGCAAGGAAGTTATTGATATCATTGAAGACACATTACAGGATGAATTTTTTAATAATGTAGTCACTTATGACAATAAAGAAAAATTTATAGGTGATATGTTCGATGTTATGGTTCATTCTGATCACATGGTAGAACAGCTTGAAGAACGCAATCGTGAAATGGCTGAAAAAGTTAAGGGGTATATGGACACATGATTAATCAATCTATGATAGAAGCATTAATACCGACAATGAAGAACACTGCATTTAAAGGTATTTGCACTAATCCAGATATTCAACTTGATAATTTGGCACTTATGACATTTGGTGAATATGTTGATACAATACCGCTTCCTGCAATGTGTTGTAAGTTTGATTTTGCTGGATATGCTGCATTTATCATATTTGATAGTTCATTGATATATTCTATGGTTGATGTTTTATCTGGTGGTCGTCGTGGCACCGCTGCAATGCGAATTGAAGGCAGGGGATATACAACAATTGAAAAGCGCATTATTAAAGAATTAGTAATGGAATCAATTGTGAATGAGTTATTGTATGAACTCAATATATTATCAAAAGATATATATATGGAAATAGAACATATAAGTCTCAGTCCAGATAATATGAGAAAGCAATTATCTGAAAATGAAATGGTTCAAATTGCACGAATGAGAGTAGACTTGGATGACCGTGGTGGTCGTTTCGAATTATGCGTTGAAGAACATTAAAGGAGAAATAATATGGGTTGTGACATTCACATATATCCTGAAATATTTAAAGACGGAGTTTGGCAATTATCTGAACCGTTAAATCTTGCTGCATGGTGGGATGAACGTATTTTAGATGAAGCAGATGATTATGATGCTCTTGATGAAGAACATAAATCTATGTCGAAAGAGCAAATATTAGAACAATATAAAAACGACACGCGTGTTCAATGGGAAGGGCCGTGGGATTCTAATTATTCACTTAGGGGTAGAAATTATAATTGGTTTTCGATACTTGCCAATGTTCGCAATGGATATGGATTTGCTGGTGTAGACACTGGTGATAGTTTTGTTCCTATTCATGCACCTAATGAAGAACCACGCGGTCTTCCTGATGATGTGTCATCGGATGTTAAAAAACTTTCTGATAGTTGGGATTCCGACGGTCATTCACATTCATATAACACACTGCAAGAATTATTAGATTATGATTGGGATGGTCAAACACGGATAACACGTGGTATTGTTAACGTTGAGAATTTCAAAGAATTTAAAGAAAAAGGTGAACCATCAGCATGGGCGGGTGGTGTTTCTAATGTAGAAATAGTTTCTAACGAAGTCATGGCACAAATCGCATTAGGAATTTATGGCACACTTGATAGAAATGAAACTAGATATTATACTCATGTAGAATGGAAAAATACTTATCGTGAAAATGTTGGTGCAAGTTATTTGCAAGGCATTCTTGATGAACTAACAAAATATGGTAAACCAGAAAATGTAAGAATAGTATTTTGGTTTGACAATTAAGGAGATCAATGATGAAACACAATCTTCGGCATATAAATGATGCCCCTATAGATAAACCATTTATTGCATATAAAACGGATGGCGATACTGTTATAGCAAAATATGGAGATAGCAATCAACCAGATAATTTACCTTGGGTTAGCGAAAGTCGTGGTTTTGGTAATGAAGATTTTATTGCTTGGCAACCGCTGCCTGATCTATACATGAATCGTGGTGATTTGTAATGCCACATGACAAAATTATAAAAGCGCGTGAAGAAATGCGCAAATCATATGGTTTTTATGGAAAACTATTAGATGTGTTTGATATACACGCAACTGGCAATGATGAACAACCTGTTTCGACCATTGCTATATATGATAATATTATAGAGTATAATCCTGATTTTATAAATGATTTAGAACATGATCAAATTATATTTGCTTTGGCGCATGTTATATTGCTTATGATATTCAAATGCAATGAACGTCGTGGTGATCGTGATCGGTTAATATGGAACAGTGCGTGCAATTATTCAATTAACAATATACTTGTTAAACAAAACATAGGTCGCAAGACTAATGAATGCTTGCTATCTGATGATTATGATGATATGATAATTGAACAAATTTACGAAGATTTAATATCAAAAGGATTCAATTATGGGCAAGGTAAAAAATAATAATTGAATATATTATAGAAAGGACTTTATGATGGGTAAATCCATTTCACAAAACCGCAAAGTGCGCCATAACTATACCATTGATGATGAGTATGAAGCGGGTATTGTATTACAGGGCAACGAAGTAAAAAGTTTGGCTGTTGGACAGTGCAGCATTGCTGAATCGTATGTTACCATTGAAGGCAATGAAGCATTTTTGGTTAATGCGCATATTGATCCATATGATTTAGGTTCTAAGTTTGTGGCACAAGAGCCACGACGTCGGCGCAAATTATTGTTGCATAAACGCGAGATAAAGAATTTGCTTGTCAAATCGCAACAAGGGGGTTATACTATAGTTGCATTATCGATGTACTTCAATGACACGGGCAAGGTAAAACTTAAAATTGCCACTGCCAGAGGAAAGAAGAACTACGATAAGCGTGCCACGGAGAAGCAACGTGATTGGGATCGTGATAAGCGCAATTTATAGGAAAGGTTAATACAATGGATTCAGTGTTTATTATTTCATCGACCTCGGCTGGATATGAACATTCAGATACTGTGTTACAGGGTGCATGTTTGACTATGCAAGACGCAATAATTTCATTGGATCGCGTTAAAAAATGCATTGAGTTTGGTTACTTGAAAAAATTATTTAAAAGATATAGCGAACGCAAATATAACGACAATGATGAAAATTTATATATTAACGTCGTTTCACCAGAATATCGAATAATTGTCATGGAACAATATAACCAATTTGTAAAAAGTATGACACACAATGATGATATGTATTCTTGGGATTTGGGGCACGGCGATTGGATGGATTTGTTTATCGAAGAAGTTGAATTTTTTAATAGTTAAGAAAGGAAGACAATATGTTTAATTTTAAAGATGTAGGATGGAAAAAATTAACGGCAGTGGGGACAATTAGTTTCTTTGTTATATATTTCATTGTTACGAGCATTCATGTTCAATACGCATCGGTTCGACCACATGTACTCAATGAAAACATTATCGTATATGATGAAATTGATGTTGTTGGTTATCGAACGATTTCTGCTGCAAGGCAGCTTATCACAATGTTGACTAATAAAACTGGTGGATATATGTCTAACGACAAACTACCACCATATAGTTGGGCTGATGATATGCCTAATTGGGAGTTTGGTGTTATTAAAGTTCTTCGTGGTTATAACATTGTTCTTCGTGAAAACTTTACACGATCACAAACACAATCAGTTGAAGATAAAGACGCGGTTGCAGCGATGACTGCACTTAACGTAGACAATCTTTCATGGATGTTCCCATCAGTTGAAGGGTGGCCTTGGACAAAGGGCGAGTATGTTAAATCCAGCGAATCGTTGTTTGCACTTGAAAAACGATTACTTGATAACAATCCTGCCGACGGAAACTTTTTCACACGTGCTACATCGTTGGCGACATTTATTAATCGCAGCAATAAAGTTTTAGGTAGCCACAGCCAACTATTATCGGCATCTGTTACCAAAGAACGCATTAACACCGATATGACGGGTGACAAAAATGCAGAAGAAGCCAAACCACAAGAATATATCAACTCTGATATTTTAACATCGTGGTTACAAATCGATGATAATTTTTGGGAAGCACAGGGTTCAATCTATGCATTGAGTGTTATCCTTAAAGCGATGGAAAGCGATTTTTATAAAGTGCTTGAAGATAAGAACGCACTGCCAGCGCTACGCCAGATCATTGTTGAACTGGAAACTGCTCAGGGATTGGTTTATTCGCCACTAATTATTAATGGTGCAGGTTTAAACTCGACGCCTTATGGACTTGGTGCAAACTATTCGTTAATTTTGGCAAACTACGTTAGCCGTGCAAGTGCTGCATTGACTGATTTGGAAAAGTTGCTTAAAAACGGATAATAACACTTGACGTAATGTAGTATTATGTTATATTGATAATGAAATTGAAACTGTAGGAGAGATTAGATGCAAGAATTTGAAACACAGATTAAAGAAATTAGACAACAGATTAAAAATGGTGATGTTGATCAGGATGCGATTGCTGATGTGTTACAAAAATCTGGTATGGATATTGGTGATCTTGGTATTGACATCGATATGGAAAATGCCAAACTTTCTGATATCATGCAACAACAAGAAGTTATGACTGGTAACATTGCTGGTTTGATTGTTGATTTGGATGGTGTTACCTCTGCCTTTGGTAGCCAGTTTAATGAAATGAAAGAAAAAACTGCGCTTGAAACGATTGTTGGTATTTTTATGAAATCCAAATCGATTGAAATGAGCCAAACACGTGTTCGTAATACTGATATCAGCGGCAACTTGAATGAGTTGATTCGTAAATCAGATACGATCACAACCATTCTCCAACAACAGTTGGAAGTTCTGGACGGCAGATTTAATATTTCTAAAGACAGCCTTAAAGGCGTATTATCTGATCGTGAACAAACTGTTGGCGAACTTACTGATACACGTGAAAAGATTTCGGCACTTGATCCGAGACTCATTGAAGCGGAACAAGCAGTTGAAAACGAAGCAGACCCCAAATTGCGCACACAAAAAGAAACTGCGTTGCAATTGTTGAATGAAGAATACAACACACTTGTTAATGATGAGCAGCGGCTTACTGCACTTTCACAGACGCAAGAAAAATATGTGGAAATGTATAAAACGTTTGTTGATTCATTGGAGAACCAACGTTCTACGCAGATGGTGTTGATTGCCAAGTTGCAAACAGACACGAAGCATCGTACTGTATTATATGATGCGTTAGCCAAATCATTGGTTACTGCATCACAGCAAGAAGTTGCTCATAAAATCAACGACATCGGTTCAGCGGTTGATAATGAATCACAAGTAACAATGGCAAATCTTGGTTCGGCGGCAAACAATCGCATGGCAGATATGATGGAATCACATGATGGCAATATGCTCGTTGCTAAAAAGGTTCAAGAAGAGAAAGCGAAAGCGGATGATCGTTTTGAGCGACGGTTTGGTGAAATTATGAAAAAGCACGATGCTGGAGAATATGGCAAAGCTGCTTAATCAATAGTTTTTATCTAAGATTAGAAAGGGATAGATTATGAATAATGCGCGAGTAGTACAACAAGCAAATGACGAACACTTTGAGTTAACTGACAATGCTGAAACGAAAAGATATTTTGCTAAATTCTCGCGCATTATTTCCCTTTTGAGTTCGATATCGGAATCAGAACGCAAAGCACATAAAGAAGATTATGAAGCCGACATTATCATTGATGAATTAAGAAAGTTGTCGAATACATTCGAAGCATTATCGATGAAGTATTTGTTTACAGGTGTTGTTCACAATAAACTACCAAAAAATCTTGAGATTGACACAACCGATTCTGGATTTCCGGTATTTCATGAGATATTACAACTTGAAAATGATATGAGCCGGGCAACTGATGAATTTGATTCGTTGCCAGATTTTAAAACATTTAAAGATGATATGATCGATCACATGTTAAAGTATCGCACACCCGCCCGTGAATTGCAATTTGGTATGTCACAAAAATGTTATTATGATTTGTTGACGCAGCGACGCATGTTTGTTACACGCAATATGCCAACGATTGTTCCAATTGCAACAGAAGGCGACAACGAACTTACTTCAAAAAATAAAAAATATCTTATTCATTGGAGTGTTTATGATAGCGCCAAAAACTATCCTAATGTTTATATCATGGTTGTAGAAGATTCTGCCAAACGTTTTGGTGAGAATACATTGTTGGACGATCCTGAAATATTGAAAGAACTTAAAGATACCATTCTAAATCAATCATTGTCATCATTGAAAATGGTAACGATTGCGATGAATATCGACAAAGATTTTGAACACTTGCATCCATTAAGTTTGAAACGGATTTATATTGGACCAATGTATAGCAATCGTTATACACACCACAATGATAACATCCAACGGGTTCTTAAAGAAGCAAAGCAGGGTTCAGATTGGGTGTTTGCATGGACGGTAGAAACATTGCTTTCAAAAGGAACCAAGACAATCAAGAAAGGATTGTTTGGCGACCAATTGCTTCAAGTGTATTATGTTGATCAGCACGATCATGAATCATTCCAAAGCGGTAGCACTGAAACTGAGTATCATATGGTATTACCATACGAATCGTATCAGTGTTTACACGAAGACCCAACCAATCCATTGCATGGAATTTTCATCAAGGTGGTTGATAAAGATGGGCGGATATTGGAATTATGATACATTTTGATTTTGTATTAAGTGATGTCGATGCAGAGAATTTAATGTCTTTATTCGGTACTGCTATTGGCAATGATAATAATCAAATCATGAAAGAGATGGTTAAAGACGACCATGATGTTGATATCATTAAAGCATACAAACGCGATATTGAATATTTAAAAGAGTTGAAACTCAAAATGTCGAATACGCGGGTTGCAGAAAATGAAATCATTGCCGAGTAAAGGTCATTTATTTTGGCGCAAAGAATTTTATTCTATGTGTTCTAAACATCAGATTAATAATCCCGATTGTTCATTGTGTAAAAATGGTAGATGGTGTAATGTATGGAAGCAGCACGTATCGCATATAATATTTATGATTGCTCCAGAGTTGTGGCGTTGGTGGGTTAATAAAAGGAGATCGTAATATGGCATCATTTTCAAAAGAAGAATACATTGCTTATTTGACTAGCAAAATGAAACATCGATGCACAAGATATAAACGTGCTTCTGATGATAATCAACTTATCAAAAATGATTTGGATATCATATACGATGAACTATCAGAGTTGGAAACAATTATGAATAGTTCTAGAGACACATTTTACTTATAGGAGATTGTGATATGACTTTATTATATTTTAATGACGAAGAAAATGCTGCGATTGAAGAATTGGCGGCAAAACAAGGTCTTAGTTGTGCTGGTGTGTTACGCCAAGCAGTTCGGCTATATCAACAAGCGCACCATGAACTTGAAAAGGGAAATCAACTTGGTTATTATAATGCACAAGGGAATCGAGTGATTGATAAGCCGTTTGGATGCATGGGCGATTAATAAAGCACTTGACGAATATTGTATTGCGAGTATAATGTAATCAAACGCCCTATAATGAATGAAATGGAGATAAAGAACAATGGATAAAAATTTAATGGAAATCAAAGAAGCAGACATTCTTAAACATTATACATCGGTGTTTGGATTGGTTACTGACTTCAGTTATACTCCTAAAGCCAAAAAAGATTCAGGCACAGAAGAAGTAGTTTCCGATACCACATACGTTCGTCGCACTAAGCGTTCTCATGTGTCGGGTATTAAATCAACTGGTTCTAAATCTAGTGTTGCATTAATGGATACAATCGAAGGCGTTGATGGTGATGATCCGTTGATTACCGAAATTCAAAGCCATATGATTCGTGTCATTCGCCGTGCTATGGCTATTGCCAGTGAAGTGGTAGACGTGTTTGGAAATTCAACTAATCTCAATCGTCTTAAAGAAGCAAATGGCAATGGACGTGTTTCCGAAATTGAACGAATTGAATTTCAAGAATTATTGAACACTGCGTCATTGATTGGATTGTTTGTTACCACAAGTTATGTAACATTTATTCTTTCTGATTATATGACCGACAGTGACACCATGCAAATTTCCATCGATCCAACCGAAGAAATTGTAATTGACAATCCGGTTATCGCACTGAAAGGCGCACTATGGGAACTTGATGACAATATTAAAAAATACGCAAAAGATGATATTACGCTAGTCCGCGTAGTGAAAGATTATTTTGCACAGTTGATGGCTGAATTGCAAATTCGTAAATCAGGAATTCGTCACGCCGAAGTATTCATTGACAATAACTATCGGGTTGAAGAAGATAAATTTGACATCATTGGTTTTGATACAGCCAAAAAAGGTAAATCAACCAAACTTATTATGCAATTTGTTAGACCAGATCAAGTTGTTGGTAATCACATCGCGAAATATCAAGCATTAAAATTAGCAAAAATGGTTGCACTATATGATTTCACACGCCAACGTAATCCGATATTGGATGTTGCTGGATTTCCACTTGGTGTTATTGGCGACGGTAATCCTGGAACTGGTAAGACAACTCTTTATCAAATGTTTTGTGGATTGGTTAATGATTATGCACAGGCGCAAAATCGCCCATTCGTTGTTGAAGTGTTTACGCCTGATATGATTAGTTCATATCAAGGTAAAACCGCACAGAACGCTAAACAGGCGCTAACAAGCGGTATGGACCCACACGTATTCGGCAGTGTGCTGTTTGATGATGTCGATCAAACGACAGCAAGCCGTGGTGATGATAAAGCATCCGCTGGACAACAAGAAGTAACGTCGGTTCTTATGGAAACACTTGCTGGTGCCAATACAATCATCCGTGGGAACGCTTCTGCCTTTTTGTTTAGTAATTATCCAGAAAAAGTAGATGACGCCCTACGGCAGCGATGTGGGCTTCGTTGGTTGGTTGATGGGCCACAAACATTGGAAGATTATCAAGATATTCTTGCTTTATTGTTGGGTAAAAATCATACACTTGACTTGGGTGGTATTGAGTTGTATACTACACAAGATATCAAGAAAGCGATTGGACGTAGTTACGAGAAGCATAATCGCCCCACAGAAACTGCATTGATTGAAGTATTTGATCGCGTAGTTGATGAACAGGGCGAGTTGAATACCATCGAAAAAGTTGGTATTTACCTGAAAGCGATTCAAGGTGCTGATCCACGATTTACAGGTCGATCAATTAAGAATATTACCGATACTTGTAAAATGCGTTCGGCTGATTTTGAAGTTCCTGACGAATGGGTTGAAAATCCAGAAGTATTTGTTGAACTTGACTATGATCGCAAGGTTGATATGCTTAAAGAGTTAGTTACGCCTATTACAAGCGAAATGGTTTTACAAGAAACTAACCGTTATGCTGATTCAGAGTTTCGTTATTCTGATAAAAGCGATGAAGCCGAAATTGTAAATATGGTTCGTTATCACCATAATAAAACTGAGGCTGACAAACGTATCAGAAATGATTGATTGAAGGGATAAAATAATGCAATTACTTGTCGATAATGAGTTAAAGTATGGAAATTTGTTGTTGGTTGATTCTGCACATTTAATCGCACGGTATAATCGTGCATTGAATGTTATATGTGGAAAAAAGACCGAGTTGGAAATTTTTCATATTGATGGCAGTGGATATAGCCCCGAAGTCGCGAAAGAACTCGACGATAAAGAATATATGAATCCACACGGTGTTAATAAGAAAATCATCATTTTGTCATTAGAACAAGAAGGTCTTCCAGTATTGGATTCTTATTTCTCCACTACACGTGATTTGATTAGACGATTTATTCAAGATAATAAATCTGAACTTTTTGCACTAACGAGTCGTGATGTGGTTTATGGCGAACTGGAGAATTCAACATTCAAAATTGAAAGTTTCACGGATTTGCTATGTATTAAACGCATCATATTTGAAATCAATACAGTTGGTGATTCCATCAAAAAAGGAAAACAGCTTACCAGTTTGATTAAATCATTTATGGTTAACGATAATATGTGGCATGATGAAAAAACGGTTGAAGAGATTATTGGGTTATCATCTGTGGTTGGTGATATTCGTCGACACCAAGTGACGCCGTCGCACACCGAATATAAACAAATCAATTTTTATTCACGGCATTACGGCGGCGTATATGTATTCAATCACGACAATGGTGATTATACAGTTATTGCGCATGAAGAACAATACAGAAAAGAGGCTGAAACTTGTCATTTAAATGTTAAATTCATCCACATAGATGATAAAAAAGAAGTGATTGCATTTTTAAAGAAGAATAACATCGTTGAGATGTATAGTGATCGATATTTGCGCAAGAATATAGATTTGATGCGTGAAAAAATTAATTTCATCGCAATTGATCATATGTCACAGACGCACACAGACGCAGATTTGACGGATATTAGCGATGATGAAATTAAAAAATATATTTATGATCACTATGATGAGTTACCTAAAGAGTTCCGCGTTCTTTCAAAAGCAGTAAAATTGATTGATAACGGATATTCTGTGGATTTGGAATCTGGTTCTGATGATATATTTTTCTACTTTGCTCGTTCTAGCGATCACGATCTCAAAGATTTGGTTAATCAATTGATTGCGTATTACACGCCGTTAGATTTTCTAAATGTGTTTATATCCAACAAACGTGCTTTTTATGAGTTGTATGACGAGTGGTCCAATAGTAAAAAATCATTTGTTGTTAATTACTTGGTTAGAGAATATCAACAAGATAAACACAGAATTAAAGGTAAATTCTTTGGGTAATGCAAAATATCGATATATGAAAACTCGCGAACAACAATGGAAATATGATGTTGAGGCAGTAATATGTAGATTGGAGCAATACACTAAACTCGCAGTGCATAATATATATAATTTTTCTCACGACCATGAAGTAATGCGTTATGGATTGTATAAAACATGCAATTATAAAATGACAAAAAATAAATGGTATGTTACATTAATGCGGTGGATTAAAACTGAAGATGTATTTGGGCCGTTTGATTCTAAAAAAGAAGCAGAAGAATATATCGAAATTAACCATGTTATATATTTAACATCGGGAACCAAATTTGATGAGTTAAAAAAAGGCAACGCAATGAATAATTTAGAAGCAGAAAGCAAAGAAGCAATCGTGGATTGGATTAAAGAAAATAGCGGATATGTGTATTCACAATTTACATTTGTAAAACAAACCGAAGACGAAATATTACCAACAGTTGACGAGTTTGAAAAAAATTTATATAATGTAGCTGAATGGTTGCTTGAATCCGAAGAAGTGTTATCTGATGAAAATAGAGACAATTATCCAGATGCAGAATATCATCAAAAATATATTTTTGGTCCACTTGATGGTAATTTATATGCACACACCTTTTCAAATGAAAGTGGTGATATTCTATATGTAGTTGTCGGATCGTAAAAATAATCTATATATATTAAAACCGTATAATATAACTGATAAATATATCATAAATATTAAACCGAAACAGTTGAGGATAAAACATTGTTTACAGGATATGAAAGTTGGGTGGAGCAATATTTCAAAGATATTGAATCATCAGAAAAAGTCGTTATTTGTTGTAACGATACATCTGCGTGGAAAATGTATCCAGACTATAATTGGGTGTACAATAAACTTGAGTTATGCAAATCACAAAATATAGAATCTGGCCCACATGGCGTAAAGCCATCATTTGAACCTGTTTTTAGTAAACCAGTTATTAATTTATATGGTCAAAATCGTCGTGCGTTGAAAATATTCAGTTGGGAAGATGCGGAGTATTATCCTGGACATTTTTGGATGCCGGTATTTAATGGAACACATCTATCGTCTGATATGGCTTTGGTTGATGGCGTAAGTCAATGGTGTTATACAATGCAAGCATTTGAAAACGATGACGGGCAATTAACAAGGTATGAATCTGCAAATGGCGAATTTGAAGAATTGGTTGACAAAGCAAAACTTTGGGCACTGACTAATTTAAAAGGTTATACAGGTATCGTTAATATAGAAACCATAAATGGTAAAATTATTGATTGTCATTTGCGTATGATGCCACGATTGGTTGATTTATATAGCGAGGGTTGGTTGGAAGCAGTTTCTATATTATATGACAAACAAACATGGACTTTTAATCGTGGCACTGAAAGTGGATACAGTTATACGTTACGTGCATCAGAAAATGGAACATGTTTGATATCTGATAAGGATCGATTTGATGAAATAAAAAACACAGTGAGTTCTATTCAAAAAATATTTAAAAACGATTGTAATATAGTAAAAAATGGGAGACTTGTAATAGTTAATGGATGCGATGCAACAATAGTAAATGATGCAATAAATGAACTTAATGAAATTATTATTTTGACTGATGAATAGACAGTGTGTTATTATATATAAAATAACATAATGGAATATTATAAATGACAAAAATTCAAGAATTTCTACAAGAAGCTACCGTAATAGATACCGAAACTACCGGCGTAAATTTTAAAGAAGATGAAGTAGTCGAAGTTGCAGGTGGACGTTTAATAAATGATGAATGGAAAGTTGAATCGCTTCTCATGGGTTCAAATAATCCAGTTCCACCCGGTGCAAGTGCCGTTAATAACATCAGTAATAAAATGATTGCAGGGCTACCAAAATTTGATCAATGCATAGAAACTATAAATGATATTGTACATGTAGATTCAACAAAATATATGGTTGCACATAACTCCAATTTTGATAGACGAATGATGCTTGTTTCTTATGAACGAGCAAATGATACAGTATTCAATAAATTCGAAATTCAAGAAGATTGGATTTGCACATGGAAACTGGCACAACAATTATATCCAAAAGATGGTGTGATGAAATACAGTTTGGCGTATTTGCGATACTATCTTGAGTTAGACATCAGTGATGATATGCTTGCTCACCGCGCTGGCGCAGATGTTACAATGTGTGGCATATTGCTTCAACGATTGATAGAAGAAGCCATCAAGCAAGATAAAATCGATGATACACAAGACATTGGTACACAATTACAAAAACTTTGTTGGCAACGAATGAATATAGATTTATGGCCTTTAGGAAAGCACAAAGGAACTAAGATATCAGAAGTTCCAACAAAATATCTCATGTGGTGCACCGATAAAATTGATTTATTGGATGAAACTCACACTAAATTCGATAAAGATTTATTCACTTCAGTAGTAAAAGTATTAGAATCGAGGCTGTAATAGCCGGTTTTTAATAAATATCATTAGATCAAAGGGAGATTTAATGATGTTTGGATTGGGTACACTTGGAACTAAATTAATTATTGCTGGTATTGTAGTTGCCGTTATTAGTACTGCTGTTGGTGGGTTTTTTCTTTATCAAAAAAGCATTGTTTCGGATTTGCAAGATAAAATAGACTTTCAGGCTGAAGAAATAACGACGCTGACTGGCAATGTTATAAAGTTGAAGGCAAGCAATGAAAGCTTGGAGTTACAGGCAACAAAAAAAGCAGCAGAAACAAAAGCAGCGTATGCTGAAATAACACGCTTGCGTGTGGTAGACAGCGAATCTACGGCTCGGGTTAATGAAGTGGAAAGTATACTTCGTGATAGTAATAGAAATAAACAATTAGATTCTGTCAGAAAATCTAAAAGAGCTAGTTTTCTACTTAGATTGATGGATTTGGATGCTACATGTCAAGTTGTTAATTTCGATAATGTTAATGGAAAATGCGTAAGAGGAAAATGGGTTCCAAAAGGAGAAAGAGTTATTGAGTTGGAGGTAAAATCCGATGAAAAATAACATTTTATATGCCGTAGTATTATTGATGGTGTTAACTGGATGTGAACAAGTGCAAAAAACTGAATCTATTAAATTGGTAACTGCTACCACTTATCCTGAATTACCAGACATCGAACCATTATCTGATCCGGGGTTACTACCATGGAAACATAATATGCCACGCGATATGGAAGTTATGTCAGTTATAAACAACACTGCATGTCGTAAAGTTAAAACCAAAATAAATGAACGCATACCTTATGTGGTTGAACCTGTTGAAGAACAAACTAAAACATGGTGGAAAAAATGTGGTGAGCATCCAATATTTCCAGAAACTAATATTCATGTTGGTTTCGATTTAGAAAATTGGAATATAGTACTTTCTAATTTATTCAAATTAAAAGAACGCAATTGGCAGTATAAACAACGTGTATTGGAAATAAATAATCAACGCGAAACATGGCGCAATCAAGCAGAGCGCGAACGTATAAAAATACCCATAGAACCACCAAAAAAAGAAGAACCAAAAGAAGAAAAATCGTTTTTTAAATCATTGTTCAGTGACGATTAAGTTATTGACAAATATGCATTATTGACGTATATTATATCTATGAAAAAATATTATGAAACATTAGAAGTCGAAAAAACAGCAACCGATGCCGAAATTAAAAAATCGTATCGCAAGTTGGCTATGAAATATCATCCTGATACAAATCCCGATGATGTAACAGCCGAAAATAATTTCAAAGAAATAAATGAAGCATATGAGGTTTTATCCGACGAAACGAAAAAATCTAACTATGATACATTTGGCGATCCTGATGGTAGACCTACACCACACACTAGCCAGCACGGTTTTGGTGGTGGTTTTCAATCAGCAACAGATTTTAATGATATTTTCAATGATATTATGAATGCACGAAGTGCACCAAAAAATGCTCATGCACAATCACAAATGACTATTACATTGGAAGAGGCGTATGTAGGATCATCAGTTGAGATAGAAATAACTAATCATAAAAATATATCATCAAAGCAAAATATAAGAATTCCCGCTGGTATTAAACATGGTATGACGTTACGCCTTGCGGGTGCCGGTCATCATCACATTGAGGAGTTGCCACCCGGTGATTTATTGGTTAATATACAAATCACACCACATTCCATATTTACTGTGGTAGATTACAATTTAATCATGGAAGAAAAAATTAGCATGATCGAAGCCGTGTTTGGCAAGGAAATAGAAGTTACTACATTGGCTGGAAAAACTTTGAAATTAGAAATTCCAAAAGGAACGCAACCAAATCATAAAATTCGATTAAAAGGTAAAGGAATGCCCGTATTAAACAGAAAAGATGTATTTGGTGATTTATATATAATTGTCAATGTTGAAATACCTACGAATATAACACAAAAACAACGAGATTTATTAAGTGAATTTAATGAAGTTTCTTGACAAAATATAAGTGTTAAGTTATAGTTAGTTAATAGTTAATAGCACATAGGATGAAATATGATAGAAATTGTTTTAGAAGATGATCCAGCATTAAAAATTGTTGTGCCACTATATGATTTTGACGAGCCGTTGAATATTGTAACTACACAAGATGAATTCGGTTTAACTGAATTCATTGATGCTATGTTTGTGACCATGAAATTGAATAAAGGTCTCGGTTTGGCGGCTAATCAAATAGGACAAAACGTTCGCGTATTTGTTATGGATTTTTACGGCGAAGAATTTATTTGTATCAATCCAATAATTGAACAGTCATCAACAGAATTTACAATAGATCAAGAAGGCTGTTTAAGTTTTCCAGATTTATCATTAAATGTAAAACGATCATCTGAAATATTTGTATCGTATTCAAATATCGATGGCGTTGAAATTCAAAGATGGTTATCTGGTATTACAGCTAGGTGTTTTCAACATGAACTAGATCATTTGAATGGGATAACATTCGATTCACAAGTTGCAAAGCTAAGTTTAAAAATGGCTAAAGACAAAAGAAGAAAAAAAATAAAACAAAAACAAAGGAATACCTAAATGCCTAACGGATTTGACCAACGACACATTTCTATAATGCTTCAAAAAGCAGTAACATTAGCAGAAAAATACGATCACATATATATAACATTAGAACATATCAGTTTAGTATTACTGGATGATAAGTCCGTTGATCACGGTATTAAAGAATGCGGCGGCGACATAAAACTTATTAAAGAAATGGTTTTGACTGCATTGTTAGATGAAGCAGATATAACTGAAGCAGGAACTGAGCCACAACCAACAAGAGCAGTCATCAATGTTATTCAACGGGCAATCCAGCATTCTGTTGGATCAGGCCGCAATACAGTTGAACCATTTTATCTTATGGCAAGTTTGTTAATGGAAAAAGATTCCGTTGCTGTATGGGCATTAGCACAACAAAATGTTGATCGTGTAAGTTTTATTAGAACTATAAATGTTCCACCATCAGGACAAAATAAAGGTGGCCCGATGAATGAACTCGATCCTATAACGGGTCAACCTATGCCACAACCTGAAAATGCATTAAGAGATTATTGTGTTAATTTGAATGAAAAGGTAATTGCTGGTGATATTGATCCATTGATAGGTCGCGAAAAAGAAATTGAACGGTCACTACAAGTTTTATCTAGACGACGCAAAAACAATCCATTGCTTGTTGGTGAGCCAGGAGTTGGTAAAACCGCTATTGCAGAAGGATTGGCATGGAAAATTGTTAATGAAACCGTGCCAAATTATATCAAAGATTCTATTGTATATTCGTTGGATATTGGTGCACTTATGGCTGGTGCCAAATTTCGCGGTGATGTCGAAGAACGATTAAAAGCGGTTCTTGCCGGATTGGAAGAAGTTGGCAAAACCAACAAAACCATATTATTCATTGATGAAATTCATACCATTATTGGTGCGGGTGCTACATCAGGTGGAAGTATGGATGTTAGTAACCTATTGAAACCCGCACTTGCTGCTGGTTCATTACGTTGCATGGGTTCCACCACATATGCTGAATATAATAAGTATTTCGAAAAAGATGCGGCACTTAAGCGTCGTTTCAAAAAAATTGATATTATTGAACCTACTGTTGATGAAACAAAAACTATTATCAAAGGTTTGGCAAAATATTTTGCTGAGTATCATGAAGTTAAATTCACAAAAGAAGCATTAATGAGTGCAGTTGATTTATCCGTTAAGCATATACACGATAACAAACTTCCAGATAAAGCGATTGATGTTATTGATGAGGCGGCGGCAGCACAAAGATTATTCGATGGCGAAGATCGCCTTGAAATCATTGATGTTAAACAAATTGAAGAAACCGTTGCAAAGATTGCAAGGATTTCTATTGATGCAACATCAAAAACCGACAAAGATAGATTGCGTAACCTTGCAGAAAATCTAACAACACATGTGTTTGGTCAAGAAGAAGCGATTGATGTTCTAACCAAGGCAGTTAAATTAAGCAAATCTGGATTGCGTGAAGAAAATAAACCGATTGGTAATTTCTTATTCAGTGGACCTACAGGCGTAGGTAAAACCGAAGTTGCAAAACGTCTTGCCGATGAACTAGACGTTCCGTTGGTGCGATTTGATATGTCTGAATATATGCAAAAGCACGAAGTGTCTAAACTTATTGGATCGCCACCTGGTTATGTTGGTCATGATGATAGTGATGGATTTTTAATTGAAGAAATTGATAAGCATAATTATTGTGTTTTATTGTTAGATGAAATCGAAAAAGCACACCAAGATATATTCAACGTTCTGTTACAAGTTATGGATAATGCAACACTAACCGGTGGTCGCAATAAAACAGTGCGCTTTGACAATGTTATAATCATCATGACATCAAATGCTGGTGCATCAGACCTTGCAAAAGAAGTTATGGGATTTGGCAACGAAGAGCGAGTTGGCGATGATCTTATAGCCATCGAAAAATTATTTACACCTGAATTTAGAAATCGTTTGGATAAAATCGTTGGATTTAAACCATTACAACAAGAAATAATGAATAAAGTTGTTGTTAAATTTATAAAACAATTGAAAGTTCAACTTAAAACACAGGATGTTAAACTTACGTTGATGAAGAAAGCCATTGAGTGGCTTGCCGTTAAAGGATACAGTTCCAAATATGGAGCACGACCACTTTCGCGTGTAATAGACAATCATATCAAGCAGCCAATATCTGAAGAGTTATTATTTGGTCAACTTGAAAATGGTGGTTCAGTTAAAATTGACATCGTTGAAGACGAACTTGAATTCACTTACAAACCAAAATAACGGAATAATACGCGATGACAGAAGTATTAAAATCATTATATATACAAAGTGAAATATCGCGCATAACTAAACGCATTAAACAATATAATCAAATTTACCATTCGTTAGAAATAAAAGATTTGAATTTAAAACGATTGATAACTAATAAACAACGAGAAATAGATATCTTAGATATGATATCAAGAGGAAACAATCAATGACTGAAATAGAAACAAGAGCTACATTATTCGCCGTAAAATCTATGTTCCCAGCAGAACACATTGAAACAGCCAATCGATTAGAATGGTGTCAAGAAAACAACATGGAATTTTTTAATGTTAGCATTCGTGGCACCAAAGTGGGTGATGTATTTTATGACGAACAAGAAATGCAAGAAATTGGCGTTCTTGAATTGCTTGATGCAGATGGTGTCAAAAAAGGCGAGATAAACCTTGAAACATTACCACCAATCAACATCGGTATGGGATTTGTGTTTCATGATGAAACAGATGCCGCAGCATTTAAGCTGCAATGGAACTAATAAAAGTATCAGTTGGCAGTGATACAAATTTAGTTGATAATTCTATAATATGGTGCAAAGAAAATAATATAAACTTTGAAAAATATGAACCAATTCATAAATCTAATAAATTTGATCGTGATATAATCGTTGGTTTTATTTTTTATTTTTTAGCAGAAGAGGACGCGTTTGCATTTAAACTGCGATGGGTTTAAGTGTTGACATTACCATATTATTAATATATTATATAGTATAGTGAAAATAGAGAAGGATTATAAAATATGAAATTTACATTTCTAGGTGCAGGTAGCGCATTTACGATGGAAAACTATCAATCTAATATGATAGTGACATCAGATTCTGGAAAAAATTTATTAATTGATTGCGGTGGCGATGTGCGCCATAGTATGAAAGCGGCAGGATTTGGCGTAGCCGATATTGATGCGATATATGTCAGTCATCTACATTCAGATCACACTTCTGGAATCGAATGGTTGGCGTTTAATACATATTTTAATGATGCCTTAAAACAACCAAAAATGTTTATCAATGAAAAACTTTCACGTGAACTTTGGGAAAATACACTACAAGGTGGACTTGGAAGCATACAAGGAAAAATAACCACCCTTGATTCATATTTTGAAGTTACTCGTGTTATAAAAAACAAATGTTTCATTTGGGAGGATATTGAATTTAGACTCGTTCAAGTGATTCATTATATGGATGGATTTGACATTGTTCCATCATATGGTTTGTTGTTTACAGTGAATGGATTGAGATATTTCTTAACTACTGATGCTCAACATGCTCCTTCGCAAATTCAAGATTTTTACAACATGAGTGATGTTATCTTTCAAGATTGTGAAACTACCCCGTTTGCATCCGGTGTTCATGCGCACTATGAAGAACTTATAACACTTAATGAAGAAACAAAAGCCAAAATGATACTATATCATTATTCAGATGGCGACAAGAAAGATTGCACCAACGATGGATTTAGATGTTGGGCAACAAATCAAATGGAAATTGATTTAAATACAGGAACGGTAATTAACGCATGACAAAAACGTGGTGGTTTTGGATAATGTTAGCATTGGGTATTATAATACAATATCCATTTGAATTATTCACTTATGGAATGTTGCTAGAGTCAGGCGTGGCTGCATTTTTAGGACTCACATCTGGACTAAATATTTTAGAATATTATATGTGGGTTTTGGTGCTATATGCATATCATATGGACAAATTATATATTAAATAATATAGACAATCTAACACAAAAATGGTATTATAATGGCAGAACTAAGTGAAGATGAAGAATTAAAACAACTATTAGACGACGATGATTTAAGAGATTATTTCAACGGACGCGACCCTAATAGAAAAAAATCAGACCCTTTTATATCTGAAGAGACCGCGAACCGTCATAGAGGAAAATCCACTGTTTTAACGACAAAGGATGTTCCAGAAGAAAAACAAGAAACACACGGAATATCTTTTACACAACACGTTAAAAGCATTAAAGAAACAGCTAGGCAATACATGTGGATAGGCATATCTGTTGGATTATTCTTAGCAATTATCATAACCTTAATATTATAGAGGAAAAATATGCAATCTATCGATACATTTATGGCCGATTGGTCATCTAGACAAGATGCACCGGCACATACTTCCCGTGCTAAAATTTATGAACATTTATTAGTTGAGCTAACAAAGAGCGCACGCGACAATAAAACGGTTCGTATTAACCACATTAAATCAACATATAACAGAAGTGGCGATTTAAGAACTTTCTTGAAATGGATTACTGGCGAAGCTGATCAAAAATCATTTTCGTTAACTATGGCAGTTCAACCATCTGGTCGTCATTTTGAAGATGCCCCCAACAAAGATAAGTTGAAAACTGTCGCAGAAAAGTATGGATTTAGGGTCAAATTTGAATATCCTGATAATCAAGGGTATGAGATGGAACGAAACTAGGATTCCGAACGTATGTTAACAAAAAAGGCTACAACGATAAATATTGGTGTAGCCTTTTTTATGGGAAATTATTGATACATGGAAGACAAAAAAGATTTATGGTGGGTGCTTTACGAATATGGATTATATGATGCTATTAAAATTATATATCCCCCACCTTGGAATTTTACATATATATCAAAAAACTAGCATATAAGGTTATTAAACTGATAATATAACTAATACGGGTGGAAAAAACTATGAAAAACATTAGACCTGCTACCGATTATAAAATATCTTGTCAAATTACTGAATACTTTGCGGAATATAACGAAATAAGCAAATGTGTTGAAATGCTATCAGAAAAAATAGATAATACATCATTATCACCAAAAGAAATGGATATGATTCATCAAGAATTGGATGAAAACATGGGAAAACTGGAGGAAGTATCTGGCATCCTTGCAGATTTGGGTTATATACGATTATATGATTAAATAATGACTATTTACTAAATTTATGCTACAATAATAAAAAATAAGGAAGCATTAATGAAGCAATTTACGAATAATATATACTTAGGCGATACTCTCGATATGATGAAACAGATTGATGACGAATCTATTGATCTGATTATCACCGATCCACCATACGGAATGGCTTATCACGGCAATAGACGCAATGAAAAGGCTGATGCATGGGGAAATGTCGATAAAAAATTTGATCATATCGAAAATGATAGCGGCGAAGAGTTTGAAGCGTTATTGTTGAGTTATATCACGGAATGCCTACGTATAATGAAACCAGATACTGCAATGTATATGTTTTGTAGTTGGCACAAAGTTGGTTTCTTTCAAGCAGAACTTGAAAAGCATTTCACATTAAAGAATTTATTGGTGTGGAACAAAAATAATCATACAGTTGGTGATTTGTACGGCAGTTATGCACCAAAGCACGAACTTGTGTGGTTCTGCCATAAAGGTCGCGTGACTATGCAAGATACCAAAAGACACACCGATGTATTAGATCACGATGATGAAACTATATTGAATGATATGGTTATAATGGATCATAAAAAAATACATGATCCAGTTCATCCAACAATGAAACCGATTGATATGTTACGAAAGTTTGTTAGAACATCAAGCAAAGAGAATGATTTGATATTTGATGGATTTATGGGTAGCGGCTCAACTGCGGTTGCAGCAGCAAAAGAAGGTAGACAGTTTATGGGTGCAGAACTATCACCTGAATATCATAAAATAGCATCAGATAAAGCAAATGCAGCCATACAGGATAAGGAAGCAGAAGATGCTAGTAAAAGTTACCTTGAATGGTAAATTTAGCCCCAGCGTAGCTTAAAAGCCATCGCTGATTCAAGATTAAAAAATAAAACACCAGTGGAACACATGCATGCACCACTGGTGTATCCATCTAAAATAAAATCTTCTTTTACTTTTAGATTTTCAAATAACCAATTATCTATAAATTTTTCAGATATCACTGTATCATATTCAAAATATAAATCACTTGTTCTTCTTATTTTATAAAATTCTTCTACAGCCATCTCATTTTGAATCCCATTGAATCTTCTTCATCTAACAACCAGACCACCGATGATGGTGGTTTTCGGACATCGGCAGAATCACATATGGCATAACTGTCTTCATCGATATTGTCGATCAGCCATAGTTTAACTTCATCCATTTCGTTGTTGGAAATATAGAATTTTGTGTTGTTTATTTGACGTATTTTCATATCCATCGTAATTTAAATGCAACCACGTCGCTTTCATTATTGAATACAAATTTATACGTTAAATTATTTCGTTTGTCTTCAGTATAAGACCGGACGTAATATTCTTCAACGTTTTCTTTGAGCCACTCATTCATGTTATTTACCGTGACTTCATCATAGTTTTGCAACAACGCATAATATGATTGCTGTTCAACAATTTCAAATGATGGCTCCAATGATTTAGACTGAACTGTGTGTATCGTTTCACTGCATATATCAACGCATTCATTGCAAATATATACATCTACACTAGCAATTAAATGTTTTACTTGCGATTGATCTTTTTTACAAAATGAACATGTAGGTACTTTATTTTTTATAGCCATTTTAATTTAAACGCTGTAACGTCTTCCTTGCATGTAAAGGTGAATTCAACGGTATTAGTGCCGTTGATCGAATAATTGGTTTTGTTTTCAAATATGTATACTATATCATTATCCACGCACCAATCATCTATTAAATCAACGCCGTCTGCAATCATGGCTGAATATACGTCATACGTTACAATAAATTTATACTTAAAAAATTTTTCTACTTGAGAATGAAAGCCAACTATATCATTTAATAACGTAATATTTGTTGGATTGTTTATTTTTTTAGTATCGACATCAAAATCTTGTAATATTTCAAATAATACTGCTTTGCGTAATGTATCTATATCATTCATAATACTCGCCCATTATTTATTATATCCATCTTAATTTAAACGCCATCGCAGATTCTTTGTCATCATAAAACAACACTTCTATTTCTACCATTCCATTATCATCTTCGTCCCAACCAGACCAATCCCAACGCCAATCACTAGTGCAATTTTCAAGCAACCAATCATGTTCTTCGTGATTGTTAAAATCCCATTCTTCACTAACTTTCGTTCCGTTTTTTTCACGACGTGGTGGATTTATTTTTGTCCCTGATATTTTAATATTAACTGTATTTTCGGATATGATCGATTTGTTATATGATGGCGTCGGTATAGACGCTGTCGATACTTCTAATGTATATTTTCTACCACAATGAATATCGCCTTCCATGATTAATCTCTTTTTAATTGTTAATACTTTTTCAGTATAATACCAAATATATACTGATAATGTCAATATCTCTTGACATACATTAATGATGTGATATAGTGTTCTTATAACTGATCTTGAAAGGATTTTATAATGGCTTATGTTCGCGCAGTTCAAAACATTTTAGATATGGAAATTGAAGATTTATATTTTGAAAGTGATGGAAAATATCACAAAAAAGGCGAGTTGAGGCGATTGGGTGCACGCACAAAATACGTCAAATTAAAGATTTTATTTTATAGTGCACAAGACAACATGGATGACGAATTGGCATCACAAGCAGAAAAAGCAGCAGATGAAATTAAAAATCCTTGTTACGTCGGCGATGAACGTCGCGAGGAAATTTTAGCAAAAATATCACACATCACAGAAGAAGAACGTGCTCAAGGTAAAACGAAACATGCCACATTTTCAGTGGAGGATCGCAACTGGCGCACAAAAGGTGTTCATGGTATATTTCATAATGAATCTAATTCTATTGTTATTTTCAAAGAGAAACATGGTGATTCATTGTATGATATGAGTTCTGCATTTAATGCTGCTAGCGCGTTTCTTACTGTGCTACGCGAACGATTGAATGATGGTTGGTATAACGATCAACTCGAGGATGAAGATCATGAATCCAACCAATTGGATTTATTGAAATCCAATGAAATTATATTAACCGAAGAACAGGAAGCTAGAAAAATTGTCGACATGGCTACCAACCGTAAAATAACAGGAGATTTTATTCGTGCTGGAAAAGATGCGTATGAATTCTTGCAAGATCGTAGCGAATATGAATATGGTTGTTTTTCTATTGAGACGCCATCGGTTGCTGATTTTACATTGACATAATTGATTAATGTGTTATTATTCTATATGAAACATATAGAAAAGGATTATCGCTATGGTACAAAAAATGACACGTGACGAATTTCAAAAAATGGTTGATGACGCGGCTGGTTATCAGTGCAAGAAAACTGATGGAGTGGTGACTGCACTTAAAATCGAATGGTCTGTTGGCGGTCAATCTGGTGGTAGTTGTTGGGATGAAGGAGACTCGACATATCATGGAACAAGCGGTGAAGCAGAGCCAGAGTTCGAAGACCTTGATAGTATCTTGCTGGCGGTTGCCCCACAACTCAGTTTTTTACATTATAAAAAATTAATGCAAAAAATTGAAACCGACGATTACCGTCAAAACGATTACTATGGAAACTACACCGATTACGCAACAAAAACAATCACAGTCGATGATATTTGGGTGTTTTTGATTGAGTATGACATGATTGAACAAGCATGACGCATATATTTTTAATAATCGGTTTGCCCGGTAGTGGTAAAACACACTTAGCAAACCGATTAAAAAATACTTGTGGTTTAATCATAGATGATATTGTATCATTAGATCAGTTGCCTGATGACGGTAATATCATCATCACTGATGTAAATTTATGCGATAATGGCATCTACCATAAAGCATGTGATAAGTTAAAAGAAAAATATGACAATGATGTTAACATACATTCAATATTTTTTCAAAACAATTCTTATGCTGCACGATGCAATGTTGAATATAGAAACGACGGACGCGATGTTGAAGGAACTATTCGGAGGTTTGAGAAGATTTATAAACCGCCTATTAATGCAAGGAAAATATGGAATGGTGTTAACGGTTAATCAGTTCTATGATTATTTGATAATTGTAATATATTTTCCGCTAATTTTTGCATTGACATTATCTATTTTTACTGTTAAAGTGTATTATTATTTATCATAAAAAGGATTAATTATAATGACACATATATCGTTATATAATAGCATGTCGAGAGAAAAAGAAAAATTCAAACCAATAGACGATTCTCGCGTAACTATGTATTATTGCGGTATCACCCCTTATGATAAACCACATCTTGGTAACGTAAGAGCGAGTATCACTGGTGATATGATATATAGACTGTTGCGGGTTTTTTATAAATCAGAAAATGTCATATATGCTAGAAATATTACTGACATAGATGATAAAATCGAAGCAAAAAGCCAAGAAACAGGAAGGTCTGCGATTGATATAACGAATGAAACTATTCAATGGTTTCATGAAACTATGAAAGTATTACATGTATTGCCACCGGATTTGGAGCCAAGGGTTTCTGATAATGAAGAATCTATGATGGATATGATTAACATATTACTTGATAAAAATATCGCATATAAATCAAATAATGGTGACATTTATTTTGAATTAGATAAATTTCCAGAACACGGAAAATTATGCCGCCACAGTCGCGAAGATTTAAATATAAATGAAGAACATTCTTCAGAAAAAAAACATCCACAAGATTTTGTTTTATGGAAAGAAAATCATCAACGATTTGGTTGGCATATTGAATGTTCCGCGATGATTAAAAAGCATTTGGGTGACACTATCGATATTCATGGTGGTGGTGGTGATTTACGTTTCCCACATCATGAGAATGAAATAGCTCAAAGTGAAACTGCTAATGGTGTCCCATTGGCTAATTACTGGATGCATAACGGTATGATTACAGTGAACGGAAAGAAAATGGCTAAATCTACTGGAAGCTTTATTACAGTCGATGAAGCACTAGATCGTGTTCCCGGCGAAGCGATACGATTTTACATGCTTAAGACGCATTACCGTAAACCGTTTGATTGGTCGTGGGATGGTTTGATGGAAGCCAAGTCTGAACTTGATGGGTTATATAGAAAGATGCAGAAACGCACTTATGTTAAAATGGGTGGCGTGTCAGTACAAGTATTATATGCGTTGGCTGATGATTTGAATACACCATTGGTGATATCAGAATTATACAAAGAAGCGGATAAGGAAATATCTTCTTTATTGGATTCGGCGCAGCTATTGGGTATACTGAATCATACACCAGAAGAATGGTTTCATGGCACAACGAAAGATTCATTACTTGATGCATCGTCAATCGAGGCACTTATTGAAGTACGGAAACTATTGAAAGAAAATGGCGACTATGAATCTGCGGATATAACAAGAGATATATTATTAGGACAAGGCATTATACTTGAAGATAAACCAGATGGGACAACTTGGCGAAAAATATGATTATAACACAACAAACTAATAGTCTAGATGAGTGTAGATATGTATGTTTGGACGACAATCAAAATCTTACAGAATTAATGGATTTACTATATTGGCTGTCTGAAAATTGTTATAGAGTGCCAGGATTGGAATGGGTGTTTAGACGATTGGATCGATATAATCAAATAATTATCACATTTGGTTTTAATTCATTAAGTGATTGTTATAATGATGAATATCATATGGCATTCAAGTTAAAATGGTTGTAGTATAATGTAAATAATAGATAGACAATTACTTAATAAAGTGTTATATTTAAAGAACATAATATTTTAAAATAGGAAGAGTTATATATGTTATATAATGACGATTGTTTAGTCGCAATGAAAAAATTAATTGAAGAAAATACACAAGTGGATTCTATTGTAACCGATCCGCCATATCATCTAACCAACACAAATGATGAAAATAAAGGTTTCATGGGTAAACAATGGGATGGTGGCGATATTGCGTTTAATGTTGAAACATGGAAACTCGCATACGATCTTTTAAAACATGGTGGTCATTTAATAGCGTTTAGTGCATCAAGAACATATCATCATATGGTGGTAGCCATTGAAAATGCGGGATTTGAAATACGTGATCAACTTATGTGGCTTTATAGTTCAGGTTTTCCTAAAGGACATAATATATCTAAAGGATTAGAAAAAACCGGTGCAACACCTGTTGACATTGAAACATGGGAGGGATGGAATACGGTGTTAAAGCCAGCACATGAACCAATAGTTTTAGCCAGAAAGCCATTAGAACCTGACTCGACTATTGCGCAAAACGTGTTGAAACATGACACAGGTGGTTTGAATATAGCCGACTGTAGCGTGGGCGATGAAAAAAGATTCAATCCAAGTGCAAGTAGCAATAAAATTTATGGTCAATTTGAAGGATCAGAAAAAGATGGTAGAGATTCTACAGGTAGATATCCAACAAACGTAATTCATGATGGATCAGATGATGTCAATGACGCTTTTCAAAAATATGCCCAATCGGGTGAAAATCCTATTCGTTTTTTTATGGGTCTAAAACATCTGAAACTGAACGCAATCATGGATCAGCAAATATTAAAAATACACACCCAACTGTTAAACCACAAGATTTGATGCGTTATTTATGTCGTCTTATTACGCCTAAAAATGGAATAGTGTTTGATCCATTTATGGGTTCTGGATCAACCGGAATAGCTGCTAAAACTGAGGGTTTTGATTTTATTGGCATTGAACGCGAATTAGAATATTTTGAAATATCTAAAAAACGAATAGAAACTGCATATCATGTTCCTAACAAAAAAGTAGTGTTGTCTACAGACAACAATGATTCTGTGCCAGACCTTGATGATATATTCAAAGAATAAATGTAATAGATTTAAATAAAATGTGTAATCCATATATAAAAATATTTGAATATATCATGGATACACAATATTCAGAGATATATAAATGGTTGCGCAATCACGGCGAAGATGGTATAGATTGGTGCATAGAAGACTACAATCAACAATATGTAATCAATGGTATGGATAATAACGTGAGTGTGGAATGTGATATGGTTGTAAAAATATATAATATTGATGTAGCGGCAGTTTTTGAAATGGAGCAAGTTGGTGGGCATAATGGAAAATAAAAATAGACATATATCAGAAACAGGGCGTCATATTCTTGAAACACATCCATATGTAGTTGAGAATATTGATGACAGCGATTGTTTTGTTGATATCATATATTGGACACGGGCGGTGTTTGGTGGTAAGGAAGAACGGGTAATAACATGTTGGAATAATTATTATTTTAGACATGAAGTCGATTGTTTTAATTTTAAAATGAGGTGGTTGTAATGATTATAGGATTGACTGGTGGAATGGCATGTGGTAAATCGACATGTTCTAATATGATTAAGAAAATGGGAATTCAAGTGTTTGATGCTGATGCAGAAGCACACAAGTTGCTTGAGAGAGATGTGCGTGTTATTCGTGATATACAAGATCAACTACCACAGGCGGTGGACACAATTGATAGTAAAGAATTTATTAGTCGTGATAAATTATCGAAATTAATGCTAAATGATGATTCAGTTATTGAAATAGTCACTGAAGCAATAACTATTCCATTAAAATATGCTTTACTCCGATTTATTGAACGCAATCGAGATAATAGATTCGCCGTTGTGGATGCGCCGATGTTATTTGAGTATAAGTGGGATACATATTGTGAAAAAATAATCACAGTTGATGCACCGAGAGATCGACAAGAATTGCGAATAATGAAAAGACATGGTATGACTGAATTAAAAATGATGATATTACTTGATTTGCAGATGACATCAGAAGAACGAAATTTAAAATCAGATTATGTCATAGATAATGGATCGAGTTTATATAATACCAATGAACAAATAGTAAATATATTCTTGACATTGCAGCAAATATAAAGTAAAATATATTTTTAATCAATGGAGTATAAGAATGGCAAAAAGTTCAAGAGGGCGCGGAAAAGGATCAACTGGAACCCGTAGCAAATCAAAACATAATAGCAAACGCGGTAAAGGCGTATTGAAAAAGGCAGCACGTCGTGTGACACGAACTAATTGTGTCCGCCGACCATGTCGTCAAGCAAGAAAGACATAATACAATGCAGTTTCCATTCATCAAATCAAATGTAACATTGGGGCTATTCATGAAAAATGAATATGTCAAAGTGAAATCACGATATACCAAATTATATGAACTTGCGAGACATTATTGGTTTGAATTGGTTTGTTTATCTATTTTAATGATGGTTATTATATCAAGTATGGATAAAACATATACGCCAGTGGTTATAACACCAGTAGGTGTGGAAACAACATCAAACACTATCGCCGTTCAACCATCAAATACATACATTGATTTAAATTCAATTGTGCGATATAAATCGACGATGATGGACAATGAAACTGTTGGTGATATAGAACGGCACGATCTTATTAATGCGCATGAAAACAAGTTTGTTGGTCAACGTATAATTCACACTGGCAAACTTGATATAATAGATACAAAATATGATCATTATGCATTATATATATCAACCGCCAGTATATATGATGACGCGAAGTGTAAAATTGATATAGATGATAAAAAAATAATATATACACTACGCGAGGACGCAATTGTAACTATAAAAGGGTCAATTGAAGAAATCACGTTCAATTATAATATTGCAGATTGCGTTGTTGTGATGCCTGATGAAAAATAATGAGTGATGAAAAATCTATATTTCATGACGTTGAAGAATCCAACACCGACGTGGGAATTGAGTATACACTTTGGGGAAGTTATGATATAATCATCGAAGTTATGAATTGGCTACATGAACATTATCCATCGACGTGGGGAATTGAATGGACTGTCGATCATCATAATAGACACGACGCGATAAACGTTGTATTCAATTTAAAAGAATGCAATACTGATGCAGCACTTATGGGGTTTAAATTGAGATGGTTGTAAAAAATTTTATAGCATTGCCACACGATCCGTATTTTTCTAATGTAGTAATAACTAATAGAGAGCCGGATAAAATGAGAGTGTATATACAACATAAAGGAGCAACGCCGTATAATAATCAATCACATACAACATTATCTATATTGGCTACATCTGTTTATGTAATAGAATTAAACACCATGCCAATAGCAAAATATGTTTTTATAATGTTGTATCATTCAGATGTCATATTGATAAAAAATTTTGTTAAACAAAACAACCTTGCTTGTTCGTTTTCAACGGGAAAAATTATAAAGGATCGAAATAATAATAAAAAGACTGGTTATCTATGTTCTACTAATGATGAAACCGCCGCAATGGCTATTAAAATGATGTGGAGTTGAATAATGAAAATTAACTGCGTGGAAAAAATGGATCATAAACCGGCATATGAAACTGTTGATGTTTGTAATGACGGAATACAGGTACATATAATAAAACAGTGCCCGGCAAAATATACATGTTTGTTTCCTACTAGAAATGAGGCAATTATTTTTATTCGTGAATTGAAAAAAATACCAAGTATTGATTATCAACAGTATCATTTGGGTGATAGAAATCTATTGGAAGTTAATATTCATTCGAAAGACGCATTATTTTTGTTTTCATTGAGATGGTTATAATATGTCAATACATATAGAATGCGTAAATCGAATGATTGAACGACCTGTATTCGTAGACATCGAAACTGTTGGTGGTAGAGGTGTTATAATACAAGACCAGCATGATTCGATACCAGCAGAATTTAATATATTTTCAGATACGAATAAAGAGTTGCATAAAATAATGAATGAAATATCACGTATGCATGGTGTAACAATTACAGATACTCGTGATCTCTGGGCAACTATTAATGTTAATACAAAAGAATCATTGCTTTTGTTTTCATTGAGGTGGCGGTAATATGACGGAATTGTATATACATCAAACTGTGCGGATGCACCATAAGCCATCATTTGAACAATACAACACCTTGGGTGGTGGTGGTTACATCAATTATACGAATGAGTTTGTACCAGCAGAATTTATTTGCAACGCAGATGATTCTGCAACATTACTTGCGTTTATAGACGAGTTGAGAATATTACCCGGTCTTCAAGTTGACAGAGAGCATCATCAATCTGAGATTACCGTTAAAATTCATTCAAAAGAAACATTATTAATATTTTGGTTGAGGTGGATGTGATGTTATATAGATTTAAAGATATGGACGTTAAGCCGGATGAAAACATAAAAGAATGGTGCAATGAAAATTTAACAGACGGTGAAGTAGAATTTGGTGCTACTACCATTTACATACAATCGGAGATAGATGCAATGGCGTTTGAATTAAGATGGATTTAACATTATTTATGTTTACAATTGTCATTATGCCACCTATTTAATGCTCCATAATTTCGAGTTGATAAATTGCAATGAGGGCATGTTTTATATGGCTGTGATAATTTTGCTTTAGACATTTTATTTTTAGCCGATATTGTTTTAGGTTTTCCTTTTGCCGCATTGCTCATTTTTTGTTTAGTTGTTTCGGAGTGTGTTCTTCCGTATTTACCTGTTAATGCCGCGCTAATACATTTTTTAGTTTCTTTGCTGAGTTTTTTACCTATATTCGCCAAAAATAATTTTTGTTTGGTTTCTGCTGTATGTTTTTTGCCTACCCCCGCTAAAGATAATTTTTGTTTGGTTTCTTCTGATAATTTCTTACCTTTATGAGCATTGCTTATTTTTAATTTAGTTTTTTCAGTATGTTTGTATCCACTTTTACAATAAAATTTATTGTCGCCGTTGTGTTGATTTAGATAATTTGTATTATTGGCTGCGTCAATTTTTGATAAAACTTTGCTTTCCCATAATCTGGCTTTTTTTGGATTATTTGGAAATTCTTTACGTATTTCATATATAAAATTTTCTAATCCATATTTTTGTATAAGGCTTTCGATAATTGCCGATGAAGTAAAATATGTAGACCACAAATCAGATGGGTGGCAGTTTTTAGCATATCTTACCCCATAATAATGTTGGCCCGTTTCTAAAAAAGTTATGCGATATGTATAAGGTATATGATTCATCTTGATTTTCCTTGGCTTTTATGATAGTATAAATAATAAAGTAGTGGGACAGCCCAACTTCCTTGGCGGGTTTTAGTTGTTGAAACCAACTAATTACCACTATATCTATTTATTTTTTGGAGTTAAAATCATGAATGACCATCGCGAGATTGCTACAGCTTTAGACTTATTTCATTTTGAGGAGCATTCACCAGGAATGGTATATTGGCATCCTGAAGGGTTTAAATTATATCGAACCATAGAAGAATATATGCGAAGCATGCATGAAAAATATGGATATAAAGAAATTAGAACACCAATAATGGTCAATAAATCTTTATGGAAATTGTCTGGTCATTGGGATAAATTTCAAGACAATATTTTTATTGCTGGTGAAATAGGTGAAGTAATAAGCGATGAGTTAATTTATACTGACGGGCAATATGTAATGTCTCCGATGAATTGTCCAAATCATATACAAGTGTACCAAAAGGGAACAAAGTCTTACAAGATGCTACCTGATCGTTTATTTGAATTTGGTGTGGTGCATCGCAATGAACCATCTGGATCATTGGCTGGCATTATGAGATTGCGAAGTTTTACACAAGATGACTCGCATATACACTGTACTGAAGATCAAATTTTGAGTGAAACAACCAATTTTATCAATATGCTTCAAGAAGTTTATTCTAAGTTTGGGTTCAATGACGTCGCTGTAAAACTTGCCACTCGATGTGAAGAACGCATTGGCGACGATGCCAGTTGGGATAAAGCCGAGAAAGCATTAGAAGATGCTTGTATACATCTTGGATTGGAATACACAATTAATCCCGGTGAATCAGCATTCTATGGCCCAAAACTTGAGTTCACGCTACAAGATAGCCTTGGTCGTGATTGGCAATGTGGAACCATCCAGATTGATTTTAACATGTGCGAACGATTGGGTGCTACATACATTGACGAAAATGGTGATAAGAAACATCCGGTATTGATTCACCATGCTGTATTGGGAAGTTTGGAACGCTGGGTTGGTGTATTGCTTGAGAACAGCAATGGTGAACTACCGTTGTGGCTTGCCCCTACACAAGTGGTTGTTGCCAGTATTACCAGTGATGTTAATGACTATGCTGAAGAGAAAATGGTTACACTTAGTGGTATCGGATATCGAGTTGAGTTGGATGACCGAAATGAAAAAATCGGTAAGAAAATCAAAGACGCACAGAAACGACGTATTCCATATATGCTTATTGTGGGTAAAAAGGAAAAAGAGAATCAAATGGTCAACGTTCGCAAATTGAACGGCGACCAAGATGATATGGAGTTGATAGATTTTATAGGATCATTCGTCAAATCTACAAATGAAAGGTGAACGTGTTTTTGATAAAATGAAACTCCCATATCCATGTTACGTTAATTATGGCGTTGACCCAGATATGGTAATCGAATGGTGTGATGAGAATATCGAGTGTAAATGGGGGTATTTTCATCAAAATAACGGAACTCTTTATATATACATTACAGATGATGTATATGGAATTGCATATAAGTTAAAATGGTCTTGACTGTTTTTATTTCTGTGTTAATATACGTATGAATATTAATGGAGAAGTAAAATGGGCATGTTTGATTGGGTTAAAAGTGAATATTCGCTGCCACAAATGCAACCACCAACCGATGAGTTTCAAACCAAAGACGCTTTCTGCAATCTTGATGTATACACATTAGATAAAGATGGCATACTGTGGGTTGAATATCAAGATTGGAGCATGAATGATCTTGGTGATAAAAAACTATCACATTTTGATGGCGAAATGTATTTCTATGGGTCTACCAAAGCTACAGGGCGCATGCAAGAATACTTAGCAGTATTCATTGATGGGACACTTGAAACAGTAGAGAAAGTTAATTATGGGCCGTAAATCAAGACAGCGCGAAGAAGAAATGTTGGCTGGTGAACAAAAAATCACCAACCGCTTGAGTTCGCATACGTCACAAACAAAGAAAAAATTTGGCGCACTTGGATGGCAGGAAGTTATATTCAAAGCGATTGCTGAAAATCATAAACATTGGATCAATGCACCATCAACGTGGGTGAACACCAAAAAAACTAAAAATATAGACGCGTTGCGCCACGACATGGTTCGTTATGTATTCGGTGTATACAAGTGTCCCAAATTTCTTGAAGACGTTTGGCTCCCAACCCATCGCGAAACATATAATTATGCTAATCATAGACGGCATGAATCAGATGAAATTGAGAATAAAGATGTTCATTATGTTGCATGGTATCTAACTGTCGCACAGGGCGGATCGTTATATAAGTCCAACACCAAAGGTATACTGACCAAAAAAGAAACACATGCATTTTTACATGCACCCAAGAATAACACAGTCAAACAAAATATTTGGTGGGCACGTGCTTATTGCGAGAGTGATAACATTGGAACAGCAACAAGAATTGCTCAATCCAGACTTGTAAATCGCTCGATGTCTAATGAATTTTGGATTTCGGTGATGAGATTCTTTTCAAAATATCCAACCAGCGTCAATGAAATAAATGATTTGTTGGATTATTTTATATACGCATTACAAGAAAACGAGGATTACACACTTAAAGGTCGTTCATTGGAAGCGGTAAAAATTAGTTGCGTGGAATGGCATAGATTTCTTAACAAACAAAAATCTATTGGTGGTGGAACGTGGGCTGGAAGTGCCGTTGATAACGGAAGTTATACCACAGGAAAAGATGAACATAAAGTCAAGTGGTTGATAACACAAATCAGAACAGGCAATGAATTACTCAAAGAAGGGCAGAAAATGCGCCATTGTGTTGTTTCATACAAACGACGATGCTCAGAAGGGCATTGTTCTATTTGGTCACTAACTTCACATGATATGATTGGTAATAACAAACGCTGTTTAACAGTCGAGTTATCTAGTAACAATCAAATCATTCAGTGTCGTGGATTGGCGAATCGTATGCCGAGACCAATTGAAAATAATATCCTTGGACGATGGTGTGTTGATAATAGTCTTCAGGCCAATCGTAATTCAAGATGGTAATGAATGGTTGACATTATGTTGATTATGATTTATACTCCATATTGTAATAATATAGGATACAAAAATGCATAAACGAAATATACTCGACGAGCCATATTTTGCCAGAGAGCCTGATTGCAGAGGCGAAGGCGATGATGGCTATATCGGATTTGGCGCAGGTAGTGATTTTAATCGTGAAATAATCGAACCTGGAATTAACGATAATTATCCTGATGGTGTTGTTGGTGTTCGCATTGATGGTGATTATTGGGTGGTTGCTATTTTGCCGTATGAAACATATAAAGACGTCTCGATGCAGGACATTATTTCAGAATATTGGCCCGAGTTTACCGACGTCGTATGTAGGCCAGATAGTGGCGATCCATGGTGGGACGATGTATATTGGAAGAGAGATTATAAAGATGGAGAAAAATGATATGAGCGACACAGATGAAATAAGAACACCAGTAGAAAATATTGATGCAATTCTTGATGTCGACAATTATTTTAATTTGCAAGAAAAAATTCACAATTATTTTGGATATGTTGAAGATTGGAAAGTGATGGCATTGGTCGATCATCGATCTGATTATTGGATATTACACGAAATTAAAAATGATGACGGTGAAACATATGGCGGCGAAGTTTTTTATCACGATGATCCATTTATAGATGGATATAAAACCGAAGGAAATTACTACAGCGCAGTTCTTTATATGCAACGATTTCTTCCACAGTGGATATATCGTACAAAAGATTTTACCATGATTTGTATGGACACGCAATGCGACGATAACAAATATATTGGTATATTTTCTAATATGAATGAACAACCAAATATAGTTCCATACGTATGATAATACGTTATTCAGACTCTTCAAAATTTTGGAGATATTTAACATTATTTATATTGCCAAAACATAAAGCACGTGTATATAATGCAACAGATGAGGAAATAAACGAGTTAAAAAAATGGCTGAGTGATCAAAAAATATGGTTTTTTAGTAATAAAATAGATTACTACTCTGCTAAAAATGCGGATCATGCAAAATCATCCAAACCATTGATAACAATACATATTAGAGATGAAGAAGTATTGATGGGTATGAAATTGGCATGGGAAAATTAATAAGATAATAAAAAGGAAAAACAATGAGTAATATGTATACCATACAGTGGATGGGGTTTAACGAACAACCCAATTACAATCGCGTCTGGGGTCATATAAAAATGAAAGACGGCAGAGATTATGTTTTTTGGGGAGTCAAAGATAAAAAAATAGAATTCAAACTTCATGATCACGATAATAAAATATCTTATATTATTAACCAAAATGAAAAAAAAGGTTATAAAAAAATACATCCCGCACACTATGAAATAATATGTCCAGATTTTATTGAGAATATGGAAATATGGTTTACCACACACGTGTTAATGGGAGATTAAATTGAACGGTTCATATGAAATGCAGTGGGTGGGATGGGATAACTCAAAAAACCATGATAAAGTATGGGGTTGGTTTATCATGAAAAACGGCAAAGCTTGGTGTTTTTGGGGTGCAAGAGGTAAAAAATTAAAATTTAAAATACATCCATCACATGATTCTGCTGAAAAGGTTATGGAACAAAAAGAAAAAGCAAAATATAAGTTTGTTCCACCGTCGAAGTATGATACACTGGTTAAAGATTTCCTCGACGACGTTGAAGTATGGTGTATGACCGCAATAATAGAAGAAAAGGTAATGTAATGAAAATATTATTAGTAAGGCACGGACAATCCGAAGCTAATGCAAATAAAGATTTGCATTATACAATGGCGGATCATGCCATACCATTATCAGAGTTGGGTGTAAAGCAAGCACGCGAAGCCGGTAAATTTTTAGGAACTTATTTAGATAACATTGTTGGTATTCCTGCGGTCAAACCACTTATAAGATTATGGTTAAGCCCATATGAAAGAACTCGCAGAACCGCAAGTAATATAATGATGGGCATCAATGACACCGCCAAGAGCGGCAAACATTCAACTTTTAAAATGGATAAACGCGAAAGCATCCGATTGTGTGAACAGCAGTTTGGATTGTTTGATGGTATACCCGACGATGAACGCCACATTAAATATCCTGATGAGGCAGATCATTATCAAAAATGCGAAGATCAAAATGGTCATTTTTGGGCACGGATGCCTCTTGGTGAAAGTCGATTCGATGTAGCAAATCGTGTTCACGAAACATTTGGAACATTTCATCGAGATAATGAAAAACACGGCATTAATACTATTGTTGTGGTATGTCACGGTGTTACGTTGCGTGCATTTGTGATGGAATGGTTACATCTTACACCCGAATGGTTTAATGATGAACCCAATCCTGGTAATTGTGATATTCGATTGATTGAAAACAACAAGGATGAAGGTTATATTCACAGAGGTAAAATAGATGAGTGATATTACTATAACCATAACTGAACGCGAACGTGAAATATTAAACACAATCGTCAATGTTTGGGGCAGCGAGGATGATGATTTACTTATGCATGGTCATGCATCATATTCAGAAGTTAACGATTTATTAGAAAAAATGAATATTGATATTCCAGAAGGATTGGCTAACATGATGTCTGGAAAAACATTTAAAAGATATGAAGATATCAAAAAACGTCAAGAAACAAAACATCATTTTGATAAAATAATTACCGACAATCTTAATTCAAAATTTATGGAGACTAAAAATGACAAATAGTATAGATTTTAATATTAATGAAATGGTTCGTGTTAAACTTACTGATCATGGTCGGATGATGCACAAAAAATTTCATGATGATTTATTTATGGATTTCTTATTGACACAAAAATATACGCCACCCGAAGAAGATTCCGAGGGATGGAGTAGATGGCAACTTTGGATGTTGATGGAAGTGTTTGGTTCGCATTTTTCACATGGCTGTGATCTTCCATTTGATATGGGCATACAAATAATACAGGAGAAATAATATGGGAATTTATATGACACATTACGCATTCATTGGGGTTAAATTTTCACCTAGTACACAACTTGTTGATCGCATACAACGTGGATGTAGTCACGATGGTGCAAAAGCCAAATTTTGTTCCGAGTGTGGTGCTCCGATGTGGAAAGACAAACAAGATCGCGTGAATCAATTTGACGATATACATGAGGAATTAATAGAACCACTATATGAAGAACTAGAAGAGCATTTTAATGAACATGTAGTTGTTGGAACAGATCACGATGGTGATGCGATTTATATTGGATACGGAACATCTGTTGAAAATTTTGAAGAATCTAATATTCCATTAATTGACCAAGAAATTGTAAAAAGTGTGTTACAGCCCATTCTTGAGAAATATAAAATATGGAATCAATGTTCTGATACATTAGGATTTTGGCTTGTGAGTACAGGGCATTAATAATATATGAAAATATTCAGTCCATGCATTGGTCGATGTAATCTTAAAGAAAATGTATGCACAGGATGTTTACGCACTAAAAATGAAATAATTAAATGGCGAAATATGATATTCACTGAACGCATTAATGTAATTAAACGAATTTCTTCTATAAAATAAATCAACACTTGACATAGATGTTAATTCGTTATATATTATTCATACACAGAATGAAGGATAATTGCTATGAAAACCAATCATCGACGCAGTTTCAGTGATAAACGACATTCACGTGCTGTATTCAATGAATACATTGTCGGCAATTTTTCCAAAATTGCCGATGATGGAAAATATATATCTGCGGGATCGACGTCGGGTGATCATTGTTGTGGTAAACGCGGTATTCGACGCGATAAAGCGGGTGCAAAGAAATATGTAAATTCGCGCACAAGATTTCATAACAAAATGGCATTAGATAGACAGATAAACGAAGTGGAGATTTAAAATGAAAACCGATGAATACGGAAATCGCATGAAAGATTACGAAAGAATGGAAACCGGAAGACGGTTTATGCCACTTCTACCCGTATATGCGCGGATTGATGGTCGTAGTTTTAGTAAGTTCACCAAAGGAATGCGCCGCCCTTATGATAAACGCATGTCACGATGTATGATTGAAACAGCAAAATATCTTGTCGATCAAACCGACGCTATGATAGGATATGTCCAAAGTGATGAGATTTCTCTTGCATGGTATAGCGATTCAGTTGATAGCCAAATTTTCTTTGATGGCAAGATTCAAAAGATGGTTTCAGTTCTTGCTGGTATGGCATCAGTTAAGTTTCTCCACGAATATCGAAATACATTTGGTGCACAGGCAGATATGGATGCGCTACCGTTGTTCGACGCACGTGTATTTCAACTACCTACTAAGGTAGAACTTGCAAACACATTTCTTTGGCGAGAACGTGATGCTACCAAAAATGCTATCAGTATGGCTGCACGATCATTTTATAGCCATGCTGAATTACATAAAAAATCTGGTTCTGAAATGCAAGAAATGATGTTCCTAGCAGGACAGAACTTCAACGACTATCCAGCATTTTTTAAACGTGGAACATTTGTTCGCCGTGAATTAGTAGACATTGAACTGTCTGCTGGTGAATATGCCAACATTCCAGATCGTCATAAACCACATAGCATGTGGGTTAAACGCCATCGCATGGTTGAAATGGATATGCCATCATTTGGAACAGTAATGAATCGCGACGATGTAATATTTGAAAAAGATGACCCTATCACTGCCGCTAAAAAAGTTCATTTTGGTTTATTGGCAGATGATGACGATATAATGAGTTATAATAATCCAATGGGTATGGTATTTGGTGGTGAAAACCCTATCAAAAAAGAAGGAACGTAATATGAGCATTGATATCACTCTCAATCCTGGTTATGATGGTTGGGGATACACCGATGTTCAGGCTATATATCACGACAGCCGCGAATTAAGTATTGTTCATACAGTTGTTTTAAAGTAAGGAGACCATTATGGGCGCTGAATCTATACTAATAATGTTATTCGTTACTAAACATTTAATCTTTGATTGGTGGTTGCAACCAGCATGGATGGCATTTGAGAAACACGATATGCGTAAGAAAGGCGGATACATCCACGCAGCGTTAAATGTTGTAGGAACTGGTGCAGCATTAATGATGTTTTTAGTTGTTATGGCTCATTTTGATATTACATATACACTTGTAGCAGATAACATTATACATTGGTTTCTATTAGGCGAGTTCGTATCACATTATCTAATGGATTTTGTGAAGATGAATGTCAACCGTAAGATGGGTTGGAAGTGCAACGAACATCAAGCATTTTGGAACTGGACAGGATTTGACCAATGGTTTCATATTATGTATCTCGTATTCATGGCAGGTATGATAGTATGATTTTAGATTGGGAAAGTAAAATAAATGAAGTATGCACTAAACTTGGCATCGATCCAGAAATATATTCAGAAACTGAAGACTTGCAAGAATGGATGGCAAAGCATTTGGGATTTGAAGACTATGCTACATTTGCAGCATTGCCGTCGCCATATGAAATCATAAACAAGAAAGCATTTCCAATGCTTCCGGCACACAAAAGTTATGAATATCCACTTATGATGGTTTCAATTGATTTAATAATACATGATTTATTATTATTAAATGATATTGAGCAAATTGAATTTGAGTGTCAAAATTTCTTAAAATATATCATGGATAATTTTTCCACTGAAATTCAAATTGTATCATTGAGAACAATGTTCTTTACCAAAAGCAAAGATTTGCACATCGATAAACGAAGAATTCTATTTAATGCAATAAAAAACTCTATACAATGGAATATAATTTCTAAAAAACATAATGATTTAGTATTAAATATGAACGGAATTGCTTTGTAAATAATGAAAGAATTTGAAGAAATATCACTAAAAGATATATCACAGGGCATAACACCAGACGGTGATATGTCATTAGAACAACTAACTGCAATTACTCGTAATATTTCAGGATATGATATCACCGATTTATACAAATATTCCAAATTTAAAAACGTTTGTCGTCGTGGGTTAAAGGACGATAAATCAGAATTAGACGAATTTATGTGGGAAGATTTTACAACATATATTGAAAATAGTAGAATGATGGTGTATGATACTATGATAGAGAATGGGGTTAACGAATGTGAATCATATTTCTTATCATTGAAGTTTTTATGGAGTGCGTTACGAAAATTCAGAGGAAAATTCTTCACTGGTGTGAACAGTAGATTAGAATACGACAAGATGCCATTAAAGATTGCCATTAATCATTTAATGCATGTTAGACTAAAAAATATAATGGCAACCGATAGCTATAAGTATAGCGCAAAAGCAGCGAACGGATCACTGGGGCAATTTAGAAAGGAAGCAGCATGGGAAGTATCACGTTATCTAGCAGAAGAGACTGGCACAATTTTTCACGCAAAAATAACATTATAGGGAGTAGCAGCACAATGCAATCAAAGCAATATACGTTTTCTATACTTAAAAATGAATCACGTGTAAATTCATCCGAACTATTAAAATGGATCAATGTGGTGGTTAAAGATAACTGGACTAAAAAAGATTACAAAACCAAAACTGTGTATACATTTAATGATCCGAATGATGCACTTAAATTCAAGATGCGCTGGACGTTTGCATAATCACTTGACATTCATATGAGATATGGTATTATATATTATATATTATAATAACTCATGAAAGGAAATATTATGGAAAGCACTCCTAAAAATACCCCTATCACAAAAGAAGAAATCGACAAACTCCGAGAACGATTGGGTCGATCCATGTGTGCCGAAGCGTGGAACGTTGAACTCGACGATTATGAAAGACCGGATGACGTTGTCAAAGTAAATGGATTCGAATATCCACGATGGAGAACAAAAACACATTTGGTTGATGCATTTATCAGTGTTCTTAATGACGATGGATTTATTGTTGTTTCAGATGGTAGAAAATTAGAATTTGATGAAATTATAGGCAAATCTGAAGAATTGATAAAGTTGATGAAAGAAGAACTTGGCACTTGACATAAACTGCAATTGTGGTATTATAATTACAGATTGCAACAGATAAGGACTTCAAAATGAACACAGTTATTGATATGAACACACGCACAGTAATCAAATCCGTAATGTCAGTTGAAGAAGCAGAGGCCATCGTAGGTGAAGGACTTATGATTGACGAACTGAACAGCACCTTGGCTTTGTGTGTTGACGATGCTGAAATTTGTGAAGCATGTGGCGTGCTTATCGATCAAATCACATCGAAGGGAGAATAATCATGGGTCGCGAAGTAAAACGGGTTGCATTAGATTTTAGTTGGCCCATCAATAGAACGTGGTATGGTTACGTGAAGCCAGATGATTTATATCCAACCAATTGTGATACATGTGATGGGACTGGCATGACAGACGATTATAGACAAATCAGTGAATCGTGGTATACACATCTTTGTCCTCCCGGTGAAGAAGGTTGGTCTGATAAAATTACACAAGATGAAGTAGATGCCCTTGTTGAAAATAGGAGATTGATGGATTTCACGCATGAGTGGATTACATCTGAAACTGTCATTAAAATATCAACCAAAGACGAAGTTATTATTCGTCTTGGTCTTGAGCCAATGGAAGACGATGATGAAGATGTGGATTATGTACAAAATTGGATTGAAAATGGATCGATTGAGTTATCTGACACTGGTGAGTATACCATCACGAGTGGATGGGTTAGACGTGAAGATCGTTACGTTCCGACTGCTGCCGAAGTAAATGAATGGTCAAAATCTGGAATGGGTCACGATTCATGCAATCGTTGGATTTGTGCAGAAACACGCGCCAAACGACTTGGCAAGTATGGTCACTGCACAGTGTGTGATGGTGATGGATCGATTTTTAAGGATGCAGACCATGAAGCCGCGTATGATGCATGGATGGAACAAGACCCACGAGCGGGTGAAGGCTGGCAATTATGGGAAAACGTGTCAGAAGGTTCACCGCAAAGCCCCGTGTTTGCAACCAAAGAAGAATTATCAACATGGATGCAAAACAATGGCGATGGCAATAGCGGTGGTTATAGCAAAGAATCTGCTGACGCATTTATAAATCAAGGTTGGGCACCATCAATGATGATTATCAACGGAACGATGATGACTGGTGTTGATAGCGCTGCTGCATTACAAAAAGATACCGTATAACAAATAGGGAGAAATATAATGTTGGATATTAACGAAACCCGTCAAGATGTTGAAAATAATGAAGGTGCATTGTTTTTCGTTGAAACATCAGATAACAACAAATTTCACATTTTCGATAAAGCAACCATTGAATTGGTCGGCAAGGTATTCGCAGAATCGAATACTGAACTAACCAAAAATGTGGACGAAGTTATTACATTCGTTGATGTATGATGCAAACAAGGGGATATAATATTATGATGAAAATTACACCATGGGCTATTGGATTATTAGTTTTTTCCATTGTAGGTTTTGTGATTGCCGATTTATGGGGCGTTGAATCACAAAGTGGTTATGCTACAGTAACTCAACATCGATATAATGAAGAATATTCTACATACGACTATGAAACAATGACGACTACCTATTATGATGAAGAATTCATTTTGATTTATAAATATGAAAATAATGTTACATCAGATCATGTACGTGAACGCACTTATCATAATTATGATGATGGCGACAAAGCAAAAATTGCTTTCAAAATTGGTAAGTTCAGTGATAATTTTTACGCTAGTATAGTTGAATGATATGAATCGCACCGAAATAAAAAAAGAACGGAAGCGCATCGACAAAAAAATCGAAGAATATCGAAAAGGTATTCTAATAGCACATGCAGAACTACGTGTTATTGAAATGCAATGCGAGCATCCTAAAGAATTTAAGACGATGCATCAAGGCGACAGTGGCACTAAATGCCCTGATTGTGGGTATGCCACATGAGCAAACCTACATCATGCGGTGTTATAATCACCGACGGCAAAAATATATTGTTGGGTCATTCAACTGGTAATAAACATTGGGATATTCCTAAAGGTCAAATGGATGCCGGTGAAAGTTATAGAGAAGCTGCGCTACGAGAGTTACACGAAGAAACCGGAATTTTTCTAACAGATGACGATGTAGTGGAAATAGGCGTAATGGATTATACATTGCGAAAAAATCTATATTTGTGTTATTATAAAACACCAACGTTGCCAGACATCGATACAATTGTGTGTACTTCCATGTGTGAAGTAAAGGGGCGGGTGTTTCCAGAACTTGATAAGTTTGAATATGTTCCGTTCAGTTACATTCGTACATACACTACCGAAAATATGGCTAACACAATAGGAAATGTATTGACTTCGCATAAAGACATCGTTGAATAATGGTCAATATTACCAAACATGGATATTTTCATTTGATTATATCTATGAAAATATTTTATATAACATTATGGTATCGACACACACGATATCATATATGCATTGGTGATAATTTATAAAAATATACTTGACTATGACGATTAATATGTTATATTAATCGTATCAGTTCAATCGTAGGAGATATTATATGCGCCAAGAATATGCAATCGACATCGCAACCAATCCCGGCATTCATGCAATCGGCGTCATCGTCGACGTTTTGACGTTTACAAGCGACCAATATCACAACAGCGAAGACGGCGAATCGCATTTAACGGATTCACTGTGGGATAATTTGTATCGGTTCTTACAGGTTACTGATCCAGTTAATAAGTATCTCATTGGCGTAGGCTCTGAAGTGCGCGGTGGGGCTGGTGTTCCATTGCCATATGTAATGCCTGGTTTAGATCAAGTTCACGAAGGCGATACCGTTAAATGGATTATGACTAATAATCTCATGGGTGCAACCATTATCACAATGGATAAGATGGATGGCAACTCTGGACAAATAATTTATGACACCAACGGCAATCTTCAAATGGCATTTAGTCGTGGTTCAAGCACTGATGGTCAAGATTTAACACGGCATTTCAAACGCATGAAAAATCTTCCCACTATTAATGTTGGCACCGATCTTCACACCAGTATAGCGGTTCGTGTTGAAGTTGAAATGAAAGAAGAAGTGTTTAATGATTTGAATGATCGGGGATTGATTAACAAGCGCAGTGGTGAAAAACAGAGTAATGCGAGAAATTACATCGGAGGACAAATGAATTCCACCGAAGCAACGCAAATATTTTATGACAACGTTGATGTTATCGCATATGAGATTATGTTTCCGTTGATGGATACAAAAAAAGAAGAACTTACCGCACTTGGTCTTTATGGCTTTACGGTTGTTAAATGGTCAGAACACATTGGTGGTACACTTGGTGATGATATGCTAACAGCCGCGCTTGAACAAGCACATAAAACAACCCCTTGGGCGATTGATGGGTTTGTTATGATACCAAATGACCGCGCAGTTCGTGATGCAATTCCTGCACGCAAAGGAAGCAGCTTGAATCCAGTACATACTAAAAAATTCAAGGTAGGGCAGGACGACAATGTTGCTGGAACGACAGTTATAAAAGTAGAATGGAAAGTATCTAAAGATGGATATTTAAAACCAACCGTATGCATTGATCCAGTTGATTTGGCAGGCGTTACAATATCAAAAGCAACGGGAATTAACGCTAAATATATATATGATAATAAAATTGGACCGGGTTCAAAAGTGTCAATAACACGAGCCGGTGATGTTATACCAAGGTTATTATCTAGTTCCCCGATGCCAGAACAAAATATGGACTAGATTTATCAAATGGCGACGTCATTCCGCAACTAAAGGAGCAATAAATGAGCACCACTAACGAATATAATGATAATTATGATAAATGGTTTCATTCACAACTCGCTGAATTTGGCGAATATGAATGGTCTAAACCCAACTCTGATGGAAATCAAGTTGATTTGATTCTTGTTGATGTTGAAAATAGCGATGCTGCTAAAAAACAACAACTTATTGATTTTTTCTCAAAGTTGGGTGTTGAATTTCTTGCCCAAAAATCATTGATTAAATTATATGATGCAGGATTCAATATGCCGGAAGATATCATTAATGCAACCGTTTCTGATATTCAATCAATTGTTGGCGAGGCGAATGGTCGCAAAGGAATGGCAAGCCTGAATGAAAAACTGAATCCAGTTGAACCATGGATGCTTGCAGGTGTTACCAAATATTTTGGGCGATCAATTGGTCGAAAGAAAATGAAAAAGATTTATGATGCTACTGGACATGTAAATGAAACATCAGTTTCAGAGTTAATTAAAATTGATGGCCTCGAAATGAAGAGTGCTGAAAAAATTGTTGCTGGTTATGATGAATATGCTTCCTTCCTTACCCGCATCCATGATAAGTATACCATCGCAGAGGTTCAAAATACGCCTATGGGTAGCGATTGGGAGAATCAGGTTGTGACATTCACTGGCTATCGTGATGCGGACGCACAAGCTAAAATCGAAGCACAAGGTGGGCGTATTGGTAGCAGTGTATCCAGTAAGACTACATTGGTTGTTACGAAAGACCCTAATTCGACCAGTAGCAAAATTGTAAAAGCGAAAGATTTGGGAATTGAAGTTATCGATCCCGTAGAACTTTATTCACGACTTAACTAAAGGAGTACTATATTATGAATATGATTAAAACAACTTTGATTGCACTAACGATGATGATTGGTTCCACAGCAGCAATGTCTGAAACTGTTGGTTCAATTAAATTGGCTGGCGGATATGTAACATCATACGCATTAAAAATTCAAGCGTTTGACGATCCACGCGTTCAAGGAGTTTCATGCCATGTGAGTGATGTAGAGGTCAGTGGAATAACGTTTAATTCTGACCCAAGCAATGCAAGTATTTCGTGTCGACAAACGGGCCAAATCAAAATACATGGTGCAACTAAAGAACAATGGTGGGGTGATTTGAATGCGGCACCAAACGGCGAAAGTGTGTTTGGTAAAACCAAAGGATGGAATAAAAGCCTTTCCGTTGTCAGAGTTATTGATAAAAAACGTAAAACTATGGTATATGTTGTATATACACCAAAATGGGGTGAAGATTCTAAGAAAAATGTTGTATCATCAATTAGCATGTATGCACAGACTAAAAAATAATGGCTATTCCGACTAAAATATTAGATGTATTAAAACCGAGATTTTCGCTTGACGATATTAAAAAGTTGGAATATTCTAATGTATTCGATCAACCAACAGTAAAGGATTATGCTATGATGACACGATATCACGACAATTCAGACAATTATATGAATGAAGTATTATCACATGTTGATAAGTACGCTAGAGACGAATATCGTCAATTGGATAAAAGCGCCCCTCGGGGAAATAACTTTGGATATCAAGATCACTCATATAAATCACATACACCAAATGATATCATTTCGGCAATAGCCGAATTTATGCGTCAGCCATCAAACGTAGCGGCGTTGCTTCTCGATGAACGAAACATTGATCGTATATTAGATCACTCTTCAAGGACACGAGACAAAATGGATAAACAGCAACGCGACAGCGAAAATAAACGAACTGAACGTGAAACAACTGAAAAATATAATGAAGCAGTTGATGTTATTGACGAGTTGGAAGAATTTGGTATAGATAAGTTAGACGAGGAACAACTAGAAATACATGATGAAATGATGGAGATTATAAAAAAATACGAATCTTCTTGACAACCCGAATGTAATGGTATATATTATATAAACGGTGGCTAGGACGCTTCTTCCTTCTATTTTTTTGCATAAAACCTAGAGGTTCCAATTTCCACCTAAATTTTTATTGACATATTATTATTTTGTGATACTATAAGAACGTGGCAGCTAGGATTTTTCTTCCTTCTTACTCAACTTGAAAATGAAACTTAGAGAACCCAATTTCTGCCCACCAGATCGAACAGCTAGGAAATTTCTTCCTTCTCACAATGACAGAAGCCTGCCCCATGGGTGGGCTTCACTTACCAGAATTAGAGGTTTCAATTTCTGTTCACTTTTAATTGTTTTAACGGAGGTCAAAAACGATGAATACACTTTTTGGATTTAATAAATTACACAACAGCATCGCATTACAGAACAAGCAGTCTGTTGTTATCGAAACTTTGTCTGGTGATATCGATGATTCACTTATTCTTGCAATCCTTACAGATATTGCACAGTTTGGCTATACGCTAGACGGTAATGTTATCAGTGCGTTGAAGACGCAATCTGAAAATACATTGGTTGAGTTCCATAAAGAACTAACTGCACAATTGTCTATTATGGTTGGTGCACACGTTACGTATCGTCCATTATTCAAGAAATTCCCTAATGATATTCCTGACGATGCAGAATATTTCACTAAACGATTCATTGGTCATGTTACCAATTTATTTGGATTAACACCAGAAAATGTGGCACCACTTTCGTGTGGTCACGTCATTGATACTCGTTTATTCAACATGGATGATTTCGGCGCTTGCCCAATCTGTCAAATGCAGGTTGATGAAACCACGGCTGCGACTGATCGTCCATCGTTGGATGAATCGACACCATTTAAAATCATTGGCTTGGCTACTAGCGACGATGTATACGCCATCTTCACAAACTTATTGTCGGCTAAAGCATCTATCTCTGCGGAGAATAAAGAACTAATCACCGCATTGGTTGCGGAGAGTAATGTGTTTAATTACATTCCCGATGTTATCCCAATGAAGGAAAATGTTGCGTTGATTGCTGGTTTGCTTGTTAAACACACTAATGAAGCACTTGATGTATTGGTTAAGCACGTCAACACTTCAACTGATGTATTGCGCCTTGCTGTTCAATTAAATGATGGTGATGTATCACTTGCAGAACCAACCAAGTTTAAGTTGCGCAACAAAGAACGTCGTATAATCATGGGACTTCTGGATGCAGTTAACAAACCAGAAGAAGACATGCTACGTTATCGTATGCAATGGATTCGTTTGGCTGAAGTGTTGCACATTGGTTCAAAGCGCCATCGTTTTCCTAATGCATTTAATGCAGTGGACAAGTTGCGTAATGACGCCAAGTCGATTGAGACATTTAACAGCAAAGTTGAAAAGAATGTCCTTGTAGCAAAGGCAACTGGTTTAGATGATGGATTAATTAAACTATTGGCAACTCGCCCCGGTGAGTTTGCAAGACGTTTGGATTTCATGTTGAGTAATATTGGCAATGTTGTTACGGTTCTTGACACATTCAAGTCTATTGTTGATAGAGTGGCTTCACCAATGTTGTTGCAAATGGCTTCGCACTTCAACACCCGAACTGAAGTTGCACCATTTCGTTATTTCTTACCGAAAGGCAACGTTGCAAAGATGCAAATAGTTGATGACACACGCGCAGTTCTTGATCTTACGATTGTTAAATCAGTTGTTAAGATCATCAATGACGAATTAACAAAACGCTTTTCAACAATGGAAAGCCTTGGTAATGTTTTGATTGATCCGATGCTTGAAAATTATCTTGTTCCATTGGCGCAACGTGCAGCGACTAAAAGTTTGGTTACGGTTGCGCGTGGCTCACGTATCACGTTTTCTGATAAGAACACCATTCGTTTGTTCCTTTACTGGAAAGAAAATGCCGAGGTTGGACGCACCGATGTTGACTTAAGTGCGGTTGCATATGACCAAAATTGGGACTATGTTGAACATCTTTCTTACACCAACCTATCTGGTGTTGGCAGTGTCCACTCTGGTGATATTCAATCTGCTCCCAATGGTGCATCTGAGTTCATTGACTTCAATATTAAAGAAGCAATGGAACATGGTATTCGTTATGTAACGATGAACGTTCTTTCATATAGCGGTCAAGCATTCGACCTATTTGAATCAATCGCTGGAGTTATGGGACGCGATGAACCATCAAGCGGTGAACATTATGAACCAACTACAGTTGAGAATAAGTTTGACGTTGGCGGTAACTCACGCCACAACATTCCGTTTGTTGTTGATTTGAAGAAACGCGAAATCATTTGGACTGATTTGGCTGTGAGTGGTGGTGCATTCAATAACGTAGAACAAAGTTCAGGGGCTATTGTAATGATGTCTAAGGCGGCTGAAGCAATGGTTGACACTAAACCTACCATGATTGATTTGTTGCAACTACACTTCGATGCACGTGCCGACAGCGTTGACTATGAGCGTCAGCCTGATAAAGAATACGATACGGTGCTTGGTGTTTCTATGGCTTCTAATGTAGATGACATCCTAGCCAATTGGTTATAAGTATAAGCACGTTTTTCGAGAGCGTGTTCGCCGAAAAGTGCCCCATAGCTTAGATTGTGGGGCACTTTTTTCTTGACAATTTATCACCATATGATACAATAAACACTTAATCATTAAAGGAGAATACACAATGGGTTCATGGAATGCAACTTGCGGAATATCACAGTTACCAATTCTTGCCGGTGAAAAAATTCGGGTATTCGTTCTTAAACCTGTTCTACATCGCGAGAGATCACCGAACATGATGTGTTACCCCACGGATAATTATAGAACATTGGGGATTCCTTTTATTGCTGAATATAATGATTATGGGTCAGTTACAAATATTGAAGAAAACTATAACACCAAAATTATTCACGATGAATTATCTAAACTGGCAGTTCTACCAAAGGATAAACCATTCACTATTGGTGATGCTGTTGCGTACATTAAAGAACCATCACATGATGATGATCAATATCACAGTAATTACTTTGAAGTAGTTGATATTAGTGATGAAAATATTTTAATCCGTGATCGACACAGTGCCAATAAAGATGTAATATCCGTTCCGGTGTCCAACCTCAAACATGATAATGGCGAAGGATATTATGACGACTTTGGCGACTTGGGTCAAATTATCGATCTTACCGAACGTGGTGTTTTTGAGATTTCGGGTTGTGCTTACTTTAACTCAAAACTTCTTGCTGTCCCTGGTTTATTTTATGTTCGTGAAAACATTTGGCAAGCGTTGATTGCCGACATCGAAGAAGAAAGTGAATATAAGTGGGGACATAAATCACGAGACACCATGCTAAAACAAATCGATGATTTTTTAGTAGAGTTGAAAGAAACGGTGGATGCGGTTGAAGAGAAAAATAAAACTCCAGAAGATGCGGCGGTTGCTGCTTTTAGAATGATGCATGGTATGATAACGATGGGTGGTGAAGAAAATCGTATCGGTAGATTGTTCGAAAGTTCAAGTGATACTTTTAGTGCTACTCTCTATCGTGAACCGATGCTTGATGCTATACGCAACGATGACATAAAACTAGCAAAATCTATTCTAATTGATGCATACGACACTTCATCGTTTATGTTAACAATGATGTGTCTTCGTAAATCATTAGCGCCACAGTGCGGTGCTGGTAGTCAATCTGTTGGTATTGATTATCACACTGCTCTAGTTGATGCTATTACAACTGAAATCAAGGCGATTGGCACTCATTGGGATGAATAGGTGATATCAGGCGACGGTTTATTGCCTAATTCGTGTATCATGTTCCAATCAGATACAGATGTATTATGGCGTTGGTTATTTGATATAGGTTTTATATTTTTGTAATCATATTTGTTTAATATGTCAAATGGACTCGGCAGTTTATCGGCAAAATATAATATCAATTCATCATAATCTTCCGATGTTAAATGATCGTCGTCAAGATATAGATCACTTTCAAATGACCTTGAATAACCATAATTTTTTAATGAATTGATATCACAATAATACAATAATGATAGAGCAGAGGCATATGGAAGAGCAGGGTAGCAATATTTTATGATACCTAATATTTCTTCTGTGCAATCCCAATTTCGTGTGAATTCATATCTTTTACACCATTCATTTATCATTTGTATAAATCCTTATTATTCTCAATATATCATTTTATAATAAATATAGACATAATCGAAAGTTATATAGTAGTTGGATACCATATAACTTTCTAAACAATACGCAACGATAGGAGTGGCGTCATGTCTAAAGATATTTATAACACTAAATTTATATTCGGTCAAGATTATCATGGATTTATTTATGAATGGGTTGATAATTCTAATGGTAAAAAATATATAGGATCGCATAAAGGGTCGATTGATGATGGATATATAGGTTCAGGAACATATTTTATTTCTGCTTATAAAAAAAGAACCCATTGTTTTAGTCGAATAATATTAGAATATATATCAAAAAATATAGATGATATATATACCATTGAACAAAAATGGTTAAATATGGTAAATAATATATCATCAAATGAATCATATTATAATCTATCAAATAACGCAACAGGGGGAAATTCTGAAAAAAACTACGCACGAAAAAGAAATGGTGAATTTACTGAAAAAGAAATGATTGCACATGAGCGAAAAGCCAATGGTATATTTACACCAAAAGAACTAGAGTTTCATAAACGTCGAAAAAATAGATTTTTAAATGGTGATTATACAAAAGCAGAAAAACAGTCTTATATACGATCTAAAGAGCGAAAATCAGCAGGGAATTTTACAGATGCAGAAATTAAATATTTTAGTGAACAAAAAAAGAGAAAATCAAATGGTATATTTACACCAAAAGAAATAGAGTTTCATAATAATCAAAGTAATCGGAAGTCGGCAGGAAATTTTACAGATGCCGAGTTAAAATGTTTAAATCTCGATAAAATAAGAAAATCAAAAGGCTTATTTACCGATGCGGAATTAAAAAATTTTAAGAACATGAAGGGAAAACGATGGCTTACCAAAGATTTTATCAATAAATTAATATCAAAAAATTTAATACAACAATATATTGATGCCGGTTGGATATTTGGAAAATATAAAAAAATCAATCCCAACTAAATTTATCAATCCCATCAAAATCTATTTCACTTCCGTCTGATAATGTTAAACTTCCTGACATTTCTTCCGATGTTGGAAGATTGTTTGGATTGCTATCTGCCGTAAATGTTTCACCATCAACTGTTAATGCCCACCCTTGTGTGCCTTCCATATTTAGTGTATCTGTTCCCTCGCCGCCCGATATCCAATCACCGCCACCAAATCCGTCGCCGCCTTCGCCACCGAAGATAAACATATCATCGCCACCATTGCCCATTACGTGGTCATTAGCATCTGTTGCATCGTCGCTATCAAATGTATCATCTGCTTTTTTTCCTTTGTCTTTTCCATCTATTTCATTATATTCAGAACCGCCTTCACCACCCTCGCCGCCTTCACCACCATCTTTATCTTTTTTATCTTTACCTTTTCCACCTTCACCGCCTTCACCGCCATGTCCATGCCCATGTGATCCACCTTCACCGCCTTCACCACCTTCATTGCCTTCAACGTCGATAATGGTCGTAGCGGTTCCGGTTCCACCTTCACTGTCCACTATATTATATGTGAAACTATCTTCACCAGAAAATCCTTCATATGGCGTATAAGTCCATGTTCCATTTTCATTATCTATTATAATTCCATTTTCAGGATCGTCAATGCTGGTAATAGTTATAGTGTCGCCATCTAAATCTGTATCATTAGATAGCAAATCTTCAGAAGAAAACGTTATAGAATTATCATCATCAATATCAAATTCATCATCAACACCAAGAGGTGTGGTATTTCCTGTTTCATCTACTAACCACGTGGATGATTGTGTGTCAACAGATACAACAGATGCCGTAACAGGTGTATCTCGTTCTATTTCTACTGTTCCATCTGAATACGTTAATGTGTTAACCGAAGTGTTTGATGTTTCTGTTGTTATGTCTGTAGTAGTTGTTTCTGTAAACACTCGATTAATCACAGTTGTTTTTGTTCCATCGTCATTTTCAACAATCGATTCATTATTTACAAATGTTATGGTTGATTCTGGTTCACTCGTTATAATATTTTCTTCTGTTTCTATGGTTGTAACAATTTCAGGATCAACATATTCGGTTTCGACATTAGTTAATGTTTCCGTTCGTGTATCTGAGGTTATTTCGCTATCAATGTTGGGTGTTCCATTTTCGACTTCAACCGTTCCGTCTGAATATGTTATTGTGCTGACGGGAGTTATCGTTGTGGTGGTTGTGGTTTCAGTCGCATATTCATTTGTGGTTGTTGTAGTAGTATCTATTTGTTCGCGGTTATTATCCGTATCGATAGTTGTATCACTTTCTATTATGTCGTTAGTTGTTTCCCATGTTTCATCGCCCACAACAGCATCGGTAGTGGTAACGTATTCAGTGGTTATTGTTGGTTCTTCATATGTAGTAACAATTTCGTCCGTGGTATCAACTCTTGATTCAGTTGTTGTATCTGCTGTAATAACAGGATCGTCCTGTTCAATTTCAACAGTTCCATCTGAATACGTAATGGTTGTTATTTGTGTGGTTGTGGTTGTGGTTGTTGTATCAGTTTCATAATTGTTTGTGGTTGTGGTCGTTGTATCTAATTGCTCACGGTTATTATCCAAATCATTTGAACGTGACACATCATCTTCGGTTGATGTTGAAATTAAGGTTTCATCGCCTACGACAACGTTGGTTGTTACTTCTTCTGACGTAACAATTTGTGGCTCTTCGTAAACAACGTTGGTATCAGTTAACACTTCTTCTCTTGTATCGGTTGTAGGTTCAACTGTTTCAACTGGCGTTCCGTATTCTATTTCAACTGTTCCATCTGAATAAGTGATAGTGATAACGGGTGTTGTTGTTACGGTTGTAGTTGTTATTGTATCATATGTATTTGTGGTTGTGTTGGTAGTATCTAATTGTTCGCGGTTATTATCCGTATCAATAGTGCGAACAGTTTCTGATTCTGTTTCGGTGTTAGATAATATTTCATCGCTAACAACTACTGTTGTTTCATGCTCATAGGTTTCAACAATTTCAGGGTCTTCATTCGTAGTTATTGTTTCTGAAGTCACTTCATCGCGTGTTGATGTATCAGTGGTAGTTTCTATCGCTGGTGTGCCGTATTCTGTTTCTACAGTGCCGTCGCTGTAAGTTATGGTATGAACAGGCGTAGATGTGGTTGTGGTGGTTGTATCAACCGCATAGGTATCTGTGGTCGTTGTTGTCGTATCTACCCGTTCGTTATTATATTCTGTTTCAATAGTTGTCACTACATTTTCTTCTGATGCTGTTCCAGTTTGATATTCATCGCCAATTGTATCCACTGATTGCACATCAGTCGTGATTGTAATAACAGGCTCTTCTGTACTTGTGGATATATCAATTTCGCGGATTTCATCACGTGTTGATGTATCAATTTGAACTGTGTTATCGGTTGGTTCTGCGCGTTCGATTTCAATAGTTCCATCGCTATATGTAATGGTTTGAACTTCGATTGTTGTTGTTGTTTCCAATATGGGCGTTTCAAATGTATCTGTATATTCACGCGTCACAGTAACTATTTCTTGATTATTATCTAAATCGTTAACACGCGATGATGAATCATAGAACTCTGTATTAGTTAAAGTTTCTTTGCCGTTGTGAAGGTCGGTTGAAATTTCATATGTGACAACAATGGTTGGTTCTTCATATGTGGTAACTATTTCATCGGCAATATCGGTTCTTGTTTCTGTATTTGTATTTTTTGTAATAGACGGATCGCCCTGTTCAATTTCAACTGTTCCATCTGAATAAGTGATAGTTATTACTGGTGTTATTGTGGTGGTAGTCGTTGTATCAATGGCATAGTTATTCGTGGTAGTAGTTGTTGTATCTACTTGTTCACGATTGTTATCAGTGTCTATTATACGGTCAATTTCTGTCCCGGTTTCTGATCCAATTAGAATTTCATTACCAATTTCATTTGATATTTCAGTTGTATATTCGGTTGTGATAACAGGTAGTTCTATATCAGTAGCAAATATTGCATCTCTAATCGCAACTGTTGTATCAACTGTGGTGTTGGATTCTATCACAGGGTCACCCACAATCGTTTCAATAGTGCCATCACTATATGTAATAGTTTCGGTTGGCGTTGTTGTTTCTGTGACCGTTGAATCAATCGTTGTGGTATCTGTATAATTACGAGTCGTTGTGACTATTTCTTGATTGTTTGCTAGATCATTTTCTTTTGAAACTACATCTTCGTATGTTGTTACAACACATGGATCATCGATAACTGTATTTGAAATAATTTCGTATGAAATTTCTCTAGACATCTCGGTCACTGGTTCTACAGCATCATCGCCACCACCACCATTGGTGCCATTATCAATAGGAAACCCAAGATCGGGGTTAAGCACAGAATTAAGAATTGCGTCAAAGTCAATTTCAGGCATAACGTCTGTATTCGCGAGTGGATCATTTGGCACCTCGTCAACGCTTTGATTTACATCATTTATTGTAGAAAATCCGCTATCTTCCGCACGCTGCTGTTCTTCTTCGGCTACTTTTTTAAATACATCATCGCCATGCATTTCGCGTGTATCAAATATCAAACTGGCACGATCTATAGCATAATCTATTTGTTCTGATGTAAACCCATTCTCAATTAATTCATTCCTTGTGTAACCATTGACGTCAATAGATACATTATTTATATCATTAAACGCTACTATATTATTTTCAGTATTGACATATATACCCAACGATGTCTGTATTACTGTGCCTTCTGTGATTAGTGCACTTAACAATTCCGCTTCTGTTAGTTGTGAACCCATGTGAATATTTTGTGAACCAGAACCAAACACATCTTCTTTATCGCCACCATCACCTTCGTGAAGTTGTTGTACCGATGCATCAAGGTCAATTTCATCTTCGGTCTGTAAGACAGTTAAATCATCAAGTATTGAGTGATTTTCGCGAACATCGTCGTCGTCATTTGTTATTTCAGCCATGATACATCCCCTATATTAATATTATGTGCATGATATCAATATTTAAGAAATATGTCAATGAATATCAATGATTTGGTTCAGTCAAGATTAATCCAATGACCTTATTATAACATCACCGCCAGAAAATTGAACCAGTTCTTCCATTGTTTCTGGCCCGATTATTGCGTCAGGCATCGTATTTTTTATATACTGTAACACTGCTTCGGTTTCTGTCGAACTCAATAAATCAAATGTCAATTCAACCATATCGTCATATTTTTTCACGTTGACCGGGAGACCCATGAGATGTATAAGTTCTGTTGATATAGGACCAATCATTTTGTTCATTGTTGTTCCTGATTTATAAAAACGCTGCGATGATAATTAGGATATAAACTATGCAAATTTTCTTGTGTTAATGGAAAATTTTTACACGTTTTTTTTATAACAGTTAATAATTCTTTTCGATTAATAGACACTCTTACATCGGGTAATTTTTGTCCATGCCAACTTTTTCGATATATAAACACGATATCGCTATTGGTGCCGATTAAAACTATTTCTTTAATTTCTTCATTCATTATATACTCACTTACATTTATGTCAACTATAAATATTTATACCACCGTAATCCATACGTCATTAATATAATCAGCATAACATTCTATGATTTCAGCTTGTGTTGCAGTTGCAGTGTCGATATCAAGTTTTATTTGTATTTTTCCGTTTGATAATATATATATTAATTCATTCATTTCTTTAAGTGTAAGACCAAGCATACCATCACTCATGATAGATTTCACGATACTTGATGTTCCATCCACATATTGATCTAGTTCATCGATATAAATTTCTATCATTATAACCACCTTAACTTGAATGCCATCGCATATATATCATCTTCAAGAGCAAACAAAACTTTAGATCGTTTTACACCTTCTCCGTGAAAAAATAGCCAATGTTCTAATTCGATGCTATTTTCATCAGCCCATTCATAATATTCAGATAAATTCAACTCCCATCCATACGATGATTCTTTTGCCCACAATCTCATCACCACGCTATAACAATTGGATATCTTTCTATCATCCGGCATGATTTGGTCTGGAATGGTGTCAGTTATCTTCATCATCCACCACGCCGTGCCATCTTAATTTATAACCCATTGAATCTATTTCATCATTAATTTGTATATCTACTGTATTACTTGTTCTGTTAATGGTATGTGAAAAATCTATTTTATTATCAAATAACCAAAACAGTCTTTCGCGCTCACCTTCTGTTAATACTGCGCCCGTTCTTTCATGTAGCGTCGATTCTATTATATCTATATTATCACAAGATGATAGTTTTTTGCCCATATGAAACATCCTTATGTGTTGATTTAAAATCTAATATCGTTTTTTGTGTAATACCATACTCTTTTATAACTATACCAATCGAATTTTTACTTGCGGTTAACACCGACCAATCTCTATCTGTATATGTATATGACGTATCCACATAAAAAAAATCTAACCACCCTTTCTCAACTGGATTGTTACGACAATCAAAAAATTTATAGTTCATATTTTTATATTCTGTATTGTTTTATGATCTAGATTCATTATTACAGCTAGCTCGTTTTGCGATAGAGTGTATTTTTCTACATATTTTTCAAGTAGCAAATCGCTCATTGGGTACGTGCTCATTTTTGGAAAAACCCGTCTGTGGTACTCACTAAACAATTCACTAGTAGGTTTAATCTTACCTAACACCGTGCCACCTGGAAGTTTCGTCACTGTTGATCCTCTACTCATCGACCACCCCTATAGATACATACTTCTCATCCATATTAACTATATCTACCACAGTTAATTGATTCTCCATAACTAAAGCCTCTATCGTGGAATATGTCATATCAAGTGCGCCACCATCAGCAGTGCGACAATATAAACAATACAATCCACCAGCAATATAAACACAGACATGACCAGTAATAATATCTTCATCCTTACGAAGCGTTTCAACCGCATCACGTAATCCAGGTTCAGCATCAATAAACTTAGCACCATAATCGCCCATCAAACGATTATATTGTTCATCAGTCAATGAATGTATCTCCGCCGCCAATAACTCTAATAATTCTTTCTCGCCATTTTTATGTTCAGTCATAACTGTGCCACACTTATATAATCCTTTAACCAATTCTCTGAATGAAATATATACATCAACCATGATTGAGTGCGTTTATTCTGTATTATATCTTGTATATATATCGCACCCACTTCTTCACGTGCAGCCATTATCGCACCTTCCGGTATATACGGGCAATAATGACCAACTGTCATAACTGTGCCACACTTATATAATAACCCATCAGCCATCTCTCAGAATAAAGCAAGTCCACCAACCATTCACAATCACGTTCATTATGTATTATATCATATGTATATCTCGCACACACTTCTTCGCGTGTTCCAGTTACACCATTAGGTCGATACCCTTCATAGTTTTCATATTTAATGGTTATAGTTACCATCATAGAATCTGTCATTATGGTATAACAACCCCCGCAACAGGTGCAACACCAACTATTTCGCATTCTACTTCATACACTATACCATCTCTAGTCAACGGGCACATATAAGAAAATTCATCTTTATAACCATTCCATCCAGCAAAACCAAGTGCAACGATAGTAAGCAAACCAATCAACATATGCGCAATAGAGATAAACCATCCATTGTTTTTATAATAAGATTTCAATGTCGAAAGTTCGGTATTTGGTTTATAACTATTGTAGCCATCGTTGGTTATAAAATAATCACCTTTGTTATCTATCTTGAGATCATCTTCAAGTAACATGATGCGAAGCGAACGCTGATAATCAAACAACGATATAGATTCTTTGCTGCCATCTACATATTGATGTGAATCATCAAATATAATACGAAATGAACCATCATCATGATTGGCGTATGATGTTGTGCTATAGACAGAACACAATAAAACCAACACAGCAATCAACATCGTATGAATAATTTTCATCAATTTTCTCCATTCATATTAATAATGATTTATTATACCTCTGAACTACTGTTATGTCAAGATAATTATAGATGCATAATCCTATATAGTAACACATCGTTGCCTGTTTCACGACACCAATCATCTATATGCATAGAGAATCCATTTAAATGCCAATAACATTTTTGTATTTTACCATCATATTGATGTGTTATGACTGCTGGCCCATCTACGCGATGTCTTTCACCATTGATCCACCATGCCATTATATCAAGTTCACCATTTTGAAACCACGATGTAAATGCGGGGCCATTTTCACGATGCAATACTGATCGATGTTTATTATCATTAATCCACGATTCTGAATATAATACATCATACTCATGATATTCAAGAACGGGGTTCATTTCCACGCCAATTTAAACGCCATAGCGTCTTCCACATATTGGAACCAAAGTGATGTTGCAACTTTTCCGTTTTTACAACTACCCATTTCATCTATTCCCCATTTTACATTATACTTGCCTAAATTTTCAGACAACCATTTGGATATATCATCTGAGTAATTTGGTTCGGTTATCCAGTTTTTATCTAACCATATTATGGTTTTATCTTTCATTTATATTCACGCGTGATCCACTTATACAAATCACATCCCCATTTTTGACGGTTGGTTGATCCAACGTTATTTCACCTTTATCTGTTAACACGGTTGTAGTGCGATACTTTACTGACACTATATCCAATACGGTGGCTTCGGTGTTACATACCCATTCTGACGTTGTTACATCGGTATATAAGGCATATGCGAAAAACGACACTATACATGCCGCCATAATCAATCCACCTTTTTCGCATATAAATTCTAATATTGATAACATATCATATTCCACCTTTTAATATGATACCCCCAACACAATACGCATTGGGGGATCATAGGTTTACTTCGCTAACAGTTTACGTTTTTCTTCTGGCGTCAGGGCTTTGAGTTTATCTTCAACCGCAGCATCCAAAAGTTTATTATCTTCTGCATCGCGAACCTGTTCGTTATCCGTCTCAACAATTCCTTCGATTTCACCTGTGCGGAGATCGATGGCGGTGTTATCAAACGATTTAACATCAACAACCGACATTCCACCATCAGCATATTCGATGGCTACAACATCACCCGTCGTAGTGATAGCAAGTTCTACATTATCACCAGCGGCGGCGCGGAATACACGGTCAACAGCAGAGTCAATCATAACAAAGTAGGTTTGATTTCCGCTAACTACTTCTGTTCCGATACGTGTTACTGTGCCCTTAACTGTCTTAATGTCAACCGCACCGGAAACACCAGAACTCATACCACTGTTGCGATGCGCAGATTGATACGCACGCATAGCTTGTCGAACATTTTTACCAATGCCGAAAACCGCACGATTGGTTCCAGATACAAATCCATATTGTTTGATATTACCATCACCATCTTTGATCGTAGCAGCATACGTAGGCTTACCGCCAATATTTACCATGATAGGAAAAGTTGCGGTGTATCCACCAAAGTTAGATACCGCGCCATTAAGAACTTTTTGAGCAGCATCTTCGGTGGGTCCAGTTACGCGATACATGCGTGCTTCTTTCGTGCGTGTGTCAACCAACACAAATCCAACGGTTCCAGCATCATTGCCAACAGATGTCATACCTGTATACCAACGCGAACTTCCATCTTTGGTATATACGAGGCTGGTTCCAGTGGTAGTTTTAGTTATGCCATCTTTAGCACCTAAGAATATTTGATTCCACCAACCGTTTTTAAGTTGACCCCATGCGTCCAATTGATTCGCGATGAAAGTTTCAGGTTGAATGCGATCAATCCATGATGGCGCTGATGCAATGTCATATTCTTTTAATTCACCAGTAGTTGGGTTAACAACAACAACGCCATATGCATCATTACCTTTCCAACCTACCGCTTTATCGTATAATGTGACTACCCACCACGGTTCGTTATTATCATCCAATTCTAATGTATAATCAGTGATACCGGTTGATGCATAACCACTCAGCCATAGATGACGCTGAACGCCATATGAAAAATACGAATCTTTTGTATAATGTAAATTTTTATTCAAATGCATTTCCGCATCGCGATAATTTGTTGCACTTACTACAACATATCCGGGTGTGCCTTCCATTTTGACCCACTTAAATAAACCAGAAGGCTCCAATGCTGCAACCCATACCAATTTGCCATTTACACTTTGAATAGACATTGTTCCAATTTTAACCTTAGAACCCAATCCCGCATCTTGCCCCATTAATTCTTCGGCGCGTTTAACCGCTAGTGCTTGATCAACAACTCGCAATTGCGATAAATCAATAGTTTCTACATCGGTGCGAAAATTGCTTTCTTCAACCGATCCAATAAGATTTTTATGACCATCTGTGCTTACCATCCAACTAGAGCCGATGTTAACAGTTATCAGAAATATAAATGATGCTAATAATGTGCCATATCCGAGAAACGATATTCTTGCCGCTCCTATTTTAGTGGCGTATAATCCAATACCTATACCATTTATCATCAACAGCACTAACGCGCTGCTGAACCCCCATGCAAATACTGGCATAGCTAAATACCCAAAAATAAAATTAAGTAAAATAAGCCATATGGCAAAAACACCGTTCTTCATAATCAATCTCCTTTAAATTTATGTATAATTCAATATATCATTATATGGTAGATGTGTCAAGATCAATCCCAACGCCCCCGTTTCTCCCAATACTTCTTCCACTTATTGAAACTGCCACCACCTTTGGGATTCATATCAAGACGATACACTGCCAACTTTGTTCGATCCCGCAATCGACGTTCGACTTGCTGTAGATATAACGTCCACGGATCAGGTTTATATATTTTCTTGGAGCCTTTTTTACTATTGCATGTATCACAAGCAACAACAATATTAGTAACCGAATGAATCCGATTGATTTTACTTAATGGAATAACATGATCAGCAGTTGCCGATTTACGTGTTAACTTACAACCACAATAGTAACACTTATTGGTTTGATCTTCTAAAATATTATCGCGGTCAATGGTATAAAATATTCTATCCATTTTCGATTGAAACTTGATTTTGCTCATATTATTTTATTTTAATACACCATCGTCTTTTATGTTTTAAATCATACGCCGTAACAAGATAATGCTTAGATGTCACGACGTGATGATTGTATTGTATTTGTGCACATGATCCTTGTTTTTTATTAGAGAATGTAGCTAACTCCATCGCGATTTCATTTTCTTTAGATATGCTGGCGGCTTCAGAATGATATAATTCAAAATCATCAAGGTATATTTCACCATTAATCGTATAACTAACACCCACAACTATTGTGTCACTGCGAATGTTTCCACTAGAACTAGATAATAACCCACCAATCCATTTTCCATCCAATATATTATCATCAACGGATATCACCGTAACCATTAATGGTGATAATACAACTGTTACGGGAGGATGATTTCTATTATACGATTGAACGGCTATATATATAATTGCCAATATCACAATCGCCCAAATAATGTTAAATTTATAAGTACTCAAAAATTTGTTCATTTTTTTCTCCTATATCGTTTTATATCCATCGTAGCATTATAGCCATGCCATCCTCTTCTGACGTTGTATACGCAACATTACCACGATTTGTTAGTTTTTTAGGGGTAACATTATTCAACGAACGTTTAGATTTATCGGTCAGTGTTCCATTATTACGCATTTCACGTATCTTGTCAACTGTTATAAATCCTTCATATAATACAACAATGCCAGAACGTTTCATTACAACTGCATATATTTTATTTTCAAAACACCAATCTTCAATTTCAACCAAGTCTATGTCTTCACCGTTGGGTAATGTTATTTCATATAAATCATGATGTATAAACTTTATCGCACTCAATAATGGTTCTTGAAATATATCTGGAATTTTCTGCATAGTTATCCTTTTATTTTTTTTATCGTCACATTTGTGCTAATTAATAAATCTTTTTGGTAGATATCAAACTCGTAAAATATTTCTGCCATATCATAACACACCACAACAATATATGTCAAGATGCTTGACACATGTAAATATAGATGATACAGTTTTAATATAACCAATAAAGGAGAATATTATGACTGAAAAAACAATTGCAACACCGACACTAACGATTTCAAACTGCATCGATTGCCCGAATCATGAAGTCATCAATGATCGTGACCCATCTGATTGGTTCTGTGATGATGACGTTGCCGTTGTGTGCACCAAAACCCGCAACCCTACACAAAACACACAATCAAAGCATGCATCAGACCATAGCCCTTACAGAGCAATCACAGTGGCATGCCGTCCATATCAAAAACGTAAAGAAAGTGAAATCCCTGATTGGTGTCCACTATAATCAATCGTTTTTAAATCGGGTTTCGTATATTATAAATTGCGGTACACACATTTCGACATTTATGGTAATCATGGTGTGTTCACCATTTTTGCTTTCATACTCGCCCACATAAACAGAATGCACAGTGGCTTTCCAATCATCCTCATCATAGAACATATTAATCCCAGCGTCGGTATCTTTATAACCCCAACACAGTGATGGTCTATATACAAGATTGCCTTCTCTTGGATCAGCACCAAACTCTGCAAATATAATAGCGTGTGCATTTTCATATAACTCAAACGCCATACCCATAGATATTTCTACCATTAATTAACTCCTTTATAAATGCTGCATGGAATAATTTTAGAGTCCGTGCCTAACTTAACAGCCATAACACCCGACTTCCAACCTATCCAACGAGTGACATATGATACACCGTCAATACATACCGTGTCAAATACAGGTTTAGGTGCCGCTGGCTCCTCATTAGAGTGTTCAGAGCTAACCGGATCGGCGCATGCCGTTAACGCTAATATAGCAATCATCGGTAAATAAAAAACAAATCGTGGAATATTATCAAACTTCATGTTATTCTCCATTAATAATTTATACCTTAACCAAGTGTGCCAAATACAGCAAGTATGCCCAATGCATTTGGATTAAACGCAAGAGTTGCCACCAAACCAATGGCTAATAGAAATGCTGCCAAGTATCCCATAAGAACACCAGTAAGTTTAAGCCAACTGATATTAACTACGATAGCATCTTTCTTTACGGAAATAGATTCAATTGCCATAGATATAATCGTTTGTCCTTTTAAAGCATACACTGGTGATTTTTCCAAGTAACTACGAACCAATGTTGACATGCCTTTATCGACCAGAGACTTATTGATTTTTAAAAACTTATCTTTTAAATCTGATTCTATTCTGACTGTGGTTGGTTTGTAATAAAACTTGCTTGCGCGATACATTACAGTTCCAGTTGTATAAGATGTCACATGGCTGGTTTCAGTGGAAAGATTTGCACACCCTTTGCTTAGTTTAGAGGCGACATTTTGTAATTTATCCATCCAACCTTTCTTTTCGGTGCTTGGCTCAATCTTCAAGCACTTACCAGTTTTGTTGATGTTGGCATTAAGGTCAACTGATAGAAGACCGACATTAGCTGCTGAATTATCCGATTCAATTATCTCACCAATTTTAGTGCCGACAACAACTTTATCTACATCAATCGTGTAGATGGATAATTGTTTGGTGATTGGTAATTTCTTTTGAATTTCTGCATTCAGTGTGGCAACTGGTATATTGATGTTATCCAAATCAAACTGACTGAACACAGTCGCAACTGCACATATGAGTAGAAATACTATCCCTGCACCTGATAATAAATATCGTTTAGTTTTTGTCATGTTGTTTCCTTTTGTTATTCCCACCTTAATTTAAACGCCATCATGTTAGTTTCACCCTTTATGTATAACACCGAATAGTCGTCGCTATCTCTCACAAACCATTCACCATTAACTAAATTCTCGCGGCACCATGCTGCGTAATCTAAAATATAATTATTGCCATCATCTACATGAATGCGATACATGGTGTTATTATGACGATGTATGTCTAACATCTATAACCTCTATATGTATATCACTATCTTTGGCATGGTCGATTAATAAATTTATATCTAAAAACCATTCATTGTTGGCTGATATATTGGTTATCAACGTTAAATATATTTCCAGTTCAACATTAAGCCCATGTTGAGCAGGTCTGTCGACGTATTCCGTCGCCACATCAATAAGCACCTAACGTTACAAGTAGGTCTTTCGCTGACATTTGTTCAAGTTTGGCGATACGTTCACGAACCAAATATGAAGCGACAAACTCTACTATATCATCGCCCGGAACCTCGATTCTCTCCTCACCAACAATAACTGAAATATCACCAGATAAATCTGAGTTACAAATAAAACGTGTTTCACCATGCTCATACGTATGTGACATGCAGTATCTCCTTATATTTCAGTTATGCATATTATATAACACATATGCGTATGGTGTCAATTATTTTATCATCGCTTGTGCATGATCACTGCTATTTCCACAATACAATGTCGTGGGAGAACCATATAAAGACCAGCCATCCAATAGTGCCTCATTAACTGCATTTGTTATAGCAGAAGAACTGGTTTCTGATAACAATTTATATTTTGTAAGTTTTGGTGTTTCATCATTGTCTGATTTAATATCAACATAATCAGGCATATCATCAGATGCGATCCAGCGACCTGCATCAATGCTGTAAAAATATGTTCCACACGCAAATGATTTATTGGTGTGAATAATTTCTATTGCAGTTTCTAATTCAATGTGTATTCTATCCATTGAGATAGTTTGCTCTTTGGTAAACTCCGTGCCGCCATGTTGATCAGTCTTACCTTCGGGTTCGATGCCCAACATTTCTCCAATATCAAAGTATATTCGATATCCAGAGTTTCCATATGGGCGCTTGGGATCAATTTTTACTGCACCATATGAATAACTATCATCATGCATGAATACGCTGTTAGCCAATAATGTTATATGATCTTCCGTTAATTCAAATTCTCTCATTTCATTTCATCTCCTGTTATCCCGTTGCAATTGTAAACGGCCCTTCAAATACTTCTTCGTATTCGTTACTACTTAGACCGATATCGAACTCTTTGATAAATATTTGACCATGTTCATTGGGTTCCAAATCTAATACCATATCTCCACCTATACGAATGGCTGCTGTGAGAGCGCGTATTGCATATATGCATTCAGTTGCACTCATGTCACATAAATCTTCTTCCGATGGTATATTGTCAACTATCGTTTGTGGTTTTAATTTTAGTTTCATTTAATTTGGTCCCATATCTAATGGTATAGAATTGGAATATTTAACCATTGGTTGTGTAAATGTTTTATATCTATGTCCACCTTGTGATAAATTTTCATTTGTTGCTATTGATCCATATGGTTGCCATCCGTCGAATATCTCTGCATTAACATGCTTGGTTAAAGTTGATTCAGATTCACACGATATTATTTTATATTCTGATATTCTTTCCATTAAATTCCTCTTCAAGTAGTTAAAAATTTTTCACGATCTACTGACAATTGATTAGATTCTTGTCTGAAATAATCAGCATATATTTGATCTGTAAATGAAAACATGTATGCTGGTTTTCTATTAGGCATGAATGATTTACTCGTAAATCGATCATCGTTGCTAGGTTCTACATATCCCCATTGAACGGTATAATCTGCACAACTATAGTTTAATGAATCCAATAATATATCATAACATCTATCCGTGCCATGCCCAAATCTTAATACATGAACTTCATTATGTGGGCGTGATACGATAGATTCCATTTCGTCTAACGCAACTCTATTACCACCACCATTGGATTCACAACCATGATTAACACAAAATATTAAATCATGCCCATCTTTAGAGGTTTTTTCCATGTCTGATTCGCCACATATAGGGCAATTTACCCATTCTAACATCACAACAATCTCCTTTTATATGCTATCGATTAAACAGTATAACATTTATTGCGCTAATGTCAATACCCTATGTCGTTAAGTGATCGTAGTTGTGAGTTTTGGATGACGTTTTAAATCATCAACCCACTGGTCAGAACTAATAGCCCCAGTATCATCATATAATGTTCGATATAATCTAGTTTTAATCATGTGTACATCGTTTTCATAAGTAATGGATCATTATCGGTATGGACGCAGTACTCTTCAAGTGAACATACATGGTTATTAAAATACCAAAACACACTTTCTACTTGACCGGTTTCATAATAATATATTTGTGCTGGACCATCATTTCTTTGATATACGCTCGAGTCGCCGTCGCGATACCACGCTTCTCCACTGAGGTTTCCTGACATATAATGTGAACGTAATATATATGGAGTTTTAATCATATGTACATCATCTTCATAAATAATTCATCATTGTTCGTTCGATGACACCATATACGAAACGAACATGTTTCATCATCAAGATAATATGTATATTGCGTTTTTCCCGAAAGGTAATAATTTATAATTGCTGGTCCGTCAATTCTGTGATGTTGCCCTTCTAAACACCATTGCTCTGTATCTATGTTGCCTCTTTTATCATATCGTATTATAGCAGGACCATTGTCTTTATGAATGCAATCATTATTAACCCACACACGACTAGATATATCACCGTTATGATTATAATATATAGCAGCAGGACCATCTGATCTATGATGTATATTATTTTCATACCATCTCATGCAATATAATTTACCCGAATGATAATATTCGTTTTCTGTGCGTATTGTCATTTGAACATCATCGTCATAAGAATGGGACAATTATCGGTTTTTCTGCACCATGTATTAAAATCATATACCGATCCTTCATAATACCACAACACATAATTAATGTTCCCATAATAAGTATAATATATCAAAGCAGGACCATCATCCCTATGTAATATACCAATTTCGCTACTGTATTCATCGCGCAAATGTTTTTCACCCTCATATACTGAATGTAATTTCGAAAGCATAGCTGTCTCCAATCAATTTAGATCATTATATCACATTATCAAATAGTGTCAATCAAATCATAATGATATCATCGTCATAAGCAATCGACAGTTATTGGTTTTCTTACACCAATCATTTAAAGAAAGATACCATCCATCAAAAAACCAAGAAATATCGGTAATATTATTATTTTCATCAAAATGTATAATAGCGGGGCCATCATTTCTATGAAAATCACCAAATTTATTAAAATAACATACATGCGTCAATCTGCCGTCTTTTTTATAAAAAGATTGCACAGGATGCACGGGGTTTTGATCATAATCTAATTCTGGTGGTAATTTCATGTATACATCAATTTCATAAACAATGGACAGTTATTGGTTTCTGTACACCAGTCTTTTAAAGTATAATTTTCTCCATTTAAATACCAATTCAATTCTTCGATGTTTCCATTTATGTCATAAAATATTTGTGCAGGACCGTCAATCCTATGCCACCCACACGATGTATACCACAGTTCGCGCTTCACATCACCTGCCATGTAATACAGTATATTAGATGGATGACCATCATCGCGGATTAGCCACGATTTTGACCTCAAATCACCAGATTGATAATACTCTAATTCAGGATTTGTCATATCTGAATCCATGTTATTTGAACTGATTGATTGTATCATCTAATTCAAGTGAAATCTCTTCCAATGCCTCAAGGACAAGATACCGAATAATTGCGTCATCAGCCGTAGCCAACTCGCGAATAGACTTAATGATTGTGCTTTGTAATGCTTCAATATCATTCGTGTAATTAATAGCCATAATAAATCCCTTCAATAAATTTATTTAATATAACAACAGTATAACACTTAATCAACAAGCGTCAAGCAAATCCTTATTTCAAAATAGGCGTTAACTCAGCCCATTCGGCTTTTATTTCCGCGCCATCACTAAATCTAACATTATAAAACATTTTTTTACAATCATGTGATTGACCGCCAGCCCATTTATCAATCAACCTAACTATTTCTTGTGTAGCAACATGTATTGCTTTATCGCCAGGATTGTATACATGCACATTCGTTGGTGAAGCCAAAGCACATGCTATATGATTGTCTCTAACAGAATCTGCTATTAATAATACAATAAACACAATTACAAATAGCACAATTATTTTTTCTTTCATAACATCATCCTTTTTTTATTCTTCCCACATTAACTTAAATCCAACGATGTCACTTTCTTCTTCAAACCAAAATACAATGTTCTCAACATATTTAAATGTGGGATCAACTGTGAAATAGTAATACCAATCACCCGCTAAATTATCATAACACCAATCGTGCATATCTACCGGAATGTTTAGAGGATAAGGAATAGAATACTTATTGCACCATCCCAATATTTTATCTATACGAATAGGGTCTCTGTCTGATGATAAATCGCATATATATGAATAAGACAACGTTGTCAAGCAACAACCCTCCCAACAACAGCCAATGTTTTGACTTCCGTCATATAATGACCTCCCAACTGTAATATTGCAATAGTTCCTGACTGCTGTATGCGCCTTATGAAATACTTATGCCATACATATCTATTGTGACTGAAATCACGCGGTCTTCTTAACGTGTTTAATATTACACCGAGATCTAAATCAGCATTGCGTATCTTGTAAAAACTACCAAACGTCGGAAATATACCACCTGCGTGAGTGTCAGTTCCAGATGATCGTTTTAATGTATCCGCCAGTATAACCATTTCTACCAACAAACCCAAATATTAATAACACCTTCGTTGCCATCATCGTCATCTTCGGCTAAGTGCTTGAATGTGTCGTGCCATACTTGCATGATTTCACGCTGCCAATCTTCTGTCTCTTCATCACAGCAATCCATCGATACACTAACCCAATTATATGTATCATTGCGAAATCTACCTTCGTCATCGACGCAGTGTTTCATTTGCCAATGCCAAAAATCCATATATGGACGTTTCTTGAATTTATCATCGGCGCAATCTTTTTCATATTCTTTGAACCAAATCTGTGATGACCCACGATCCTTGCCATCTGAATCAATCTGTGGATAACCTTTCTTATCATGCCAATCATTGAAATCGCCAGTACCTGGAAAGAAATGCCGACCAGCATCACGTTGTTTATAACCAAGAATCTTATCTATTGCTCTCGTCATTTCCATAAAGTCATAAAACGTTACGGTTGTTTTGGTTATTTCAACCATTAAAAAATACCCGTTTAAGTTTTGTGCGATAATTAGATAATTCACTCTGCACCAAATTTTCACTGGTTTGCGGATAAATGCCGTGCGCCGTTTGTGTGTATTCACCGCTGCGCACACATGCTAAAACTCGTTCACGCATATCAGGAAACGGCACTAAATCAACCCACGCCTTTGTGCCCGGTTTATAAAAGAACTTCAATTTTTCCATACTAATCTCCTATTTTAAATGTTTGGAACCAATCGCAATCAATACCGGCTTGTGTGCCGCCAATAACGCTTTTATAATTGGTACATGCGGCACCTTCGGTAAATCAGGCACCAACCGCATTACTTCAAAATATGGTACGATTTTTCGCATAATAATTCCTTCCTATAAGTGAACCTACAGTATAACACTTATTCAGGTTGAGTCAAGCACCGCGATATCCACATCATACATATGAACCATCTCGAACAACGATTCTTGTGAAATTTTATGAAACTCAACTTTCTTGCTAAATTCATCCATCATAAAACCATACCACATAGATTTAAAATCATAATGTAACACAAACCGCAATCCATCATACCCATCAAGAAATGTTATATTATAATCAATTACATTCATGTCCACATCAATTTAATAGCCATACAATCTTCTATGCTATATGGCGCAGTCATTTCGTTATCAAGCAACCACGCCTCTACCTCATGGGTTGATAAATCAACACCACACAAATACCAAATTTCAGATATATCTTTACCTGATCTATAATTGTAGATCAGTGCAGGACCATTCAATCTATGTAGTATACCATTATCGTGCCATGATACCCTAACGGCTTCACCATGACTATTAAATTCACATCGTGTGGGTGCACCAGAATCCCGATGTAATTTACCATACTTATACCATTTACGCACCTCTGGTATTTTATTATTGCTATCTAGAAATTCTGTAATAATTTGATATTTTTTTGTAGGGTCCGCTTGATGTTTTGGAAGCCTACCGCCAGAATCTCTCATTAACTATCCTTTTAACTTACCCAACGCCATTTCTACAAATAACTCCGCATCATCAAGAACTTTAAACACAAACACCGGATTGCTTGTCCATACATTACCCTTAACTATATCACCCGAATATGCACCCGATACCGGATATGCTAACTCTGCATATTCATCCGTGTAAATCATATCAACACTATAATCAATTGAATAACTGTCACACCAATAAATCATATTATTTATCGCCGCATATTTGTCATCACCATAACAAAAAGAACAAATCGATACAACATATCCACCATGTAATATATTAACAGCCTTCTTATATAGATTCTCATACCTGACATCATGTGCCAAATAACTTGTTATTATACTACTTCCATTCATTTAAATAAACACTTAGCCATATCACTCATTAATTTCGCCCCCTATAACTACATCACTATTAACCATACCACTTAATGACACCTGTGACAAATCACTGATACTTATAAAAAAATCAATACCAGCAAACGATGCATGATTATACGTCCAACCATTGGCATTATTATCAATAAATACTGTCAAATCGCCGACGGAGTTATATTCACATATCTCAATCATGTGGCGTAGATTCTTTATATAATTTCATATATACATACTTCGTTAAACTGCGACAACTATATCCATCATGTATATAACCCTCGCTTTCCTTGATATACTCTAACATACCAGGCGATTCAATCTGCATGGAACCCAACAAGCCCATCTTATATAAATCCATTATTCTATTCGTATCCATAACACCAACATAGCACAGTAAGGCACTTATTACAATATAAGCCATAGGTTTAAGGAAAATATTTCTATGGGTATCAGGCCACGGTTAAAATGTCCACACTTACGTCATCAATCGTATATATTTCAACCAATTTTTTCTGTGACATAACCCGCTTCAACACACGCAAAAATGATCCATGAAAATAAGTGACACCCAACATTTGAGTCTCATTATTTTCATCTATAAACATGAATTCATAAAATTTACTATTAAACGACGATCTCTTGTAACTGATGAACCGAACTACCGCCATGAAACACTTACCCCTTGAATGGTGTCTTAATGATCTCAATCGTGCGAATATATATCACAATAAGAACACTCCGCCTATCAGTAAAAACAATCCCAATACAACACCCATCATCCCTATAACAATCAAACACTTGGCTTTATCACTCATTCTTTGTCCCTCCGGCGTTTGATATCATCTTGAATTTCAACTTCTAATTCACGTATTCGTTCAACATAATAAGCATCAATGTTTCCCTTATATACCAAATGCTCAGTTATAACAACAGAACACACTTTCAAAATATCAGGAGGGAAATCTTTGTAATTCTTCCTTAACATAGATGACTTACTATGATCATGTTTATTAAAAAACAAACTTTTACAAAAATTTTGTTGGTTTGATTTAGGAAATATATCAGCGTTAGCAGTAGAAGAAAATACCACCACCATAAACACCACCGCCAGCAAACATACAATTATAAATATCCTGTGCCTCATCATCAAGATGTGCAATACGCTCCTTGATTAACAAATCTATATCAATTACTAACTGTTTAGCTAATAATTCCGCCGCATCTATTTCATCATCTGTCATTAATTATCCCCTTATTGTGGTTCACCAAGAACCATAACCCCCACCACTACACAAACAAACAAAACTATCAACCAAAAACCCATATTAATTTCCTCATTTTTATTTCTTTTTTAGTTAAACCCACCGCAATTATAAATCGATCTGTATATTAATCTGGTCTTGGTTTATCCGCATACGGCGAAATATCAATTCGAATTAACCCATCAGTAGCTACTACATGCTGAAATAAATAACCATCAGCCGTATACCGAGTTAATCGTTCTGGGGTAAATCCATCAACACGACGACAAAACCATGCCGTAGCAGCTACACATCCCATTCTTCGTTTTTTGGATTTCCATTCCAATATTGCCTCATCTATGCACATATTAATTTCCTCCATATAATATCATAATAACACCATGGGACAGTTATGTCAAGAATTATAGATTGGCTTAAATCAGCCATTTCAATCGTGGTCTGCCGTGGGGAGGAGACGGTTGACATCACCAATAACTGTGATATAATAATCTAAACAGTTGGAGACAGTTATGACAGAACATCAAATATATCAATTTCGTTCCGGCGAACCCCGTAAAGAAATATTTACCAATGAACAGTTTAAACACCATAGCATTGATGGCCCCTCTGTCATATATTATGATAAAAATGGACTTATACGATATACTGAATGGTGGATCGATGGGAAACAATTGCATATTCAAGATTGGTGCGAACTTACTAATAACGATCCCCTACTTATGAAAGTGAAATACTCATGAACAGACCAGACAAATCAACACAATTCATAATATATTACAATAATGGCGATGGATCAAAAGATACCGACGTCATCGCTAATATCGAATGGCGCAATCAACTCGGCGAACTCCATAATAGCAGCGGACCAGCAAAATTGCTACACAAAACAGACGGAACAGAATTTAGGAAACTTTGGTGCATCCACGGTGTCGCATTTAGTTTCAATGATTGGTGTAAAAAAACCAATAACTGTCCCACACTTATGATGATGATGTATACATGATAAAACCTATATTAATATCACATTATTGCGATAACGGCATACTTAAATCAGAACGTTGGATGCGGGATGACAAATGCCACAATACAACCGGACCCGCTATAATTCGATATTATTCCAACGGTTTAATATATAATATTTGTTGGTATCTAAACGGAGAACAATGCGATATACATCATTGGTGTAGAAAAACCGGTAACGATCCCCTACTTATGAAAATGATGTACTCATGACATCATTCAATAACGATGAAAAATATATGGTATTATATAATAAACCCATACGCGAAGCATCATATCATGATGAAACCGATATACTCAAATCAGAAATTTGGCGAGTTGGTGGACTGTTCCATAAAAATAACGGGCCAGCTATAATCCGATATTATACCGACGGATCAATATATAATGTAAATTGGTGCCTCAACGGCATTAAATTTGATTTAGAACTATGGTGCCGTAGAACCGATAACGATCCGTTGCTTATGAAAATGATGTATACAGCATAAAAACAATTATGCTATAATAAAACCATGATGCTAGATGACGAACAAAAACACATAATTCAACTATTCGACATGGGTATGCGTGCAACCATAGAATACTTATATCCACCATTAAAAGAAAACCCCCATCCACCAAAAAAAATTAGATAAATGGTATACAACAAATGAATGACATCGTAGATATTAAAACAGGAAAACCCGTGCTAGACGAAATCAAGTCTAAAGCAGAAGCATCCAAAAAACGCGCAGCAGGAAAACATAACTTCTACGTGAAAGCACGTATCAGCACAGAAACTATTAAAGTATTAAAAGAAGCGTTGATGACCAGTTCAGTATGCGACGATAACGGTAACGCACTTATCCCATGGACTAAAGAATTAATTGATGAATTAACCAGTGGTGTCACCGACCCCGGACCTAAAAATAAAAACCGCGATTCTTAATATAAATCGCGCCCTATCCACGCAAATATCGCCGTAATCGACCAACGCAATACATAAAGACCACTATTATTACTATACTAAAATCCATTATAATATCCTTTAATTGTTCCCACCAGTATACGACAGTAAGACAGTTATTGCAATATTATAGATTGGCTTAAAACAGCCATTCCAATCACATCTACCGTGGGGGGAGACAGTTATTTTTATTACCCTTTGACATATTGTCTTTAGCCCATAATGGCTGAAGATTTGTGTAATGCATCGCTTTATGCTGTTCATTTATATCCGATAAATCAAATGATGATAATGGAATAATATGATCTATATGCCAACCATCAGTAGCCCAGTTATCCCAAGACATCCCCACCGTAAATTGATTCTCTAAATGTTCCTTTAATGTAGCAATGTCCGTTCCAATCAATTTTAACGCAGATTTAGTCTTCTTAACCCCGCTATTACGTAAATACTTACCTAACGCATTTCTAAGATTAATACGCAGTTTAAAAAGTGGATCATTAGCATAGCGTTCCCTTCGAAGTTTATTCCGTATATCCCTTGTTTTACTAGCATATTTTTTGTCCCATCCAGACTTCAATTGTTTAAACTTTGAAGTTTTTGCGTAAGGAACCCTCCATATATCCCATGAACACTGCTTACAATACGTTTTTTTATCATAATGACACTTGCCAGAAAAATCACTCGGAAAACTATCTAAATCTTTTATAGTATCACATTTACGACATTTTCTCTTTCCTTCGCTTTGTAGTATATGTAACTCTGATACATACTTTTTTTCTTCCATCAACTTTTCAGGGTCTTTGCTATTCTTTATACTTACACACTGCTTGCAACTTCCCCTTAAATATGAAGGATGATCCCGTATACCTGCTGATGCATAACTGTCTAATGATAATTCCCGATTGCATGTTTTACATTTTTTCATTCGATTACAATAACACACTGGAGACAGTTATGTCAATCGGTCTAGGGGCTGACAGTTATACAGCGATGGTATATTTTGTTCAGTGCGATTGCGTGATTTGTTATATGCAGTATCAAATTCTTTGATTACTTGTTCTAATGACATATCACCAAAATTATACCATTCACCACGTACTTGTATATGCCTAAAATAAAAATGCATCCAACGCTCTGCCCACTTACGAGTATACGTGTTGTGGACTTTGGATATACTTAGTTTTTCTGGATTGCCTGTTTGTAATGTGCTTAATCTTTTAATAGATGATTTGGCTTCACCTATTTTATATAAACTGGTGCTACCATTACGAATAAGATATACATCACCAAATGCGATCATTGGATATTCCTTCCAATCAATGTAGATACAGTATAACAGTTATTCAAATTATGTCAATTGGTTTAGGGATAAATCAACTATTCTATTAACCATATTTTGTATATCAGAATCTATTACATGAAACAAATACTCGTTTTCTAAATCTACATCTTTAGTTTTTTTAAGTAAGCCATCGTCAAAGGCTGATTGATTGCGCATAGATTTATAACCACCAACACGCTCACGCATGTCATCAATCAACCTAGTGGTATCAAGGATACCATCTTCATAATATAGATTGATACCAAGATTATTCAAATATGTGTATATATCAACATCGATTGTTAACAAATCCATATAACCATCATACTTACGCCAATGATAGTTAAGTTGACGGTTGAAGTATAAATCATACTTACCGCTATCAATATCATTATACACTTGTAATAAATCTTTATGTAAATCATTTAAATTACACGACGTTATTCTTTCAAATATATCTTTATCAAATGTATTATCATCCATATTATGCAATGGTGACATTTTATGATATATGGTGCATATAACATTACCAGTACTACCATCAACAGATATATTATTGACATTGAAAAGAGGTGCACAATGTCTGTAATATGTCCGCAAATAAACAGTTATTTTATTGTCTTTGATTTCTATTCTAAAAAATGATGAAATTTTAAATAATTTACATAAATCATTATATATACATAGCATATCAGCCGACATATTGGTGAACAAAGCATTAGTAAGATCAATGTCACACTTACGGATATAATTCCAAATGATTTGATTGTTATCTGATGTTAAATCATACACGGCTGTATATTTTTTATCAGTCATAATAAAAATAGATGAATATAACCCATCGTTGTGGTTTAGGATGTTTTGTACATTTTTCATTATAGTAATAATTTTATTTGATACAATATCGCGTGCTTGATGTAATAATTTATTATGTTTTCTAAATAGATCGCGTATACGAATGTATTCTATTTCTTCATTGGTTTTTTCTTTATAAGTCCACTTTCCTGTAATTTTATGTTTATGTAATGATTTTTCCATGGCTATTCGTTCAGGTATGGATGCATTTAAAACTTTTTTAACAGCAATAGACAGCAATCCTGCATTAGACACATGAAACCATTCCTTTACTTTGATATCTTCGATGTGAAAATGAGAAAGTTGTGACTGTATTGCTTTTTCTGTTATTAGTGCATCTTTTTCTGATCCAGTATATATTACTTTAAATGTGTCACCGGGACGATAATGATTATTACTTCTACTTTCTGGATTTGTGGTGATACCTGGAGTGACTTGTATTCCATTAGGATATTTTGTTTCATTGATGTATACGTAATGCATGCTATAACCCTTTTATTATTGTTGCAGTCTACAGTATAACACTTATTCAACCAGTGTCAAGTCAGGTTTGGGGGCGAAGTGTAGGGGAGGGTGGAGATCGTGAGACAGTTATTTGGATGACGTTTCTTTTGTCATCGGATATTCATGCGATAAATCAATAATTGATCCAGTATCGCCATCAGCCGTTATATAGGTTATCATATAAACTTCTTCATTAGGTCTATGAACAACATCATATGGAATAATATCATCTACCGTGACAAATTGACGATCTTCACCAGTACCAACCAATATCCTATCACCAGGTTTATATGGTGTATTAAATAACGATTCCATTAATCCATCAAAAAAATCATTCAACTCATTAGTTGACATATCCAGTAAACATTCATTGCCATCTTCCATGGTGCATTCCTTTCATTGGTTTAATTACAGTATAACACCTTGGGACAATTATGTCAACGACCCACCAAATAAAAGAATAAATACTATTATAATAATGAATGTGTCGGGTTGTTTGCGCAACCCACGAAGTTCGAAGGATCGAAACTTCTAACACATTCAATAACTATTTATAGAAGGAATATCACAATGACTAATGCACTCACAACTGAAGATTTCATTCAACGTTCTATAGAAGCGCATAAGCCTTATCACGAACATTATGATTATAGCAAAGCGATCTATATCAAAACAACTAAAAAAATAACAATTACATGTAAGTTTCATGGCGACTTCGAAGTTATTGCTGCTACCCATCTAGGTGGTGCACATTGCAATAAGTGTAATAAAATGATTAATTCCATAATAAAAGAAGAAAATATTAGATTGCAAAAAATCGCTAACAATTATGAAATACAAGAAAAAGCAAAGGATTTCTACAACCGTGTTGATGAACGATTTGGTAGATTCAATTATAGTAAGAGTGTATTTGAAAATATGTCAACACCCATTATAATAAAATGCACTTGGCATGGCGAATTTGAACAAACACCAAGTGTTCATTTAAGCCACCTTACAGGCTGTCCTGAGTGTAATCAGTTAGTTGCCAAGTGGCGTAACGATAGAACTACCCCAGCGTTCATTAAAAAGGCGAGAAAGGTGCATGGATGGCTATATGAATATGATAAAGTAGAATTTATTGATAATAAAACACCCATTACTATCATTTGCCCAGACCATGGTGTATTCAACCAAACACCATCGAATCACTTAAGGGGTGGAGGATGCCAAAAATGTGGCGGAAGGTTTGGGGCGAAAGAAACTGAATGGATAGAATATATGGAAGAACGTATAGGTTATTCACTGGTCACCGACCACACTACCTTAAAGATGGCTGATGGCAAAGTATACTTCCCTGATGCATATGATCCTGACACTAAAACAGTATATGAATTCGATGGTGATTACTACCATGGCAATCCAAATAGATATGCACCTGATCAAACGAACTATACATCAAAGAAAACCATGGGTGAGCTATATGAAGCCACTCTCAAGAAAAAATCGGATTTAGAAACCAATGGCTATACTGTTTTGTCCATATGGGAAAGCGAATGGGATGCATTCAAGACGACTTTACCTGATAGATTTCCTAATATCAAAGCAGCATAAAAAATAAGCCAAATAAAAAATTTATCGCGGACGAGAAGTCACCCTCATACCCGTACTGTAATAGTATAACGATCCTATAAGTGTAAGGTAACAGCCACATGTGAATATATTCCTAGGAATTTTTTTCTATGTGTCATAGGAATATATACTCACGTATAAATTATAGGTAAAAAATCACAGTGTGACAGAATAAGTGCGCCAACTTTCATCACAGTGTGAATGAAACTGGAAAAATCATCACAGTGTGTGCATTTTGGAACACGTGTTTTGCTCACAGTGTGATATTTACCCTCACAGTGTGATTTTTTATCCTCACAGTGTGATATTTGGAACGCTTATCTGCTCACAGTGTGATATTTACCCTCACAGTGTGATTTTTTATCCTCACAGTGTGATATTTACCCTCACAGTGTGATATTTACCCTCACAGTGTGATTTTTTATCCTCACAGTGTGATATTTGGAACGCTTATCTGCTCACAGTGTGATTTTTTATCCTCACAGTGTGATATTTACCCTCACAGTGTGATTTTTTATCCTCACAGTGTGATATTTACCCTCACAGTGTGATTTTTTATCCTCACAGTGTGATATTTGGAACACACACTGTGATGAATGTGAATTATTGAATAACTGTCTCCACCATGTTCCATAACTGTCTCCACACTAGATATAGTGGGTGTTAATGTGTAATATAGTTGCGCATTATAATTTCGTCATACACTCACAAAGTAGAACACTTATAGAACAAAGGTAGTTTTGAATTTTCCATAACAGATGTTATGCGATTCTAACGGGGTAAACAGTGAACATAGGTGGAACATTTGTATCATACATAGTCCATATTGGTTTGATATGCATTATATATAATACATTGTCATAAGTGTTATACTGTGATATAATGTATCATGGGATTAATACTGAATAGAATAGCGTATAGCAAAAATAATTGTTATAGGATAAATTACACATATAATGGAGATATGGTGTCCAATGATGGATGGGTTGAGATGTCTTTATTTACGTTTGGCAGGCAAGTTGAACACAATTGGATAACTATGGATATGTTATTGGATATGATCAACATTGATTATGAAGTATCTATAAGTGTGGCACAGTTATGAGAGATTTAACGGGTGAGATATTAAAAAGCATAGAGGAATTGATTAATACTACATTACCGGATACACCGGAACGCAAAAGGGTTTCTGCACTTGGTGATGAAATACTTGATACATTAAGAATTCATCATGATATTGTAACGACGGTATATATAGTGAAGACGTTATATATAAAGAAAGATAATGGTAAGTATATTGTCATCAATAAAATGTTTAATGGTACAATATGTATATATAAGTATGACACTATTCTTGACATAGTTAAGTTTGGTAAATTTGGATTAGATGAACTCATGAAAATGGATAACACATATGAAGATTCGGTTGTGGCACAGTTATGAGACTACTTAATGAAGATCAATTGGAAGAACTTATGGATGCGATGATCAGGGATATGGTGGAGTATGAACTTACGGGTATTGAGGTATTGTTTTGGATGATAGAAGAAATACCACAACTTGAAGCTATGGTATATATACGCAATGAATGAAGATGATCGATGGATGATACAGAAGACGATGATACGGAAGGTTCCATTACCGGTTAAGCGTCGTGTTATGCCGACAGTTATTGCGAATAACGTAGTTGGTGTATCACCGATGGCTCCACCGGTTAAGTCTATTCATACGATGCGGTTTGAGGATTACAGTGATTTAGAGATGGAAGAGGTTTTATACCGGTTGATTTTTGGCGGGACGGGACATTATTATCAGGTATGGTTATTCAATGAAGTTATTGATAATGATATGATGGTTAACAGGGATGTATCAATTGGCAACGTTTGATGTTAGTAAGTTTAATAAGTTTAGGGTGCCAGTTGATAACCATAAAGGTATGTTACATTCTGGTATAAATGTGTATACGAACCCGTATATAAGATTGTTATCATCGCGCAATGCGCCGATTGAAGATTTAATAATAGTGATATTGAGAAATTCTATTGGTGTTGGTCAAGAAGCATTATTTAAACATATAAATCCACCGGTATTGGATAGCCATGTTACTATAGAACCCATAGGTGTTGATGAATAGGTCTTATGGGTTTCATAGGTCTTGAGCCATAGGTTTCATAGCATAGGTGCTATGGGTTTCATAGCATAGGTGCTATGGGTTTCATAGGAATAAAGCTATAGGAGTTATTGATGGCAATAAATGATAGCAAATTACGCGGGGTGATTAAGTATACTATAGTTACGGATGATGGAGGGAAACCGATGACAAAGTTATTAGAAACTACTTGGGGAGAAGCCAAACGTGCATTAATGGAGGATCGTCGTTACACTGTCACTTATAAAGGATTTTCACATGTTGGTGACACTTATATAGATGCAATGTTACAATTAGTTCGATGGCGCAGTTTGGCGCGTGATGCTACTAATATGCATGAAGAACTGTTTGATATATTGAGTTCATATATAATTGAACGGGATGTATCGATAAGTGTCTTATAGATTATTGATGATATTATTAGAATATCGTGCAGAGTTAGTATATCCATATACATATGAAGTATTAACACAAAGTAATACATCATATGTCCGTGTGACTAAAAAGCAGGAAGTTTTATGTGATATAATTGCGTCGCAGGAAAATTTATCGAAAATTATTTTTATAAATTGCGGAGAAATTTTAATTTCGGAGATTTGAAAATCCGTTCTTGTTTTGTTCTGAATTTTTATTTGTTCTTGTTTTGTTCACGATCTGTTCTATGTTCTACTTTTGTTCTTGTTTTGTTCTAATTTCCTATTTTTCCTTTTTTCAAATATGACTGTTTCCTCCTTGACCCCAAGATACCAGATTTTGACCGTCCTGTCAAGTCTTTTCTTTAGTCCAGTTAGTTGATAGTTGGCACACTTATTGCTGTCGCATGAATCGCGCCAAAATAAGTGCTTGACAAATTTTTTACTTGGGGGTATAGTTAAGATAGGGAGGGATGAGTGAAATTTAAAATCCAAAAAAAACTCATCCCTCCCTACGGTCAGTTTAGCACGTATTGAAAAGATGGTCAAGTGTTTATTTCATTTTTTTGTATAATTGTGATATAGTGGGGCACTTATATAAGGAGTGAATAGAAATTGAAAACGTGTGAATATTGTGAAAGGGAAGTGGTTAGTGAAATTCCCAAGGAGTCTGGCAAGGGTCGATGTTGTGGTATAGAATGTGGGCACCGTATAATATATGGTATATGGGATGAAGATTGCAGGCAGGTTATTGTTGAAGAAACTGATTGACATATAGAATGGGTGTGGTATGTATAGATCATCATTAACCAAAGGAGATTATTATGTCTAAAGCTATTATATCGCATCGCGCCATTTCTGATATGTGTATTGGCATATTGAAGAATCAATCCAAGACGGCATTTACATTGGGCGAGTTCCAACAAGTGGCGGTTCCTATTATACAGACGGTGTTCCCTAACAACAACACTGTAAAGGATACGACACGTTATTCTTTACAGCAGTTACGCGACGCTGGTGTTGTTCGGTTTGTTGACGACGCTGGTATCTACAAAATTCTTTAATCCTTGACGTCATAAGTTAAGTGTGATATGGTGCAATTAGATTGTTTGAACGGAAGGAACTATTATGGATCGTGAAGCACTTATAGAATTTCTCAAAGAAGAGATGGAACTTGAACTTAGCATTAGTGGTCAATACCGCAATGCATTATGTGTTGAGATTAAAATCGGTGGCGAGTCGATAAGCTCGGATATCATTTCTGTTTCTGAATTCACGGATTGAAAGAAAACTCATGGCTGATATGTATAACTATCATTTTGTGATGTCTAGTTACTCGCATACTGATAGGCGGCAATTGTGGCAAGTATGTTCTAAGCCATTTATACGGCAAGCAGACGCAGATACATGGATGGAATATATGCAAAGCGAAGAACCAAAAAAAGAGTTCTTTGTAATTGATCGCGAAATGCCACGTCACCATGATGAAAAATTTGATTAGGTGGTTGACGTCATACATTAAGTGTGATATGGTGCAGTTATAATCTGATAGTTTCTGTTATGCCTTTCTTCAAAACATGAGGCACGTGATACAATTCATCCTGCAAATGGTAATGTTGGGAACTATCAGATTAGTAAATTTTTGAAAGGAATTTATTATGTCACGATCACGGCGGAAAGTTAAAGATATCAAATGGCAGAAAGGGAAAGTGTGTCCTAAGTGTCGAAAGGGTAATTTGGTTGGTTGTGGTCAATCCAAGAAGAAAGGACACGAGAAGTGTGTTTTTTGTAGTGTTTGCAAGGTGGCTAATTTTTAATGGAAAGGAACCAACATGCCTAATGTATTGACGGTATTGAATATCAACAGTCCTTATGATGACACGGTGTCATTGCATACTGATTGGCAGGGTGCTTATGAATCAATGGTTGACATGTTGCAATTATGTCATGTTGATTGTTCAAACATCAATCTTGAAGAGTCTGAGATCGATTTTGAACTTGAAGACAACAAGGGCGAGTTATGGAAATGCACTATTCATTGTGATGTTGCAGTTCCCACTTGACACTTATTATAAGTGTGATATGGTGCAGTTAAATTGAATGGAAAGGAATATACAATGATGCTCACAAAAACGAAAACGGTTGATACACTTATTGATGCGTTTAATGCGTCGGATTCACCCTCGGATCGATATGCAATTGGTAGTGCATTACGTAGCGAACTGGCGAATTTTGTTAAAAACCTTGATGAAACGATTTTGCCGATTTATCATAAGTGCGTTGTTGCCGATGTTCTTAAACCGATTAAGGGATAAGGGCAATGGTAAGCGTTGTTGAAAAAAGTGGCATCCGGTTTGTATGTCGTAAGCCAGCAAAGCAAGGCACGTATCTTTGTGTTGACACGGTTGATTTATATGCCAAGGGGTTAACGATTGGTCCTATACAAACGGCATTTATCAGTGAGAATTGGACATTGCGTTCGGTTAATTTAACTGTGAATGTGGAGAGGTGGTTGACGCGTAGTGGGCATATTCGCAAAGATTATAAGCGGCTGCATTTTTCTGAAAAAACGATTGAAGAATTGTTAGGAGATAAAAAATGAGAGTTAATTCGTTTGATTATTTAACAAGTCGTTTGGATCAGTTATCGAAAGATCGCGGCTCTCAGTCAAGCAATACTACGAGCGCATTGTGTAACGTGTTCAATATTATGGGATCAATCACCTTTAATGAAATATATGAAGGGTTGGTTGATTATACGAACACAAATCACATGAAATCGGACGACGGATTTGATCGTTTTCATGGTTGTGTTGGTGAAGGGTTTCATAAGTATTTCAGGCAAATTGATATGTTTGAAGATTATCAACGACCCGACGGCGAAGAAATTGGTGGTTATTTGGATATGATTGCGTGGCATCTTATTGCTGGTAATAAAGCATTTTGGACTGTGTTTGCGGAACTTAGTTGGATTCATCATGAACTCACTAAGAATCCAGACCTTAATGTTGTTCGGTTGATTCGTGATGTTCGTAATGACGTTGAAGATTATTATGAAGATCAAAAGAAAAAAGATTGACATAATTGTCACACTGTTGTATAGTTAGATTATAGAAATTCACGCGTATATGTTCGGTGAGTTTTTCCAGCGAAACCTTTCTAAAAAATGCCTCACTGATCCTTTCACAGTGGGGCATTTTTTTGTCTTGACATATATGAATGATTGGGTTATCATGGTATACTTAACAATAAAGGGAATATTACATGAGTGATGATACGATAGACTTTCCGGGAACTACGTCTAAAGCTCCGTCGAATGATCATGGTCCAATTATTGATTATAATACATTGATTCGTGCTGCTCATTTGAATGTTGTTAAAGACGCGATTCAAATCGTTTCGGATACTGGTCCTGCTGAATTCTTTAATATCAATATTACTTATGATTTGATGCACCCTGATTCGGTATCTGAAGAATGGTTGTGGAAGAAATATCCTGAGAAGATTACCATTATACTTAACAACCAATATGAAAACTTACACGTTGAGGACACTGGCTTTCGTGTCACCTTACATTTCGGTGGTTCTCCGGTTGCGTTGTTTGTTCCGTTTGATTCTATACTCAGTTATGTTGATATGGTTACGCGGGTTATGTTTTCGTTTGAAGACCCACATGCTAATGAACCAGTTGACAATCCATTTGAATCGGTTGATACGCCAGATATTAAATTGGTTCCTGATGCTGGCGCGGAAGTTATATCGTTGGACGCATTTAGGGATAAGAATAAAAAGGATTGACACCTCCTATAACTGTGCTATGTTAATCATGAATAGTTGAAAGGATTCACAATGGCTGACAATAACAACAAGATTACGTTTGCATTTAATTTGTCCGATCTTCCTATGATGGCGGATGCGATGTCGATTGCTGGTTGCACTGCTATGTTATGCGGTCAACCTGCTGCACAGAAACGTTGTGATGAAATCAAAGAAATGATTGAAGCCCACATCCCTCCTATACTTAATTTGATTGATGGTGAAGAGTGGATTAATATTGTTTTGCTTTTGGGCAAATCTACCAAATGGAATGTGTATGAGGGTGGTAGCAGTTGGTCGCGGCATACCCGTTATTACAAAATCATCATTGATGATAAAGTATGGCAATCGAAGGGATGGATTGACGATAAAGTTTCTAAAACAGAACGTGCTGCCAATATCGCTGGCTTGGTTGAAGCATTGGACTCTATGGCACCATTGACGACTGAGCGTGATGGCACATTGATTGGTGATGAATTATGACTGATAGAATGAAAAAAAAGGGATATCACCTCCATATTGCGATAGCGTCATTAGTTGTTCTAGTGATGATCGTCATCGGTGCCGATGCGTTATATGAAACGGGATATAACCACGGCGTCGCGGATACTGATGTCCCTATCATAACGTCTTGCAAGGCTCCGGTCAAGTATAACAAGATCGAACCGGAACGTATGCCAAAAGTGTTGAATTGTCCATCCACCTTTACGATACTTGCACCGCCTGAAAAAATAAAAGATTGACATCGTCATAGATTGATGTATGATTGGTTCAGTTAAACATTGAAAGGAAATGTTATGAGCAAATTAAAAGAATACGTTGACATGAAAGTTAATTTTATGGCTAAGTTCAATGACCAGCGATTGATTGATGTTGACAATCTAACTGAGGCAGATGCAAGTCGTATCTATGCTTCATTGGATAATGATTTGTCGCCGGAAAATCTTGAGCGTGATGGAGAAGCAACCCGCGCAGAGATTCGTGATAAAAAGGCTTTATTCACTGGAGCGATGTATGTACTTAACTCACTAGGGTTCGTGCATCCACAATCACGTTATGGCTGAAACACTTATACAGGAGAAACACGTGAACTTTTTTAAACGAGCGATTAAATACATCCGCCTCAAGTGGGCAATCATATCTTTAGATGGCGAGGCGATGGTTTCGTATGATCGTCTAATGGGTTTCGCTAGTGGCATGAGTGCCTCGATCAAAGAAGCCCAAGATGCACAAGAAAAAAACGCAATCGTTCGCGAGGAACTTGCCAAAGAAATGGATGAGGCGAGCGAAAAATTGATACGTGCAATGCGCGTACCCAATATTGTTCCCGATGATAATGTCATTTTTGATGAAAATGGATCACCAATTTATTTAGCGGTTAAACCACCTCGCCAAGGCGTGCCAGACATTGACACCACTGGTATGACCTTTGAAGAAATTGGTAAGGCGATTGATATTGAACATCATTCAATTGCGGCTCTTGGAACATACAATGGAAAAATGTATACGCAAAAACAGCGGGTTTTCTTACAGTTGACCAACTTGGGTTATGTCACCACCAACGACGCAAAGGTGATGGGTATCAAATGCCTAAGTGCGCGAATATGTGAACTGCGCCAAGATGGTATTGATATCATGACTCAGCCTGAAGACGGATATACTTCTTATCAATTAGTATAAAGGATAATATCATGCCGAATTATTGCGAGAATGTTGTAACGATTAAACATCCAGACCCTTTGGTTATCGCTGGATTGGTTGAGGCATTTAATAACGGAAAATTCTTTCAATTCGTTGTGCCTATGGATAGTGATATTGACATGGATGCAAACTCCGAGAATGATTCTTTGCCAAATTGGTATAATTGGCGGGTTGATAATTGGGGAACTAAGTGGGACATTGATCCCACCGATGGGAATGTTATGATTGAATCACCCATTGAAATAAACCTTAGTTTTAATACCGCGTGGTCGCCACCCCTTGGTGTATATGCCAAATTGTCCGAGCAAGGGTTCACCGTTGATGCAAAGTATCATGAATATGGAATGATGTTCTATGGTACGTTTACCAACGACGAAGAAACATGCTCCAATTATGAATCGTTTGAAGAAATTCCTGCTGATATAATGGAAGATTTAGGGATTGCATAATAACACTTGACACTGACATCAATTGTGCTAATATCTTGGTATAGTTAATCAATAGAAAGGAAATTCCACATGGGTTACACTCATTATTTCACACAGAACCGCTCTATCACTGATTCAGAATGGGCGTTGTTATGTACAAACATTCGTGAAGTCATCAACGCGGTAAGTGATTCCATTCCGGTGCAATTCGAGTATGATACCAATGAACCTGCGATGCTCGACGATCACATGATCCGGTTCAATGGCGTTGAAGATGACGGTCATGAAACATTTATTCTTGAGCGTGAAGGCGCTGGTTTTAGTTTTTGCAAAACCGCACGAAAACCATATGACACCGTTGTGACTGCATCATTGTTGATTGCACAAAAGGTTGCGCCGGGTGCATGGGATGTTAGTTCAGATGGCGACTCCGATGATTGGCATGGATTAGAATTGGCGACGCAAGTTATTGGTTTGAATTTTGCGGCGGAGTTTAAATCTGCACATCCGGGTGAAAATATTGATGACGATATTCCGTTACTTGGTGAAGCGCCATTCGTTGGTGGTAAAGTCATTTTCACATCAACGAGTGTATTTAATGATGCCAGCATTAAAACCGAAGACGGTGGGATGGCTGTAATTCATGAAAGCAATGATGCATCCGTAACGGCTGAAGATGATTGTGTATTCGTTCGCCTACAGAGTTGGGATGACACACGAGCACATCCAATGTTTAATTCTTTGTTTGGCAAGCGTATACGCATTACCGTAGAAGTGGAGGACTGATATGGAACGCGTTAAAGTTGGTCAAGTGTACATGGACAACGATAAACGTCTCCATGGTGCCAGAACGTTACAAGTAACACTGGTTTATTTGGTTGCGATGCCTGATTCCAAGAAAGGTAATTATGGTTGTGCGGCGGAATTCGCCGAGTGTGATGTGTATCTAAACGGCGAAGCAACCGGTAAGACTACAACAATTCACACAGCGCGGATGATGAAACCAACAAGCAACGGTTATAAACTGTTGAACGTTCATGTATTGCCTAGACTTCAGCACGAACTTAAAGTTGCTGATCGATTGGCAAACACGGTATCGACGATGCTTGAACAACCGACGGCGCAAATACAATACAGCATTCAGGATGTTAACAGAACACTGATTGAATATGGCAAAACCCGCGAATCAGTTTTTGCTTGACAGATGCTGAAACTGTGTTATACTTATAACATACAATAATGAAAGGTTTTTGACGATGGATTTATTTAGAATGATGATCACACCCGTGCATGCAGGTGCTGAAATCAAACGTAACGAAGAGTTGGTTCTAAGCAAAGGCACGCCGGTTATCGCCGAAATCATTCATCAAGACAATGGTGTGTTCTGCATGCCAGTAGGTGGCAACGTAGGTTCGTGGATATGCGCATCTAAGTTGTTCCGACTAACAAGCCCCGAGGCACTGATTGCCAGTTGTAGTACGGGTGGGGATATCTAGAGCGATCATGATTTAACGCGTTTGTCACTATTACCAGCGATACGTATTTATACGTCACTCCTAACATAAACCAACAGTTTTTATCTAGTAAGTCTTAACGGATATCCCCCGTAATTTTTTATCAACCACAGAGGAGAATAAGACCCATGGCAAAAGCAACTAAGACTTCAGCAGCACGACCCGTTCGTTCCCCGCGTATCTGTAAGCCAATCAAAAGCTCAACCACGCGACGCAAATAACATGTTTGTTTTCTGATAATCACACGCATGTAAAGAAACCCCGTGCCGACCTTTGAAACCGGTTAACGGGGTTTTTTAATGCTTGACACTTATAGGGTGTTGTGGTATAGTTATAAAGATTCACGAAAGTGAAGTTGTCGCACCCTTACCTGGATAGCCCCTTAAAAGGCGACACCTTACTAGGCCGACAAGAAATAAAACCCGATATTGCTGCCCTGCATATCGGGTTTTATTTTGTCTGAATATATAACTAAACCAATTTAAAAAAAGACTTGACGACATATAAAAATCTGTTATTATCTGGTTATCAGAAAACAAACACATAAGGATTTATATCATGGCTAAAGTTAAAGACCCAAACGGTTATGTAATTTATCGCGGCCCTTCAATGTTAGATGGTGCGCCTATTGTTATGGTGGCGACGGGGTTTGCAGATAAGAGTTTGAATAGCAAGACTGGTCATATGATACAGACTTGGATTATTCGGGAAGACATCAATCCGCATGTAGCAACGAATTCAGGCGAGGATTCAAGTGTGTGTGGTGCATGCCCACACCGAGGCGACCTTAACCCTGACGTAGATTCGCCTACTGGTTTCAAGAACACTGGACGTTCATGTTACGTTAAAGTATGGCAAGCCCCGACTCATGTATGGCGTGCCTTTGAACGTGGTTCATATGATGAAATTTCATTGTATGATATCCCTAATCTATTCAAGGACAAGGCTGTTCGGTTAGGTTCTTATGGCGACCCTGCGGCTGTTCCGTTTTGGCTAATCGACGCGATTGGTCAATCTAGTGATTTCACAACAGGATATACCCACCAATGGCGTGATTGTGATCGTGATTATGGTAAGTGGCTTATGGCTAGTGCCGATAATAACGCAGACCGGTTTTGGGCGCGTTCCTCTGGATTCAGAACGTTTCGTGTTCGCGGTGCTGACGACGCATTAGGCAAGAAAGAAATTGCGTGCCCTGCTAGTGAAGAGATGGGTAGAAAGACGAATTGCGCTGAGTGTAAAGCGTGCGGTGGACACAATGCCAAAGCAAACGTAGACATATCCATCATGACTCATGGTGCATTAAAGAATAACTATTACAAGCGTGCCGACGCGTTTGAATACAGAAAGGCGGCATAATATGAAAAAACGTCCAATTGATATCAGGCGCGAAGGGCTTCATACGCAAGACCCTGCTATAACCTTGAAACAATTATTCGATTCTACCGATGGTGGATTGTGGGATCATAAAGGTGTTACTGACGCATGGGTATCATATAAGGATTCCAAAGGTCAACTGTATGGTAGCCATAAGTGCGTCCATGAGGTATGTATCGAAGGACGTGAATACAAAGTATCGCAATCTGCATTACCTAATTGGGGAATTCATATTTTGTTTACGGATGAAGTATATAAACCAAAAATAAATTATGTGACGCAAATGCGTTCATTAAATTTATTCATTAACTGTTAAAAAGGAGATTGATATGCAATTAGGCGATTCAGTTAAAGATTTAACCGGCGACTTCGAGTTGGGTGAAATTATTGATATATATACGAACCGTCACGGCGACCATCCGGTTATTATGTATACGGTCGATTTTGGCGATGATAATGTATTTGATCGATTGTTTCATGAAATAAGTGCTTGACTATTGGTTCAGTTATGTTAGATTAACTGTATTGAAATGAAAGGAAACATTATGGCTAAATCGATGTTTGAAGTTGAATGGATTTCGGAACAGGGTGGTGGACATACCATTTTGTCAGAAGAGGTTGCGGCGGAAGACGAAGGCGAGGCGATGGATGTTGCCTATGATGATTATTATTTCTTGAAATTAATATCTGTAAATCATTTATATGACATTGAAGGAGAAACGCCGTGAAAACCAAAAAGATATATGTTACGATTGCGGTAGAAGTTAAAGAAGACTTCAATATGCAGAAAGCGTATACTGAAATGACATACGCGTTGGATCATGATGATATCGTCGGTACTGAAATCGTTGATGTTGAAACACAATTGAGTCGATATGGATGGGAGGACTGATATGCGCGGCACAAAACCATTAGCCCCTATGTCGAACTGGCACCGGTTGTTGACCATGTTGAGTTTGAATGGTGGATCATTATACCGAGCACAACTGTATACTGCCAAACCTAAGATCAAAAAATATGTTGATCATGACGGCAATACCAAATATAAATCAATTCCAGCAAAAGACCTTCACACTTATATCGATACTGGCAAATTGCGCAAAGTGACTTGTGTATCATCATTTGCGCCATTGTCATATGCATATGAGCATCGGGCGGAAAGCATGGGATTGGTTCATATTAAAAAATTCAATAATCGCAAATGGATTACGTTGTTGCCAAAGGGACGTGCCGTGTTGGCGATGTTGGATGTTGGAAAGAAATGGGTTCCAGAAACGAAAATTGAAAGGGAGTTTATTCGATGAGTAATATCTTTACAGCGCCGTTAGGGCTTGTATACGAAATCGACGATCAGAACTATATCACTACTTCCGTGACTATGGACTTAAATGAGATCATCGATACCAACAACGAAGGGTTTCTTGATGCATTATCTATCTATGCTACAGATACTGAATTGTTAATGGATATTGATTATAAACTTCTGCGCATTGACGAACATGGTGCACTAGTGTTTAGAGTCCATGGCGATTTATCGGCGATCACAGATGACTGATAAACCAAAATCTAAACGGGGTCGAAAGAAAAAGGAACCGGAACCTCCTACCCCGACGAATTTGGTTCATTGTACATTGATGGCATGCGGCATGGTTCATCTTGATCCAGCCAAGTGTCCCAAATGCGGCAATGATGATTCACAGCGCCCACTTAAGTTTGTAGGTGTTCCCATTTATATGACAATTGTTTAGGAGTAGCATATGACTAAAATGATTTACACTGTAGTGCGCCGTCCCAAGGTTGGACGTCATGGGTTAACCACCATTGGGTGGGCGGAAGAATGTGGCAGAGAAGCGATTGTCACGGGTGGTTATTTACATACTCGACGCACGTTACCGGGGGAACAAACTTATTACACGGCAATCATGACAAAAGCGAACTTTGATAGATGGCTCGGCGACAAATTTGAAACCCGTGCACAAGCCGCGTTCGCTATATGGCGTCTATATTATAAAAATGAGCGTGCGAAACGTGATCAAGATAAAGCGAATGAAGCGAATGGAAAACATGCACGTGCGGTCGGGCGGAAACATAAACGCGAACATCGTGCGACGCCTGAAGGACAAGAAGAACGCCGGTTGATGTTAAATCGTAAAGCAAAAGAAAAGCGTGATAACATGACGGATGAACAGCGCAAGGCGATCAATGATAAACTTAAGAAACGTCGTGCGCATAAGAAAGAATTCGGTTGACATTGTGGAAACACTTGTTATATTAGTAACATCGGGGGCATAGCTCAGTGGTAGAGCAGTGGGTTCTAAACCCTTTGTCGGGAGTTCGACTCTCCCTGCCCTCGCCAAATTTTGAAAGGATATAATCATGTCGGCAATTACTGATTTTTACCAAGGGTTCGGAACTGATGATAAAGGACGCTCACTTGATGATTACTTATTGTTCTCAGATGAACAATTAGAATCGGTTCATGATTATATCCAGTGGATGTTTCCCAACACGGAAGTCAGCCGATTTAATATCGATGCACCATTGCTTACAGATGCTGACATTGAATTGTTTATGAATGACATACCAATGATGAACAATGTAACGTTGGCGTGTGCACGCATGACTAAATTTTATAAGTTTTCCAATATATATGTTGATGCAGAGAGACAATGGGTTACACAAGGCAATCATAATTTTTTACGACTTACTCGTATGTTGAAATTTCTTCGATCTATAAACAAAAATTATGAAGCAGAGTCGTTGTTTGTTATGCTTGCTAGAGTTTATTCAGATAATTCATTCGTGGTTGGCAAAGACACACTTCGGTATTGGTTGGACGCAGCAGAGAGTTAATGAAATGAAAAAATGGTTCAGATATAAACGATACACCAAATTTGAAAAAGGCAAACTAGTATTTGATGTTGGTTGGTCATTTTGGATTGGCAAGTTTCATATCCGTTATAACAAACAAAACAGTTATAGTGGATTGGGGTTTGAATGGTGGGGCGATGAACCTACATGGTTAGATTAAAGCACCTTCGGGTGCTTTTTTTGTCTTGACATATCGCTTGACACTGTTATTATACTGGTAGGGAGGGATGAGTTTTTTCTGGATACATTATGATAAAAATAAGTGCTTGACAATTGGTTCAGTTATGTTAGTATCATAATCAGAAAAGGGAGATGAAAAATGATTGGATTCTTACTATACATTGTAGCATTATTCATGTTATTGACTATACCATCTAATATATGGATTGTTCCATTATTGTTTGGTATGTTGTTTCATTGGAAAATGTGGTTGACTGGTATTGCTGCATTCTTTGTAGGAGCAGGGTTCAATAAAAACTTTTAACTGCATCAAAATAAATGCTTGACACGACGAAATAACCTGCTAATATCACTACATCAAACGACACTTACGGGCTTTTACTTAACACTAATAGGAGACTATCACCATGCAAATCAAAACAGAAAATCGAGAAGTTGGGCGTTCCGGCACTTCAAACGAACGGACGTTTAACATCGATATGACTGCCAAGGCATTTAAGATTCTATCCGACGGATTGTATTCGGATAAAATTCTTGCTGTTGTTCGTGAACTTTCTTGTAATGCCAAGGATTCACATATCGACGCTGGCAAAAATGACGTGCCTTTCGAAATTCACCTACCGAATTCACTTGAGCCGTGGTTCGCGGTTACTGATTACGGACTTGGGTTATCACCTGACGATGTATTGGAAATGTATTCCACTTATTTTGCTTCAACCAAAACGGGTTCAAACGATGTAACGGGGTGTCTTGGACTTGGTTCTAAATCGCCTTTTGCTTATACCGATTCGTTTTCAGTTGAAACACGTTGGAATGGCACACTTACTGTATTTTCATGTTTCTATAACGAGGCAGGTATCCCCTCAATCGTTATTTTGGGTGACGAAGACGGAATGCCTACCGACGAAGTGAACGGCGTTACCGTTAAAATGGCTGTAAACGATGGTGACATGCGCGAATTCGCACAAAAGGCAATGAAGGCACTTGATCGCTTTGATCCTGCCCCTATCGTTACTGGTAACACTGATTATGAAATTGTTACTAAGACTTATACGGTTGAAGGCAAAGGCTGGAAGATGCTTGAACGTGAAAGTTCATATGGTGAAAGCAAAATCCATGCTATCCAAGGCAATGTAACATATCCAATTAGTTCACAATCATTAGGCGACTTGACAAGCAATCAAGATGCAATTATGGGATTGACAGTTGATTTGTTCTTTGATATCGGCGAGTTGGACGTTGCGGCAAACCGCGAGGCGTTGGGTTATGATGAAGCAACGATTAAAAATATCAAGGCTAAACTTGATGCCGTATCGACTGAAATTGCCCCATTGTTTCAGGATAAATTTAAGGATTGTAAAACACTTTGGGATGCGCGTTTGTTGTTCAAAGAAGTGATCAATCCTTTGACATCTGGCTTGCAACGGATTCTATCTGACAACAATGTTGGGTTGAAATGGAAAAAGCAATCACTATCTGATTCGTTCAAATTGGATCGCGATGATTTTCCTAACGTTCAGATTGTATCATTCCAAAAGAATACACGCGGTGGACGTGGGCAAACTGCGGAATGGAGTTATAACGGTGATATTAAATTCCCCGCCAGTTCCGATATTCTGTTTTTCTATGACGATGTTGGCAATGGTTCGCATAGCCGAGTGACTCATTTTATGGAAACAAATGGTGACTCTGTTCGTTATCAGCATATGTTCAAAACCGACGATAAAAAAATGATGAAAAAGATTTCTAAGGCGTTGGGTAATGTTACTATTCAACCTGTAAGCAATCTTGAAAAACGCCCCAAGGCTGTTCGCCAAGCGCGACGAGTTACATCAAAGGTTTTGGAATATGTTGGACGCGCCCATGATCGCCGTGATAGTTGGAATCCTACTGATCTGGATTTAACGACTGGTGGTGTTTATGTTATGATTGATCGCTTTAAGGTATATGATTCCAATAATGGTTCAGGACGTGAACGTGAAGATTTTAACACCATTGTCGATTTGGCGAAAGAACATAAAATCGTTGACTTGACTAACAAGATCGTTTATGGAATTCGTAAAGGTGATGTTGATAAATTGAAAGATGATTCTGGTTGGGTTAATCTTTTCGACCTGATCCGCGACAAACTTACGGTTGCGGTTAAAAAAGAAAAGGTGGCGCAAGTTATGGCTGACCGTTATGCCTATCACCAGTTTTCAAATGATTTATCATCGTTCGTTAATGATATGGATGATACTGATTTGGCAAAGGATTCAGTTATTGGAATATTCAAACGCGCACATGAATATCTTTCAAACCGTGATTCATCTAAGGCACAAGCGATTTCAAGTGTTGCGGATAGCGTAGGATTTACGTTAAAATCTGCCAAGCCAAAACACGATCTTGGGAAACTTTGGGACGCTGTTAAAAATAAGTATCCATTATTGAAACTTGTTTCTGACAGTGATTTGCGCGGCGGTTATTACAACAATCGCGACAACTCTATCAGTGAAAATAACCATGCGGCATTGACTGATTATATCGCGATGGTTGACGCAAAAGACGCAGTGCCAGAAAAGCGTAAAATCCTTACGTTGGCCTCGGCGGCATAAGAAACTCCTACCTAGCCCGTAGGTGGCAGGGTTGAACGGTGATTGACTTCTTCTGTTTAATCCTGCCAAACTAATTTGAAATGAGTGCTTGACAATATAACAAATGGTGGTAATATTCATTATCACATTCGGAAACCAACTAGGAGACTAAAACTTATGAAAACGATTCAAGCCGCAATTATCGCCCAAAATTCAATCACACTTATGATTGACGGGCAAACTACGCCTATCGCCTCTTCGCATACAAACTATGAAGAAATTCGTGGACTTGCTGCCGCTGGCAACTATGCACCAATTGCATCATTGCTTGATATGGTTCAGGTTATTAACGACTTTGGTAAAGGACGCGTTACCGTTGAAAACGGTGAAGTTCTTTATGATGGTAAGCCTACCCATAACGCGGTGACTTCGCGTATCCTTCAAATGGTTGAAGAAGGTTTGGAAGTTTCACCAATGGTTGCATTCCTTGATAACCTTATGGATAACCCTTCATTCCGTTCCGTTCAACAGTTATACGGTTTCTTGGAAGTGAACGACCTTCCGATCACGGAAGACGGTTTCTTTCTTGCCTATAAAATGTGCGCCGAGGTTAATGGTAAATTGACTGATATTCGCACGCAAACGTTTGATTATAGCGTTGGCGCAAAACCTGCCGAAATGCCACGTAACGAAGTGAACGAAGACCCTGATCAAACTTGTTCTTCTGGTTTGCACGTATGCGCCCAAGGTTATCTTGGTTCATACAGTTCTGGCGAACATACGATTTTGGTTAAAGTTAATCCTGCCGATGTTGTTGCAGTTCCGACTGACTACAATAACGCCAAAATGCGGGTAAGCAAACATGAAACCGTTTGTAAGGTTACTGCGCGAACTCGCGGTGCTGTATATACCAGTGCGGTTTATACCCCTTCGGCGGATTCAAAAAGCACACTGGTAAATGGCGATGATTTGCTTACGCTGGATGAAGCAGTTGACGTTCTTGGGCTTAAGGGTGCTAAAAATCCAATTGCCGCACTACGTAAGCGCCTATCGCGTGCAAAGCTGACTTCTAACCCTAAACTCAAGTCGGTTTTCAAAGATGGTGTTGAAATGATTCAAATCATCCAAACGGAGGCCGACGATGTTGAAGTTGCTGACGATTCGGTTATGACTCACGTTGATGCAATCGCATACTTTGCCAAGCAAAACAAAGCCAATGGCAAGGCACAACCAGCCGACCCGAAAGCGGCATTGCGTAAAATGCTTAATCGTGAATCTGCTTGCAAGCGCGTTTACGTTGATGGTGTTGAGATGATCAAAATTCTTTAACCCGAATGTGATATAGGGTAAATAAAAGGGGGTTGGTAGAAATGCCAGCCCCTTTTTTATCATAAAGGAGTCGTTATGACATATTACAGTGATTATCCAAGTGTTCCAATTGGCGGGAGCAATCCTTATTATAAGTGTTCATATTGTGGCATATCTGATCCACAAATCAATGGCACCCTTGAAGGGCATTATGAAGATTGTGAATATCGTATCATCAAAGAATTGGAACTACGCATCAAAGAATTAGAAGCAAACCCATAGCGTTCGACCCATAGGTGCTATGGGTTTTTTGCTATAGAACCTATAGAAATAGTTCTTGACAATTGGTTCAGTTAGTCTATAATACCTTTATAACTTAAACGAAGGGAAATACAAATGGGCGCACAATTAAACACGATGGAAGTAGACGGTAAAGCATCACGTGAAGAAGTGGTGATGCAATTCAACACCCGTTGCGAACAAGATGGATATGAAATGGGTCATTCTTATTCAGGTTCGTTTTCGCAGTTTGCTGGTTTATCATTTACCAATAAACATTTTTATACCGAACAGGAAGCCTACGATTACATTGATGTGAATGGTGAAAAATGGGGACCGGCGGTTGCTGTTAAGTATACTGCGATTGAACCATCCAAGCGACTGATCGCGCACAACAAAGCAATCATGGCATTGAGTCAAAAAATTCATGATGCGAGATATAAATTGCGCAACGCAAATGAAAAAATGCGTATCAACAATCGCAAAGATAAACCAGCGTATGTGGTTAAAGCGGAAGCGGCATTTGAACGGGTGAAAAAATCTATTGAACCCAAGATTGCAGACCGAAAACTACAACGCAATAAAACCGAGACGACGCTCGCCGCGAAATCGAAAGACGTTCGCTGGTTGATGGGCGGTTGGTGTTCCTCTTAAACTTTAAATAAAATTCAGAAAATGTCAAGAGAAATCTTGACATTTTTTGTTATATTATTATTCCAGAAAAAACTCATCCCTCCCTACCATAAGAATACCATATTCAACATATAAGTCAAGCATTTATTTGCACTTGACATAAAAATAAATACGGTTATAATGGTAGTTCAATTAAAAGGAGATGATATGACTATTAAAACAAAAGGATTACTTATAACCTTTCTATATGTTATGTTGGGGTTAGTTTCATATATGATGATAGGCGACTTTACAGTGTTCGCTTGGATTGATCCTTGGGTATATATATACATGGCATTGTGGCCTTTGATTTGGGCATGGACATTCATCAAGTGGGCTGCGATCATTGCGGTGATTGTAATTGTTGGTATTATTGCCCATGAAAAATGGAGTAAATAAGTTCAAAATAAGTGCTTGACTCTTGGTGCACTTAGTTCTATGGTGCACCAACTGCAACGAATCAGAAAGGTAACTCCGATGTTTGATATCAAAAACTCACTACGCGAAATGACCGCTCAATTCGACGAAATCGTAAAACACGATTTATCCGAAACACCTACCGTTTTGGCTATGATTCATTTTCGCAATAAGTTAATTGAATTTCAATTAGCACCACACCTTGTTGATAAAGTGGTTGCGAAACTCGACATCACACTTCCACAAAACCTCGACGAAGAAACAATGGAAGCGGTATTTGAATATCTTGAAGGGGTTGCGAAACTTGCTCTGCATTGTTGGGAAGCGACGACAATACACTTTAACAATAGCGAAGATGTATTTTTCAGCATGTTCGATGATGTTGAGTTAAAAATCACTTAACGCTTGACAGTTGGTGCACTTAGTTGTAAGGTGCATCAACTGAAAAGGAGATGACCGATGTTCGAACTTAAAATCACAGACTTGAAAGACGCACCCACGATTGGGTTGGGTTGGGCAACTAAAACAGTTAGCCTGCTTGATACATCTGGTATTGCGAATCCATTCTTTGGTGAAGGACATCAAAAGTTTTTCATGGACGATCTTGATAATGAAAAACAAGAATGTCATCGTCCCGGAATGCAACACGCACCCAAAATGAAAGACATCCTGAATATACTTACATTCACGGAAACTTTCACCGATGAAGACAAAGTATTGATTCATTGTCATGGCGGCATGTGTCGTTCCCCCGCTGTATCCATGTTGGCGTTGATTCAACATGGTATGACTAAAGAAGACGCGTTTAAAATGGTTATGGAAGTTCGTCCCGTGGCAATGACAAATTACCTTGTTATCCGATTGGGTGATGTAGCCTTGGGTTTGAATGGCGAACTAATTCAGTTTATGAATGGAATTGATTTTGATTAGTTGACATTCTAAATATATATGCTATTCTAAAAATAGAAAAACAAATGAAAGGTTTATATGATGAATATTTTAAATTTTATCGCTGGCGAAATTCTTCACAAAGAAGGATGGTCGCTTGAAGGTTTGACAGAACGAGTGCAACTTGGTATAGTTATGATCGGAAGTAACCCGTTTATTGAACAGGGGTTAGCGGTTCAACAATATCTATTTGGATAAGGATTCCATTATGACAAAATTCAACAAAGAAATTGTTGGTGATGTACAGCGGTTCGGACTATGATTCCAAACCTTACCAGCGATGGTGACAATTGGGTCAATGGTTCGATTGGTGTGTTTAAAATTTGCGCCAAAGTTTTTTCTGAACCATCAGTTTTTGGTATCAAGAATGGACGCATTAGCAAATTGCAAGTGTGCGATACTTCACAATTACATTGGGGTTTTGATGGTTGTTATTTGAATTATGACCGTGGTTGGGATATGCGCCCAAAGAATGAACCAGAACGTAAGTTCTTAAATGACTTGCTTACTGCATTCGGCGATGATATCATGGAAGGCGACGACTATGTTTGGTATGACCTTTATGGTTATGCAGATCAAGCCGCGTTTGATCGGTTAGATCGCGAACATTTGATGTCAGTTGATACCAAAAACGAGGCGCTTGAAGAAGCGCAAGGTTACATCAAACATGATGACGCATTTGATATCATCAAAGTTCGATGTTCCGATGATGAAGACGATGACGAAGTTATCTTGAAAAAAGACTTGACGGAAAAGGCGGTTGCTGTATAATACAATTATTGAATTCGCCCGAAAGGGCACACGAGTTGCTAGGACCACGGTGTGTATACGCACTGAATAGAACAGAGGTTCTAACCCTCTGAATTCCAGTTAGGTTTGCTGGATTATGGAATAGCCGACATGCGACGGTATGGTCTGGTGAAATCATAATAGTTCAATAGCATTAAATTTGTTACGCTGGAACTGAAATGAAGGCGTTACTATGGGAAGCCATTTAAGGTGAGTGGTTCAGTGCTTAACGAAGATGATATGTCTGGAGTGGTCCAGTGAAAATAGGACGAGTCAAAACGTCAACATATTAGCTTCCCGAATTAATTATTGCTGGTAAGGTTCTGCTCAAGCGTTCATAGCGTAGAGATAAACTGCAAAAGATGATAAAATCCGTAAGGAGTTTGTTCCACTTGTAGTGAATGATGGTTCGGGTATTAGTAGTGCCCTTATGCAAAGTGCAAATCCCATCACAGCAAAACATAGTTAATATCGTTGAACTCTATCCTATTGGAAGGTGAAACTGAAATCCGTATGGCAAAGTAATCGATTTAGATCATGCGAAGTTATTAGGTTACGATATTATTAGTTAAATAATGCTTGACAGTTTATGTATGTTGAGGTATTATAAAGAATAGAATGTGATGGAAGGTTGGTATCTTCTTCGGTGGCACAAACCACGGGTAGCTTAAATACCAGAACGTAAGTTCAGAAAAGCACATTCCCTAAGTTTAGGTTAAAAGCATCGAGGCGTAGTGGCTGGTAGGTGTTATAACCTTAGCGAAATGTAGCGGCACTGGTTGGGTTTACACGACTTGGCAAAGACTGCATCAGAGTAGCTTGAAATGGGTGGTGCCGATACGAAGGCAGATGATATAGGGAGTGCGCACAAACTATATTATTTCATGCGGAGCATGGACACGCAGGATTTGCCCAAATGGGCACACGAGCTTGCGATAGTGTACGATGCACGACGTACCTAGAATACAGCCGGTAGTGAGCCAGTAAAGTTACACTCACAAGGAGGTTGCTAGGACATTTAATGATGTAACACATTGAATGTATATGGGTTAACCATTGAAGCAGAGTGGGTTTAATTCCTACGCGCATTTCCAATTCCCGAAAGGGAATACGACGTTGGTATGTTGATCGTCGGCAAATACATCGGCACCCGTGTTAACCTTGGAGTACACGTTAAATAAATCCAAGGGATAGGTTCGCCCTATGCCCGATGATTCTACAGGGAAATGGTTGTTGAATCACTTGTGTAGAGAACCCCCCTCTGCTAATACCAACCAAAAAATATAGGGAGCGTGGCTGAAATGTAGCAAATCAGGTGTGTCACGTAAGTTAATCTACTGAAAATTTGTTGCCCCTGCCTAAGTGGGTTAATTGGGTTTTATAGAAAAGTAGTATATAATATGTAGGGAATTTGCGAAAGAACGTAAGTGGAGCCGATACAAGTGATAGGAAATTAGACCTTGACGTGGACGCTAAGAAGTTTACAATCTGAATTTCAAAACAATTCATCGTGGTGATACTTAACACCAGTAGAACAAATAACAGTAAGGAACGATGGAGCCGGATATCCATGCTATAAAAAACCGGCATACTTATTCGCCCGAATGGGCAAACAGTTTTGGATTAAATGGGCGTAGCTCATTAGCGGTGAAGACGTAAGTGCTTCTTTATTAAGAAACGCATAAGTGACATTCGCGATGTCATGGGGTGAAATCCCTCAATCCAAATTTAACTATACGCAGGGCAATCCCGTAAGACGTAAGTGTTTCCAAATCACAAGACCTCCTTTCGTTAAATATTGTGATTGAATGAAGCCCCATCAGCATCCAGCGGTGGGGTTTTGTTTTTCCAATCATGCTCCCACATAACGACAAGATTATAACCCGAATCTTTAATAAGTGTTTCTTTTTTAAGTGTATTCTCATATAGATGTTTGAACGGTTGTTTATTTGATGGATTTAGTTTGGTATGATCGGTGGTATTTGGATTACCATGCCAATAATCGCCGTGAAATTCATAAACCGTATTAGTCGTTGGATTATAACCATCCACTATGAATTGATTTATTTTAACTTGGCGATGATTTCTATCATTTGGAAGACCGATTGCATCAAGCCATTTTGTTTCTGATTTAGAAACATTATTGGTGCATTTTGCACAACCGCGACCTGATATATGATCTGTTGGGCGTTGCGTAAAGATACCATGTTTTTTGCATATTATATTAATATTTGTTCGTTTATTAACATATATAGATTGTGAATAGTCATATTTACCACTGTGTGCAATATTGGATAAGATAATAAATTCATTCAATGTTCTTGTTTGTGTGATATTGCAACACTTATTGCATCCAATGCTACGTATATGATCGGCTGCACGTTGTTCAAATATACCATGATCGTCGCATATTATTTTTATTTTAGAATGTGAATGACTATATTCAACTAATGAATAATCATATACATCACCGTGAACGGCGATAGCTTCTTGTATGAATTTAGTGGTGGTTTTTCTTCTTGACATGTGTTATCCTTCCGGGTTATAAATACGTGTGGCGGTTGGATTACCTTCCGGTGTCCAATGTGATGAATGTTCGTAGCAAACATCACGCCGTCATTTTTATTTATCATTATTTCCTTGACATATAATATCAAACTGGTATTATAATAAAAACCACATAGGAGATTTAACAATGAAAAAGTTCTGGATTATTTTTAGCACTACGTCTGACCCAAGACGATGTTCGAAACCAACACGAGAGGCGAAAAAGCATTATGATAAAGAAAAAGCCTTGACTGAGTTGAACAGACTTGCTAAACAAGAACGAGGCAGAGAATTTATTTTGTTGGAATCTATTTGTTCTGCTGTTGTAACAGATGTTGCAATCACGCCGCATACCTGATGCAAATATTTTGGATCATATTTAACTTATCAGGCAATCCAGAACGGGAATCAAAACCCGCCTATAAGTTAAAGCAATACACCGATGAACAAAAAGCATTGGCAGAATTGGAACGCTTATCAAAGTTTTATACTGGACAAAAATATGTCCTAATGGAAACCGTTGGTTATGCCGACAAAGATGGAGTTAAAAATGCCAAAATCTAAAGGAATGATTCTACCTAACCCAAATCGTAAGGCTGGCGACTTGGTTGTATATGGCTTGATCCCCACCGATCTACCGTCGTTGCGTGAACCTAATGGCGTTGGCTCTAAGGGTGGAAAATGCGCAGCGCATGGGCATCACGGGGGCGTTCAAATGCTTAAGTATGCCAATCATCCAGACGTCCAAGCATACATCGAAGACGGTAATGCACATGGCGCGGATTACTTTAATACGTGTATCACACTTGATGCACATAGCAAACAGATTGATTCAATCATCGAAACCGCACAGTTGTTGGGTTATGTTGCTGATAAAGTAACTGACCCAGAATATCCGTGGTTCGTTGATCGTGAGACTGCTAAGTGGATGGACACTGATAACGTTCAGATCATTTGGGACGTCCAGAAAGGTAACACGGTTCTTGCTCTTCGTAAAGCAACGACGTTTGGTTGGTTGCTAGGCGACAAAGGTAATGATCCAATTTTTCGTGGGCTGGTTGGCGCACTTACATTAGCTGAATAGAAAGGGCACATTATGACACTTAATGAATGGTCAACCATCTGCACAATCAAACAAGAGCCTTCATACCGATTCGTCGGCAATGAAGGCGTTGTTGCTCTACGCATGGAACGTAAGTGTTGGCTGCGTGTCAAAGGCGACAAGACATATACCGTAACCCCATTGGGTGAAGGAATTTACACTGAAAACAAAGACACGTGGAACGACGAAAGTCGTTTCAAACTTTGAATACGCATACCAGAAGGAACGAGTAATGAATAAACAATATGAAGACGTCGACTTTGATACACTTAATAACGAATTTGCGAACGAACGAATAAGTGATTTTCCAGATGGATTAATCAAAGATACGACAATAGTCGTCGATCAGTATGGATTTAAAATAAAAAACCCAACATTAGAAATCGAAGAGGATGGATTCATAACTGTATTCCCACCAATCATAAAAGAATAAAAGAAAACCCATAGGTCTAATTCAATAGCACCTATGGGTTTTTCTATATGGGTTCTATTAGAATGTCATGCAATTTTCTATGACTCGAAGTTGAACATTTCCTAAACTGCGATGTCTGGTTTGTTTTAGGTTGAGTTTGAATTTAATATCATCACTTTCTTCTAAGACTTTAGCAAACAGTTCGGGTTGCATTGTTAATCCAATATACAATAACCGCATAGTGCTTAATATCTTTCTTATTGGTTTGTCGAGTACAACTATTTCCTTGCCGGTAATAAGTGCGATAAACTTATCAAGGTTCATACAACCACGCACTGAGTTGCATTCGGAACAAGCCATAGCAAAGTTATGCTTGAAATTAGAACCACCTTTTGTCCTTGCAACAACATGTTCAACCGTGGCGCGGTTAGTGTCGTGGTGTGGAATCGCATCACCGTCGTCCAGTTTTGGATACCACATTGGGTCACCACAATAGCAGCATCTATGATTTTGTGCTTCTAATAATTTGATATTGCGGCGGCGGAGAAATCGAGTATTTCTACCGCGTTTATTTTTACGCGTATTTTCTTTAGTTTTTTCTACGTTGCCACCATTAGCCGCATCATTCTCGAGACGTAGCGCACGCACTTCTTCGAGAGACATGCCTTTTTCTCGCTCACGTTTGTGTTTTCGTTTTTCGGTTCGTCTGAGTTTTCCTAATGGTGTCATTACAAATCCTTTCAGTGGGGATAGTATAGAACCATCCCCACTGATGTCAAGGGTTATCGCATTTGTTTATGAATCAGTGAACCACCGTTTGGCTTACGCTTACACTTAGGGTGATATCGATTTTCTGCGTTTGCAAGTTTACGCTGTCTTGGTATCACTGTGCCACAATCTTTGCATGTATATGTATGCTTTGCGACTTTCTTGCGTATTTCGTTAAGAATGGTAGATGAACCACATCGTTTAACGTTCGTTATTCCAAGATCAAACATTATTACACGCCATTCTCTACCATGTGCAGCAATCTTTCTGCCATTGATATAAGAACCAAATCGTTCTTTGACGAGTATGTGTGCTGTTTCATGTAGCAGTGTGTTAATAAAATCATCCATTTCTTCTGGTTTCACTGCACCATGCAAATAATATTCGCTGGTTACTTCGACCAGTTTCTTGGAATACTTACAGCAACCAAAGCGATTCTTTGCACGCCAATTGATTGCGAATTTCCATTGTTCTAATGCATCAAAATCATCACCAGCCGCGTTTCTAACACGATCTAATAAATCGAATTTTTCAAGATATGTAAGAAGTTTCATGGTAGTTCCTTCCGTTTCAATAAGTGCATTAGATACTATAGTGTATATGATGTCAACACTTTATTTTCACTTGACACCATTGTGCAATCGTGTATAGTGATAATCCAAACAACGAAAGGAACCGTTATGTTATCAGAAGAAGAAAAACGTTTTATTGCATTTTGTGCCGAACTTGGCAAACTTTCCGTGAAACATGGCGTTACCATTTATTCATGTGGTGGTGTTACTATTCACGACGTGCCATTATTAGAAGTGCTTTACATCGACGATGTATCAAGTGGTGATTTGGATTCAGTTATTGTAGAAAAGGAAATATAATGCCAACACTAAACATATGGGAATTACCGGACAACACTGAAGTTGTTTATATCGACGTTGAAGGAAATCGTGTAACTGGTCGATTGGTAGAGAATTATGGTTCATATTTTGAATTCGTGCCAAAAGACGAAGATGCAAGTATGATGATTATGCATGACGTGGTTGATACCGTTGTTAAAGTCAGCGCAATAAAAACGGTTTCATTTGATTTTATCATGGATTCGTTTGTGTCTATACAGGCACCCGAAGGCACTGATCCTGATACATTGATTGAAAAAGCGATGATTGCGTTTCATGATTTATTGGCTGCGAATCAAGCCGATGTCATATTTGATTCAACCATTCCAACATCTGAAAACACCGACCCATATGGAAACAAGTTATGAAAATATTTGAACCCATCGAACAATTATTTGATGAAATGGAAGAGACCGGCATTAATATTGCACGCGCCGCAATAAGTGTCGAACTGAAAGCATTGAATGAAATGTTTCCGCGTCATACGTTCATGTATGAAGGACGACAATGTTTGGATTATGTCAAGGTTTCGCCGCCGTTGCTTGGTGAAGAAAAACTTGTACCTTGGACATTTTCTGGTCCTAATTATTGGGATGGCAGGGCGAGTCAATTCCCCGCAATACAAAACATGGTGGAACACTTACAGCGGATTAATGATATCCATACCGAGTTGACTGTAATTACCCGCCGCAATACTGGTGTAGAAGAAGTTTTCTAAACAAAGGGGTTGACATAGCCCCTTGACTTCCCTACTATACTGGTAGGGAGGGATGAGGTTTATTTGGCTGCGAAAAATAACTGCACCAAAATGAAATAAAGTATTGACACCTTCTATCCAACCTGTATAATACCCACAGATTGAACGAAACGACTTACCCCGAAGGAACGAACAAATGGCTGATTCAAATTTTGTAGCGAAGCGAGTAGATGCCGGTGTCCCAATATGGACAATATTTGCTTACGGTAGGGACATTGGTTCTGCTACGGTTTTCGATTGGGAAGACGAAGGCCCAATGGCAACTGTTCGTTATGGGTATGATGATTTACCAGTTACGTTTTCGGGTTCTTCTATACGCGATGTATTGGCTAAGGTTGGCGCATTTTTGCGCACCATTGATTCTGATATGGAAGGCGAAGCCGCCGCCGAGTATTATAGCGAAGTTACAGGACCAATGGAAGCGGCGGAGCGTTTAGCAGAACGCGGGTATCGGGATGATGACCCTATTTGGTAATAGGGGTTGACATTAGGAATTGGGTGGTCTATAACGCCCTGAACTTAACAAAGGAACAAACAAATGTATAGCGTATATGATAGTTCGAGAGACCCGCGCATGGTAATACCCGAAGTTATGGCACGGACTGTATTCGATAGTATTATCGGCGAGTGGAAAATTGCCAAGTTAAAGGGTGGCGAAACTGAACGACGGTTTAAAGTTAAAGAATCGGCGCAATTCGTATTCGATAAACTTGGCGGTTTTACTATTTGTTTTATTGAAGGCGACTTAATAATTAAGGGTTGACTCGCCCAATCCAATAGGCTATACAATAGGTCAACCAACGGAGAGAGATTATGCAAATACCAGAAATCACACTTTCAACGCAGCAAGTTAATATTCTTGATTGGGTTAAATCAGGAAAAGGTAATGTCATTATCGAAGCTGTAGCTGGCAGTGGTAAGACCTTCACATTGGTTGAAGCCGTTAAGTTGATGGTAGGCACTGTATTCCTTGGTGCTTATAACTCTGCTATGGGTTATGAGTTGAAGGAAAAAACCAAGGGCATGAAAAATGTTCGGGCTGGCACGTTCCATAGTGCAGGCTTTGGCGCACTTCAATATCGTTACGGAAAAATGCAAGTTGATGCTAACAAAGTGCGAGATATCGTTAATGGTATGGCGGAGGGCGACGACTTGTTTGCTGTATACGGCAACTTCATTAACAAGATGGTAGCACTTGCCAAGGATTCCGGCATTGGGTTCTTTAATAAAATTAACGACCCTATCATGTGGAATGAACTTGTTGATAAGCACGACCTTATGGATCAACTCGACGAACACTTAACAGTTGATGTTGGTATTCAGTTATCAATGGACGTCTTAAAGGCATCTAACTCTAATCTTAAAGTTATTGATTTTAGTGATATGATTTATCTTGTATTGTTAAACAACCTCCGCCTTTTCCAACAAGATTGGGTTTTGGTTGACGAAGCCCAAGATACCAATAGCACGCGACGCGCACTGGCAAAGAAAATGTTAAAACCCGGTGGGCGTTTGATCGCGGTTGGTGATCCTCGCCAAGCAATCTTTGGCTTCACTGGTGCTGATTCCGATGCGCTGGACTTGATCTCCAAGGACTTCGGTACAACGACGCTTCCTTTGACTAGCACGTTCCGTTGCCCTAAATCGGTTGTTAAACACGCCCAACAATGGGTATCACACATTGAAGCGTATGATACTAATATCGAAGGCGAAGTTATCAACGCTAAATTCGACGACGTGTTCGGTGAAAAATCCGAATATAAGTTTACCGGTTCCGATGCAATCATTTGCCGCCTTAACGCGCCTATCGTTGAACTTGCATTCAAGTTGATTCGTAAGGGTGTTCCTTGCCGCATTGAAGGTAGAGATATCGGCACACAACTTGCAGCACTTGCAAACAAGTGGAAAGTAGTCCGCCTTGACGCCTTACGCAATCGCCTTGAGAAGTATAAGGAACGTGAAGTATCTAAGGCTATGGCAAAAGGGCAAGAACAGAAAGCCGGTAGCATTACTGACCGCGTGGGCTGCCTTAATGTTCTTATCGAACGCGCCGAAGAAAAGAAACTTGACGTTGCTGGTTTGATTGTAATGATCAAGGGCATGTTTTCAGACGCCCAAGATAAAACCACAAATAAGAACATTTTGGTTTTATCATCCGTTCATAAATCAAAAGGTAAAGAATGGCCTAGAGTGTTCTTGTTAGGACGCCAAGAAAATATGCCAAGTCCTTTTGCTAGACAGACATGGCAACTTTTACAAGAGGATAACCTTATCTACGTTGCTGTAACGAGGGCGATGGAAACGTTAATCGAAGTGGATTAACTATGGTTTTTTGATAAATACTTATATGGTAAAACGCAAAACAACAGAACAGTTTATACAAGAATCGACTGCAATTCATGGTGATGTATATGATTATTCATTGACCAATTATATCAATAGACGTACCAAAGTAAAAATAATATGCACCGTTCATGGTATATATGAACAAACTGCGGGAAATCATTTATATCAAAAACAAGGTTGCTCAAAATGTGCCGGTGATAAACAGGCATCGAGACAGCGAAAATCACTATCACAGTTTATTCAAGAGGCAACAATAGTTCACGATTCTTTATATGATTATTCGTTGGTGGATTACAATCATACTGATATAAAAGTAAAAATAATATGCCCAACGCATGATATATTTAAGCAAACGCCGCATGATCATTTACATGGAAAAGGTTGCCCTAAATGCGTTCATACTATATCAAAAGGTGAAACTAACTGGCTTAATCGCATTGGTTTACCAGACGATACACAACATAGACAAGTGCGCTTGCCTATGAATAATAATAAAAATCGAAGGGTTGATGGTTATGATCCATTAACCAATACTGTTTATGAATTTCATGGTGATTACTGGCATGGCAACCCCGCACGTTTTAATCTCGATGATATAAACCCAACCATTAAAAAACCATACAGACAACTCTATGAAGCCACCTTAACCAAGGAAGTGCTTATCAAAGATTCCGGTTATAATCTTGTAGTTATGTGGGAGCATGATTGGAAAGCTCATCCCTCCCTAACAGTATAATATTAAATTACTCGTAAAAAAGCAATGATTATTTTTATAATATGACGTAAATTACTTGTTGACATTGGTTCAGTTAGTTTGTAATATCTTTTTATCAGAACATCATACATTCACAAATGAAAGATTGAAAATAATGCCAACATATCGAAAAAGAATACTCATATCAGAATTCGCTGAACCAGAAATATTTTTTGAATATAAAGGTGTGAAAATATATCATACTTATACAGACAATGCTGAAACACTTTCATCATTGAATTTTGACCGTGATTGTAAAAGCAAGCGGTTGTTTACCACGAACAAAAAATGCGGCATGGTTCCCATGTTTGATGTTTATTTTGAAAACGATCTTCGTGTATGGGACAAACAATCAAAAAATGAAACCCGTGGGGTGTTTAACATTCAAAACATTCCAAATCCTAAAGGGCATCATATTACGACTCATGCTGGTATTTCAAGAGTTCTTATGGAAGCAATTGACACCGGTTGGATTAAAACTAATAAAACACCAGAGTGTATTCACGATTGTCATATACTCGCACATCCAAAATAATCACATCAAGGGGAGAAGTAAAACCTTTTCCCCTTGACTAACTTTAATAAGTGTGCTATGAATATATCATAATTGAAAAGGATACGAAAATGCATAACGCAGATGTTCTACATAATGCCTTACTTACCGCAACGATGATGATGCGTAAAGGTCGTGCGTTTAAGATTGTTAGATATTCACCCAAACAAGAAACGGTTTATTATAGACCATTTTTCGCCAACGACCTGACTGACATACGCACTGACGAGTTGGATCACTTGTGCGACGATGATTCGATTCAGTTATTCACCACAACGCAACTCGAAACACAATAAGGAAAACCGATGCAAACTTATACCACCCCACGCTTAACGAACATAAGTGATACATTTCGCGCCGACGTTGCTGCGGGTGAATTAACTACATGGTGTGAAGAAAACAGTGTAGGTGCTTGGTTCATCCACGCCGTTGATCATGTGGAGTTTGAATTCCCCACAGATGCCAAACAATTTATGATGAAGTTTTGGGAGCTAGACTCCTAAAAATCCCCCCGCATGTTCCTACGCAAGTAATGAAGACACTCCATGCGGGGGTTCTTTTTGTTTTGGCGCACCCAAAAAAAGCTCATCCCTCCCTATCAGCATAATAGCAGGGTCAATAGATAAGTCAACCATTATTATTAAAAATAAACCATTGACAACGGCTTTTGTATTTTATATAATATATAGATTGAAAAGGAGAATTGAAATGTCGCGCACTTATCGTAAGCTTCCTTATTGGTCAAATGATCCAAAATTAACACGTGAGCGAGGCTCCAAATGGACTGGCATGCGTGTTTTTGTTGCTCCTAATGGAAATGTATTCGGTTGGGATGATGAAGCCCTACGTAAAAAATCATCTAAACGTCGCACCAATCGCATTCGCCGTTTGATGGGCAAGAAAGAAATTGTTCTTGCCGTTGCTGCTATGGCAGAAGACGCAATGGAAGACCTCAACGAAATGATGGATTGGGAAGCCGAAGAGTATTGCGATACATATTACGACGAGTATGAATTGTCTGAATGGGCTGATTGGAAACAGCGTGAAATTGATGATCAAGCAATTGAAGAATATTATTTAAATGAAGACCCATATTATTACGATTTTGATTATTAAGGGTTGACATCACTATTTGATTTCGTTATGATTCATCCAAGCTAACAACACAACATAAATCTTGAAAGGATTTAACTATGGCTAATAAATTCACAATCACACGCACTTATGATCGCGATGAAATTATTGACACAGTTAATAAATCCATTGAACAAAACGGAACATATCATCAAATCAAATCGTTGCTTGATACTTTATATACTGGATGGTTTTTTGATATAGAAACGGCTTGCGAAGTTGAATTGATTTTACGCGAAAAGGGCGATTTTATTCGCGAGTTTTATCAAGAACGGCTAGACGAAATGAATGCTGCCAAGAAATTTGACTTGGTATAACTATTCACTTAAGATAACAACACAACATAAATCTTGAAAGGATTTAACAATGTCTAAAACAATTTCCCGCGTAGACTTCATTGAACTTATGGCAGATGCTGCAATGCGACTTCCAGTAACACGCAAGCGCAAGCCAGAGGATGACCCATCTGAATTCATCGACTTGTTTGATTATGATGCAATGTCAAACGAATGGTCGAAAGGTGTTCAGTGGCTTCGTGGCGTTGGTGATAGTGGCACTTATAAAGTTCCGACACCCGATGGAACATTCAAGCGCGTTCCAATGCGAACTATTGCTGAAATGCCAGCGTTCATTCAAGAGATTGTTACCGAGGCACAAACTCATTTGAATATCGATTCGATTGTCGAGATCGCTTAACTAATCTTTAATCATTCGGTGCGATACTTCTTTATGAAAGGAGTATCGCACATGATTGATTTTTTATTATACTATTCACTTGGTGGGGTTGTTTGGTGTGTATGGACTGAAGTTCTACACCGGAAAGGATTCTTAGCCAGACTAGGGTTGATTGTATTCATCCCTTTTGTTGCAATCACTTTAATGTTGGAATCAATACGAAATTAGTTATTGACTCTTTTATTAAAAAATGGTACACTTAGTTATACACTTATTATTAACATTTGAAAAGGAATTGTAATGAGACGTTCATTAAAATTAGTATTAGCCTCGATGTTGATCGTGGCGCTATCCGGTTGTGTTACACAAGGGAGTGGCGGCGGCGTTGGCACTAAAGGTTTGCTTGGCGGTCTTCTAGGGGCTGGCGTTGGCGGATATGCCGGTTCAAATATCGGCGGTGGTAAAGGCAAACTTGCTGCTACTGCAATCGGCGTTCTTGCTGGTGCATGGCTTGGAAATAACGTTGGAAACACGCTTGACGACGTTGATCGGTTGAAATCGCAAAAGGTAACACAACGCGCACTTGAACGAAATCCGCAAGGTTCTCCAGCGGTTTGGTCGAACCCCACCAATCGAACCTCGGGAACCACGACACCGACTCGAACGTATAAGTCACGAAATAATGAAGATTGTCGAACATATAAACAATCAATAGTTATCAATGATAAAATTGAAACAAAACATGGAACTGCATGTAGAATAAATGGGCTTTGGGTAGAACAACAACCGCCCGGCTCATAATATTAAAGATAAAACCAATCTTTTTTTCTATCATCTTTTAAATATTTAATAGTTGACAAACTGAAATAATTTGGTATAGTTAAATCATCAACAAACACAAACAACGAAAGAAGAGGCTTAAGACGATGGGTAAAACATTTTCGCGTGATCCAGATAGTGACAATTATGCAGGTGGACATATGAAGGCAAATCGCCAAGAAACAAAATTCCGCCGACAAAAATCGGTTCGGAAAGATGCATTGCTAGACGAAAGCATGCAACCTGATGAACCAACTTATGGCAAACACACGGATGATTTTAGCCCACGGAAAGACGGCTGGTAATCAATTAAAAAGGGAAGCAGAAATGCTTCCCTTTTTTTATGCTTGACACTGGTTTAGTTAATTGCTATGTTAAATCGTCGTTGCCCAAGAAAGCGGGTTGATAAAGACTTGACTGACACTACGAAGTGTTCTATTGATTAATCATAACAACAAAAAGGAACCGAGTATGACTACAGCAGAAGTAATCCCTTTCGCCGTTCTTAAAGCCAAGATCGATGACCGTGACATTACACCAGAAGCAATTGAAGAAGCATCGTTTTCACCCGAGGTTGAAGCTGATGTTTTGACAAATTTGCTGGTATCCGGTTTATACAAAGGCATGACGAATTCTGGCATTGACACCCTTTCGGATGTAAATCAAGAATTACTTGGTGTTATATATGAAATGGTTGGCGCGGTTGTTGATCGCAAATATAAATTGTTTAATGAATTCAATGCAATACGTGATATTCAAGCCGAAAAGGGCGATGTTCAACTTGAAACAAATGTTTTTCTAAAACCAAAACAGGAGACAACTGATGCCTAAAGCCGTAACGCAATATGAAACATTCGACGGAAAAGTATTCTCCGACGAAAATGCCGCTGAACAATGGGAACGCAATACAAATAAAGCAAACGCAATCATATCGATGTTTCCGAACAACGGTCATCTTTCATCTGGCGATTTCTATCAGTTATCAAGAGATTTGATTAGCACCGCGAGAATTAAACTTGCCGATGCTTTAACTCGTGGCGGCTTCGATGACGAAATGATTAAAGCATTTCGTGATAATACCAGCGATGTAATCGGACGCTATCTCGACGACGGCGGTTCAACATATTATAAAGCATGGTGGTTATTTTCTTGTATTGACAATCAAGGGCGGATGTTCAATCAACCGTTCTTTGCCAATAATCCAAGAGAAATAAGAGATGAAGTTTCCTATTGATTCTTCCAATCATTTTCCCATATCGTGACAAGATTATAGCCGTGAGATTTAATAAGAGTCTCACGGTTCATAGTCTTTTGATATAACTCGCCGAATGATTTTTTATTATTGGTGTTGATATGTTCGGGATTGTGTGTATTAGGATTCCCATGCCAATAATCACCATAGAACTCATATATGGTATTTGTGTCAGGGTCATAACCGTCTGGATATATCCATTGATTATTTAATATTAAAGTTCGTCGCCTATAATCATTTGTATCAGGTAATCCAATATGATCAAGCCACGATTTTTCCATATATGATTTATTCTGTATAGTTAATGGTCGCAACATAATGGCGCACTTATTACATCCATGATTTAAATGTGCTGATGGTTCTTGTTGAAATATTCCATGTTCAGGGCAAATGATATTCACCTTTGTATGCGTGTTATGATAATCAACTAATGAATAATTATATTTATCGCCATGTTTTATCAACGATTTTTGTATAAATTTTAATGTAGTTCCCCGTATTTTATCTGAATTATTTTTTATTGCACATTTAATACAGCCTTTTCCACTACTAGTGTGCGAACAAGGCGTCTGTTCAAATATTCCATGAGTTGTGCATATTATTTTAACTTTGGTATGGGCGGCAATATATATAGACAATGAATAGTCATATCTATCACCATGAATGGCGATAGCATCTTGAATGAATTTTGAGGTAGTTTTTCTTCTTGACATGTGATATCCTTCCGGTTATAAATACATTGGCGGTAGGACTTACCTTCCGGTGTCCATGTGATACATACTTGAAATATGTATCACACCGCTCCTATCTATTTATCTTTTTTATTATTAAAACCCTTGACAATGATGGATGTTTGCTTTATATCTAAATCAACTTTAATGAAAAGGAATTATTATGAAACTCATAGCGATTAATGCAGATATCACCACGTTGGAAGTTGATTGTATCGTAAATGCATCTAATCCAGCACTAATGCATGGCGGTGGGGTATGCGGTGCAATATTTGAAGCCAGTGGCGCAAATGAACTTGCGGGATTTATTGCGCAGAACTATGGGCTAGGATGCTTAACAGGGCAAGTAGTTGTGACTCCGGGGTTCAACCTACCGGCGAAGTTCATCTTGCACACTGTCGGGCCTGATATGCGCCTATATGCACAAGAAGCGGGTGATACATTGTTGCAGTTATGTTATATCAACTGTATTGAGGCGGCATTCGATGAAGGGTTGACTTCTATTGCCTTCCCTGCTATCAGTACTGGAATCTTTGGATTTGATAAAAAACGTGCTGCTACGATTGCAGTTACTACATTGATGGACTACAGTGGTAGCGAAGATATCGAAATTACCTTTGCTTGCTTTGGCGATGAAGATACCGCAATAGTTCAAGCCGCGATTGATGATGAAGATGCATCACGGCATTATCTATCATGGTCAATGTATAATGAACAATACGATATTGATTCGGCGGCTGGAAAGTGTGACATTGAAGGCGATTGGGAAGTGTTATACGCTGACTTATCTACGGATGTTCCTACTGGCATTTACATGGTATCAACAACCTATGATGGCAACCTCGGTGTAGCGAAAGGCGTTGTTATCAATGATGGTGTATTCGATATCGACCAAACCCTACGCGCTTGTGCGGTTGCCCGTAACAATGCAGGATATTGGGGAACTTTTCTTGAAGGATTGGATTGGAATAGCGAAACCGAAGAATTTACAGCACACTTCGGTTCTTAACACTTGACATCATCGATTAAGTGTTCTATGGTTCACTTAACAACGAAAGGATAATACAATGTCGGAAATTCGCCACAAAGTAACATTCATGCATGAGGTAGATGGAAAAGACGAACCCTTGACCGTGATGTATGTTTATCGTATTCCACAACTCAACGAAATTGTAGTTATGTTGGATTCGAAAATTCGATATCGGGTTCTTGAGGTTCTTAATATTATTGATGATCGAAACATCGATTTTAAAAAAGATTATATAACGATGTGTGAAATCGAATATTTCATCAAAGTGTCTTGGAAATAATATACAAAGCCTTGACTCTATTATCTAATAGTGTTAAATAACATCATGGAACTAAACGACCTCCCATCGGTTGCAGCAATGCACCAACACAAGAACCCCGATCAGAAACGGAATGAACGTCGTATGCAGGAATTTATAACTGACGATATGATACACCCCGACGAGCCAGCACCACAACATAGGTCGCCTTCGTTGTTGAATGACACCGCCTCGACAGTTGTGTTCGAGGCTGGCATTGATACACCGCAAATGAGCCGCGATTGTATCATTGCTATATATGAAAAAATATTGGGTGGCAATCCAGAAACTGAACTTAAAAATCTTTTTGCTTGACATTGGTTCAGTTAGTTGCTATAAAGTAGGTAACTTAACCCGAAAGGAAACATGATGAGTGATCAAGTAGAAAGCCTGTTAAATGACGTCGTGAAAGATTTTCGCGAAAAAACTCTCGCCAAAGCAATTGGTGATCATGTCGGAAAAGTCACAGTTCAACATGCAATCACCCTTTTCAAACTGACGACAATTATTTCTGCATTCATGGCAATGTTTAAGTTTGCCGCGTTGGGTGGATTCGTAACGATGAGTTGGGGTTGGGTTGCATTTGTATTCTTGTTGCCACTTCCAATTGCGTTTTTTGATGCAATCGCTCTTTCATATGTTGCACATCGTATATATGATAAGGACGAGTCATGAAAATTGATACCTCACGACTTGCAAATATTATGCGCATCGCGTATAACAATCATCACATGAACATGGGTAGCCGTTATTTCTGCAATCGCACCGATGAGATATTATATAACACAATGCGTCGGGCAAACTTAACTGGTTTAGATTTTTTGGATTGCAGCACGATGTCAAAGAACATATCAACAGTTATGCATGGGTTGTTGCCGTGGAGCAATGATTTATATGAAGAACTTCGTGCATTGTTATTTGTAGAAACCGCTTGACTCTGGTTCAGTTAGTTGCTATAAAGTAGGTAACTTAACCCGAAAGGAAACACAATGTTCACTTATACCGCAAAAGAAATCAAAAGCCATATATACAATCATTATAAAATTGATGATGATACTGGCAGGGTCGACGAAGTGTTCGGATGGACTAACTACGGCGTTGATGATTTTCGTGAAGCATTGTCGCACGGTATCGAAGTGGCGTTACATAATCACATCGAAAAATCAAAGAAATTATCTACGCGTTTGCGTATTTTGGCTGGTAAGTGGTTGAAATCTAAAACCATTATCGACGCCATATTTAAATTGGAAGGCAATGTTGTCGACCTGCATGATACCATCACATTGCTCATCGCGTTAAAGCATCGTATCAGAAACGCAACCGATCTATCCGACGCAGATCGCCCATCTTATACATATCGTGCCAAAGTGTCCGATTCGTTGCGCGACGAATGTAGCAAATATATTAAAATTACAACATTGCGCGACGATGAATTGTTTGTATTGGATTCTCCTCTTTTGGTATGGAGGAACAACGACGACAACAAGTTTTATTCGGTTGCCCACGACTTCGAAATCCGCGAACATCGCGTAGGTGTAGCGGGTTATGAACATGATCTTGCCAAAGGGGCTGTATCGGTTTCATACTTGATGCATAACTTTAAAACTGATTACACACAATATGGTGTATCATATGATGCAGAAACCGGAAACTATTTGCATTGTTCAGTGAATTGTAATGGACCCGAACGCATCGAAAGTTATGAAATTTTCTATGCCAATATCGAAGACGCGATTATGGAATCTAAAAAAGGAATTGCGGCATTGAAGAAGAAAAATCGTGCTGTAACAAAAGCCGCAACTGAACACCTTGATAGATTAGCCGCATGATCGGATATTTTATCGCTATCGTTTTTGCCTTGACACTTGTGTTGTTTGGTTCTATAACTGTAACCAACGACGCCGAGACGTGTGTCAAGGCGGAACGCGAGATTTACATGACCTGCACTGAAAGGTAATACAATGGATTTTACTGGAATATTTTACTTACTTGTCGTGATGTATAATTTGTTTATGCTTTGGAATATATCTGCTTACAGTTTTTCCGCGTTCGTGATATACAAAGTGCCGACATTTTTAATCGCGGGTGGTATGCTTTGGCTTGCGTTGACCCATTTCGGTTTTCTTATACAGGTGGGATAATGTATTTTCTTGGCGGCATAGTTGCGCTATTGCCTTGGTTGGGGGGTGTCTACCATGTAATCGTAGCACCCAAACCTGAAAAAAAGAAACGAGAGAAAAACGAACATCTTTCGATGTGTTATCCAAACCCATCTACAACTATAATTCGTGCTTCAAGATATACATCGTTCATGATAGTTCGTGAACACGATGAAACATACACTGTTTATGAATGCAGGCACCTTACCAAACTTCGAGCAAACATGAATAGTAAATTGAGGTGCGGCAACAAATTAACCGCCGAAGGTGCTAGAGCACTTGTAACTGCATTAAGCATTGAAAGCGAATGGGTCGATACACCAATAGTATTCGATTAGTGCTTGACAGTGGTTCAGTTAGTTGCTATAACAAGGCAACAGATAAAGGACAATCAAATGAAAACGCTTCGTAAAAAACTTCTTGAACTTGAACAGATAAATGTTGATCTGCACAAACTCAAAGCACCCATCGATAAGAAACTTAAAAAGAATTGGGAAGCGATCAAAGTCGTCAGAAAATCTATTGATGAAGAAGACATTGCGACAATGCTCAAGTTAGGCGTTGATTGGAAATTTCTTTTGAAACCGGCTAATGATTTTGGCAGTACCGAGATGTATAATTATTTCGACACCCAAGTGCATGAATTGGGAATGCATTCCGGCGGACGCTGGAGAGACACGCGACAGCCAGTGGTGTCAATCATGCTAACACATGGCGACGAGAAAAGCCTTATGAATAACATCGCAGGAGTTAAACTTCTTTCACCGTTTTATGAACAGGTTGACGGTGCGGTTCCGTTTGCAATATTTGATCATGGTTTGTCAGAATATGCAGTATATTCAATGACTTATAACCCAACAACCAATGAAGTTATTCTAAAGACATTGCGTCATGGCAGAACCGAAGAGAATTTCCTTGGGGCGTTGCCGGATGCTATGAAGCACATACAAGATCATCATTGGTATGATGGGAAAGAAGAAGATCATGACGACGATGATTATTAATTAGTGCTTGACAGCGATTTGGATAACTGCTATACAATGATCATCTTAAACAAAAGGTGGACAACATGACCGACAAACCAAAATTCTTATTCGAATATACAGTTGTGTATTCAAAAGGTGCAACGTCAGCACGGTCTGATCTTAAAGACCGAGTCGAAGAACTTCTTAATGATGGATGGGAGTTGGCTGGCGGTGTTGCTATGAATGAAACCGATAAATTGTTCAGTATATGTCAGGCATTAACCAAAAAGGTGGAACTTCACTATGATTAATACATTTGCAAAAGGCGACAGCGTTCGCGTGCATCATCAGTATACGCATTTCACCACCATTGGTGTTGATATGACTGTCACCGACGTTGTCATTGAAGACGTTGACGGCGAACTGGTAACGTTTTATGAAACCAATAAGCCATGTTCAGTTAATGGCCCATATTACAACGACTTTGAGTTGGTCAAACTGGACGATACATCGAAACCATTTATCTTTAAGATGGCAATCGCATAGCTTCCATAGCAAAATAGCCATAGCACCTATAGGAAATAACCTATAGAAGCTATGGTTTTTTCACTCGACAATGGTATAGTTAATTGGTATAACTGTATCAACTTGAAAAGGAACCGTTATGAAATTCACATACAGAACACGCCACATTCCTTCTGGATCAATATCAGATACCGATGTTGAATGCTATACCGAAGTTGATTTTTTACGGTACTTGAACAAATGGAATGTTGAAGGTAGGGGTTGGTATATATACACCGCTGTTAGCATAACGAATCATTTCCCAATGGCAGGCGCTGCACACGCCCTGAGTAATACAGTTATCGTCCGTAAACCATTGCGCGATATGGATGGAGTCAACGCGGACGGTGGATACTGGCAGTCAATTACCGAAACAACCCATTAACATTAACAAAAGGGAACGATCATGACCGACAATAAACGAAAGACTGAACTCGATGCCGCTGACATAGCCAAGATCATCGGAACTATTTGTGGTCTTATTGCAATCGCTTTTGCAATGTGGCATCTTGGCAGTTGGATTCATTGGGAATACTTAACCAAGCCGCATGTTCTCGATGCGATGTGTGAAGTTATCGACCCGGCGACGTTCAATGACCCGACAATTTGTCATCGGGAATAAGTGTGTCATAAATGACACAGGTGTGATATAATTATCACACATTGAAAACTGCCTCGATTGGTGGTGTATTCATACCGATAAAAAAAGATAAGTCAACCTAAAATAATGGTTGACTTATCTATTGACTCTGTTATTATACTGGTAGGGAGGGATGACCTTTTTATAAATAAAATGATTAAAATAAGGTGTTGACTATGATTCACTTATCCTTTATAACTGAACCAACGCTTTAACAAGGAGATTTTTTATGAGTGTATTCAAAGACGTTCCAAAGATTGTTTGGACTAATTTTTATTTGGTCGTTGATACGGCGGAGTTGGAATATGTCGATAATGGACGCGCTTATCGTGTTAAAGATGATTTTTTGAAAGAAGAATATCTTACCGCCAAGTCAGAAGGATGTTGTGGATTTTTCGACACTGTTATCTTTGACGATATTGGTGACGAATGGATGGTTGGTTGCAATCACGGGCATTGAAAGGAATTAAATCATGATACATTGTAGATTCAGGGATATTCGAGGTATGGGCATTGAAGTCGTTAGAGTCGATCAAGTGCCACCCGTTGATGATATAATTACAATCAATTATGTTATGTATGAAATATTTTCACGCGAATGGTCGGTGATCGATGCTGAAAAAGATACGCGAATGCTTGCTTGTGATGTATGGTTAACGGAATATAAAAAATCAAGATAATGTGTTGACTCTGGTTTGATTGTTCTTTATAACTTAATAATCAAACCAAGGAGAGATACAATGTTAGTTCAATTATCCGGTAAAACAAACCACGGCAAAAACCGTATTCGTGAACATGGTTCGAGTTGGATGGTTCAAGACCTTCCGACTGGTGTAATATCAGCAAACCCAATGCCTACCCGCAAAACCCTAGTGTCTGTTTTAACAGGCGCGGAACGTTGGGTGAGTATGACAAACGATAAAGATTTTATTATCGCTTGACTCTGATTCGATTGTTCTTTATAACTGAATAATCAAAACAACCCCGAAGGATTAAGCAAATGACAGGCATGAATTTTTCAGTATATCGTAACGGACGCGGCGACACTACTAACGGCGGCGTTTCCAGTTATCACGAGTCGCTGAACGTATGCGCCGAAGGCATTGCGGAAATCTTTGACGCGACGTATGACACTCCAGCGGTTGCGCTTGTTATTCGTAATGTTTGCAACACCGCTTTTCCGATCATCGTTCCCATTGACAGCACTGAGGCAGGTGGGACAGAGCGTTACATGTTCGGCGGTAACTTTGCATGGACTTCCGATTCCCGTGTTTCGGAATGGTTGGAAGAACGCGGATTTACAAACGCCCCAATCAAAATATTTGACCGACAGGAGTAGGCAATGAGAAACGAAGGCACACTCGAAGAACGATATGAAATTTATAAAACCAACGCGGAACTTTTGGGTTGGTACATTAAAACTTTTGATGAATGGATGAACAGCTAAAAAGGAGACGGGGTTCGCCCCGTTTTCTTTTAGGTATATATTCCAGAAAAAACTCATCCCTCCCTACCGTAATAATACCACAATCAACCAAAGAGTCAAGCGTTAAAGACAAAAAAAGACCCGCCAATTATTAGCGAGTCTTTTTTCTTTCTCAGGGTACGCCCTCCGATAGCCGAAGGGCAAAATGAATTCGCTACTTAACCGATCCCTCAATTATTTTCGCTGCATCAGAAGTTATAATATACCACCTACATTAAAAAGAGTCAACATCTATTATTCGCTTGACTATGGTTCAGTTATGTTCTATGTTTAATCATCAATAACAAATAGAAAGGTTTCAACCATGAAAATCAAACACGCAAAATTCGGACTGGCAGCAAAGAACATCAAGGTATCTGATACGGATGATGGATATATGTGGAGTGCATCTTTTTATCTTGATGGTGCAAAAATTGGAACTGCACACGATCAAGGGCATGGCGGCGAAATGAATACACGCGGCATAGATAAAACGGCAATGGCGAAAATCGAAACATATGCGGCAAGTTTGCCACATGATACCACTTACGGACTCGATATGGCACAAAGTGCCGAAATTGTTCTTGAAGAAAACGCAATGAGTACCGATTCATTCAACAGCGTTCTAAAGAAAACAAAAGCCGCATTGCGAAAGAAAGTTATGGCAAAAGGTAATAAAGAAGGAATTTTTCGCACTTGGAAAATTCCCACTGGTATGACTGCTGAAACGAAAATGACTAAACTCCGCGAACAAAAAATCGGTGAAACGTTTGAATTTTTGAACGAACTACCACCAGAAGATGCAATGGATTTTCTTTATGTGGTTGAACCAGAACCCGATTTTAGCAAGCCGTTTGAACTGGTAACATAAGTAAAACAAAGGGTGGGGATATTCCCCATCCTTTTTTACATCCATTAACATCCATAAAATGCTCATCCCTCCCTATCATCACAATACGACCTAACTGTATCAAAGTCAACACTTATTTTTCACTTGACATATAATATTTTAATGGTATTATACTTACAGAAAGGACAAAAATTATGAAACGATTATTAGTAATAGCCGCAGCATTATTAATTATTTCTTCTAATGTTGCAAAAGCAGAACCAGAAATCACTTATGAGAAATGCACTTCATCGTTGGTGAATGGATTTACATCTGGTATAACTGCATTCAAATGCAATGACAAATACTCCCTTCCGAGTGCATTCATGTATAAGTGTTCGTATATTGAAAAATATCCTAACAATAAAACACTTGTGGAAGAATGTGAAATATTTTTGAAATCATTGAAGGCTAAACGCCTCAGTCGATTAATGCGCCAAGGTAAAAAAATATCAATATAAGGAGTCGACCATGCGATCCAATGAAGTAATATTTTACAGAACCATAAATATATTTTTTGGTATATATCAATGGTTTACCGAACATGATTTTCTACGTTGTTTCGCGATAGGATTGTCATCTTTATATCTTCTTATCGCGTTTATATCGTGGGACTTAATGTGGGTTTCGTTTGTTACAACGGATGCCAGATTAGAATTCGTGTTTTATACGTTTATTTCCATCGTTATTTCTTGGGCAGTTTGGGGAATTAAATACAAATAATCATTGACACCGCCTATCTTTCTTGCTAAGTTCTAATCATCAATCAAACAAAAGGAACTGAACCATGAAATTCATATATAAAGATTTAACAGTTTGCGATTTCGATGCGATGTGTGATATGTTCGCGTCAAACTGCGAAGTGGTCGATTACGTTTATTATGACGGCGAATACGTTGTCGGTGATATCACCGGTATAACAAGTGACCGCCGTTTCGTGTTAAGTGTGGATGGCGTTGGAACTGAATTGTATTCTAATGCTGGCACGATGTTCGCCGTTGAAGATTATGGTTCTGAAATGCAGGTTCGTATTATTTCTATAAAATAACTGTTGACTCTGGTGTAGTTAGTTCGTATATTAACTACACCAGAACAAAGGAACTGAATATGCAAAACGCAATCGAACAAGCGACGCACCTCGGAATTCAATCATTTAACTCGGGCGAGTCGCTTGTGCCATTCCGCAATAATTCATTGATGGATTTGCTGGAAACACAACGAAATCGCTCATGGGATTGCACCCCGATTTTAACTGCATATCAAAACGGATTCATAACCGCGCAACAATCTGCGCCCGTACCGGAGGAATTGTTAGTTGCGTAAAAACCCCTTGACTCTGGTTCAGTTAGTTGCTATAACTGTATCAACTTAACCCGAAAGGAACACACAATGTCTGATGAACTTCCAGTAACACAAACGAAAATCTTGCGCGAAGGTTTTGTCGCATGTTATGAACACAGAATATGGGGAACTGGATATTTGGACTCCAGCGGCGGAGGTAATTCATTTGTTCAAAAATTGCCCGATAACAAAATTCGTGACGATATTGAAAAGGCTAATAACGACGCCAAAAGCATCAAATCGATGACAAATTATTATGGCAAAGAACAGGTATCATTCGATACAGTTAAGGTCGTTTATTATATGGAACGTGCCACACACACAGACGTCACGAATGAAACCGTGTTGAAAAATTTCATCGCTGAACGCGCCTTGAAAAAACTATCCGAGGCCGAAGTCGAAGCACTTCAAGAATATTATCGATCAGCGGCGATCAGCGAAGATGATGGTCGCCACGGAATGCAAACCCGATAATAACTGTTGACAATGGTGTAGTTATATCGTATAACTACATCAACGTTTAACCACTTAAAGGATTTCAATCATGGGAACTTGGGCTGTACCATTTACCGAAAAACAAGCAAACGAACTTCGTGTTATCATGTCAAAGCATGTTGACGTAAAAGACGCCGCCGAGGTATTTTATAATTATGTTGGCGATGATGGGTTGTTTGATTTGTTCATTGATACCGAACGCAAAAATGGTTCCGAACAAGATTCTCGTGCGTATGTTATGGATCATTTACAAACTTGGTTTGGTGCAACTGGTGATAGCGAACAGGTTCGCAAAGATTGGAATTTTAGCCAAAAATTCGAACCGGGCGCACTTGATATCATTCGCCTAATGCTTACCGATTGGCATTTGGATACTACATTTCCAAAATGCACAGAACTAAGCGCGACAAGTATGTTAAACGGTCTTGCGCAAATGTTGGAGACCGATGGTTGGGATTCATTGAGAGAAACCGGCGTCGAAATTGAACAAATAAGTGTTGCGCTGAATGGCATCATGTATTTAACCCTTGGCGATGGTAGCGGAAATAGAAAGGCGTTTCGTGTTTCTGTTGTTGACGACGAATAACCCTTGACACTGGTTCAGTTAATCGCTATAACTTAATCAACGAAACACCAACAGAAAGACAATCAAATGTCAATCGGACAAACAATCATTAGCCAGATCAACGAAATCGATTTTTGGGCACGCGCCCGTTGGGGTGTAACCGGTGGAACTGGACGAAGACCCATCAAAATCGAGAACGGCGTTAAGTTCAAAACGTGCGGAATAGTTAAGTGGAAAGGTTGGGTTTCAATTACCCTGAACGGTATGGACACTTATGATATCTCATTCTTTCGTATTCGTGCCGGTGAAATTAGGGTTGACAAGGTGGTTAATAATGTTTACAATGACCAACTTGTAACAATCATTGACGAACAGGTTGGTTAAAATGGATATACTTTTAAGTTTTTTCTTCGGATACATATATTTAATATGTTTTATGGTTAGAATATCATGGATTGATACATTTCCAATTAGGAATTGGAAAGATTTGATCTTGCTTCAAACTTCCACTTATCGCCATTACGACGGCACGGAATCTAAATCTAGGAAATACTAATGACTGAATATCGCATTGTAACAACACATGATGAAACCAAAGTGACGATTGACGAGCAAACTGCGAGTCAGCTTGCATTGGCTTCAAATGGTGAATGGACACACGAAACCTTTACGAAGGCTGGTAAATGCAGAGTCCTTGTATTTACTGAAAACCATTCATTGGCTGAACGCGACTATTGGGGCAACGCCAAAATGGTTGTATATATCAATCCTAACGATAAAATGGTTGTTATCGAAAAAGACTTGACACTGTATCGCTAAGACGCTAAGTTCTAATCATCGAAACACAAACAGAAAGCAAAACCAATGACCGACGAAACCGAAACCCCCGAATTGATTTCAGTTACAGAATTTTACAAACGGACGGTTAGTTTCCGTGAAAAATTCGGAACCAAACTCGAGCCGGAAATGTATGCAAATCTCAGCAAGATGTATACGATATCCTACTTTCGAATGGATAACAAAGACCCAATGTGGGACGTCGCCGTTGAGATCTATCAATCAACTATCGATGAATTTCATCGCCGTATGGAAATGATGGGATACCCCGACATCACTGAATATGAAATGGTCGAAGACAATGGCTGATTCAGAACGCGACTGTTTGCTGGTGTTCGCTGGTGAAACTCATTATCCCCTTGGTGGTTACGAGGACTGTAAAGGTATGTTCACCAGCGAAGCGCAAGCAATGGAACACATCGCAAAAATACATTGTGAATGGTGGCAAGTGTGTCGCATGGATGAACTAATTGGTATGGTTCTTATTAATAGCGGCAAACGAAAATAAGTGCTTGACAGTGGTTCAGTTAATTGCTATGTTAAATCATCGAAACGAACAAAGGATGACCCAGATGAGAAAAACAATTTTTGCTAACGTTGATCGCAAGCCTCACCAAGCACCCGGCGGCGAGTTTGAAGTTTTCGACACCGCCACTTCGATGACTATGACGACGGGTATGGGTTGGAAGGCAGCATGGGAAGAATTCGATAAACTCCACGTTGACGGCGATAACTTAGACGTTCGCCCAAGCACCCCAATTCCTGTTGTTGGTTTCGTTGGTAATATCAATCCGTTATTGTTGACCGAATTTCGTTAAAAGTTTCATGGTAAACTAAGGGTTTTCCCCTACCCGGTGAATTGAGCGCAAGTTCTTCATCGGGATTTTTTTGTCTTGACATTATTAAAACGTCGTGGTATAGTTAAATCTAAATAGGGTGAAAGTTCAGTTAGACCTAGTTCAAGTAGCCCGAACATTATAAAGATGAATAATTCTTAAACAAACATAAAGGGAAACACCGGAATGATTCCGGTGTTTTTTTGTCTGGAACCCATAGCATCAACAGGTTTTTTCCTATAGCATCTATGGAATTTTCCCCTTGACTCCTATGGCTTTACTTGCTATGGTTCTATCAATTCAAACGAAAGGACAATATTATGATTACCGGAAGTCGCGCACGAATATTGGCAGAAACCACTTGGGGAACTGGTGGGACTCACTCTGCAAGAACCAATCGCAAAGGTGCATTCTATTATTCGTGTTCAGGACATGGTGGATACATCGTCGACGGTAATGCCCTAACCGTTGCGGAGCGTGATCACATAGACCGATTTAAAAAACCTGAATATGTATGGGCAATTATCAACGATGAAACCAGTGCGGTTCGTAAAACATCGAACCCGTTTTCAACTAAACGTTTCTTTGCCCATATGCGCGTAGGTGAAAGACTGGACAAAAACTATCCGATTTATTATTTTGAAGAAGATTGCGACTGGTCAATCCTTGAAAAGTTCACTGACATTCGCGCAGGTGGTAAGGATACCGACGCAGATACAATTCTCAATATATTCTATCGCTGGTGCCATGATCGCGAGGCGGCATAAAGTGATCAAAGAGGTTACATTTATGTAACCTCTTTGACTAACTTAAAATAGTTCTTGCATTATCGATTGACTCGTGTATGATCATATCAGGGAGGGATCAGCGTTTTTTATGGCGCAAGATTATTACAAAATTAAGTGAAACAAAGTAATAAAATAATGCATTATTCGGTTGACCATGTTACAGTTATTTGCTATATTTAAATTGTTCCAAGGCACTAACGCCTAACACAGATTGAAAGGGAACCACAAAATGTTAAACCGCAACCAAGTAAATGAGATTTTAGCCCCGCTTAACGGAAACACGTTTATCGGCTTAACCGCCACAACGATTCCAAAATTAACTGGCGGCAAGAAAAACGATATGCAGGGTGAAATCACCAAACGCACCGTTTCTGTTGTTCAGGTTTTCCAGAACAAATCCACGAACGGATATGAAAACAAGCGCTTGAAAGCGAATCCAGACTTCAAATTGGGTGATCGCCCTTGGGGAACACGCGTTAAAGGAACACCGTTCATTGAACATAAAGGCGCGGATTACATGGAAGTAATTTTCGTAAGCACCGATTCAGTTGATTATTTTCGCAATGGCGAACCAATCGAAAAAGATCAAATCGTTGGTTTGCCTGCCAGCCGCCCCGCTGGTGATACGGATAATGTAATTATTCGAACATATAAACTGGAAAGCATCGATTCACTTCGGGCGTTTGGGGCGGAATACACCGCCTAACCGATTCATACAAGGAAAAGAAAGTCAAGAGAAATCTTGACTTTCTTTTCGATTCATTTGTTCACGTTTTGTTCTTATAAGATGATACCCAAAAAAAACTCATCCCTCCCTGATACAAAATTACCACGTTTACCCCATACGAGTCAACACTTAATTTATTTTTATTTAGGGGGTTGACTCATCTGATGCCTACCTTTATAACTACAAATAGAAACCAACCACATAAGGAATTGCCCACATGAAAAACACTTACATAAACGCAGTATTCTTTAATGTATCTAACGAAAACGGTTTGGATACGTTTGCCGATAAGGTCCAGAAAGCATTGGATTGCGAATTGTTTTATTATGAAAATGGTAGGGAAATAGGCGTGGTTACGTGTGGCGGTTCCCCATCTGGCAAGGATTACCAGTTTGGCATGGGTGGTGGCAACTTTGATTTGGATCATAACGTGGTGCTATATTCCGAACCCGCTACCGTGTTCGTTATGTTCGATGACGCTAGTGGTAGCAGGTGCGTTCAGCCAGTAAGCCACCGATAAGAAAAGAAATCGGCGCGGGGGCAAATTAGCCCTTGCGCCTTTTTTTGTTTCGTGGTATAAAATCCGTAGGGGGGGATGAGCCGATTTTATCATCAAAATTTATTTTAATAATAGTGCATTTAGGGGGTTGACTCATCTGATGCCTACCTTTATAACTACAAATAGAAACCAACCACAACCCCGAAGGAACTTATCATGCAAAAAGTAATCGCCCACATCGAAGCAATCAACGCAGCAACCGGCAGCACTTGGGTTTTGAACGCGGATCATTGGGCTGGCTACGAAATAACCACACCCGAAGCGTTTGATCGTTATGTGCTTACCACAAGCATTTGGGATGCATACAAATATGGCTTGGGCTTTAAGCCACACGGCATGATGATGGAAGCAATGAGCATGGAACAGTTGGAACGCGAACTGGAAAGCGTTCGCGCTTCAATCGATGCGAACGCCGAACACGAAGCCGAACGGGAACGGGTGAACAATTTCACTTGGCAAGAACATCTTGCTTGCGCCAACATGCCAGCAATGGCAAACGACTCCCCCTTCGCAGTGTTGCAGGGGGTGCGATAACCAACCGAAAGGGGCGGGGGATTTTCCCCCGTTTTTTCGCGCCAGCAATTCCAAAAAAAAGACATCCCTCCCTATGGTGATATTAGCACTATTGCCCAAACAGAGTCAACACTTATTTTCGCCCCCAAATTTCAGGCATCACCCAATCTTACCACGTTTTCGAATTACAAGTCAACCCCCTATTTTAATTCATTTAAGGGGTTGACTCTGTTTGGGTTGGGTAGTAATATCCCTTTATCAACTTAACAAAAGGAAACAAACACATGGATTCATTAAACGTTTTTGCGGATTCGAAAGTTGGCGATGGTGCAACGATCAATATGTATAGCGATTCAAAGGCTTGCACGATTGTGGCGATTAGTGATAAGCGTATCACGGTTCAATATGACGATGTTAAATTGTTGAACGGTGCGAAATCTGGCGAACCCGATGCACTGGTTTTTGATGTAGGCGGATTTTCCGCACACTGTTCAGGTCGCCAGCGTTGGGAAACAACACCAAACCCCGAAGGCGGCAAGGTGACTTATTCCCTGCGCAAGTGGAACGACTACAAAAATGAACCAGTTATGCGGTGGGCACCAGTTGGCAGCAAACGCCACGAAGGTTCAGGCTTAACCGAAGGAAGGCATCACCACTACGATTTCAATTTCTAGGCACAAGGAAAAAGGAGAGTCAAGAGAAATCTTGACTTTTCTTTTTTTATTTTTTCCGCCGCCAAAAAAAGGTCATCCCTCCCTACCACCATAATACACTATTCGAACAACGAGTCAAGACTATAAACGGGGAACCACGAATGATTCCCCGTTTTCTTTTCTATAATGGCTTGGCTTGCCGTGTCGCCAGACGATTAGATCATGATGTCAAATCCTTCCGTTAATTTTTATCCGGTGTTTGAACTTACTCTCTACACCATAATACATTAAACAAAATAGATGTCAACACTTATTTTAGGGGTTGACACTAACAATCGAAACCGCTATAACTGTATCAACTTAACCAAAAGGAACACCCAATGTCAAACCAAGCATTTGTAGTTTATAACGGCAAAATCACAGTCAAGACTGAGATTTACGACGGCGGTTTATATTTCGCCGACACCGTGAAAGAAGTGACACAACGCTTGCGCGATTGCGAGACGTTGGTTGTTAAATCTGGCAGTGAACGCGACCTTAAGAAAATCGTCACCGTCGCCGACCTTTTCACAAACAATCCCCAAGGATAAGACAATGTCAAATCCCAAACACATAAACGATTTTTGCAAAGAACTTCGCGCACTTATGGAAAAGCACGGAATTGATTCATTAGGTGTCGAAATTGAGGGCGACACACACGGCATAAGTGAACAATTCGTTATCGATGATAATCAAAATAAAACACACGTGATCGACGGATTTTCAAGTTATTTGGATAAATCAGATTTGCGTGATTATATCGAAGTAACCAGCGAATTATTGAAACGCGACGACGTTCAATTTGTTATCAACGATTTGCAAGATGATGGAGAAGAAAGTTCCGCTAAACTTTTTGAAGACTATATCATCAAAGCGGAAAACAACGGCTTAAACATCGACCAAGCATTCCAAGGCACTATCGCACTAAGGGAAGCAATGAATATTATGGGAAGTTATTTCGACGCCCTGAATACTAATAATCTTGTTTTTGTTAATCAAATCAATGCGATTGATTCAGCAATGCTACATTATAAAGATAGTTTAAAATAACCGTTGACACTGGTACATGAAACCGATATAACTGTATCAACTTAACCAAAAGGATCATATCATGGAAACAATATCGCGGTTTTATGCGCACGCTGGCAAAATTGCCATAACGATTGGCGCGGGTGATACTACATATATCACCACAGACCAAGCCGAAATGATCGGCGCTAAATTATCTGAACTTGCCAGTCAAGTGAAAAACGGCAATCATTCGACTACGGTTGAAGTTCCCGCAACTGAAGAACAAATGAAACGGATGCGTGAGGATGCGCCCGAAATTTATAAAATCATTCGTTGTTATCGCAATGGCAATAGCCCCCGCACAATTGCACGTAGTGTAACGATTTTCGAAGCGCAAGAACATTGTAGCGATCCATCAACCTCAAACACCAAATATTTTGATGGATATGAGTTGAAATAGGTCTTGACTCTGGTGTAGTTAGTTCGTATATTAACTACACCAGAACAAAGGAACAAACAAATGTCAAACGCTGAAATGTATCTCGATTGGGTTAACAATTTTTTAACTGTTGCACGGTTCGCCGAATATTACAATATCTCCGAGACCGAAGCTCTTGCCGTGATCGAAAAAGGTCGCATCGACCACCACGCAAATCTGTAAACAACGAAAGACAAACCCATGCAAGTCACAACCGAACAACTCGAAACTTTCCTAACTAAAGCGCAAGCACATGTAAACGCTGATTACAGCACTAACTTTGAAGGCGATGCGCCAACACTTTCGATTGACCCAATGACCGAACGATCTAAGTACGCCAAAATCGTGAAAGATACCGGTCAACGTTCATTGTGGGGTTTCGTTGAACTATCAACCGGCAATCTGTTGACAGGCAGTTGGAAAGCACCACGCAAATCAAAATCAACATGCGGTCATATTGACGAGCCATTCTTACCACGGACTCGCTGGATGAGTGTATAATAAACCCTTGACTCTGATTCAGTTATTCTTTATAACTGAATAATCAGAACAACGAAAGAAAATCCAATGGTAGGCAAACTTAATTTTCGTGTATTCCAAGATGGCAAACAACACATTGTTTCCGCACGTAGCATCGTGGTTCGTTTTGAACAAGGTGCATTCATATCAGCTAACATAAGACAAGATAGTGCCGAATATCTTGAAGCATGTGAAGCAATGGTTAAACATGATATGGGCGAATGATATGACTGAAATTGCACAAGGCACTGAAGTCAAATTAAAATTCATTAACGGCGAAAATCGTTATGGCGCACTTATGGATAATCGAAAAAAACATTTGATTTATCGCCCCGTTGATGGTATCAATACCATTGTTTTTCATAAAGACTTGAAAAGTGTTGCACCCGTATATATTCCATCTTAATAAAAACAACAGCCGGAGTCACTTAGGTGTTGACTCCGGCATTTTTCCTGCTAATATACTATCAGGGAGGGATGAGTAAAATTCGCCCCGAAAAAAACTTTCATTTTATTTCATTTAAGGGGTTGACTCTGATCGGGTTGGGTAGTAATATCACTACATCAAAACAAACCAACAACCCAAGGAACAAAACCATGGCAACCGATAAAAATGGCTTAACACTTTCAAACGCTTCTGATTCTGGTTATAAATTTGTAACTACTTTGTTTGAAGGACCGCTGGCTGGAAAGTTCGTCGCCTTCGCGGATGTTAAAACCGCCGAATTGCAACGCCTGAACAAATCTCACGCGCACGGAATAAACGGTTTCTTTGGATTCAAAAACGTTGTTCCGTTGGGCGTTTTCGATGATGTGCGCGACGCCGCATACGTTGGACAAACATTCCACGCAGGGAACGCAGATGACCGCGACGACAACCTTGCCGAATTATACGCTGGCAATGAGTCAGTTATCCCTAAATCATTGACCGATTGGGATAATCCCGCCGATGTTACTTCAATGAAAAAAGCCGCAACCCGCGCAAAAACCCGACGCATGGGTAAAACATTCGATGCAAAAAAAGCCGAGACCGCAATCGATAAGTTTGCCAACAATTTCAAATCATACAAAATCGGTAACATGGATGTCCGCGTAATCTTGGAACGCATGAAAGAACTGTTTGATAACGGAACAAGCTTAACCCTTTCCGCCGAAACCGTTTGCTCCGATTACCAGCGATAACCCTTGACTCTGGTGTAATTGATAAGTATAATTGATTACACCAGAACAAAAGGAATTTAACATGGATAAACGCGATGTGATTGTAATTTGCGTTGGCAGTGCCGCCGATGATATACGCGCACTTAATCACGCAACAAACTCCGCAGTTCTAGTCGTTGAAGATAAACCCGCAATTCACGAAATGGCATTGATGGATGATATATTTTTAACCGATGAAGCAAAAGATATGTTTGTGCTTGAATTAATCGAAGACGCGTTGCCAAAGAATTTTCTAAGTGAACCAAAACCCCGAAAGGCTTGGAAAAACGAATTCGAAAATCTAGGTCGTAAATAAATCAAAACCAGAGTCACTTAGGTGTTGACTCTGGATTTCTTTCTGCTATTATACTGTCAGGGAGGGATGACTTTATTTTATTCCCGCACTTATAATAAAAGCCAGACTCGCGTCTGACCTTTATCCTTTCTTTCTATCCGGTTTATGTCCGCCACGTCGGGTCGGAACTATGTATCGCCGAACGCGTCGGCTAGATTTATATAATACCACAACAACCAAACATGTCAACAAAAAAGATTCAATAATAACACTTGACTCCGTTTGGGTTGGGTGTATACTATCCATAGATTGAAACAAAGGATTAATCAAATGGCAAAAGCAACCCGCACCAAAATCGATCATGAGCAACAAATCACTAACGCTATTGTCGCCCACGTTGAAGGGTATATCGCCGCCGAGGCTACAGGCGAAGAGATCGCACGTTGGGAAAGCCCCTTCGGAAAATTCTTCCGTGAAGGCCATTTTTGCGCCGCAACCGATAACCAGTATAAAGGCTGGACTAACAATTTTTTCCTTACACTTATGGCGCACGCAAGCGGATTCAATTCCGATGCATGGGGAACATTCAAGCAATGGAAAAGCATGGGAACGGATGAAACACCCGTATCTGTTAAGCATGGTCAAAAAGGTTCCGCTTGGATTGCTTTTCCATATATCAACAAAGATAAAGTAACCGGCGACGACACCGTAACCGGATTCGGATATCGCGCCGTATTCAATGCCGATCAAATCGAAGGATATACGCCCGAGGTTGTTGAACTACCAGAGTCGCAGGTTGTGCAACATGCCAAAGCTGAAACATTCTTGAAAAATCTGGACGTAACATTCCAGCATATCGGAAACCGCGCTTTCTATAGCCCTGCTAGTGATGCAATCAGCATGCCCCCAGAAGGCGCGTTTAAGGCGACTGAATACAGTACCGCAACCGAAGGCTACTATGGCACCAAGTTTCATGAATACGCCCACGCAACCCTGCACGCTAGCCGGTGCAATCGCGAACAAGGCGCGGATAAAGCTTCATACGCTTTCGAAGAGTTGGTCGCCGAATTGACCTCGACTATCCTATGTTCGCGCTTTGGTATATCCGCACAACCACGCGAAGACCACGCTAAGTATATACATTCATGGTTGAAAGCACTGAAAAGCGACAAGACCATGATTATGAAGGCAATGAAGAAAGCAAGCCAAGCAATCGCTTGGATGGATAAAAAGCAACCAACATCAAAATAAAAGGTTGACAGTAAGGATATGATATCGTATTATATCCTTACTGAAACGAAAGGAACACACAATGACACACGGTAACGGCAAGATCAGGCGATTCGCAGGCAATCTAGGGGCGCTAATGCTGGCAGCGCTGGCAGGCTACGCGACGCTGGTGGTCCTAGCATAACGCCAGAACCGAGTCAAGCACTTATTTCACGGTGTTGCACTTATGACACAGTCAAGTCTTTTATTATAAAATAAAAATAAAAAAAGACTTGACATTCGAAAAAAAGAGTGCTCGTGCAGTGTTTTGAAGTTTTTTATTTAATGGATACCTTACCCTTAGCTCGAAATACGCCAAAATTTTTCAGGCTAAATCGGAACTCTGGCTATCGTGACACTTATCGTGACAAAATGTCGCGATACCATTATAATGGGTCATTTATTCATCCTATCGTGACATTTGACCCATTATAATGGGTCAATACACCCCCCACCCCCTTTTCTATGAAACACTTATTCATTCAATATAAAAAAAATTCTGCGCCAAAATTTTAATAAATAATATTAGGTTTTTAACATAGGAACATTTAACATGAAAACATTATCCGATAAACAACATGCTACCATTAAAGAGAACATGCGTGCTATTCCAAAAGCATCATATACAGACATTGATCGCACCGCAGTTCTTAAAGAAGAATATGCTGAATTTATAAAAAATATCAACGAAAGCGACAAACCAGAATAAACAATGAGAGCATCCGACTTCATCGCTGAAACACTTATATCTGTTTCGCACGGAACCAATACCGATTTTGATCAATTAGATGTGGCAAAAACATCCGATGGTGGAATTCACTTTGGTTCCAATCAACAAGCAGCGTTACGATCAACTGGAAAAAATTCGCGCATCATCGATACACAAATTGATGTTAGAAAACCAAAACGTTGCAAAGACGATGGATCAGGATGGAAAAACAAAATAAAATCCGCCAAACGTTCTGGATATGACAGTATTGTATATTTGAACCGTTATGAAAATATGACCACTGAACGAGTAGAACAGTTATCACAATCCGGCAAACTAGATACTTTGGATTCATTATCCGATGCCGCATTCAAAAAATTAGTTCCTGAAGCACAAGACAGTTATATTGTGTTCGACAACGATCAAATAAAATAGGACACTTATCATGAGAGCATCCGAAATCACAGAAACAACAACGTCTTTAAAATGGGCAACCCGCAACCCATCACCAAAAGATTATGAAATAGTTATGATCGACATTAAAGCACTTATGGATAATACCAATCGCATACAAAAAATTTCATTATCTGCTGTAACCAAAGCAGACGATGAAAACATTATAGGTGATCGCGTTTCAAGAGCAAAACAATTTTGGCTAGATGGTGGCGAAATGCGACTATCAATGGTTGGATACAGTGATTATTCCAAGATGGTAGACTTCACCGACGGTAGACACCGCCTAATAGCCGCGTATCAACTTGGTGAACGCCATGCACCCGTATTGGCAGACAAGGACGGCATAGAAGAATTTAAAGCGCTGGTAGGGGCTTAAAACCCATCACCCCCAAACTATATTGACACCGTAAAACCACAATGATATACTTATTCTTTAATAAAAGGAAATAATATGATAAAAGGCAATGACGACAATTTCAGTAGCGATACAGGCAATACCATCGAATGGGGTTTGATCGTTATTTTACTATTAGGATTTCTTATAATTCCCCTGTTCGGGTAATTAATCATTTGTTAGATTATACCAGTAACGACATATTTGGAATACTTATTGTTATTGTGTGTATAGTCCTTATTATATTTGGCCCCATATATATTTTTATGTAGTACCCACAATATTTACATTATGCTGCGTGCTAGGAAAATTCAATAGATCATATTGTGTTATATTATGATTAGCAAATGACATATCATGTGGAAATTTTATTGTTGTATACATTATTGATCCATTAATATTTGCTGTTATATCATGATACCGTTCACGCGATGGTGATTTATCAATGTTTATTACTGTAAACATCAAAATATTGTTAGTATCGCAGCAGTGCATATTAACAATACGGCTAATATATCATCATTAAACCTCACGATATAGTTACATTATTAACTGTGCCATAATACATCAATAATGATTGTTGTGTTATGCTATTATCATTGATAAATTCATTTAACGGATAAGCCAACGCTACTCGCATAGCCCTCATTTTACCGTCAACAAATGCTTTTTCCACAAAGTCATATTTAATTTCATATTTATGATGTAGTTTAGGTTTAGTTTTTGTTTTCGTAATATCTATTATGTTTATCATTTTAATTCACTTATTTCCACACGTTTTTTTGTACTGATTATTGACAGTAAATCACGTTGTGATAATGTCATATTATGAACAATGGATACTACGCTATATTTCATAGTCACATCCATAATTATACCATCCTTCCAATATACAATATAATGCATACGATTGAAAACAATATCTGTTCCATTTCTCATTTATTGGTTGCCCCCAAACAGTATTGCATTATGGTTACATTATTTTTAGTATCGTATAACGGTAGGAGATCACATTCATAATATCATAATGCAAAAAGCAAAGAATACGTTGACTACCACCAATGATTCAGTATCCATTATACGACAGCCAATATTATAAAAATCATAAAAATCCAATCATCATCATCCATTATTCAAATCCTTTTATTACGGTACAAGTCATTTTGTTACCTGGGTATCGTTCAGTATCCCACGATTCTTCTGGTTGGGAGAATGTATATTCACCGTGATTAACGCAGTCATCATAAATGGATGACGTTGTCATTGTATAAGTGAGCGAAAATGTAAGTACTGCTACGCAAGCAAGCAAACATCATAGTAACTTTGTATCATTATTCATTTTCAATTACCTTACATCTAATTGTTTTACCGAAATATTGGTGTGATGAGTATGCTGTATCAAATGTTGAGAATTTGTATGTCCCGTTGGTATTGCAATGGTTATATATGGTACCAATTGTGCTATAATAAGTGATACTCACCGTGGTAAGTCCTAATATTAATATTATCACACTTATAGCAATTGTATTAAAGATCATTTATCGATACTCCTTATTTGGCAATCCATTATTCTATCATCGAAAGGACGTGTGTCAATAGCATTACGTGAAATGAATTCATGATTGCCATATGTTGCACAATTTTCAAACACAGCGGTCAATGCGACTGAATAGGAAACATATGATGTAATCAAAATTGTAACGATTGCTGGTAGCACCATATCTCTCATTGTTTTTTCTCCTTTTCGAATTGTTTGACTTCATCAAGAAATTTTCTAATATCTTTATTTCCACCACCGAATATACCAAGCTCTATCATTTCTTGTCGTTTTCTAAGGTAATCAAAATCACAATTACCATCATATAATCCAGAACCGGTTTGCATAGACCAAAACCGATACATCATGGCTCTTGATGTGTAATGTGGTCCATGGTGGTATGATTGTTTTTCAACATCCCAACTACAATCATCTATTAGTTTAAATGCTAACTGCACGTATGCGATAGCAGGGTCTGATAGCCAATCTCTTACATTGGTATCGAAGTAACCGGGATCACGGTTCCATTCACGGTCAGCCATTTCGGTAGCCCTACGTATTTCTTTTAGGTAGTCGGGTGGTATGGCATATTTAAGTTGTGTTATCATATCGAGGTATGGTTTAGGGAGCGCTGTTTTACCATTTTGCAATTTGTCATTATTCGACCAAGCTAAGTGATATATGACTACATCATCGGTTTTTTGGGCACCATCGATCAAAGTAGGAAAGACGAGATTAATATCTTTGGTATTAAACAGCATCTTTGATATCGATATCATTTTCAAAATATTTAACTGAGGACATAACGACAACTTGATTATATGATTCACGTTTCATTATTAATTCGTCGCGATTATGGCTGATATAAGTGCCACTTAGGTATGATCTGCTATTTGTTTCTCTAAAGTACACTTTTATTTTATCACCGTTTTTCATTATATTTCCTCTATGAGTAATATTTTATCTAGTGGGATGAATGCTCGAAGGGGTTGATCATTTACACCAACGATATTGTTTATATCACGATGTATGATAAGACTATCTTCAGAATATGAATAAAATTCACCTATTGTAGTTGATTTATCGGTACTGTAACGGACATCGATAAACACTTTTATTCTAGTGCCTACCATTAATTGTCTTAATGTATGAGTGTCGATCATTTATATCTCCTATGTTTTTTATAGTATATAGGATAATTGATCATTGTCAAGGGAATAGTGGATTACGGTTTTGGGCGGACTGATTTTACATTGTGGGGAAATTATGGTTCACTTATCGGGTTTATAAGTGAAAAGGTTTCCACAGTAGAAGCATGCGGTTACGTTTCTTTTATGAAGGGGGATTGTATAGTATACGATGGGGTGATTATGCGGGGGATTTGGTCCTGCGCACTTAACATTTGGTGTATTTGTGTAGATTATTTTGGGATTATGTGTCATAAGTGTATTTATTATGGGGTATTATGGGGTATAAGCGCTCAAAAAATTTGCTTAAAGCCTACGGCTTTTTATGATTTCGTTGTTTAATTGTTGAAGGGCGGCGGCGTAAAACACCGATTGTTACTGTTGATCTATTGTGTCATTACTAAATAACATCGTATTTAACAGGAGAAGTAGTATGAATAACAAATTAGGATTGATGGTATTTTATATACATGTTGGAACGTTACCAATGCATAGATCGATGTCATATATAGAGTCGATAAAAAAACAAATAATGGATGGTAAGAAAGAAACGCAGTTAACAAGGAATTATGATACCATGTTTATTCCGTCGTCTGATCCAGATAATCGAGATACTGTAATAGAGATGTTTCCATACGAGAATGTATAAATATATATATAATAATAAATAACATTAGACTTTACTTATCGGAGATATAACAATGTCACAGAATGCAACAAACATGCGAAAATTAATGGAAAGCGTTAATCCAGTGCAACATATGGAAATGAGCGATATTCCTGTTGATAACATGGGCGCAATTGATAACAATGGCGACATGGACGCACAAGTAGGCGGCGACATGGCTCCTGATATGGGAATGGACGCTGCTCCTGAAGCACCAGCACCAGATATGGGCATGGAAATGCCTGATATGGGAATGGATATGGCAGCACCTGAAGGCGCAAGCAGTGACATCATTGATGCACTTGACGGCGAATTCAAGCGTTTGACAACTGAATTCTTGCAAACCGGTGGTGAACTGGATGAAGCGGGACTTGGTGATGTTCGTGAAAAACTAGGTAAGCATATGACAAGTATTCTTGATGTATTGCATTCTGGTTGGATGGATAACATGATGGATCAAGGCGCTAACGAAGAAGCACCATCTTTTGGTGGTGATTCTGACGGCGACGCACCTGATTTCAGTGGTGGCGATAGTGATGATTCCGATGATTCTTCTTCAGATGACGACTCTGGTGATTCCGATGATAAAGCACCTAACTTTGGTGGTGATGATTCTGATGATTCCGGCGACGATGAAGAAAAAGATTCTGATGACTCTGATGATGATAAATCTGATGACGACGATGGTGACAAAGAAGATAAAGAAGTTGACGAAAGCGAAAATCCTCTTAAGAATGCACACATCAATGAATCAACAAAAATGCGCAATTTACAAAATATCATACTAAACGGTTAATACACTATGATTAAAGAATTATAGAAACCCTACCATTAATTTGGTGGGGTTTTTTTTAATTACTAAATAAATCCATGCTTTCAAAGAATGATATCAAACATCACATAGCGTTAAATGAAATGGGAATGTATTCTACATTAGAACATGTAGCTCCTGGAGCACTTAGTTTTATTGATTCTGTGATAATGATGATGAACTCACAGGGTTGGTATGACTTAGCGTGGTGTCTATCAGAAGATGTTAAGCGTGGGGTTTATCCACCGCGCAAAGATTCGATACATCGCACCCTAACTTATAAGTATCTCAAAATCAATAAACCTTTATCTAATATGGATAAAATGATATTGACTTTAAAGAATCTATATAATACAATATCACGATAATAAAGGAGTTAATATGTTTGAAGAAGATAAACCAACTGCATGTATAATTGGTAGATTTAGTCCATGGAATGATGGTCATACTAAACTTATCCAAACCACAATAAAATATTGTGATCCTACATATAAGAATAAAAAATCAGAAGCAGAACAATTGCTTGTTTTGGTTCGTGATACTGGACAGGATATAAGTGGCATAGAAAACAAAATATCCAGTTTAATTGATAATGATTTTAAAGTAGTTAAGATACCCAATATAACAGATATGTTTTTTGGTAAACAATTAACTGTTGATATGCATAGAATAGACATTGGTGATGAAGAACCGGTGAATTTACAGAAAACGTCTGCTGAAGAGGGTGCCTTTCAAAAGGATTTTTTTAAAAACAGAGGTTAACAACAAAAGAGATATATTATGAAAAAATTATTATTAGCGGCAACACTTATGGTATTGCCATTTACTGCGATGGCAGAAGAACAAACAGTTGGAATGTCTGCTACATTTATGTGTAGAGTGGCATCAACAGTAGACGCGCATTTAACTAGATTGGGTTATACCAAAGGTGTTGAACTTGATGGATTAAATATGGGAACCATTATTATATGGTACGGAACAGAAAACGGCATCAAATCTTGGATGCTTACTGCGAATACACCCAATGGTTTAACTTGCAAATTAGATAATGGTTATGTTGATCTCAAAAACCCAACCGAAACTACTCCTGAATCGTCAAAACCAAAACTGGATGAAGAATCATTAAAGAAAATGATGGACAACGCGAAAAAAGACTCACTTTAACATTTGATTATATAAATATAATTTGGAAAATTGACCGACTTCAATCTCCTTCTTACAGTTTCTTCGCCGAGTTTTAATATTTTTGCCGACTCGATGACTGATGAATATATAACGTCGTCTATTTTAACAGATTTTTTGCGATGATTATTTTCTGGATGTTTTCCATATAACGGATGTTTATCACCGATTTTTCCATACATGCCATTTTTTTCACCAGAATTTTTTTCACTTATTTTTTGTTTAGTTTCATCTGTTCTTGGCACACCGAATAATGGATTATTTTTTCCAGTTCTGCCCCACATTGGATTATTTTTTCCTTTCATTTTCTCTGCAAATTTAGGTCTTTTAACACCTGTTCTGTTGGGTGGTCTTCTATCAACGCAAATATTAGTAAGTATGCCATTTTTGTCATAACCATTTCGACCAAGTTTTTTAATCCACGTTTTTTCTAAATCATATGCATCCTTTTCTGGCATATTTTTTTCTATGAATTTAACACCAGGTTCTAATCCTTCTTTTCGTATCGCATTTATTTTATTCCATTTTTGTATATTTTCTGTTGTGTGTATAGTTTCCGTCAGATGTCTCTTCCATCGGTCTTTTGATCCTTTTCCTATATAAAATTCTATATTATCATGTCTTGGGTCTAGCAATGCGTATACGTAATACATGTATATCCTTATTCGTTATATGTTTTATCCCATCATATATTTATAATAAATATTAATAATGTATAAAATAAGGAATATATCATGACTGAAAAAATTATAAACGAGCATCCATTTAAAAAATATTGGCGTCCAGCAGCGGCTACGGTATATTTAATAATATGCATATTCGATTTTATAATAATGCCATCAATAATAGAAATTTCTAACACTAAAATAACAAATCAGCAAGCAATAACGCTGGCGTTAAAATTTAATGATTCAGCATCACAAATGCAATCATTGAGTGTGTTTATGGAAAAGCGAACATGGAACCCATTAACCCTTCTGGGTAGTGGGTTTTTTCACCTTAGTTTTGGTGCGTTGTTAACAGGTTCGGCTATCACACGTGGCTTAGAGAAGAAGCAGCACGCTAGCAATGGCAAAGTTATGAAATAATAAGTTCTACGCTTACAAAACCTTCTGATTTTGTAGGTCGTTCGTATGTTTCTATCATTTGGTTAACTATCTTGTCGCTAACACTTTTACCAGTTTCGTTCTGGCGCTTTTCAAGGCGGCGGAACAATTCGTCATAATCCAATTCGAATGCAACTGCCTTATGAACATACTTAGGGGTTTGCAACATCTTCTTACGACGAATTTTAATCGAAAGGTTAGTTTGATCCCAAATGATGTGTTTTTTTTTGTTGACAGCCTCGCGCAGAGCGATGTTGAACTTAGTCTTAGTTTTGAACGGCAACTTGTAGAATGCTTCAGAGTAGGTGATACCTTGCTCCGCAGCATACTTTTCAATGAAGACGTCGGTGCTAATAACGGTCCAATCGTTTGAATCGTTTTCCATGAACTGCTTAATCCAAGTTGATTTACCGGAACCTGGTGGTCCGATTAACATCATAATTGTTGGTTTGTGTAACATAATATTATTCCTTAGTGTTTATTTCTTTTCTTTCCAAGATTAATAACGTCAATACCTTCGTTATGTAAATCATATTGTTCGTGTGCTGTTGCGGTTCCATGTATGCCGCGCTCTTCTTTGTCGCCATAATGGATAGCACGCACTTCGTCAGCAAATCTTTCTCCTACATCTTCGCAGTTTTTTTCAACCCACTCTAATGCTTGTTGTTCATTATCTGATGACTTAGCATAATCTGATTTAGGGCGCGAACCTTTTTTCGAAATATTAGGAGCCATCAATGCTTTGCTGGTGTGTGTATCACCGCATACAGGGCATTCAATCGCCTTGGTTCCAAGCAGTTCATCGCATTTTGCGGAACTTACGAACCAAGACTCGAACACGTGTTCATTTTTGCACTTAATATTATATTTTATCATGTTGTTATTATATATGGTTTGTGCAATATGTCAAGATGTTTATTATTGACTTATGGACGGTGTTTTTATATAATGATATTATGAGATATTTACATGTAGAAGCACATAGTGGTCGTCCATATTGGATTGTGATTGAAGAAAAAAACAAAGATAATCATTGGGGTCAAATGTTGAATATAGGAATGAGTGTTTGGTTGTGTGAAAATATATCAACATCGGGCGATGATTGGTGTTTTTTAGACACTAACAATGCAGTTAGTTTTTTAAATCTTGATGATGCGATGGCATTCATTTTGCGATGGGCATAAATATAGATATGATAACTGTTAAATTATGCGATCACGGAATAAATGTTACCATGCATCAAGATGCCGAATTTATTGAAACTGAAAAGGGTATATGGTTAGAGGATAATAACATCGATTATCGCATTTGTTCTATTGTTAATATCTTGGCTATGAATATAGACGGTAAGACAATTGATGCGATATCTATTGAAAATATGTCATTTTTTAGCGAAGAAGACTTTATGGCATTTAAATTGCGATGGAGCAATCAATAAGAAGCAAGTTTGGGTGCAAGGAAATCCATATGTGACATAGGGGTATTAATGACAACTGAAAAAGGTAACATCGAAAAATCACCAGCCCAATCTGTACCATTATATAACACTTGGTTTAAGAATCTATCATATTTCAATCTAATACTTGAGACTGTTATTACGCATTGTATGCCATCGTCGTTGATATAATATCGCAATCGATTGTTATGCAAATCGACAAATCCACCATAATGCATAGTGCCATCTATTAAAATGGTCGCATTACGATAATCATAGCAGTCAGTTCCACCACGTCTTGCTTTATACACTTTTTCTTGTTTCCAATTCAATGAATAAGTATTATCTTGATATGTATGTATGCCATCTATTTTTAAGGCGTTACCGTGGAGAACTTTTTGTTTAAATGAGTTTTCTGTTTGAACGGTTAATGCTTCACCATGAAGTAAATAGCATCCAGTTTCTGATTGTTTTATTGTATTCATAAGTATTCCTATACTAAATATTAAAACAGGATATAATAAATCACAGTAAAAGTCAATAAAACAGGAAAGTATATTATGAGTTTTAATAAAATCATCGACGATATTAAGATTAAGTATTTAACGATGGACCCAAGCGTTGATCCAAAGAATAAAGAATCGCGCCGGAACTGGATATTATTCATGGCGAACAAGACACAACGGTTTCCTGTACGTCAGGTATATGATAGATTGATACCGTCTGTAACAAAGATGACAGTCAATACAGATATGAAATACCTTGAAGATCAAGGACTTATCAGGCGCGAGAAAGAAAGTGATGGAACATCGCATATCGTTCCATTGTTTGATGATTCAGGTGAAGCACCTGAACCAAAGCACGTCATATATAAAAGATGGGCGAAAAATGTAATATTACCACTTATTGCCTTGACATTACTTGTCGTATTTGTTATTATCAGTGGTTGATATTAACGAGGAAAAAGAATATGTTATACAGTATAGGCGACGTTCATGGAAGATATGATTTACTTAGATATCTTCATGAAAAAATAATGGAACATTCTAAACAATTTGATGAAGTGCATACAATAGTTATGTTGGGCGATTATATTGATCGTGGTCCAGATAGTAAACAAGTCATTGATTTTTTGATAACTGAACCATTTACAGATTTTAAGCATGTATATTTAAAAGGCAATCATGAAGATATGATGATAAAGTCATTATATAGTGATGAAGAAACCGTTATATATGATGTATACAAACAAGATATGTATAATGCTAGGAATATATTCTTAGGCAATGGTGGAACAACGACGTTAGAATCATTCGGGGTTGAATATATCAGACTAATGAATGATAAAGAATCCTTGGATCATGTATTTTTGCCATATTTGCCATTTTTCATGGGTTTAGAATATTATTATGATGTTAATGGATATTATTTTGTTCATGCTGGCATTGTTCCTGGTGTTCCATTGGATCAGCAAGACCCTAACGCTGTGCTTTGGATACGTGATAGGTTTTTAAATAATACTGATGATCATGGCAGATTGATAATACACGGACACACGCCCACGACAACGCGTGGTATGGGTGCTCATCCAGAAGTTAAACCCAACCGTATTAATATAGATACGTGTGCATATCGTACTGGAATTTTAACAGCGGTATGTCTCGACGAAGCGCATCTCCGAGTGCCAGAGTTTATTAGCACAGAATAAATTGTTTTTTATTTGACATATGTGATATATATATGTTACTATCATGTTATAAAATAACAATAATCTTTAATATGGAGTAACAAATGAATAAAAATCTGCTTACAACTTTGATAAATATTAATATAGTAAAGCCCGGAACCGAAATAGCAATGTTGCGTATCGGAAACTCGATGGTTGGATCAGGAGCAACCTCTTTGAAAATGAGGGTGTTTAGCACAGAAGATAAGGACGGTAATCAACAACAAATAGAAGTGAATGCAAATCATCTCGTAGAAATATATAAGTGTGAAATAATCGATGAAGAAATATCTATATATGCACATAGCGTTGTAGATGGCGAAAAATTCATATTAAATGACGAAGATATTGTATTGATTGACAGCATGTTACCAGAAAAATTAGCTGCGGTTTACGGATACACACCAGACGGAATCAAAAAGATACAAGGCAAAAAGCGGGGGCGTAAACCAAAAATAAGAGAGTAACATAACATATGGGCAAATTAATAAGTTTTCATGATAATCCAGTAACAAGTTTAAAAAAAGAATTGATCGAAACAGAAGAAAAATTAAAAATTGCCCAACATGAGTTATCGTTTTTTAAAAGTATATATTCTACAACGCATTCAATTGGTGATTTAATAAAATTGCAGTTGGCGGATTTATCACAAAATGTAATGACGCATCAAGGACATCTTAAAATGGTTCAAGAAAATATAAATGCAATCAGAGTTAAGTTGGAAAACCTTGAAGAAATGAAGAATAGAGTAAAAATGATTGATGAATAACAAAAAATCCACCCTGCGAGGGTGGATTTTTTGTCTCTAATAATAAATAATAGTAGGTTTTTATTTAGAGGAATAAAAAATGGCAAAATTAGCAACACAAACATTTACCATAACATTATCTAGAGCCGTTCCATCCGATGCGTCGGGTGGTATCACTGCTTTAAATGAAGAAGCAATAGATCAATTAAAAGAAGCAATAGTTGCTTTAGCAAATGATGATAGCATAGTGGTTGATTTTGTAGAAGCATTATATGTAGGAGATGAATAAAATGAATGATATACAATTGAGTGGAAATTTTAAATTATCAGAGTTGGTTAAGTCAGATACGGCGGAAAGGTTAGATATTGATAACTGGCCCACAGACAATGATACTATTGAAGCGTTAAGGGTGACAGCAAACAGAATATTGCAGCCCGTCAGAATGAATTACGGTATTTCTTTTTCGCCTACTAGCGGGTTTCGTTGCTTAACCTTGAATAGAGCATTAAAATCGAAAGATACATCTGATCATGTTTTAGGTAGAGCAGTAGATTTTGAAGTACCAGGAATACCAAATAAAGATTTGGCTGTGTGGATACGAGATAACCTATCTTTTGATCAGGTTATATTAGAATTTTGGGATGGGATAAATCCAAACTCTGGGTGGGTGCATTGTTCTTTTAGATCAGAAACTGAAAATAGAAATCAGTGTTTAACTATTAATAAAAATGGCGTATTTAATGGATTTAGAGCAAATTAAACAAGAAATTTATTATTTATATGAAATTGAAAATATTATCAATGGAAAGAAATATATCGGATATACTAATAATCCAAGACTTCGCCAAAAAGCACATTTTGTTTGGAAAAATAGTGGGTCTATATTGGTTGAACATGCTATTAAAAAATATGGATTAGATTCATTGCGGTTTAAAATACTTGTTAAATCAGACAATGAAGTATATATTAAAGATTTAGAAATTGCAGCCATTAGCTCTCTTAATACCAAAGCACCACAAGGGTATAATTTAACTGATGGCGGCGAAGGAACTCGTGGTTTGACATTATCTGATAATCAAAAAGCAGATAGAAGTAAAAACATGAAAGGTAAAATGATTGGTGAGAAAAATCCCTTTTATGGAAAGAAACATGATCCAGAAACTCTAAAAAGAATGGTAGAAACTAGAAGAAAAAATGGATCATATGTTGCGTGGAATAAAGGCGGCGGACATAAATTAAGTGCTAAAAGTCGCAAAAGTCTCCGTGAAAACAGACCTGTTGGCGGGACAAAAAATCCAAACGCCAAGTTGACGGAAGAAAAAGTACGAGAAATATATAATCTAAAAGGACAAATGACTGGTGAAAAGGTCGTCATGTTCTTAGGTTTGAATGTATCTGGTGAGACCGTTAGACGTATATGGAATAGAACTACATGGTCGAGTTTAGTATATTAATATACTATAATAAATAATACTATATTAACGTGAAGGATCAATACTATGAGTAAACAAAGCATCGTAATGTTAGACGACACCGGCATTATTCAAAGTGTCTCTGGTGAGGCAATCCGTGCTGATGCATGGTTTGGACTTAAAGATGGATTACATACCGTTACATTTCATATGGAAGACTTTACTGGTAGAATATACATTGAAGCCTCATTAGAAACTGAACCAGCGGAAATCGATTGGTTTCCGGTTCACTTGAATGGTGGAAATGCGTATATGCAATATCCATTAGACCCGTTGGTTCCTACTGGCACAGCCGGTGATACATTTGTTGATGCGTTTACGTTTCAAGGTAATTTTCTTTATCTTAGAGCAAGAATTGATCGCAGTTATTATGTCCCTGTTCCAACTACAGATGACGAAAAATCACTACTTGGGTCAGTAAAGAAGATATTATTAAATCATTAATACTTGACAGTGGCGGATTGTTTTGTTATAATTCATAATATAAAACAAGTAAAAAGAGTTCATATATGAAATCACCATTACGATATCCGGGTGGCAAAACGCGTGCAACCAAAACATTATACTCGTTAATACAATACCATATACAACAAAATAATATAACTGATATATGTTCGCCATTTTTGGGTGGAGGATCATTTGAATTATTTTTATGTACAACTGGCATTAATGTTACCGGATATGACATTTTTGATCCGTTGGTAGATTTTTGGCAGTGCATGTTAACTGATCCAGATAAATTAGTTGCGGTTATAGAAACTTATAAAAAATCATATGACAGTGGAATACCAACAGCAAAAGAACAATTTTATATATTACAAAAAACACAACACGAATATTCCGACGTATGGCACAGGGCGGCAATATTTTTCACATTGAATAGATCGTCTTTTTCTGGATCGACGATGTCTGGTGGATGGTCGCCCGATTATCCACGTTTTAATGATTCTTCTATCGAAAGAGTTAAATCATTTAACGAACCATTGCTGCAAGTTAATAAATTATCGTTTGATCAATCTATAACAAAACATAAAAACAGTTTTCTATATCTCGATCCGCCATACATGATTGAACACAATCTTTATGGAAAAAAAGGAAACACCCATAAAGATTTTGATCATTTAGGATTATATGACATATTAACAACTAGAGATAATTGGATTATGTCATACAACGATGATGCTGATATTCGAAATTTATATCAGAATTATAAAATAGAAACGGTAAATTGGGCATATGGCATGACTTCTAATCGCAAATCAAATGAAATCGTTATATTCAGTGATGATATAATATCCGACCCTTACTCTATAGATGCTATATCAAAAGGCGCGAATATAATTTGGTAGAAATAATGCAATGTCAAGTTTGAAATATAGGAAAATACGAAAACATATGCTTGAAAATGTTATTAATTGGGGCAATTTTAAATATGTCCCAACGAAAAAAATAAAGAAAAAAACGAATATCGTTGACCGCGATGCATATAAAAATGCGTTCGGGATAGATTTAGTTTTATCCAATAATAAATCTAACAAATCCGGCGACGTTCTAGAATGCGCAACTGCTATTGTCTTATCCAAAAAATTACATGGATCGACTATATATAAAAACAACAGAAAATCTGATAGGGTACATAATGCATTTAATGAATTATCAGAAATTGAACAATTAAAATGGTTGACGTTAGTAGAAAAAAGCGTAGATGAAATTATAGCAGCAGAAAAATTAGACGAATACACTGATATAATAATATACTTTTGCGATCAATCACTCGAAGATGATCAACGTGATATTGTAGTAAAGTCTAATAATGATGACATTTGTGGTATATCTTGCAAGAGAAACAACACCTCTAATAAATCTATATCGTGGTATGCCCTGACGACATTTGATAATTTTATAGTTAAGTATACCAATGGATCGATAATCGCCGATGTCATAGATCAAAATATTATTGCGGGTTTTTACCACAGGGGTATAAAATTTATTAATCACACCACCAATATCATCGATAATATCAGAAGATGGCCTTCAACAAAAAAAGGTTATTTGCAAACACCGCGTGAAAAAGTTATATTAAGAAATAGAATAAACATGTTACAATTAATGACTGATTATATACATAAAATGTTTGTTAGATATATAGAAATGTCATCAAATGAAGAATATGATATACGATTATTATATAACATATTGAATGGCATAGGAAAATATGATTATTATAAAGTATCGACGACTAACGATAAACCTAACGACGTCGAATCCATCAATACTCATAACACATTGAATAATTATACAGCAATTAAAACCCCCCTTATAATACCAAAATCATTAAATATTACGATGGGTTATGATAAACAAAATCGTGTTATAATTATATATGATTTTGGTGGTACCAATATAATGCACATGAGATTACACACCAAGTCTGGTCGTATGTTAAATTCACATATGGGCATAGAATGCGTGAACGAAACTGCTAAAAAATGACATACACAACCCCCTAATTCTATTATATAACAAACCTAAGCCATTCTAATAAATATAAAGAGAACATATTTAATAGGACTATTGTATCTATGGCTATACATGCACAAAAAACAACATTCAGATCGTCTGCACAATTTCCTGATTTTCTTGTAACGGGTCCGTTAACCAATGGTCATATATTAGTTTATAGTGATGAAGTCAATGCATTTATTAATACCACAGGAACTATTGGCGGTGGCGGTGATGGCACATTAGATGGCGCAGTCAATATTGGAACTGGTTCAGAAATATTTAAAGCCATTAATGTTACAGACGAATTAGAATTAAGAACGCTACTTGGCGGTCAAGGTATATCATTACTTGAAGGCGCTAATGAAATAGAAATATCCAATGATATTATAACTGATTCTGCTATTAGTGTTGCAGATTCTTTTGTTGTAACGATAGATAATGATAACACCACAACAGACACTGCGGTATTTGGTGTTAGCACTAATAGTTCTCCTGCAACGATAGTTGTTGCACCAGTTGCCACATATGTTGCCCCAAATTTAGATATATCGGTTGTGTTACCGAGTTCATTTGTCACTGCATCTGGTGATTTCGTAGCGGACGGTTTTGTTACCGGTATGTGCTTGAAATCAACCGGAACCACTGAACAAGATGGTATTTGGATAATAGATACGGTAACAACCAATACAATAACAATAACTGTTCCATTTACAAATCAAACCGACGCGGGTGATCAACCAGACACAACATTGGAAGGAATGTTTGTTGTATTTACTGCTACAACTTTAACGATGACAGGGCGTGATTTCTACGAAGATGGATTTAGAGTAGGATATACAGTTGACGTAACTGGAACTACTGATAATGATGGAACATATACAATTGCAGTAATATCTGGCGCAGATATGCTTATCAATGAAACATTTCCGGTAGCGGGATGTGATGTAGGAACTATAACTGTAGCGGTTCCTGTTCAGGATCATTCAACTGGATGGTCTGTTAATGAACTTGGTGTCACAATTTCTAACGGTGGAACATTTAACGGTGATATAACTGTCACATCTGCCAATAATATAAACATAGACCAAGGAACATTGTTAATCGATAGTGTAGATATTATTGATACTATAAACGCTGCGATATTTACAGTTCCAACTAATGGTCTTATAACACAAACAACATCGGGCAATTTCACATCCAGAGTGGTTGCAGTTAGTGGTGGATTATCCATCGTTGACGGAGATGGAATAGCAGGCGATCCTACTATAAGCGTTGATGCATTTGACATTACGTTAGATGGAGATATAACAGGAACGGCAACTGTCACGGATTTAGGTAATACAACCATAACTACTACATTAGGAGACAATGGCGTAGTTAATGGGACATTTAACCATGTAACCGTTGATAGCACAGGACGAGTAACAAATGGAACAAATGATGCAATCGTAGGGGCGAATGGAATAACTGTTACCAATGGTGATGGTGTTGCAGGAACTCCAACTATTACGGCGGCGGATTTTGACATAACAATAGCAGGTGATGTTATTGGAACGGCAACAGTTACTGGATTAGCTGATGTCGTTATAACTGTAGCACTAGATGCTATAGCTGCACCAGGAACTTATAACTCAGTTACGATTGATGCAACTGGTCGAGTTACTTCTGGTTCAGTGATACCGGGCGGCAGTTATCAAGCTGCTGATCCAGAGTTAGATGATTTATCTGGCGGTTTAACCGATCCCGGTTTTACAGTATGGGATGGCACGCAATACATCGATAGAACTATAAATGGTTCTACTAATGAGATTGTGGTAACGAATGGAGACGGTGTTGCAAGCGACGCAGTAATTGGATTGGCTGATGACCCAATCATTCCGGGAACTGGTTCTATGACAATACCAAGAGGCCCAGCGGTTGATAGACCAGGGTCGGGTGTTGAAGGTATGATTAGATATCACGCTGATGCACAAGATTTCTTTGAAGGATACACCGATACAGGGTGGCTACCATTTATGATGGATGAGGGTGTTTCATTCTTACCATTGGCTGGTGGCACAATGACTGGTGATATCACTATGGATAGCAACGATATCATCGATATTGGATTAGTTGATGGTCGTGACGTTGCAGTAGATGGTGCAATATTAGATGATTTGAATACTGGAACCGGTATCAAAGCACAAGTAGCGGCTGGCGACTTTGAAAGTAGAACAATCGTTGGTACCGCACCAATCGTAGTCACTGATGGTGATGGCGTAGCAGGCAATCCTACGGCATCAATGGATATTACAACTGTTACTGCCCTTGAAGTTGGGCAAGTGGTTGATGAAATAAATGATGAATTAATTATTTACGATGATTCACAATCAGCAATGAGACGTATATCGCCAAGACAATTAAATAATAGATTTGCCCGTAGATATTTTATGGCGCAATTCTAATAAATATAAGATAAAAAGGGAAATTAAAAATGGCAGCAAGAAGATTCGGCGCATTAGACTTAGCAGCAACTACTGATACAGTATTGATGAGTGGCGCTTCTGGTTTTGATTCAACCGTTAATGTTAGATTTACAAATAGAAACAGTTCAGCCGTTACGGTTAGAATGGCGCTTGTTGATGATGTATCAGGTAGCGCATTGGGAAGTTTATCTGATGAAGATTATTTAGAATACGATACAACAATAGAAGCAAATGATGTATTAGAAAATACTGGATTAGTGATACCCGAAGATCATACAATAGTGGTTAGGTCGGACACAACATTGGTTACGGTTTTATCTTACGGTTTTGAGGAGCAAATAGTTTAATGGCGAGATATTCAACAAATAATCCGGTAGCGGTATTACCCGATTCTGGCGTGACTGCTGGTTCATATACAAATGTTGACCTTACAGTCAATAGTAAAGGTATAGTAACAGTAGCGGCTAACGGTGCTTCAGTTGCATCGGTGCTTAATGATTTAACCGATGTTACACTAACTGGACCAATAACCGATCAAGTGTTACAATATGATGGTGCAGATTGGCTTAATACAACATTAACTGTTGCATCATTGAGTGATATTAATTTATCTGGAGTAACATCTGGGGACTTTTTAACTTTTGATGGCGCAGATTGGATTAACAGCACAATAGATGTGGTGGTAACAGGCGATATAGGCACCACAGTTCAAGCGTGGGATGCCGAACTTGACGCAATGGCAGGATTAAGTGGGACAGGATATGTCATCCACACAGGCGCAGGTACAGCCGTAGAACGCACAATCACAGGCAGTGATGGAATAATTGTAACAGACGGCGACGGAGTTGCTGGAAATACTGAAATAACTGTTACCATAGACACATTGCCATTCACAGGACCAATAGACCCAGTTAACGATTTATTGATATTTTATAATTTAGATACTACACAAAATGAGCAAGTATCAGTTGAAGACGCAGTATTATCAGCGACACCTATTACCGATGCAATCAGCGTTGGTGGCGGATTTGAGGTGTTTAAGCAAATTAATAGCAAAGTATTAGAATTTAGAGACATATCTAGCGGCAGTGCTAGCATAGTTGTTGACATACTTTCAGATAATATTAGAATTAGTGGAACTGCCGCGTTGGATAATTTGTCTGGATTGACACCAACCGATAATAATTTTATTGTTGGTAATGGTGGATCGTGGGCGGTTGAAGATGCAACTGCATCAAGAACTTCGTTAGGATTAGGAACGATGGCGGTAGAAACCGCAGCCGATTATTTGGCATTGGCTGGTGGAGCGATGACTGGCGATATTGATATGGCAACTAATACAATATCCGATTTGAGTGATCCGGTATTAGCACAAGATGCAGCAACAATGAATTTCGTCGAGTTGAATTTAGCCGTTGCTGGTGATGGTATGGTTAAAATCGGCAACGAAATTGATGTTGTTGGTGGCGATGGTATTACAGCAAACGCAGATGATATTGAACTTGATTTAGTATTTCTTGATGCTCACACAGATGCATTATATTATACACAAACACAATTGGCAGACACAACCGATTCAACAGAGGGTGCATCATTAATAGGTACAGAAACCAAAGTTGGATTAAGTAATGCGACAACAGTTGAAGCCGCATTGGATTATATTGATACCACATTACCTTTTGTGTTAACTAAATTTAGTCAAGGATTGAGTTGGAATATTAATATAACTGCTCCTTCGCCAGTGTATGTCATTGTTGATACTATCCAAGTAACACAATTTGCTGAAAACGAAGACGGATCGGCGTATAGTGATTTCTTATTACCGATAGATTTTGATACTACCAAAGAAATGACAGTATATTTATCGATGGCAAAATCTTCCGTTGTTGCTGGCAATGTTAGTGTTGCATTAGCATGGCAACATCAACGCGTACCTGGTTTCACCTCCAATTCGTTAATTGTATTTGCCCCAGGTACAACCACCGTTCCAGATGCTAGTACATTAATATGGACTATCCCTGCTTCTACTTTTTTACCTCTTGATGTAGTAACATTGCGCGTTCAACGATTGGGTACTGATAATGGAAATGATACATACACGGACACTGTAAATTTATTTGCGGGACATATAACACAATAATAAGGCAGAATTACACATGGCTAATGAATTTATAGTACAAAACGGATTGATAGTTGGACGGGCGAGTGGGGCGAATATAACAGTCGTGCCAGACGTGGATGGCAGTGGGTCAGTTATATTCGATGATCGTTCTGGTGGTGTAATAGGCGATGTTAATTATAATCATACAACAGACATTTTAAGTTTGGATGTTAATGGAATATCACAAATAGCCATTTCTGCAACTGGTGTTACAGTTAGTGGTGATTTAAGTGTTACAGGAACAACCACAACAACCGACGTATTAAATTTGGTCGTAACTGATAATATCATCACCATAAATGATGGCGAAGTTGGTGCTGGTGTTGCTAACGGTGTTGGTTATGCAGGGATAGATGTTGATCGCGGAACATTAGATAATTCAGGTTGGTATTATAGCGAACCGAATAATTGGTGGGGGCCAGCGGGGCCAGAAGGAACATATGGCGCTGGTATAGGAGCAACACAAACCCTTGGTAATATAGCAGCAATCGATGCAACCGATTCAACTGATCAAATTCTAACAATCGTTTCAAATGCGGCGGTTATTCTCCCTCTTGGTAGTACCGCACAGCGACCTACTGGTGCGGAGGGTATGTTACGACAAAATTCAGATACAAACACACCAGAAATATATGATGGAACTAATTGGTCGCAAATGATAGCAACTACATCGGGAACAGCAATAGCTATAACCGGTGATATAGACATGATTAATACGCATAGCTTATTAAATCCTATTGATCCAACAACTGATTCTGAAGTTGGTGATCGCGGTTATACCGATGGAAGATATTTGCAAATAGATAATAATTTAAGTGATTTAACTAATGTAACACGAGCAAGACTTAATTTAGGTCTTACCGCTAGTGTATTAGATGCTGTTGGACGTGATGGTGATACTATGTATGGGTCGTTAACGGTGGGTGATACCAGCGACGTAGAAGTAGTAGCCACAACTATAGCAGTTGCAGGAACTGGTTATGTATCAGAAGAATTAGTTACAATCGTAGGCGGAACATTTTCGAATGCATTAGTAGTAAAAGTGTTAACGGTTGGCGGTAGTGGTGAAATATTAACATATTCACGATTTTTGAAAGGTATATATACCGTAGGGCCGGGTTCTCCAGCAGCAACAACCTCGAGTGGTTCTGGTGTAAATGCTACATTTAACCTTACTGTAACAGCATCCGATGTAAGTATATTACCAGACGAAGATTATGCAACTGCGGTTGAGCCACGTGATATAGGTAAAACTAACGGCGAAGATGGATATGCTGGCGCTAATTTAAGATTTAGAACAGTTAATGCAGAAACATTTAGAGGTGTTGCAACATCAGCGTTGTATGCCGATTTGGCTGAAAGATATGAAGCTGATGATTTATATGACGAAGGAACGGTAGTTGTATTTGGCGGTGACAAAGAAATAACAGTAACAGGATTGAGATTTGATACCAGAGTGGCAGGTGTTATATCTATCAAGCCTGCATATAGAATGAATGAAGGTGCAGGCACAGACGAAACACACCCATTCGTTGCACTTAAAGGAAAAGTGCCATGTAAAATTATTGGTGTGGTTAAAAAAGGTGATTTATTGACAACATCACATAAACAAGGGTATGCTATAAGTAACTCCAATGCTTTACCCTATACTGCATTCGCAAGGGCGCTGGAAGATTCAGATGGTTCAAACGATATAATCTACGTAAGTATAATATAAGGAAATAATGTAATGAGTTTTAATAATAGACCAGATAGACCTATAGAATCATCCATTTACCTACGATTGGTAACTGAAGGCGAAATGAGAAAAAACACAATAAAATCATTTTACTCTACTGTTAAAGAAAACGCACCGGAAAATGTATTAAGTCATTACGATGTTCAAGACCCTGATGGAAATCCTGCTACAACGTTGTTATTACATCGCGTTAATGAAGACAATAAGCATGAATACGAAATACCATTGGTTAGAAACCTTACACCAGATGAAATATACGAAGTAGCATTAAATCTTAACACTAAATTAAATGAAGGTGATTTTTTATTAGAATCGAGTTCATTTGACGATGATTGCTGCCTTACGGAAGATGATGATCCATCTGAATATATGGAAGCAGACGTTTTTGAACGATTTGCAGAGAAATTATCTGAGCGCATGCATAATGTATGGTATAAAGAACGCGAAGATGCTGGCTGGAGATTTGGTACACAGCGCCTCGAAGAAGAAAAAACACACCCATTAATGAAACCATGGAATCAATTAACCGAAGAAGATAAACAAATAGACTATTCATTGCCTGAATTTTTTATTGATTTGTTAGAAGAATTTGGGTATGCAGTTGTAAGTCATGATGAATTAGATGGATTTTCAGAAGAAATATCTAAAAAATAACTTTGCATTAAATGTAATATCATGTTATAATGTTTGCTTAATAATATTATAAGGATTCCATTATGGTAACTGAAAACTATCCCACTGTCCCATTAGCAAAGTTTGATGGTCGACCAATTGGGAAGGCTGGATATAAAGAACCGGTATTCAAAAGAAATATATTTCAAAATAGATTTATTGATGTGATTGTCACAGTCTATTCAGGCGAGATACAGCACCCAACATCGGGTCATGTATTGGTTCCAGTTATGTTTGGCGAAATGAATGTCATACGATATTTAGATAAAACACAACTGGATTATACTATTGCTAATTGATCCACTTACCAAATATTCCAACGACGAACAAGATAAAATAATTGAGGTGGCAAAACGGCATCACGCTCATACGTATCATCGTGGAACTAACTTTGATTTATATAAAGAATATGATGCACCATATTGGGGTGACGGCGAATGTGAACACGGGAGTTGTAAACATTGTAAATATAATACCATTGATGAAATACGTTCTAAAATGGTGTATGAAAATCATTATGACGACAACGAAGAACGATGTTATGAATATTCAGATGGAGCATTTTATGAATGGTTTAACTCTATTATAACCAATGATGAAAAAATATGGATTGAAAATATAGATAAACCATTTGAAAAAGCAATTGTTTTTTATGACAATGAGGAATATTGGGAGAAGATTTACGACGATTATGTCGATTTAACATTGCTGAAATGGTTAAATGATAAAAATATAACGTATCATATCATAAAAGGATTGCTTGACTTTTCTGTAAATCTGTATTATAAAAAAGAATCCATTTGGGATGATCATATAAGAGAATATAGACTTAGATTTGGTGACGCGACAACTATCGACTATATGTACGCAATATCACATTTAGGTTGGTATAGAATATCAATATATGATATGGCAATAAATGATGATGATATCAATGATGCTATAGAATGGATAGATGAAAATCACACCGGTATTGTTCTTAAATATTCCAACGTTGATGGTTATAGTAGCAATGATTATTTGTTTGAAAATGATGAAGATATAATGGGTTTAAAATTAAGATGGATGGAGTAATAAAATGTATAACACAAGAATAGCGCCATCACCAACGGGTGATATGCACCTTGGTACTGCTAGAACCGCTTATCATAATTTTTTGATGGCAAGGGCGTCCGGTGGAAAATTTATATTGCGCATCGACGATACTGATGCTGCACGCAGTAAACAGTCGCACGTCGACGTCATCCTTGAAACTATGGATTGGTTGGGTTTAGACTACGACGAAATCGTTTATCAAAGTGATAGAAATGATCGTTATATGGAAGTAATCAAACAGATGGATGCAGATGATCTTGTTTGCGAGTTAGACAATGGTGCATTTGGCACATTCATCGAAAGGGTTCCTGATGAATGGACAGATGAAATTGCTGGTGATATTATAGTGTCAGAGACCGATAGTGATATTAGTTCTAGTCTTATATTAATGAAAAGTGATGGAACTCCTACTTATCATTTTGCATCAGTAATAGATGATATGGATTTCAATATTAATTATATTATCAGAGGACACGATCATATATCTAATACACCAAAGCAACTCAATATTATGAACAACCTTGGTATGGTCATACCTAAGTTCGCACACGTGGGTCTTATTCACAAAGACGGTAAGAAATTATCTAAACGTGACGGCGCAGCAAGTATGTTGCACTATCGCGATCAAGGATATGACCCTGATGCAATGCTCAATTTTTTATTGAATCTTGGGTGGGCACCAACAAATCAAGGCAAGCAACATAAAATAATAGATCGTGATTTTGCTCTAGAGATTTTTATCAATGGTGGAAAATTGCGCAATCAATCAGCAAATATGGATTTAGCATTACTAGATTCATACAATAAAAAGTATAAGTATATCAAGAGGAAATAAAATGAAGTACGATTTAGGTTCAGATTTACACGTAGATATTAATGCGGGTCGCATTGGTATGGTTAGATTTAAAGAAATGAAAAACGCAGGTAGTGATACTATAGTATTGGCAGGTGATATATCAAATGATCCAGAACTCACTGTTAAAGTATTAGCGATGGCGGCATCGGCATATGAAAATGTAATATTTGTGGATGGAAATCACGAACATTATAGTAACGGAAAATATGGGTTAGACGTTTCTGGTGCTATGGGATTCTTCAAAGAAGCAATAGATTTAATACCAAATGTCACATATTTATCTGGCGACAATAACGTTATTATTGACGACACGATGTTCGTTGGGGCTAATGCTTGGTATGATTTTAGAATGGCACCACCACAATACACGCCTGAAAAATGCAAAGAAGCATGGGAAACAAGCCTAAATGATTTTAGATTATCTAATTTTGACGTAGAGCCAGAAGTATTGGCGGGTATTCAGTCTGCATTGATTGCGGATCAAGTATCCAAAGCGCAAGATAATGACGATGTTAAAAAAATAGTAGTTGTTACCCACACCGTGCCGAACACTAAAGGATTATTAGTTAAAAATAATCCATCGTGGGATATATTAAATGGCTGTTTTGGAAATTCAACGATGTCAAACGTATGGCAAGTTGATACAAATCGCAAAATTATTCACGCAGTTTGTGGACATACACATTATCCAAATGATTTTGTCGACAACGATGGTATAAGATTTGTAATAAATCCAAGAGGTTATCATGGTGCTGAAAACGAACTTGGTGATAGATGGTTTTTAGTTCAAATGGATACATCAGACGAACGTATATAAAATAAAATAAACCGGTTGGATACAGTTCTAACCGGTTTTATTTTGATAAATACCTTTACATAAAGAGGTTTCATAATGACAAAATATTACATGGGTGTATCCGCTTATCATCACGATAGTGCTGCCGCGCTAATAGATGAACACGGAAACATTATTTGCGTTAGCCAAGAAGAACGTAGAACACTTATAAAGAATGACAAATCGTGGCCTGAAGAAAGTATTAATTTTTGTTTACGTCATGCAAAATCGCAACAGTTAGATACATCCGATATCACTTATGGATTTTATGAAAAACCATGGATTAAATTTACACGTAGATTTTGTCAAAATCCTAAAGACACCGTTCGATATTTCAAAGAAGCATATAATACTACGAAAAAAATAAAAGGTTATAAAACCATAATGCATCACGATGCTCATGCATTGGCTGGATGTGCAACATCGCCATTTGATAATTGTGTATATTTAATAGTTGATGCAGTGGGTGAATGGGAGACGACAACTTGGGGAACATTTAATAAAATCGATGGTATAAAAAAAGAAGGGTCTATTAGATATCCGCACAGTATAGGATTAATGTATTCATCATTTACGAGATGGTTGGGATTAAAACCAAACGAAGATGAATATATTGTAATGGGTGCGGCGGCTTTCGGTAAACCACGATTTGCTAATAAAATAAGAAAAGATTTTTTATCAGAAGTAACAGCATCGCCACATGGAATAGAATTTAAAAAAGGAGTTCATAACGGTATAGAGCAATACTACGGCGACGAAGTTCCCGTAAAAGATTGGTATGATTGGTGTGCGAGCATCCAGTATGTATGCGAACAAATGATGATAGATTTGGTTAGAATGTTAGAGCAACAATACGGCAAAGGTCATAATTTGGTATTAGGCGGCGGTGTAGCACTTAATTGTGTGGCAAATTCTAAAATAATGAAATCAACGCATGTGAAAGAATTATGGATATTACCAAGCCCCGGTGATAGTGGAAACGCGCTAGGGGCTGCTGCGCACGCCGCTGGCATCAATGATTTAGTTTGGGATAGTCCTTACCTTGGAATGGACATGGATAACGACAGTAACCCAACACAGGAACTAATACGCAACGTTGTAGCAAGATTGGATAATGGTGAAATTATAGGTTGGATACAAGGCAAAGAAGAATTTGGTCCGCGCTCTTTGGGTCATCGTTCATTGCTTGCCGATCCAAGATCATCGAAAATTAAAAATAAAATAAATTTAATAAAAAATCGACAAACATTTAGACCTTTCGCACCGTCTGTGTTAGAAGAAGAAACATATATGTATTTTGACTTACCAAATGGCACAACAAGTAGATACATGCAATTTACAGCAAGAGTAAAAAATCCAAATATGTTACCTGCAATATGTCATATTGATGGAACCACCAGAGTTCAAACCGTACCTAAATCAACCGATCCATTTAGACGATTGCTTGAGCATTGGAAAGAAACCACTGGTTGTGCAGCATTGTTGAACACCAGTCTTAATATCAAAGGTCAACCATTAATGAGTAATCGAAAAGATGCTATTCAAATGTTATTAGATACACCAATGGATGCATTGGTTATAGGCAATAGATTGTACTATAAAATAACAAAAGATGGATTAAGCGATGAACCCGGCGAAACGGTTCAAATAGCAGAATGTATAGATTACAGCCAAGGCGTTGATGACATGATTAAAGGTCGTTTCTAATGCACCCATATATGTTTGTTTTAAAACTTGCGACACTTAAAAAAATGGCTGATAAAAAAACGGTGTTGCGCGGTGCAGCGGTAGATGGATGCATCAATTTATTTGAAGGTTTTCAATTAGCGTTTGATAAAAAACGAGTATTTCATGTTAAAAGTGTGCCATTGATTGAAATAGATGAAACAATGTCACAAGATGAAATAACCGAAAATGGAACATACACTTGGGATATGTTTAAGGCGTTGGTTGGTTTATTAGAAAAAAATGATATTGATGAAGAAACGAAAAAAACGCTATTATATGAAGCGTGTGAACAATCGGGAATATTAGAATGGAATGGATTCTATCGTCCCATACTCATGAAAAATATTAAATGTGGGGTAATGCCAAAAACAATAAACGCGATATTGGATGAATTCGGCGGAACGGCATTGAAATATAAAATACCAATATGGAAAATACAACGAATACATCAAAATGGATTACATGTAGGTGAAAAATATGTAGAACCATTATTAGATGGCAAACGAGCAATCACGATTGTAAATAAAGAATTAAAAATTGCTCAAATGTTTTCTGAAACTGGTGTATTAATAAAAACCCACAAAATAGATTTGGAACCATTGGCAGAATTGTCATATCAATTTCCAGCAAGTATGGTATTCGATGGTAATATAATCGATAGAAGTTATGGTGAACTTATGGATAAATCTGGAACCGATTCATATTATGCGATATATGACATTATTCCGTTATCTGATTTTGAAAAAAGTTATTGCCCAATGGCGCTAACAGATCGAAAAAATACATTAAATGACCTTAACCTCATTCTACGCGAAGAAACGAATGGGCAGATATATGTCCTACCGTCTTTACTGATGGATTTTTCTGCTGAAAATAAAGAAAAGAAACTAAAAGAAATTTCCGATGAAATAAAAAATGCCGGATTTAAAGCATCAGTTGTCAAAGATAGCAAATCATTCTACACTTGTGCACGCGATTTATCATGGTTCAAAACACAATAATAAAAAATCTATACTTGGTTATTATTTAAGTTGACTTATAGTTGGCGATTCATTATTATGTATCTACATTAATTAACTAGGAGATACAAAATAATGGCTTTAGATTCATTAACACCAGATAACACAACCGCAATTAAACAAACTATTGAAGCAGGCGTTCAAGTATTGCGCGAAGTGGATACACTAAAAGAAGATATGAAAGTCTATGTAACAAATCTTTCCGAAGAATTGGACATCAAACCGGCAACCGTATCAAAGGCAATTCGTCTAGCGCATAAAAACGAGAAAGATGATGCCATCAAACAAGCACAAGAAGAAATGACTGATGTAGAATTGATTCTACACGCTGCTGGAAAAATATAATAATCAGTGTTGGTTAGACACTTTAACTGTAACCAAAACTTTAAAGTCACTCGGGACATAAACCGAGAAGGATAAGAATGACATACGTAGACGCAATAAAAGTTAAAGATACCATTTATATCGCAGAACGCGATGCTAATGGAAAAAGGATAACACAACAATATCCAGCAACATATACACTATATAAGAAACAGCCACATGGCGAACATACTTCTATCTATGGTGATTCGTTAACGAAATACACATTCGGAACATATCAAGACCATAGAAATGCGGTGAATGGTGCGCAACCTAGCACATTATTCGAACATGATATTAATCCAGTTTTCAGTTTTCTTGAAGAACACTATTCTAATGCTCCATTGCCTATGTTGCATGTTGCATTTTTTGATATTGAGGTCGACTTTGATCCTAATATTGGTTTCTCAAGTCCTGAAGACCCATATTGTGCTGTGAATGCTATATCGGTGCATCAATCTTGGACGGGGCAAAACCATACGGTTGTTTTGAAACCAAAAACCATAAGAAAAACACTTATGATTAATGGCAAAGAAGTGACTAAACTAGTTCCGTTAACAGAAGAAGAAGCAGTAGAAATATGCAATAAATTCGAAAATACCATATTATGTAGAGATGAAATCGAATTATATAATAAATTTTTCGAATTGATATATGATGCGGATATTTTAAGTGGATGGAACAGCACCGGATTTGATATACCATATTTGGTTAGACGATTAGAAAAAATCAAACATACCGAAAAAAATAAGAAGTTTTGTTTATGGGATCAAAAACCCAGAAAAAGAAATTTTGAAAAATTCGGTAAAGAGCAATTCACATATGATTTGTTTGGTCGTGTTCATTTGGACTATCTTGATTTGTATCAAAAACATACGTATCACGAAATGCACAGTTATAGTCTAGATGCTGTTGGCGAGTATGAAGTTAAAGAACGCAAAGTAGCATATGCTGGAAGTTTGGATATGCTATATAAGGCGGATTTTGAAAAATTTATCGAATATAACCGTCAAGACGTTATGGTGTTAGTTAAAATCGATAAGAAAAACAAATTCATCGAGTTATCCAATAACCTTGCGCACGAAATGACTGTAACATTGCAGACTACACTTGGTTCTGTTGCGTTGATAGAATCAGCCATATGTAAGGAAATACATTCTCAGGGGCTGATAGCACCAAGTAAGAAAAAACCTTCTGGTGAGTCAACGTCGGTGGCTGGTGCCTATGTTGCTACCCCTATTAAGGGTTTGCATAATTGGGTTGGTAGCGTAGATATCAATTCGTTATATCCTTCGGTTATTCGAGCACTCAATATAAGCCCTGAAACAATAGTTGGTCAGATCAGATTAACAGAGACAATGACACACATTTCAGATTATTTGAATGAAAAATCAACCAATACGTTAGCAGAAGCGTGGGGGGATTTCTTTGGTGTTCATGAATACAATAAATTGATGAGAAAATCTCCTGATGAGAAAATCATTGTAGATTTAGAAGATGGGTCGGCATTAGAACAATCTGTCGAAGATTGGTTTAATTCTATACACGATGAAGATTCAAGTATGTGCGTAAGTAGTAATGGGACATTATTCAGAATAGACAAAAAAGGCATTATTCCAGGTTTGCTTGAACGTTGGTATAATGAACGCGTTATTATTCGCAAAGAAGCATCGGATATGTATAAGCAAGTAGAAAATATGGAAGATGGTCCCGAAAAGGATGAACTTAATAAACAAATAGCATTCCGTGATCAACGACAATTGATTAAAAAGATTTTGCTTAACAGTTTGTATGGTGCGTTACTTAATCCATATTGTAGATTTTTTGATCAACGTATGGGACAGTCAGTTACATTAACTGGGCGTTGTATTACCAAACACATGATGTCAAAAATGAATGAAATATTTACCGGTGAATATGATCATGAAGGTGAATCGATAATTTATGGCGATACTGATTCTGCATATTTCTCCGCGTATCCAATTTTCAAAGATATAAAAGATTTTGACTGGTCTGCGGATAATATAATTGAATTATATGATACCGTATCAAGTCAAATGAATGAATCGTTTCCGGGTTATATGGTAGATGCGTTTCATACATCATTAGAAAACGGAAAGATAATTGAAGCAGGGCGCGAAGTTATTGCACAGAAAGGTGTATTCATTAAAAAGAAACGTTATGCTTTATTATGTAATGATATTGAAGGTAGACGTTTTGATCAAGGTGATGAACCAGGAAAAATGAAAGCGATGGGCGTTGAACTTAAACGTTCTGATACACCCGCAAGCATTCAAGTGTTTCTAAAAGACACATTAATGATGGCACTATCTGGTTCCAGCGAAGAAGAAATTAGATTATACATTAAAGATTTCCGTGAAGATTTTAGATCATGGGATGGATGGAATAAAGGCGCACCAAAACGCGTCAACAATCTTACAGAAAAAGTCGATAAAGAAAAAACGTTGGGAATGAGAACCAGCATGGCAGGACATCAACGTGCATCAATGGCATGGAATGATTTAAGAAAGAAATTCAATGACCATTATAGCATGGAAATACAAGATGGATTCAAAGTGGTTGTATGTAAACTGAAAAAAAATCCATTAGGAATAACAAGTGTCGCATATCCAGTTGATCAGGAACACTTACCAGAGTGGTTTAAAGAGTTGCCGTTTGATCACGATTTGATGGAAGAAGGCATGATAGATAAAAAAATAGAAAATATTCTTGGTGTACTTAAGTGGAAACTTAAACGCGCTGAAGATGATACAACATGGGATAATATTTTTTCATAATAAAAGAATAATATTGCAATAATAACAACAATGATTTATATTATATAAACACTTAGAGGAATAGAATAATGATACTTAACTACTTACGTGATATTGTAAAATACACAACTAAACTTGGTGCGAACTCAGTTAAAATATCCGGCGACAACGGCGTTGTAACAGTTGAAGCATGCGACGAGACTAACAAAACGGTTGTAATCAAAGGCACCCTAATAAAACCATCACCGGATTTAGAAGGCATTTGCGGATTGAGCGATTTGGAATGGCTCACGAGTTATGTAAATGCTTATAAACACAAAGACGATGTTGCGACAGTTATTCGCAAAGAAAAGACATTCAATCAACAAATGAATGATAGCGATGGAAATGCATTGGTCGACGAGAACGGCGAAGTGAAAACAGAATCAATAACAAAAAACATGATTGAAGAAATTCATTTTGCACGTGGCACACAAATGAAGAATCAATATCGGGTTATGGATACCAGATTGTTACCGGAACAACCGAAGTTTGGCGGTTTGCCGTGGGCTATTGAAATTGAGCCAACCAAACAAGCCATTGATTTACTATCTACGCAATCAGGATTTGGCGTTGAAACAGAGTTCGGTGTTGTCACCGACGAGAATACATTATATTTGACATTTGGCAGTTCTGCTGTTATCGAATTTGCATATGATGTTGAAGGCACACTTGATAAGCCATGGAGATGGGAAACTAAACGAGTATTGGATATATTAAAACTATCTAATGATGCTGAATGCAAAATGGGATTTTCAGACAAAGGTGCCATGCAAATAACATTAAATTCTGGATTGGCGGAATATAATTATATAGTTCCCGCAAAAGCAAAAAGTAATTAAATCACATGAAAAGAACACATCAAGCAGAAAAAATAAAAGATACCGAGGTTTTGGGTATGCCAGAATCGGCAAAAGAAATGGTAGCAGTAGGTTCAGAAAAACATCAAGGGTTGATGAATAACGGCGTCTATATATTAACTGGTGAAATAAACTCAGTATGTGCAGAAGATGTTCTCGGATATATATTAGAAGCAAATTTAAACCCACAATGTGATTGGGAATATATTACGATGATAATCAATAGCCCTGGTGGTTTTGTTTCTGATGGATTTGCGATAATTGACGCAATGTTTGGAAGTCACATACCAATAAAAACAGTTGGTATAGGCATGATTGCCAGTATGGGTTTACAGATATTTCTAGCTGGTCAAGAAGGATCAAGAATGTTAACGCCCAACTGTATGATATTAAGCCATCAATTTACTGGTGGTGCCTATGGTAAAGAGCATGAATTGGTTGCGGCACAAACCGAACAACATATATTGTCTGATAATATCATGAGACATTATAAACGCACCACGGGTATGTCTAAAGACGATATTAGAAAATATTTATTGCCCCCCGAGGACGTATGGCTTACCGCGAAAGACGCTAAGAAATATGGCATATGTGATGTTATAAAAGACTTAAAACCAAAAATATTACTATAGGAAACAATTATGTCTTACAATGTACCATCAGCATCAGCGGCAAAAACTAGTTCAATGGATGGACCAGGGATAGATTTTCAATCACTTATTGATAAATCAAGAAAAATGGGATTAACACCAGATATTCGCGATATGATTATTTCATTTGAAGATTGTAAAAATATTTTAAAAGCTAAAGAAGTTGAATTAGATACGCTACAAGCTATAGTAATGGAAAGCGATGATGAAAATATATCTACATTGCGAGAGGAATTATTTATTGTCGCAAAATTATTATATTCAGATGTAATCGAAGATGTAATAAAACGAGAAGTAAATGATACAGAAGTGAAAATGGATAATCACTTTGACATTAACGAGAAGTCAGTAGCGGCGGATGTTACATCTTGGAATATCATAAATCGTATTTCTGAGTATAGACGGAAACGCCGCATATATAGCGAAAATCTTACTAAAATAAAAAAGAGATTGAAAGAAAACGTAGGATTATGATAAATATATTATAAATCCCTTACATTTTGGAGGCTAACGCCATGAAGTTAATACCATTTGGTACAACTCTAGCTGGTCTCACCCTTAAAGGAAATCAGCGTGATGTAGCAGAAGCACATTACAACCTTGATGGTGAATCACTAGAACGTCGATTAATTGAGTTGAATGAAATATTCACCACTGAAGTCAGAAAATTAAAGTTATTAGAGTTAGATTATGAGTATGATCACATAAATGAATATGTTTATCATACTCAAATGTTAAAATTGAAGACAACCACTGGCACTGAATTAGATTTAGCATTATGTGATCTCGATTTTGAATATGATAAAATTGACGCTTATAGTCATGCTATACTTAGAGCAAATATATTATATTCAGAAGCAGAATTAACACAAGAAAAACTCAAAATTGATTTGAAATATGAAAAAATATCACAAGAAGAATATGATATTGAAGATGTCAAATTAACTTTATCAGATGATGAACTAGAAATAGAACTTTTAAACATTGAAAGAAAATATAAACATATTACAAAAGAAGAATATGATTATAAAATGGTTGAAGTTAAATATAGAAATTCTGCTCATGATACAGATTTGCCATTTGCTAGATACGAACTTGATAAAAAATATGGTAAATTAACTGAAAAAGAATTTGATAAAGCTGTATATTCACTTGGTAATAGACCATGGGTTGATATAGTTCGCAGTGAATATAAAGATGATGAAAAATCCGATGGGTTTACGTTTGAATTGGATTGGAATGATGCATTTGTAAAAATGTTGCGTTCAGAAGGTTATAACGGCGGCACAGACGAAGCAATTGTTGAGCAGTGGTTTGAAGATAAATCGCTTGATACATACTTGGGGGTTCTTTCAGAACAATTAGATGAAATTGGTGATGACCCTGAAGATGCACACAAAGTTAGACCGGGTAGTAATAAAACGTTTCGAGAACAACTCGAAGATAAAAAATCTAGACATTCATAACATAAAGAAAATAAATGACCGATAAAAAAACATTTTTAATAATAGATACCAGCAACATGATGTATCGCGCCAGACATGCGTCTAATAGCGGTGATATATGGGATACGATTGGTGTTACCATTCATATCATGTTGAATAGCATACGCAAAAGTTGGATTAAATCACAGGCGACACACGTGGTATTTTGTCTTGAAGGTAAAAGTTGGCGTCGGGCTATATATGAGCCATACAAAGCCAACCGTGATGCCCTAAAGGCGGCTAAAACACCAGATGAACTAGAAGAAGATAAACTATTTTATGAAGGCGTTAATGGGTTCATTGATTTTATAACAAATCAAACTAATTGCACGGTATTACAAAACGAATTATGTGAAGCAGATGATTTAATTGCACGATTTGTGCAAAAACATCCTACTGACGATCATGTAATAATATCGGGCGATACTGATTTTATACAGTTGTTAGCAAGCAATGTTACTATATATGACGGCGTTAAAGAAATAATTCTTAAACAAGATGGTATATATAACGAACGAGATAAACGTTTGCATTTTAACGTTAAATCCAATACAAAAATAAAAGTCGGTTTCCCTGTTAAGAAAAACGAAGAAGAAATATACGACAACGAGTGGATTGAGTGGGCATTATTTTTAAAGTTTGTTCGAGGCGATCCTGGTGATAATGTGTTTAGTGCATATCCACGCGCCAATATCAAAAAAATAAGAGCAGCATTTGATGATAGACATGATAAAGGTTATAATTGGAATAATTTCATGTTACACCGATGGACTGATCATAAAAATAAAGATCATCGGGTTAAGGCTTGTTATGAACGCAATAAAGAACTTATCGATCTGACCATGCAACCAATAGAAATAAAAATGATCATGGATGAAGTAATTGATGAAGCAACATTGCCACGTGGCAAAACCAAAATTGGATTACGTCTATTAAAATATGCTGGTATTAATGAACTCGTTAGAATATCCGACAATCCAGATAATTATGTCAAATTTCTTTCGGCAAAATATTATTGACATCTGAACAGAGAATCTATATTCTATACATACACACAATACATGGAGAATACGATGGCAATAGAAAACGAACGAAAATATATTATCGATATGGAATTGATTGATATAGATTCAATTACATTTGATTACGATGGCGAACATTACATGGTGACACAATCTTATGTTGACGATGGGAGAATTCGAAAAACCGAAAACATAGATGGTTCTATTGATTATATATTTACATGGAAAAAAAGAAAAGATAATGGTTCGTGTATTGAAATAGAAACCATAATAACAATAGATGATTACATTGGTTTGTTGGCTGTGTCGACAAATACTATAACAAAATATCGAATTAAAATGATTCACGATGGCTTAGATTGGGATATAGATTTTTTATTCAAAGACAATGGTAAGTATGATCATTATCTTACGATAGCCGAAGTAGAAATGCCAGAAGATCAAGAAATACCAGAAAATTTGCCCTATTTTGTAAGTCGAAATTTAATATATTTAATTCCGCGCAATCTAGATGATTTATGGACGAATAAAAAATTAAGTGACATCGACTATACCAAACAATTGATTATAGATACATCATATAAAATACCAAACACCCCAGTTGAAATATCGCCCGAAGCGAAAAAGAGAAGCGAGAAAATACTCGACGAGATTAGAACCAGAACAGCGGCAAAACAAGAAATTTATGGCTAGACCTAAACCACAATTCAATCGATATCATCATTCTATATGTTTTCCAAACGAGTTAAATAAAATGATGATAGAATATATAAATTCATTCACAGACGATATTGATCTTACATCACACGCCGCTGAACAAATGTCTGATCAAAAAGACCCACGTGGATATATCCCCTTGCCAACATCTGGCGAATTGCTCGATAACTCCAATAAATTAATAGAAATATATGAACGATTAGATAAACCAGGGAGAATACAAAAAGCAGTTATACGTGTTGGTCATTTAAGTGAAAAGTATGATTACACTTATGTTGTTGCACGTGATGGTGTTATAGTTACATCATGGATCAACGACAAAGGCGACAATCATCGATTAACAAACACTGCTAATAATTATATACAACGATCATAAAAATATACGATCATTTCATATCACCACCAACTGACTAAATACTTGCATAATATAATAGGAGTTTTTATTATGCAAGTAGATATGCATTTTTATGGAGTTTTTTGTATGGCTCGTGCAGCGGGAATGAACCGCGAAGCAGCTAAAACAATAGCATATGCCTCACAATACGTTGACGATTCTAACCTTACTGAAACCAATACTCACGATAATGGTGGTAAAATAATATCTGAAGCAACTGCCCATCACACCACCGATATTAAAAATATAAATCATAACGATCAACGTTATATATGGGTTCCATTTCATTTTTATCCAAGCGGGGTTGGTGTGAAATTCACTGACAAATTAGTTTGTCAAAAAGATTCAACATCTGTTAACGAAATGGTTGATAACCATATCAACCAAGACAAATCCTACATATTGGAATTAATGGGAATTGCGGCACACGTATATGCTGACACGTTTTCACATTATGGTTTCTCTGGCGTTAGTTCCAGAAGTAATAGAGTGGTAGGTGAAACCATAAAATTGTATGGATTGCCACCAACACTTGAAGCCCTTTTAGGTAAAAAAGTAGCAAGATGGTTTGGTCGTTACGGTAAACAGGGTGGATTGATGTCTAATATTAGAACATTGATTAGTGATGGAGCAGAACTTGCAACTGGCGCATTAGGTCATGGCGGGGTATCTATATATCCAGACCAGCCATATTTAAAATGGGAATTTGAATACGAATTCAAAAATCCAAATCGTAACGATTATTCAGAACGTGATAATCAAGTGACATTTTTAGAAGCATGTGTTAAACTATATGAAATGTTTACCAAATTTTTAAATGCGCACCCCGAATATAAAGAAGATGGAGTTCGAATAGAAATAGAAAAAATAATACCACATCTAAAGGAAATACTAAAAACTGAAGGTGGTAAAGATGAACGAATGGAAAAATGGAAAAAATACGCCGCAGATAATTTATTATATAATGGTGATGGAGAAATAGACACTTATGATTCAGAAGATTGGCATAATCAATATGAAGATTTTTCTAAGTTGACAAACCATGACGAATTTGCTAATATGAACATATACAAATTCTTCCAAGCCGCAAGTTATCATAAACATACGGTGTTGAGAGAATTATTACCGAAACATGGGATAATTGTTATATGATTAATGCAGAACCAATGACTGAGAAAAGTTGGATTTTATATGAAAAAACAACTCGTAAAGGATTGATGCGACTAACGAACGATGAAGAATATACAATATTAGGTGGACCAAATGCTGGCAAATATCCAGATTTAAAATCATTAACTGATAAATTAGGTGAAGTTACATTTGGAAAAATAAAAGCATCCGCCGTTCAAGAAAAAGAAATAGTCGGTGAATATCCGATAAAACATGATACATATCATGAAGTAGAATCGATAGATTCACTTAGTTTATATACGAAAAAAGAAGGCAGTAAAGACGTATATGCTGCTGGATATTTTAGTGTAAACAGTAAAGGCAAATGGCAGACGTCATTCAGCCCCCGTTATAAGTCACTAGAAGATAATGAATATCATGGCCCATTCAAATCTAAAATGGAAGCAGATCAAGAAACCAAAATGGAAAATAATAAATGAGTGCAGTAGAAACATTTATGGCTAAAACCACTGCTGCAACCAAAGCACGTAGCAAAGACATTCGCATTTCTTTACAAGAAGCACAATTATTGTCATCTGAACTTGCATCCATGTTGGCAAAAGAAAATAAATTACTTAGTAAGATAGTTACGTTACAAGACAATATAACCGTTGTTGCCCCAACGCCAACTGGCGACATGGTGATGGACGGAGGGTCGTTTAAATAATAGGAGATCACAAGTGCCAAAATATCAAGTAAATGTATATGAAACATTTCGCGTTAAACATGCCGCTGTTGTAGAAGCAGATAATGAACAAGATGCAATAACCAAATTACATAAAGATGAATACAAAATATTTGAGAAAGGAAACTCTGATCATTATGAACCAGTATTCGAAGTTGATACCTCAAGTATAATTGAGAATGACCTCCTATGACCTATAAAATAAATCAACCACATATACCCTTTATCATACCCATGCCGGGGAGAGCCCGGCTCATGATAAAGGAGATTATATATGTATCAAGAGAAAAAACTCGAAAGAAGAAGACGTGACTACTTAAGAATGAAAGAACGTGCTAGACACGTTCAAGCCCGTTGGTGGGATACCCATCACACTGATCCTGACTTACATGACGCTGCAAGTAAGTTAGCCAACACTTTAAAATTATGTTCATGTTCATTGTGTGGAAACCCACGCCGTGATAATGTTTATGGCGATACATTAACGATGCAAGAATTAAAAGCACTGGATGATTCAAAAGATCAGTTAAAATGTTTTTTAGAAGAAACGCTTGACATATAAATATCATGTGTTATATTGTATAAATAAGTTTAACGAATTAACCACTATTCAAGAAAGGAAATATTATGTTGTAGATTAATACTGCTACCAAAGACGAAACCTTTGATCCCATGATGGATCAAACATTGCGCATGTATGCGATTGAGCGCGGTGATTTGGATATGACAAGAGGGAAGTGTTCTTCTCAAACAGGTCATGCATACAAACTTCTAACAAAAAATGTGGTAGAGAATAACCCAACACTATCGAACGAATACTTCGATGATGGCATGGGAACTAATGTCACACTTAAATCCAAAAATCTAAGTCAACTTGAACGTGCCTATGACAATGCATTGGACGCGGGGCTTCCTTGTGTTTTAATCACTGACGAAGGGCATATAATGCCGCCACACTTCGATGGTGAACCTATTGTCACGGTTATAGGCATTGGCCCATGTAGGCGTGCCGAAGTTCATCACATCACCAAAAAATTTAACTGTGTAAAATAAAGGAGATATAAAATGACAAATCAAACAACCACCGAGACATATTGGATTTTTAAATACACGAATAAGGAAGGGTTCTATCAAGATCAAAGCAACAGTGGTTCACGTAACTATATCGAACCTAGAACAACGGATATCGAATACGCTACAAAATATAGTGAATATACTATTGGTGATCATGCCATTTGGGTACGTAAGAAAAAAGAACCAATGAAACCAATTCAGATCAAGGAGACACGAACTTATCAACAAGAAGAACTTGGCGAAGAGGCACTAGGATATATTGCTACTGAAGAACTGAAACAAGCAAGCCGTGCAGAGAAAAATGCTATTCAACGACGCGAACAAGAGAGAAAAGAATATGAGCGTTTACAGAAACTATTTGAAGAAGAAGGAGAATAATTATGAAATGGTTTGATAAAGAAGAATTATTTGATATCACAAAATCCAACCCAGAAGCAATTCGTGAGATTTGTCAATGGTTTAATGATCGATGTGATGAAATCCATAGCGAAGAGCGAGAAGTATCTATTGATGATAACAATGTTAATATTTCATATTCATGGGAAGATAATTTCCGAGGGTGCCATATGGGAACTGAAACAGAATATTTTGAAATCCCCAATGAGATTTTCTTTTCGGATTATTCACTAAGTGCTTGGCAGCGTGAAGAGGCTGATCGTATAAAAGAAATCGCTGCGAAGGAAAAAGAAGCCGAAGATAAAAAAAAGAGAACGCAAGCTAAACGCGATAAGACTCTTGCAACCAAGAAAAAAGAACAGAAAGACAAAGATGAATATGAACGATTGAAAGAAAAATATGAAGGAGAAAAAAAATGACTATGTGTACAATGAGATTAGCGATGATTGCATGTGATCAAATGGAAGGATTATCCATTTTGCAACATGGCGAAAGCGTTGCTTCATATTATAAAGATTTGAAGTCTCACTTACAACACGGAACGGATTTAAAATATGAGTGGCGCATGCCTTCATGGATTAACAACCCGTTGATATTAAACAATTTGCTATCTGATGATATTATGGAAACGTATCACATTTATCATGATTGTGGAAAGCCAGTGTGTATTAAATGGGACGAAAATGGGAGACGACACTTTCCTAATCATGCTGAAGTGTCAAAACAAACTTGGTTAGAAAACGGTGGCGACCCTTAGATTGCTAAATTAATTGGTATGGATATGGATATTCATACTATCAAAGCAGACGGTGTAGAAGAATTTGCATCAAGGCCCGAAGCGATTAGTTTATTATTGACGGGTTTGTCGGAAGTTCATTCTAATGCATCAATGTTTGGTGGAATAGAATCGACGAGTTTTAAAATCAAATTTAAGCAGTTAGAAAAGCGTGGTAAGAAAATCTTAGCATTGCTTGAAAAATAAACGGCACACGTGATACAGCCGGAACCAATGTATCACTTTATATAAGGAGAAATATTATGACTACATTTACTTTTAAGACTCGTAACGAATATCTTACACAACGCGCTGAATGGAAAGCAGATTATAAAGCATTGAGCCAAACCATTCGTGATTTGAAAGGACAACGCAAACAGTATACATGGAAATATGTTCCAAAGGGCAAGAACATTAAAATGGGCGACAACCCACGATATGATTCTACTGCTGGTTGGAGTGCGGTTGCACTTAAATATAAGGCAACTAAAATGTTAGAAGACCTTGCTGAAGCTAAAATTGAGGCAGGTAAGCAACGTGAATATCGCATTGCTAACGAACAAGAAGCAGCAGCAGCGTAACATATTAATGGGGGCCATAGTGCCCCCGTTTTTTTCAACATTAGGAGAACAAAATGGCAACACTAAAAGAACACAAAGAGCAATTAGTAAAAATGAAACCATCTAACATTTGGACGGATGATGATTTAAAAAAACGTGCACAAAATAGAAAATCGTTACACACGTAGTTTCCATATGTTATAACATATAAAGGCTATTATGGATTGCATGATACAATGGTCGATTGGTGCCGTGAACAATTTAGCGACATGTATGGCGAATGCGATTGGGATGATTGTGATTTGGGATGGGAAAAATGGCACGACAATATAGGGCTACAAGGTCAACTCGACAATGAATTATATGACGAAATATTATTTGATAAAGGCAGCGAACTTCATTATTGGTGGCGCACATTAATTATTGAAACACATTACGACATAATAAAAACTGAATACTTTCCAACACAACCGGGCGATCATTGCCATCAGGGAACATGGAGAAGTAATTTCGTAATTAAAACTGGATATGATTATGGATATCAAGATTATTGCTTCAAAAACGGCGAAGACGCGTTCTATTTCAAGATAATGTGGGACGAAGAAGTTTTTAAAAGAAATTGATATTTTTTTATTGACTTGAATATAGTGTTAGTATATAGTGTATTCAAGTTCGGGCACGTGCCCTAACTATTTTTATCATTACACAGGAGTATTATTATCATGGCTAAATTGAAACTATCACAAAACCAACGCGTACTTTCTACGCTTAACAAAGTCGGCTCTATCACCAATGTCGCTGCACGTTCACGCGGTATTCAAAATCTTCGCGCACGAATTTGCGAGCTTCGCAACACTGGTGTCAAGATTAAAACTGAGCCATATGTTCGCAAAGACGGCGTCGTCGCTGCAAAATACATTCTTTCTGCATAAAAGCCTTTCGTTAAAGCATAAATTAAAAATAGGTAGCAGTTTGCTACCTATTTTTTTGTCTTGACATATAACACTTATTACGTTAATATTAAACCCACAAATGATATTAATGAAAGGATGCTATTATGGCTGAACAACCTGACGATCAACCAAAAAAGAAGAAAAAACAAAAAAAACAAAAGATGAGCAAAAGCAGTTCTAATACTGTTGCACAGGTATATTTCAATGAGTCTGAACCAGAGTATCCGTTGACATTGCCACTGGAGATGCTTGTCCGTGCAAAAGCCATCTTAGATATGCATAACATCATAATGAAGCCATGGGTCACGCTTATAAGCCTTGGTAAGCACGCTATTGAAGCATGGACAATTGGCGGCGACCCAATCGATAAAAAATATTGGTGGATGGATCAATATATCGAATCTGTATGCAACATGATATGGTGTGACATTAATAGTAAATACTATAAAGAATGGTGTGATACAGGCATTCTATTGGATGTTCCATCATTGAATAAACGATCAAGAGGAAGTCCAGAAAGTGTTGCAGAACATTTTGCCGATGTCGCAGTTAAAGCGTTTATAGAGCCATACAAATAATAAGGTAATACATGACAGATAAAACAAAAATAATGATTATTGGTGCTGGTAATATTGGTATTGCTATTGCATCAATGTTACTACACATCGACGCATATGAAATATCAATATCCGATAAACTTGACGCACTTTCTTCTGTGACGGCATTGAAGCATCTTGGTGTGGCTAAAGTATTACTAGATGCATCAAGCGATGCACAATTAAGAGAAGTGTTGAAATCATATGATTATGTCATAAATGCGGGACCGTATCATTTGGCTTCCACAATAGCAATGGCTGCGATTAAAACAGAGACGCATTATTTCGATTTAACTGAAGATGTATTTCAAACTGATCGTATTAGATCATTTGCTAGCATTGATTTAAAAACTGTATTAGTTCCTCAATGTGGATTGGCACCTGGGTATATTTCTATATTGGCTAACCATGTTGCACAACAATTCGATCAAGTGTGCGACGTTAAAATGAGAGTTGGTGCACTTCCAATAAATCCAACCAATGCATTGAAATATAATACATCGTGGTCTATTGATGGACTAATTAATGAATATTTACATCCATGTAACGCAATAAAAAATGGAAAAATGACAGTAACAGAACCACTTGAAGGATATGAAACATTCGTATTAGACGGCGTTCAGTATGAAGCATTTAATACTAGTGGTGGATTGGGAACTATGTGTGAAACATGGAAAGGCAAAGTCGATTCTATGAGTTATAAAACAGTTCGATATCCAGGTCATAATTATTTGATGAAATTTCTTATTGATGATATGAACATCGAGGAACAACAACTGAAAGATATGATGACCTCCGCAGTTCCATCCACTAGTCAGGATGTTGTGGTGATATTAGTTGAAGTAACTGGTATGAAAAATGGCAAACTTGTAACAAAAAATGAAACCAGAAAAATATATGGAAATCACGGATGGAGTGGTATACAACTAGCAACAGCATCTGGTGTATGCACAGTGGTAGAAATACATCGTCAGAATCTTATCCAAACAAGCGAGGGCGGATTTATTAAACAAGAAGATATAAATTATGACGATTTCGTAACAATAAATCGAGCATATTTCAATAATGTCTACAACACTATTTGAAAATATATAATTTTTTTATAAAAACCGGTCTAAATGAATAAATACTATTAATAAACATCTTTTAATAGGATTAGATCGATGAGTCGCCCAAAACCAATTATATTATTCGAATTTACCGATAAAGATTATAAAACAGAAGAAATACTAAAAGGCGAATCAGTCTTTGCGGTATGTTTTGACAATCAGCCGATAAATTTAAGATCGCGAAATAAAATGAAATACGATCCAATCCTTGGGCGTGAATATCCTGGACCAAAGTATAAGAAAACTTCTTTTACTAATCCTGGGCATGCCTTCAATTTGGCTGAACGATTGAATACTCTATTTAAAACAGATAAATTTAAAGTTCATAAAATGGAAATGGGTCCAACTGTAAGTGAAAATGATATATGATTCCATTCCCCGATAAAAAATATAAAGCAATATTAGCCGATCCACCATGGTCGTTTAAAAACTTCTCCAAAAAAGGCGAAAGCAGAAACGTCAACAAACACTATGATGTTATGAAATTGGCGGATATTAAAGCATTGCCAGTTGGAGAACTTGCCGATAAAAACAGCGTTCTTTTTATGTGGGCTACTGGCCCACTATTAGATAAAGCGTTTGATGTTATTAATGCATGGGGATTTACATATAAAACATTAGCGTTCACATGGATCAAACAGAATAAAAAATCAGCCGGATTATTTATGGGTGGCGGTTATTGGACTAGAAGCAATGCAGAAATTTGTTTACTAGCCACAAAGGGAAAACCATCCCGTGTGAATGCCGATGTCATGCAGCCAATCATATCACCACGAAGAGAACATAGTCGCAAGCCTGATGAAATACACGAACGTATAGAACGTTTGGTAAGTGGGCCATACATAGAGTTGTTTGCACGAACAGAATCAAGAACGTGGGACACTTGGGGTAATGATACTGAACATTTTGGCACAGAAAGCACATATAACGAAATATTCACCAAATAATGATATTATACAAAAATATAATAAAAATTTAATTGTAATATAATTTTAGTATACTTAAATAAATACTGTAGTTGTTTTATTTACTATATGGAGATTTTAATGAACACAGTTGTTATATATCATGCAAGATGCACTGATGGCGCAGGAGCAATGTGGTCTGCGTGGAAACATTTTCAAGATGATGCCATTTATATTCCAGTAGGAAAAAATAATGATCGCCGAAAATATGCATTGACCAAATGTCTCCAAGCAAAGCGAGTATATATGCTTGATGTTATGTTGGATATGGATGATATAGAATCATTATTAATTAATAATATTGATGTATTTTTGTTAGATCATCACATTAGCAATATAGTTGCATTAAAAAAAGCAAAACTTAAAAGAAAATATCCAGTTTTTCTACATGAACATAATGACATAGAACGCAGCGGTGCTGGTATAGCATGGGATCACTTCAATGATGGTCCACGACCAATCATTATTAATTATGTTGAAGATTTTGATTTATGTCATTGGTCTATGCCCAATAGTGAAAATATTGATGTATATTTGAGTCAATTTAATTGGTCTGATAATGAAACAATAATAAAAATATTTAATGAGTTGGAAAGCATCAATCCTGGAAAAATGGCAGCATTAGGAAAACCGTTAGTAGATTACAAAAACCAGTTGATGGTAAAAAATATAGCACATATTGCTAGAGCCAAGATACGCATTGACATGCCAACTGAAACTAGTCACGTTGCCACGACATATGATATTCCTATATTAAATGCTAATCAATTTATAAATGAGACGGGCGAGTTCATGGCACAGGGTGAATCATTTTCAATAATATGGCAAATGACTAATGATAGCAAAATAATTCTTAATTTAAGAAGTGATGAAAATGGTGAAGATGTTAGCATTATTGCAGCACAGTTGGGAGTAAAAGGTGGCGGTGGGCATAAGAATGCATCTGGGGTACGATTTGAAACCATACAAGACATGTTAGAAATTATCACAATATATTAAAAATAATAATCGATGACATGGAAAAAATGTTAAGTGTTATAAAATTGACTTTATGAACACATTTTAGTATACTTAAATTAATAAATTTAATATATGGAGAAATTAATGGATATAGTTGTTATATATCATGCAAGATGCACAGATGGCGCGGGGGCAATGTGGTCCGCATGGAAACATTTTCAAGATGATGCCATTTATATTCCAATAGGAAAAAATAGTAAAAAACAAAAATCCGTATTAAATAAATGTCACAAAGCAAAGCGAGTATATATGCTTGATGGTATGTTGGATATGGTCGACGTAGAATCATTGTTAATGAATGATATTGAGGTGTTTCTATTAGATCACCACATCAGCAATATCACCGCGTTAAGTGATGCAAAACTTCAAGAAAAATATCCAGATTTATTACACGATCACAATGATATTGAACGTAGTGGTGCTGGTATCGCGTGGGATTACTTCAACGAAGGTCCACGACCAAGCATTATTAATTATGTAGAAGATTTTGATTTGTGGCATTGGGCCATGCCCGAGGGTGAAAGCATCCATGTTTATCTGAGCCAATTCAATTGGTCAAGCAATGAAGAAATTATTGGATTGTTTAACACTTGGGAAAACGTTAGTCCAGGTCATTTGGCTGCAATGGGAAAACCACTTGTTGATTATAAAAATCAATTGATGGGGAGAAATTTATCACATATCGCAAGGGCCAAAGTATATGTTGTATTGCCAACAGAATTTAGTCGCATAGCGATGACATATGATGTTCCTATTCTAAATGCCAATCAATTTATAAGTGAAACAGGTAATGTCATGGCACAAGGCGAACCATTTGCGGTAATTTGGCAAGTAATGAACGACTGCAAAATTAGGCTTAGTTTGAGAAGTGATGATAACGGTGAAGATGTTAGCATCATAGCAACACACTTGGGCATAAAAGGCGGTGGACACAAGCACGCCGCTGGATTGCGTTTTGATTCTATGCAAGATATGTTAGAAGTTATCACGATGTATGAAAAATAATATATGAATGTACGACAAGACGTATTTGACGCGGTTCAATCACAAATAGACCTCGATATAGATTTTAAAAAACTATGCGCGGAAATATATTTCCATCCTGGTGGAGATACATTACGTCTTAGTTTTAAAGGATTGGTTTTTTTATCTGATTATTTACCATCCAATAAAGTTGATGTATTGATAGAAAATCAAAATAGAAAAACTATGCCATCAAAGCATTATGTGTTTTTAACACGATATAATAAAATGCCATATTACATAGGCGGAAAATATATTACATTTTTTGATGAAGACGCGGCGTTTTTATTTAAAATGTGCGATGGCGACATAGAAAACGTAAAAGAAGTAACTAAATGAAACTAAATGAAATATAAATTTGACAGCAACAATTCTCCTAGTGTATGCTACATAGATAAAGAGTATACAAAAATAAAAACAAGGAGTTAATTATAATGCGTCCTACCGATGTAGTAATAGGATTGAATAGACTGAATAAAGTACAATTACCAGCAATGCTTTGGGGTAGCCCAGGTATTGGTAAATCTTCAGTTATTCATCAAATGGGAAAAAATAACAATCGGAAAATATATGATATACGATTGGCACTGTTAGACCCAACCGATTTGCGGGGTATACCATTTTATAACCCTAAGACAAATAGTGCACAATGGGCACAATCGTCCATTCTTCCAAAAGAAATGCCATTTGGCACAATTATCGGTCAACAAGAATATACAGATACCGACAATGTAGTTGAAGTTAGAGCAACACTTGTAATGGGTGCCGATGGTCAGCCATATCTTGAATTACCAGATCACATTAAAGAAGAAATTGTTCGCGATCAAAACGCAATATTATTTCTCGACGAAATTAACACAGCGCCACCAGTTATTCAAGCCGCATCATATCAATTAGTACTTGATCGAAAAATCGGCGAATATTTCTTACCAGATGGTGTTAGTATTATTGCCGCTGGTAACAATGAAGGTGATAAAGCCGTTACCTTTAAAATGCCAACGCCATTAATGAATCGATTTGTTCATATTGATTTCGAAGTTAAATTTGCTGATTGGCACGAATGGGCAATCACTAATCGTAAAATAGCAGATGACGTTGTTGGATTTCTTAATTTCAGCGAAATGCATTTAAATAAATTCGATCCTAACTCAAAAAGTCGTGGATTTCCAACACCTCGTTCATGGGAATTTGTATCTAAAATTCTTGATCCAAATATACCAGAGGCAGTGTTGCGTGGTCTTATTGGTGGTGCAGTGGGTGATGGTGCAGCAATTGAATTTTTGAAATTCCGTGAAATTCGTCTTAATTTACCCGATCCAGGTGATGTTCTTGATGGAAAGGTAGCCCCACAAGTAAATCCAAGTCTATCAGAATCGTATGCTATGATTGTAGCGTTAAGTTATAAATTAAGTGAACGATTTGAAAAAATGGGAAAAACTCCAGAATTTTTGAAAATGGAAGCAACATACTTAGAGTTTCTTCATGCATCTTACAAACCCGAATACTGTGTTCTAGGTGTTCGTGATACACTAAAAGCGTTCAAACTTCCAATGGTACAAGCGCCAAACTGGAAAACCTTTGCGAAGAGTTATACCCGCTTCGTAATGGCAGCCTAAGTGTTTGATAATAAAGGATATTTTTTAGCCGCATTCATTTGACGTTGATGTATTAATATCCTTAAAGGGGATGGTTGTTTATTCAATCATCCCTTTTTCAATATAAGATATAGTCCATTTTTTATGAGTATAACAACCTCTACCACCTCTTGCGATAGCCGCCATCCTTCCTTTATTGAGATTATATTTTCGGCAAAATCTAGTGAGATTTATTCTCGTAAAGCGCGTACCTTCGGGACTTATAGCCGTGAACCACTTTGCTTTACTATTTCGCACCGAATCTTTTTTATTCATTCCACCCATTATCAATGGCTTCCCCAATCTATTTGGGCGCGGAACGCCAGCAGCAGCCTTACCGGTTTGCTTTCTACCCGCGCAACTATACGCGGTTGGATTATGATTATATCCATTATCCAACCAAATAAATGGTTTATGTTTGTCAAGATAACGTTGCTCACAATCAATCAATATCTGTTTCGCTACATCTGGATGTACATCATCAATATCGCACTCTTCTAATATTTCCCAAATAAACCCACTAGAGCCATATTTTCGCAGAGCATTGACAAATGGCATATGAGCATGCTCTGTTCTTTTTATTGAATATTCATGACCAGCCCAACGGTTGCGAATGTCCTTTCCGCTACCGATATATATTTTTCCATTAGTTTTATTAGTTATTATATAGACACCAGCAATACCAGATGGTATAGATGTTGTTATGGTCGTGTGTTTGAATCTAAATTTTTTCATGACATGTTACCTATAAATAGAGTATGGGTGCGTATTGGTCTATTACCTAGCCAATCAGTTATATAAGTGTCCGCTTATATGACTCGCCCTTTCTTTATATTATTTATCATATATTGTATAAATAATACTATGAGAGCAAAAGAATTTATATTAGAATACGCCATAGGCAACAAAACTGATTTCACACAGATAAGTGCGCCATGTGATGCGTGTCACGGAACTGGCAACACTGATACCGGTGGGGGGAGTGAAACCTGCCAAGCATGCAAAGGCGTGGGCACACAAGATAAAACAGATAACACTGGATATGCGATGGATAAAGACCATCAATCATTACAAGGCACCTATGCGGGTGGAGGATTTTAAATGAGAGCACATGAATTTATAGTAGAAGAAGATGATGATTTAGACGAAGGAAATGCCGAAAATGCCAAAGCACTGGTTGGCTCCGGTAAAGCAGATTCTAATGGTAAAAAAACAAATTCAGATTCCGCAGATCATAAAGCAGTTCGAACTCCTGGAACTGGTCCTGAATCAAGAACAAAATCCAACAATGGAGCACCTCCCGGTGCAAATCCCGGTTTTACCGGTGGTTAATATATTGACATCAATATAACATATACGATACACTACATATAATAAAAATAAACAATATGGAGTAGATATATGCCCGTTCGCGATCAAGAAGCACTCGATTTATTAACCACTGCTAGAATATCATTACTGATTAAGCAGCCATTTTTTGGCATCTTAGGAATGAATTTAGAATTAGTTGAAGCAAGTGTCAAAGAAGCAGAAAAGATGACTACTGCCGCCGTTGATGGTAGACATCTATGGTATAATCCAGAATTTATAAAATCGTTAACTGAAGGAGAAATAAAATTTCTTGTTGGTCATGAAATAATGCATTGTGTTTTTAAGCATATACGAAGAAGATTTGATCGCGATCCCAAAATATATAACATGGCAGCAGATTATGTCATCAATGCGTTATTGATCAATGAAGGGTTCACTAAACCTAAAATTGGACTATATAATGAAAAGTATCTTAATTGGTTTGCTGAAGATGTATATGATGAATTAGTAGAAACTGGTGCTGAACCTAGCCCCACATTAGATCATCATCCAGGCGACCCCGGTTATCCCGGCGAGGAAGGCGAAGATGGTGAGGGAAGGTCTGATGAAGAGCAACAACGAATAGAAGATGATTGGACTGATAATCTTATTAAAGCGTCTTTGGCAGCAGGCGATGTTCCATTAGGCATACAACGATTGATCAAAGACCTTATTGATCCAAGAATGGATTGGCGTCAATTGCTTCAAATGCATCTACAAAGTTGCATTAGAACCGATTACACATGGATGCGCCCAAATAAAAGAACCTTTGGTATGGGTATAACTATGCCATCTATGGATATGGATGACATGGTGGAAATATGTGTTGCAATTGATACATCTGGTTCTGTGTCTCAAACTATGTTACAAGATTTCTTATCTGAAATCAAAGGCATTATGGATACTTTCAGTGGATATAAAATACACATCGCTTGTTTTGATACAGAAATTCATAATCCTGCAACGTTCGACACCGAAGATGATTTGATGTCATATGAATTAGCGGGTGGTGGTGGAACTGATTTCATGGCATATTGGAATTTTGCGATAGAACAAGATTGGATTGGCGATGTTCGTAAATTATTATTTTTCACCGATGGAATGCCTAATGGTGATTGGGGAATTGATAATGTTGTAGATACATTATGGATTGTTCACGGTAGCACCAACGAAGGACCATTTGGTCATACTGCATTTTACGACGATCATAAAAAGGAGCAAGTGTAATGAGAGCTACAATAGACGACTTGAGATATAAAAATGCTGCTGCCAGAAACAGAAATGAGTTAATGAATATGATAAAATGGCGACCTAAAAAAGTAGAACTACCTACACCTACGCCTACACGAAAATTTAAATTTTTATTAGATAACAGTCTAATGATAAGTGCTATATTTGCATGCGTTGGCATTGTGATGATGTTTGGTGCTATTTTATATACTGCGCAAAAAAATACAGAACAACTAACTGCAATAGAACAATATATTATAAAAAACGACAGATAAATGGGAAAACGCATATCAGATAACACGTGGAGATATTTAAAGAAAAATACTCCTGATATTATTGATGGTTTACCAATAGTAACTATCAAACTTGATAGGCATAATATATTTCCAAATCACTTTTTGTTAAAATATAAACATAAATCAAAAACTAATTCCGAACGTTATGGTGTTGAATTAGGGCCAGCGATAGATTGGTTGGATGAAAATACCAATGACGAATATTATGTAGAAATGGGTGATGACGAAGATAGATTAAAAAATATAATAATATATTTTCACGAAGAAAGCGATGCTATGGCATTTAAATTAGTTCTAGGAGAAAAAACTTGACATAATACATGCGTTGTTGTATTATGTATAAATAGAAATGAAACTAGATGCAAATCAGTTTCATTATGGATTCGAAAGGGTCACAAAATTATAATCTTTAACCCATTTAACGTGAGGTGATAAAATGAGCAAATCAACTAAATCCACTTTCGTGCAAGAGCGCACAGATAAGTATTTCACAAAAACTAAAAATATTGTAGATATGTTTGGCGATAAAATCGTTACATATGCAGTATTTCAACGTCGTGCAGTTATAGCAGCAACCAAGCTAGCGGTAGAACTGATCAAAGAACATTGTCCAGAGGCTACCGTGGTAGTTCATTACGAAGATGGCACGCTTGTTCCACCACAATCCAAAATTATGTCTATCACTGTATCAATGAGTAAATTTGTTGAACTTGAAACATTGTGCCTACAGCGTGTTGGATTTACCCAAGTATGCGCCTACAATGCTTATAAGATGAGTATGGCACTTCCACACGTTCCATTCATGGATATGCACGGGCGACACGGGACAGGCGACGATATGATGATTGCTGCCGCTTACGGTGCTTCCGTTGGATCGCGAACTGCGCGGATGCAGGGCGCTAAAGGTTTTGTTGGTACTTCCAACGATCTTACCGCACACTACTTCCCTATCAAACAAGGTATCGGAACTATGCCACACGCTGCTGTTGGTTACGCTGGAAGTAACATGAGGGCGATGGAAATGTTTGTTGAAGCCAATCCTGATGACAAAAACCTTGTTTCATTGGTTGATTACTTCGGAAAAGAAACAACCGAAGCACTTGAAGTATCCAAATGGTTTTATGATAAAGAATTGGATAAAAAAGGTAAAACTTTGGGTATGCGCCTTGATACACACGGTGGTCGTTTTGCCGAGGGTCTTGATTATGAAAAATCAGTTGAGATTGTATGTAACTGGCTTAAAGTAAATCCTACCGATGAATACGCTGCTGTGCGTAAGGTTATTGGTGATGCGGTATTCGATGCTGCGGCTGATGACTATATCGACAAGGTTCGTAAAATTTTGTTTGGAACTGGTGTAAGTGCGGCAAACATTATCAATATGCGCGAACAGTTGAATAACAAAAAGTTTAACAATGTCGCAATTGTTGCAAGTTCTGGCTTTGATTTGTTCAAGTGTACCATTATGGCACAAGTGAACGCACCAATCACCATGGTCGGAACCGGCTCATTCTTGCCTAAAACCCTAAGTGAAACATATGCAACTGCTGATATCGTTCAATATGGCGATACCCCTTCCGTTAAGGTTGGACGCGAATGGTTGCTGGATTAACGGAGTAGTAACATGAATAAATTAGGATGGCTTTTTAAAACGGTATTTGACGCTAATCGCGAACGATCCCTTAATACGATAGAAAGACGTATGGGAAAACTTAGCGAAGAACACGGTGAGTTATGGGAAGCATATCTTAATGTAACTAGCGCCAACAATGGCAAAAATAAAACATGGCATGATGTGCGCGAAGAAGCCATCGATTCAGTCATTGTTGCGCTAGATGTTATGGCTACACGTTTGCCCATTGATGAGGGTAAAACTGACGAAGAAATTGAAGAAGAAATCGTTGAAGTTGTTAACGTAAAAATGGAAAAATGGAAAAAGACTAAAACTTGTAAGACTGATGCGGTATCAGAGGATGCTACAGATGCCAATTGAAAAATATGAATTGCGTGATGGTGAAGAATACATTGATGAATATATCAATGAAGAAGGAAAGCACGTAACCATCGTTAAAGAATCGAGTGGTAATATAATTCATGGATGGGTTATGGACATCGATCCAGCAGATTATGCACTTATTGAGAAAGCCGCAGCACTGGAAGGTGTGGATATACAAGATTTTATTGACAGCGCTATAAAATCTGCTATACTGTTAGCAATAGACGAAGTTAATATGAAATCAGCAATAGAGGATATATCAGACTAATGGAAGATTTTAAAGAATATACTGAAGAACAATGCTACAAAGACGAGCGCCCCGATAACGATACACGTGTTACATATTTTAAACACAAGGGCGACAAAAAAGCATATTCAGTAACGGTAGCCGATGTTACATTGCAATTATCCGAAGAAATAGAACGTCAGGATCGTGGCACATTTAAAGAGTTCGCTGCGTTATTGCTGAATAAACATCTAACAGAAGAACGAGAAATTGAAGGAGTTAAAAGTTTCTTTGATGAAATTTCAGACTAATCGATAAGGAAGGAATACAAAAATGATTAAACGATTCATACATATGCTTTGCCGGTGGTTTAAAATTCACGCTTATGATTTTCCGATGGCTGGAAATACTGCAACTATGATTCTTTATAATCCCGAGAGAAAAGAGGTATTGTTGGGGTTGAGAAGTGAAGATTCTGATGCATTTCCAAATCGTTGGTCACTTCCCGGTGGATATCTTAATGTTGGTACGGAACGCATGACGAGAGTTGCATCACGTGAAACAAAAGAAGAAGTTAATCTTGATATCGATGAATGGCGGTGGAATATATTTTATCTTGATGATGAAATCGGAACCGACCCACGATATACACAAGTCATTAATATTTGTTATGATGCAATTGTGAGCGAGGCTCATGAATATGATAACCCTGTAGCGGGAGATGACCTACGAGACGTTGAATGGTATTCAATTGAAAATGCTTTAAAAGTTGATCTACCATTTAATCACAATACTATTTTACGAGAGTTTGTTCAACAACTCTAAAAAATAAAACCAATGCAATAATGCATTAGGTATTACATAAACTTCAATCCCAAGGAGGGTTAGAAATGACAAAACCAAAAAACACAATACTTGAAATTAGTCGACAAGATCAAATGGGCGCACTATCGCCGTGGTTTGATAAACATCTTGATATTTGTATTGATGATGGATATTTCGGCAGTGAAAAACTTCTAACAGATATAGGCAATCATATCATCGAAGATTTGATAGCATATCGCATACAAACCGGTATTAGCACAGTCATTCTTGGTATGAGTGGTGGCGTCGATAGCGCATTAACCGCCGCATTATTTAAAAGAGCAGGGTGGAAAGTGATTGGGGTTACAATGCCCATACATCAAGACCCTGAAGAAACAACACGTGGCGTTGATGCATGTGAAGCACTAGGCATCGAACATAAACATATCGATTTAACCTCGCTGTATAACGATGCCACTACTTCATTGGGTGATTTGGATGGTTTATTAGACGATGCGAACGAAACAAATAAAGCAGTTCTTATTCGCCGTGGCAACGTTAAAGCACGGTTGCGTATGATTACATTATACAACCTTGCTGCAATGCATGGTGGTTTGGTTGCAAGCACTGATAACTATTCCGAACTAGCCGCTGGCTTCTGGACATTGCATGGCGACGTGGGTGATTTAAGCCCCATACAAAGCCTTACTAAGTCTTGGGAAGTGCCAATGCTTGCAAAACTATTCGGCGTTCCTGAAGAAACGTGGCGTGCAAAACCAACCGATGGATTGGGGGTTGATGCTGGTGATGAAGCACAATTCGGATTCACTTATCTTGAACTCGACCTTATGCTGTTAGCGATTGGTGATTTTTCTGCTGATGGATATAAAGACGATGAAATGCAAGAATTGGGTGGTGTCAATCGTGAAAATTTATTCAAAGTTATGGACGGTGATATCGATAAAGATGGACGCGCCACAACCGTGTTTAATAAATTATTGGATAGAATGGGAAGTTCGTGGTTTAAGCGTCACGGAACTGTTAATATAAAGCACCCATATGATAGCAGCCGTTATAATAGATTGGAACGCGTCGATTATGATCAATTTGTTCCACAAGTTATAAAAAGGAGCAACTGATATGTCCCAATGGAAAAATATTAAATGTATCGAAAGTGCCGAAGGTAATGTAAGCAAGTTCGTATACACAAATGATACCGCAGTAGCAGAATCAGTTTTATACAAATATCCTGATTACAAATCACGGACAGTTATTTGTTGCTCAACAATGAGTGGATGTCCAGTTGGATGCCGCTTCTGTGGTGCTGGCGACTATTTCGTAAAATCACTTTCCGGTGAAGAAATCATTTCACAGGTTAAGTATTCCATCGATCAAACTGGTGTCGATCCTGCTACAATGGGTAGATTGCAAATCATGTTTATGTCTATGGGTGAGCCACTTCTTAATAAGAATGGTCTATCTGAAGCATTGAAGAAATTATATTTCATGTACCCAAATGCTGCATTGCTTATTTCCAGCATTGGACCAGATGTTGATTATGAATGGTTGATGGAACTAAGTGAACGTATCCCCACTATTGGATTACAGTTTTCCGTTCATGAAGCAACCGATGAACGCCGTGACGCACTTATTCCATTCAAGAAAAAATTAACATTGGATGGTATTACGAAAGTTGGCGCTGAATGGAATAAACGAACCGGACGTAAACCGTATTTCAATTACTGTGCGGGTGATGAAAACTCATCTAGTGGCGATGCATTTAAAATGCGCAAACTGTTTGATCCAACCATTTGGAATGCGACAATAAGTGTTATATGTGAGCGAAATGAAGGTCTTCCAGCACGCAACGAACATCAACGCGAGTTGGCTTGTGATTTTTCTAGCAAATTACTTGAACTTGGTTTTGACGTCAGAGTTTTTGATCCAGCCGGTCAAGACGACACTGGCTCAGGCTGTGGTCAATTATGGTTTGTTCAGCGATGGATGGTAGACAATCCAGAGAAATCTAAACCAAGCATAGGTCATGGCATGGATAAAATACACGTGCCTACATTGGAGGTGGCATCATGAGCATACACAGAGTAGGGCTATCAGTAATGCGTGCACAACCATTTCACAAAGGGCATGAAGCAATCATTAACACGATGATATCTGAATGCGAAACTGTGGTTGTGTGTTTAGGTAGTGCGCAAAAATCAAGAGAAAAACATGATCCATGGACAATTGAAGAACGCATCGATATGATTCAACGTGTATATGGTGCATATAACAATAAAGGTGAATTTCTTGGTAGTAGAGTTAAAATCATTCCGTTGACTGATATTGGGGCTGCTACTCCACAAAAGTGGGTTAGTTATATTGTTGAAAAGATTGAGAAACTCGGTCTTCCTGAACCGACTGATTATTTTACTGGTTCAGAGTTTGACGCTGCATGGTTTAGAGATCATTTTGCCGCCGATTGGCGTGCATTAGAAGGACATTATTATAATCAATCTAAAGAGAAAGTAAATGGACAACCATCTGTTGAAGGCAATTCATATGAACGATATGTGGGTGAAAATGGAATATTTAGACGTTTACATAACATCCAACGACAAGAAAACAGAATTCCATCTGCTACGGAATTGCGTGGATTTATGGAATTGCGGTTGAATGATTGGAAAGAATGGATTGCAACTGTAAATCATGAAACACTTGATGAAACATATCCAGACGAATTTAAAGTTCCAATGGATAACGAATAGAGTTGACAATCTCTTAAAAATGTTATAATATAAACATAGCGTTACCATTAAGGAATGCTAATCATACTACCAATTGGAGGAGTATAAAATGAGAAAATTTGAACAAGGAAATTTTAAACTTGCAGTAATCGTAGACGCACAAGAGGATTTTGTGTTGTCGACAGGTGCATTGCCCGTTCCGGGTGCAGAGGCATTGATTCCAGATATGGAAGAATACCTTAAAAATATAACATTGGAAAATGGATATGTAGGTGCGCTGTTTACCGCAGACACGCATAATGAAAAAGATTATCCTGAATCCAAAGAAGCCAAAGGCGATCCTGATGCCGTTGAACCAATTCCAGGTTTTCCACCACATTGCATGCAAGGAACTGATGGTTTTAAATTTGCCATTAACCCTGCTAACGTAGCAATGGATAATAATGTTGGGCGTTTTATTCTCAACAAAGGCGTATTTAATATGTGGGAAGAAGATAACATCGTTGTTCGACCTTTGGTGTTGGATGGTGAGCCGGTTTCTTATGGCGGTGCACAAGACCGAAATGAATTCTTCGAAACACTAAAATCAAATGGAATCGAAGACGTTGAAATCGTTGGATTTGCTGCTGATTACTGTGTTATGTGGGCAATTGCTGGATTTGTTGCACGCGGATTCAATGTTACACTTTATGATAATCTTACTGCTGGTATCGCAAAAGATATTCATGCAGTGGTGGAAACAGAATTTTCTAAAGAGAACGTACAAGTTCTTTAAAGAAAATATTGAAACAGTGGAGGGAATTATACCCCTCCACTGCTCATGTCTAATATAAAGGATATAATGATGCGATATTATCATAGCAATATATATAAAAGCAAAAATTGGTTGGAAACAGATGCGACTGATCCAAAAAAAGTAATAGAAGATTATTACTATGATCGTTGTGAAGTTCCAGATGCTGATGTGTGCGGCGATGCTACCGTCCATTTCGTTTTTTTTATTAATGGTGTAAACGTATATTATGTGTTATCATATTCATGGTATATTGATTACGAACCAGAATGGTGCATAAATAATGATCATTATGTTGAAGAAGTAAGTGAACCAACATACAAATTTCCTGGCGATAGGGATTGGATCAATGTTTGATATTTTACATATTCAAAAATGGGTATATCATATTGCGTTGAGACTTTATGGATGGAAATCCATTGATACTGCGCCAACAGACGGAACCAGTGTTATAATTCTCGAAAATATGCAATTAGAATATTGGAATGTTTTCGAAGCGCAATATATTAATGAAGAGCCATTACCTGGATGGAGAGGGGTATATGTAGCAAAATATGTTGGCGCAGATGAAACTAAACCACATTATGTATCAAAAACTCTCGTCACAATTCCTGAATATTGGAAACCGATGCCAAAATCACCACGGTTTTATAAATTATGGTGTTTCGCATGCAATGATATTCAAGTAAAAATAGAGGAAGAAGAAGAAAAATGCCAACATACTTAGAAGCAATAAACACAGATAATTTTATTTTAACAGGAAATAGAAGAACTATATTTTTAGCTGGTGGCATCACTGGATGCGTAGATTGGCAAAAAGTATCTAAAGATGCACTAATGGCATCAAACAAATATAAAATAATTTGCAATCCACGCCGTGCAGATTTTGACGTAACTGATCCAACTGCATCTGAAAAACAAATTAAATGGGAAGCTGATCATTTAAAAATATGCACAGATATATTGTTTTGGTTTTCTAGTGAAACCATCCAACCAATTGCATTATTTGAATTGGGGAAATACCTCAATGAAAAAGATAATATTTTTGTTGGCTGCGATCCAGATTATTCAAGAAAATTTGATGTTATTACACAGGTTGGTATATATAGACCAGACATCAAAGTGTGGGATAATTTAGATGATATGATGGAACATATTGTTTCATCATGAAAAATAAACACACTCCATTATATGATCCAGAAATAGCCAAAAAAATAACTGAAATTGGTAGACGTATTTTATATGAAATGAAAAAGGAAATGAAAAAAATGGAATCATTATTTGATGTAAATGGTCTAATGTTTTGGACGCAGCGCGAAATACGATTGCGCGAATCGTTTGCAAAACATTTTTCAGAAGAACTACACAATGCATTATTATATGAAAATAGAGCATGGGAATTTATTCAATTTGAAGGACCGCAACTAACCCCACGTTCAGCCATTAATCCCAACTATACAAATGATGATATATGGGTTCAACAAAACCATAGTAATATGAAAATAGGTGAACCATTTCCTGAAATTAGTAGCGATTTAGTTCTTCGACCCGAAACAACGCCTTCATCATACGTATATGCTAGACATTTGTTAGACACCCATAGTGGAATTAAGCCACCATTTGTCATATGGCAAACTGGTAAAAGTTTTAGACGCGAACAAGATCAGGTGATAAAAAATATGCGCCTAAAAGAATTCTATCAACAAGAATTTCAATGCATATATACCGCTGATACAAAAAATGATTACCAAGAAGCCGTATTAGAGCCAGTTAGAAAAATGATTGGTGAAATGGTAAACCTACCAACACGATTGGTGGAAAGCGATAGATTGCCTTCTTATAGCAAACGTACAATGGATGTGGAAGTTTGGATATCTGATAACATTAACGAGCCAGGATTCATATCTGACACTGGAAGATGGATGGAAGTTTGTTCGATATCTAAACGAACTGATTTTCCTGGTACAGTGAAATTCCAAACCAAAAATAAAATAGTCGAAAAAGATTTAGAAGTGCTTGAGGTCGCAATCGGATTAGACAGAATAAATTATTGCTTTGAACAAGGAAATATAAAATAATATAAGTATTCCATTTATATTGACAATGATGCGATATATCTATAATATTAAAATACAAAAAATAAAATAATAACAAAGGAGAAATAAATTGGATCAAGAACAAATGAATTTAATACCAATGGTAGTGGAAACTACAGCAAAAGGCGAACGAGCCTATGATATATTTTCGAGAATGTTGCGTGAAAGAATTATCTTTCTTAATGGACCTGTGAATGATACCGTAGCCAGTTTGGTTGTGGCACAAATGTTATTTTTGGAATCAGAAAATCCATCAAAAGATATTTCTTTTTACATCAATAGCCCCGGTGGCGTAGTTACTGCGGGTATGGCAATTTATGACACTATGCAATATATTCGCCCTAATGTATCCACTGTTTGTATTGGTCAAGCAGCATCCATGGGATCGTTGTTATTGGCGGCTGGTGCAGAAGGTAAGCGTTTCGCACTACCTAATGCAAGAATTATGATTCACCAACCATCAGGCGGCGCACAAGGACAGGCATCTGATATTGAAATTCAAGCAAAAGAAATCATTCGCATAAAGAAAGATTTGACACAAATTTACGTTGATCACGGCGTTAAAGAAAAATCATATGAAGATTTTCTTGCAGCAATGGATCGTGATAATTTTCTATCTGCCACTGAAGCAGTTGAAGAATGGGGTATAATTGATGCGGTGGTTGATTCAAGACCGCCAGTTGAAGAAAACGATTAATATTTATGGAAGGAGTGATTTGCGTTGCTCCTTCCATTCACTCTCCCATATAACTATTAACTTATAACCCATAGATTTTATTTTATTTTCACGTTGTGTAGTTTTTTCATATAATTCACCATAAGTCGTTTTCGTTATTGGATGAACATCTATCATATCAAATTTATTGGGATTCCCATGCCAAAAATCACCATGATATTCATATACAGTGTTGCTTTTTAAATCATAACCATCAACTATAACAATATTATCATCGATTTTGATTTGCACCTGACGATGATTCACGTCATTCGGCAAACCAATATAATCCAACCAAGCAGTTTCTTGATTAGACAATCTTTTAGAACATGACGGACATCCAGAACCGGCGCATAAATGTGAACTTGGTGTTTGAAAAAATGCACCATGCCTTGGGCATATAATTTTAATTTTTTCATGTGAATTTTTATATATCATATAACTATAATCATATTTGTCACTATGTATTATATTGGATTCTGTTATAAATATTTTATCTGTTTTTTTAAATAGTGTATTCATTTTCTCATTGACGCATATGCGACATCCATATCCTTGAAGATGGTTAGCCGGACTAATTTTAAAATTACCATGTTTGCTACAAGTCACAATAACTTTTTTATGCGATGTTTTATATTTTGTAAATTTATAATTGTATATATTATTATGTTTTTCATTGGCTTCTGATACAAAAGAACTATTTGTTTTTCTACAAGATATTCTTCTTTTATTATCAGCACATGTAGGACATTCTTGTCCTTGTGTATGATTACTCGGCGTCATAACAAATTTGTCGTGATTGCTGCACAATATTATTATATTATGCTTATTATTGATATAGTCAACTAACGAATAATCATATTTATTGCCATGTATTTTTATGGCATTCATTATAAATTCATTAGTTGTTAATTTTCTTGTCATTTCATTAACTCCTGTTTATAAATATATATGAGGGACAACAGGCAAAACTTCTGTGCCTGCGATATTAATATGTGGAGTATTAATATCTTACCTCTAATGCTATTTATCTTTAAATTTCATTGACATTTCCTTATTTTCTGTTATAATACATCAAATAATAACAAAGGAGGACATATAATGTCATTTATCAAATGGACAGATATTGAAAATTTTCATAATGTAAGAAAAGCTGCTGTAAAATATTACAGCATTTCAGAACCAATCACATATCGTGGAAAAATAAAACTCCATGGAACAAATGCAGGCATTATCATTAAACCCAATGGTGATATATTTGCACAATCGAGAAGTGGTATCATCGGAACCGGTAACGATAATGCAGGGTTTGCCCAATACATAGAAAACACCAAAGATTATTGGTCTACATTAGCTACCACTGAACAAATCACGATATTTTGCGAGTGGTTTGGTAAAGGCATTCAAAAAGGCGTTGCTGCTTCGCAGATTGTTTCCAAACATGTTGCTATTTTTTCGATTCAAATCGGCGAATATGACGAAGATGGCAATGCCGATATGATTATTGAGCCATCAGAAATCGAAAAATATATTGCAGTTGATAGTAAACCCGATAATGTTCATATTCTTCCTTGGTATGGTGAAAAGATTATCATCGATTATACAGATACTACATCGTTGGAAGTCATAGTTGAGAAACTTAACAAAGAAGTGGAAACGGTAGAAGCATGCGATCCTTGGATCAAAGACGTGTTTGGTATTAGCGGAACCGGGGAAGGTTTGGTTTATTATCCAATCAGTTTTTCTAAAAATGGTGTAATCAATCGCTGGCATTTAAGCCGTTATTTGATGAAATGCAAAGGCGAGAAGCACAAAGTTCAGAAGGATAGAAAGGCGGTTATTCTCGATCCTGAAATAGTTGCTTCCTCGAATGCGTTTGTTGAAAAGTTTGTCACAGAATCCCGATTGGAACAAGGCGCAACGGAAGTCAATCGCGGTGTTCTTGATTTTGATACAAAACTTATTGGACCATTTTTGAAATGGTTCAATGGTGATGTTAATAAAGAATGCACCGATGAACTTGAAGCTTCTGGACTTGAATGGAAACAAGTTGCCAAGGGTGTTAGCACTGCTGCACGCAATTGGTATATTGAAAAGTCGAAGGAACTTTAATGACTGAAAAGAACATAACAATCATGAACATCAAACCGAATATTTTTGCTGTTCATGATTCTCATTGTTGCCCCGAACATGGTTGCAAGTATGGCGATCCTGATTGCCCTGTTATGGATGGGTTAGCGTCGGGAGTTACATGTGAAGATTGCGATGACGAACAACAAGATTTGCTAAGAGAGCAATTAAGAATAGTCAATTTAGAAAATGAGCCTCGTGCTCGATATGAAGAAAAAGAAACTAAAAAACTTGGTGATGTTATTGGGTATGGTCGAATGATGCAACTAGCAGAACAACTGTGGCGTAAAAAACTTGAAGAAGATGATATGGGGGGTGGCGAGTTTGTATCTGGACCATGCAAAGCATTGACTGTCCCATGTGGATGTAAATCAGGATGTGATTGGTGCGAGGGTGCTGAATGGTTAACTAAAAAAGTTAAAGATATCAAAAATGAAATGACGAGGGTTTAAATGACTAAAAATACTGAAATTCGTGCGGTAATAGATGAACGTTATCTATTCGAGTTACAAAAAAAATTAGACATACCAAATATAACCAATTTGGTTAAAGTGGCATTTACTATATTAGATTGGGCTGCGGGTGAAGCAATAAATGGACGAAAAATCATGTCTGCCGATATTGATGGCTATGATGCTAAAATATTGAAAATTCGTGAACTTGACGAAATTAATAACACATACGATTCTACTGAAAAACCAAGAAATGACGTTCCATGAATTTTTCACGGTTGTGTTCAGAATATCTTGACAGACAGCCCACACAAAACCAAAAAACAGATAAATTAGACCAATACTTTCGAAATCATCCTATTAAATTTTGCTGTGGTATTATTGCTCTTTTGGCAATAGAAACGTTTTGCTTGTTTTATTTTGGAGGTGTGGTATAATACACTAACTTATAACTGTAGAAAGTAAATAAAATGGAAAACCTAAATGATTTAAAGTCGTGGCCTTTTGTTGAGGCGCGGCGTCTTGTAGAGCATACACAAGATAAGGAAGTGGTTGTTTTTTCCACTGGATATGGTCCGTCTGGTCCGCCACACATTGGAACCTTTGGTGAAGTTGCACGAACTGTAATGGTTATGAATGCATTTCGACAATTATCCGATAAGCCAATGCGTCTTATTGTATTTTCAGATGATATGGACGCTTTGCGTGCCATTCCAGAAAATGTACCCAATCCAGATAACATGCTTGATGATTTTATCGGCATTCCACTGTCTTGGATTCCTGATCCATATGAAACACATGATAGTTATTCTGCACATAATAATGCAGCACTTTGTGATTTTTTAGATTTACACGGTTATGATTATGAATTTATAATGTCATCGGATTGCTATGAAGGTGGTGTATTTAATGAGACATTGCGATTATTTGCGTCACGAGTTGATGAGATCAGCAACATTATTACGCATGATTATGGTATCAATGGCGGAAATCGTAAGGACACTTATTGTCCATTTCTTCCAATTAACACAATCGAGGGAACAGTTTTCGAGTTGGATGAATGGGAAATTATTGAGGTTGAAAATATGTCAATTGGTTCTTATGGAAATGGCGAGATTGCACCGTCGCCATTTCTTGCATTGCGATATACGAATGCAAGCGGTGGGGTAGGAATGTGCAATATTGATAACGGCAAGGTTAAGCTGCAATGGAAGGCAGATTGGCCTATGCGATGGATTGCTCTAGGCATTGATTATGAAATGCATGGCAAGGATTTAATTGGGTCTGCGCAAGTTGGACAACGTATTTGCAAGTTGCTTGGTAAGAAGGCACCGCTTAACTATATGTATGAACTATTTTTAGATGAAGATGGTGAAAAGATTTCTAAGTCTAAGGGAAATGGATTGTCATTGACCGATTGGATGAGCTATAGCACCCCTGCGTCTGTGGCATATTATATGTTTCAGAACCCACGCAAGTCGCGTAAGTTGCACTTTGGTGTTATTCCGCAAATGACAGACGACTATTTGAAGATGTTGGATAAGTATATCCAAGAGCCAAGCATGGATAATCCAGTTTGGCATATCCATAATGGCGATGTTCCTACGGTTGGTTCACCAGTAATGTTCAGCATGATTCTAAATTTGGTCAGCATTACTGATACCCAAGACCCATATGTATTGATTGAGTTCATTCGGAACTATGCGCATGGCGCTTCGTTCAAGAATCCAATTCTTCGTGATTTGATCAATGGTGCATTGAACTATTACACAACCGAAGTTCTTCCTAAGAAGACATATCGTGCTCCAACTGAAATGGAGCGTGTCGCACTTATTTCTTTACATGGGTCATTGCGTATGGTTCAAGCGCAACATAATGCTATGCTTGAATTCATGAATACAAATATGGTAAAGATGGATGCCATCAATGAAGCAGGTGGCGAGAAGGCTGTATTGGAAGAAGCAATCACTTCGGTAACATATGAAGTAGGCAAGGTTCATTTCGGCGAAGAAAAGGATTCATTGCGAAAGTATTTCAAGAGTGTATATGAAATAATCATGGGTCAATCAAGTGGACCTAGATTGCCAGTATTCATTGTGATGTTGGGCATTGATGAATTTTTGAGAATTTTAAAGGAAAAGATTCAATAAAATGGAAATATTACAATATTTAATAACACGGTGTAATATGGTTGGAAGTCGGGATATATGCCCCGAAACTGCAACCGACAACACCGATCATGATTATTTGATGTTGGCTAATCCGATTGGCGCATTTTTTGTTAGAATTGTATTATATTTGAATAGATATAAAAGACGTCATGGCGGTATAACATATTTCAATCCTATACCTGTCATGACGCAAACTGCTGGATTTCAAGTGTGGAAAAGTATTAAAAATAATATAACAGTAGATGTTTTATTGACTACCGATAAAGGGTTTTATGATAAATTCATGGAAGCACACAATGAAGCAAAACGTTTGAAAATATTAGACAAAGCAGAACGATTGGTATTGTTTCAGAAAATAATATATGACCACGTCATAACAGTAGAAGATATGCAAAAATATTTAGATGCAAAAATACAAAAACGAAATAATAACTGACGTTTTATATTGCCTTTACTTGGATGGTTGAAGTATAATACAAAATCATTAATTAGAGAAATATAATGGCAAAAACAGAGTTAAGACGAAAACATCCATATTTTGGAAAGTTTAAATTCAAAATAAATGTATATAATAAAGATTGGGTTAAAGATTATAAATTGGCATATCCTACTTTTTTAACTGATATTACAGATATAGAAAAAGAACAATACATAAAAGTAAAAGATTATTTAACTAAATATTGGAAAGTCGAAAAAGATTTTAGATGGAATGATAATTGGAATGTGTATTTAAGAGATGCTGATGTATATGATCATGTTCTATCAAGATTTCCGACGTTTTTATCAAAAGTTATTAGACCAGCACCAGGTTATGAGGATTTAGAAGGAAGGGGGGCGCTTAATGAACATATATTATGGTATGGAAAATTTTCATATAAAATATCATTGAGAAATGTCGATAGCACAACAAATCATTTATATAAAAAATGGTGTATGGAAAATTTAGAAAGCGATATAAAATACTCAACCGGTTATAGTGATACAAGTTTTTATTTTATGAATTCATTTGACGCGATGGCATTTAAATTAAGATTTGGTGATTATGTTAAAGATACGTTTATTGCCGATAAAGACGAAGCTGCTATACAATTAAGAAATCGAATGGATCAAGCTATTCAAGAATATAACAACTACATGGAAGGTGAATCATGACAAAACACAATAAAAATGAAATAATTTTAATATCTGGAAATAGCAACAGACCACTATCCGAAGAAATATCGGATATACTTGATATCCCATTATCAAAAGTTGAAATATCTTCATTTTCGGATGAAGAAACTAAAATAGAAATAAGTGACAATGTGCGTGGTGAAGATGTATATGTTATACAACCAACATCACAACCGGCGAACCAAAACCTAATGGAACTACTAATCACCATAGATGCCCTTAAGCGTTCATCTGCGCGGCGTATAACGGCTGTAATACCATATTATGGATATGCACGCCAAGATGCAAAACCAGCCCCCAGAACACCAATAACGGCAAAATTGGTAGCCGATTTGATTACTACTGCTGGTGCTGACAGAGTTCTAACGATGGATTTTCACTCACGCCAAGCACAAGGGTTTTTTAATATTCCAACAGATAACCTTTTCGCACAACCATTTTTCGTCACGGACATTAAAAAACAATTCAAAAAATTAGATAATGTTATTATCGTATCACCAGATGTTGGTGGCGTGGTCAGAGCAAGAGCGCTTGCTAAGAAAATAAATGCCGATCTTGCCATTATCGACAAGCGTCGTGAAAAAGCAAACGTTAGTGAAGTTATGAATATCATTGGCGATATAGACGGTCATGATTGTATCATTATTGACGATATGGTAGATACCGCAGGAACATTATGCAATGCTGCTGATGCGTTGATAGAAAAGGGCGCTAAATCAGTTCACGCATATGCAACACATGGCGTATTGAGTGGACCGGCAACTGAAAGACTTAACGCATCAGAATCATTATCATCTTTAACTATCACAAATAGCGTACAATATCCATACAATGGCGAAGCATCCGATAAAGTTAGAATAGTATCCATTGCTCCATTGCTTGCAAGGGCGATAAGTAGAATAGCCAAAGAATCTTCAGTTAGTGAGTTATTTGAATAAAAAGGACTAAATTATGAAACAATTATTAATAAGTATGTTTATAATTTTTTTGACGATAGGAACAGCAAACGCGGATTATATATTTGTTGTCCCACAAAAACCCGGTGCAGGGACGTCGCAGTGGGCACAAATAGTAGCCAAAGAATTAGAAAAATATTTAGGTGAAAAAATAAAAATAAAACATATTCCTGGTGCTCGTGATCGTGCTGGATTTAAAAAATTTCACGATACATTAAGGTTTGATGATAAGACAGTTATGGTATCGCATGGCGGTAACGCAATTAGTTATCTAACTGAACCAGTTGGATACGATTATAAAGAATATGATTCTATTGCAATCATGAATTTTAATATCGCGGTAGCGCATCGTTCAGATTTGGATTGGCGGGGTAATGATAAAGTGTCGTTTGCTGCTGGTTCGGGTATGGTTCCAGAGGCACTTGCTATAGCGATGCTATTATGTGGCGCAGATGCACCCGCGTGTTGGAATGACCGTGTGATATGGGTTCGCGGTATGTCGGGTTCCGAACGTCGGTTGGCATTTCGACGTGGTGAAATTTCAGGAACAAGAGAGAATGTTGCTGCTTATAAAAAACATGTAGTCCCCATTGTAAAATCTGGTGATGCAAAGCATTGGTTCAATCATGGTATGTTGAATCCTGCTACGGGTGAATTTGGTGCAGATACCAATCTTTCTTTTCCGCACATGGAAGCATTGTATGAAGAACTATGGGGTGAAAAACCATCTGGTGGTTTTTATGATGCGTATAAGTTAGCCAAGGCTTGGAGAGATAGTGTTCAAAAAGCGTTGTGGGTTAATAAAGGAAATCCTAATCGTGATATATTAGTGCAAGCAGTTAACGATATGTTGAATGATCCTGCATCTATGGCGAACCTTCATAAAAAAATGGGTTCTTATCCATGGAGAGTTGGTGATGCAGGGAATGATTTTATGGACGTTTTATACAACATGATTTCAAGCGACGCACTTAAAACATTAGTCGATTTTGAAAAAGATGTATTAAGGTTGGATGCTGTGTTTAATGAGAAACGTGTAGAGAAATAATATCATACGTATTATGAATATTCTAACCGATTTTTATTCTTGATGCCTATATACAAAATAACTATTGCCATAATTGCAATACCTATAAACATCGGTCTACCAAGAAGCATATCCAAAGTATATAACGACGACATTTGATAACTTAAATTTACTATTTTATCGGATAATATAAAACCTATTAACAATGATGGTCGACTAAAATTAAACTTTTTAGCGAGTAACCCAACCACCGAAAAACCACATAACATAATGATATCTTCCCATCCACCAGTATACTGTAATGTTGCCCACATAATAATAATTATAAGAAATGGAAAATAATATTTATATGGGACATATGCAATATAAGTTATATATTTCACTGCCCACAAACAAATCAATCCTGTGATTAATGTTCCTAAAATGAATCCTAAACTCATCATTCCAAAAAACATCGAATCTGCTGCTAGAGCCAATGTTCCCATTTCAAAATTCAAATACATAAACAACGCCATAAGTATCGCAGCGAATGGCGCACCGGGAATTCCAAATAAAACAGTCGGAATAAATGATGACGCTTTTTGTGCATTATTTGCACCCTCGCATCCGATCACGCCTTTGATATTTCCATCACCAAATTTTTCATTGGGGTTACTAGCTACTGCTTGACCATATGCTAACCAATCCGCAACCGCGCCACCCAAACCCGGAAGAATGCCAATAAATGAACCAATGATTCCACCTTTGGCACCCAATTTCCATTCCTTGAAAGCAATTTTTATGCCATCAATTCTTTGTTGTGTGTGATCAATTTTGTTGTCTTTAATAGCGGTATATTTTGACTTCAGACCAGCAAGCAGTTCTGGTATTGCAAATAAACCTGCTACTACCGGAATTATTTGTATTCCATCCTCTAAATACGCCCAACCAAACGTAAATAATGGCGATGCATTGGCATCCAATCCTATAACTCCAAACCACACTCCAATGGATAACGCAATCAATGATCTGAGCCAATACTTAGATGAAATAAAACTAACAGTAAAAAATGCTAAAATTGTAAATGCCCATAGTTCTGGAATACCTAAAATTAAAATTATTTTTGCATAATATGGCATCAATAGGAACGCCATACAGCCCCATACAAGCCCGTTTATAGTGCTGGTAACGATTGCTGCCGATAATGCATAAGTAGCCTTCCCTTGGCGTGCTAATGGAAATCCATCCACCATTGTAGCGGCGGCAGAGTTTGCCCCAGGTATTCCCAATAAAACAGACGTGAAGGTATCACCAATTGTAGATGATGCCACAACCGCGACGCAAAAAAGAACACCAAGATATGGATTTGCTGCGAATATATGTATAAACGAAAAAACTGCAACCAAGCCTGTTGTTGCGCCAACAGACGGAATAATACCAATAACCAATCCATAGGCTATACCCATTAACAATGTAATAATTATTTCAATCATATATTTTCCAATAATAAATAAATCTATAGATTTATTTATATTATACAAAAAATAAAAAATAATAGGCTGCAAACATGATTAAAAACCGAAAAATTTACAATAACTTAGTCGAAAAAATAACTGAATATTTCGGAACCAAATGGTTAAACGAAAACAATATCACCATGACGCATACCACCAAATTCAATAAAGATTTAAATTTTGATATATTAAATGAAGTAGCAATAACATCATATGTGGAAGAGACATTTAATATAGTATTGCCGCATAACCAAAACAAATGGTTTGAAACGATGAATGACATGGTTGATTATATAAGTGATATCATAATCACGCGACACTTTGAAGACGTATGGCAACCAAATATAATACATTTTCAGCACAGTGGCGATAATTTGATAGAAACGATCAATGATGATGCGCCAAATAAAGTCCTCGATGTTGGATGTGGGACCAATTACTTCAAAGGAAAAATACATAATCTTTTGGGCATTGATCCAATTCGAACTGAAGCCGATATTACTACAACCATATTAGATTATGAAACAACAGAAACATATGATGTGATATTAATACTTGGCAGTATAAATTTCGGTTCAGAAGAGTATATACTGCAACAATTGAAGAAAGTGATTTCTCTTTTATCCGACGATGGAAAAATATATGCACGGGTTAATCCCGGCATAGAAGATTCAGAAAGCCCATGGATGGATTTTTTCGAATGGAATGAAGCATTGATTGCCAAATATGCAAATGATTTCGATTTGACTATATCTACTGATATACAAAAAGATTATAACGGAAGATTGATGTTTGTGTATAGTAAGAAAAAAATACAATGAAAAATTGGATATTTTTTACTGGAGTTCCCGGATCAAGATGGAGTGGTGTAGCAAAGACTTTATGCGAAGCACCAATTGTTAATAATTCAGACCGCAACGAAACTAGAACTTATAATGATATGCACCAAGGAAATTATTTTGGGCCGAATATGGAGCATGGAAAATTATTTGAACAACTGAATAAATTGCCATCATCTATTATCAATGCAGAATTAGAATCCCCATTCGAAGAGAAAAATGACACACAACTACGATTTTTAAAAAGTCATACATTTGCTTATCATTTGGATTTTATAAAAACACAATACCCAACCAGTAAAATAATGATGGTATATCGCGATGACGAAACGGCATTGAAATGGTGGTTGGACGCTGGTGGTTTTAATATAACCTATCCAAAATATGATTGGTACAAAGATGAAAAAACGATGTTTGAACGAATAAAATTAGAAAACAATAATATATTAACGTTTTGTAAAAAACATAATACAGAGTTGGTTCCATTCACTGATGTGTGGATAAAACAAAATTTCGATTGGGATATGGAAGTAGATACTTATTTCGACGACATAACGGTAGCAATCATATAACGCTTGACATTTCTAACACTTATGCTAATATAACACAAATATTAATAGGGTATAAGGATTAAGACGATGTTTTACAAATTTCCAATAATTGAACACGTGGATCAGGTGCGCGAAGCAATCAAGGGTCGCACCGAATTTATCGTCGCTGAACGCGAATGGGGTTTTGTTGCCAATTATTTGGTCAATTTGATCGATTCATTTCCGTATCCAGACACCAAAGATGAAAAACTCAATGAAATGTATAAAATACGACGCGAATGCCGTGGTATCAAATTTGACTTGAACGGATTGCCATTAGCACGTCCATTCCATAAGTTTCACAATCTTGGCGAACGTCCAGAAACTGCTGCTGATCGGGTTGATTTCTCTCGTTCATTTATCACTCTAGATAAATTGGATGGGTCAATGATTCACCCAATCATAATTGATGATAAAGTTATGTTATGTACCAAGATGGGTCTTACCGATGTTGCTACCCCAGTTCAGGTATATGCCGAGCGCGGTTTATCATTCGTTAATGATAAAAAGGCAAAGACTTGGTATGTCGACTTTATGTATGATTTAGCAAAGAGTGGAATGACTCCAATATTTGAATGGTGCTCACGTCAACAACGCATCGTTATTGACTATGGCGATAAAGACCATTTGGTATTGACTGCTGTTCGTGAAACCATTAGCGGCAAGTATAAATCATATGATCAAATGGTTGCATTGGCTGAAGCATATAAAATTCCGGTTGTTGATCATTGGGAAGGGACTTTTGAAGGAATTCAAGAGTTCGTTGAAAAAGTTCAGGAAAAGGAAGGCGAAGAAGGATGTATTATCCGATTTGATAATGGACATATGCTCAAGATCAAAAATCCTTGGTATTTGCAATTGCATAAAACCAAAGAACTTCTTCAGTTCGAAAAAGATGTTTGGGCGTTAGTTCTTGATGAAAAGCAGGACGATGCAAAAGCATTTATGGAACAGGAAGATAAGGATCGCATCGATGCATTCGCTGATGATTTATATGGCGCACTCGATGCTATAGCAGAACGTCTTAAATGGGAAGTGATTGCATGGGTAGATAACCATGGCGACAGTCAAAAGAAGTTTGCTGTTGAGTTCATTAACGGAAAAGATAGTGTGTTTGATCATCATGAAAAAACATTGCTATATAAAATCAAACTCGATATAGACAATGCACGAACTTTTGTGCACGACTATGTTCGTAACAATGTTAGCACTAGCACGAAAGTAGAAAGCATTCGTGGATTTGTTAACGACATCAATTGGGAGGATTACTAATGAGTAATTCTCCCTTATGTCCATCAATCAAACATATAATTCTTCCAGACATTGAACATAATGATTGGTTCATGACGCATCAATTTAAAAAAGACATCGAGGACAGTGAAGAAAATCGAAAAAAAATCTTTAATAATAACAATCCATGCTCAGAAGTAATGTTGGTAAAATCAAAAAATGAACATTGCCTTTGCTGCCAAGAACACGTTGGTGCCGAAGATGCAGATGTTATTACCACTCAATTAAAAAATTGTGAAAAGCAATGCACGTGGTGTGGTGATGATTTTGATATACCCGACGGGGAACTTGAATATATATTAGAAGAGGAAAACAACGATGGACGATTTTAAAGATCACGAATATTGTGGATGTTGCCAAGTGCATGTTGGTGCCGAAGATGCATTGGTTATCATTAAACAACTTAAAAATTGTGAAAAACAATGCACTTGGTGTGGCGATGATTTCAATCTTAATGTGACTGATGCTGCCACTATTGTAGAAAGTTACGAGACTACACCCAAAACAACACTCGAATTATTACGTGATATAATACACAAAAAAAACAAAGACACGGTTTTTACATCCACTTATGGAGCGATGCAAACAATGTATAGCCTCGACTCTAATTTAAATCAAAAACAAACACAAACTAGGGCATACTCAAAAGAAGACACCCCCGAATGGAAAGCCGCACGAAAAGAAGCAATATTAAACACGTTCGGTGTGGATACCGATAAAGAAACGTTTGACCCAGGATATGCAGATAAAAATGGCGATCCACACGATAGAATGTTTGATGGCGACCCATATTATCAAGTAGATAGAAATATGTTGCCGCATCGTATGTTGAGAATTGTATCAGATAATCCGGGTTGTATAACAAATCATTTGATGAAAAAATCATACACATCAAGACCACAACGCAAAAAACGATTAAATCATTCATGTATTGCGAGATTGGCTGCATCAAAATTAATCAAGTTTACTAGTGATTTTATGTGTTTTTATTCGACATCAAATCCATCATGCGCTAGTATGTATTTGGGTAAAATACCAAGATTTAAACGAAAATTCACAATAACCCCAAAGGGTTCTGAATTTTTAAAAAAATTAGACACTGACAAAAAAAGGATGTATGTATGATTGATGCAATAAAGAAATTAAAAATATCATGGGACGCCGCAAAAGAAGAAGTGAGTTTATATAAAAACGAAAGCAACGATATACATATTGCCATTAATGCAATAGATGCCGATATAGCAAAATTGATGCGCGAATTCACCAAATATTCCATAACTGATACATGGGACGGTGACGCTATCAAATCCATTTCAACAAACATACGTGTATTAACAGAACGAAAAACTATATTATATGGAGTATATAAAATATCACGCGCAAAATACAATGCCGCATGGCCCAAAGTAGTGAAAATAGAAACCAACATCAAACGCCAACAAGAACGATATTGGTTAGACCTTGATTTGTCTATATTACCAATGTGGGAACATTAAAGTCTTGACATAATATGGTTAATGATATAAAATACAATATAAATATTATGAAAGGTTTAGTAACATGTTAAAAATACCCCTACACGCATTAATAGTAATGGTCGGACCATCCGGCGCAGGAAAGACGGATATCGCTATTAACGCGTTCGACGATCACGAAATTGTATCACTTGATAACATTCGAGAAGAACTTACTGGCGATGTGAACAACTATCACCACGAAGACATAGTGAATGAAGAGTTTTATCGACGCATAAAACTCAAACTATCAATTGGTGAACGTGTGGTTGCTGATGCGTCACACGTAAAGAAAAAAGAACGTCTATTAACCACAATGATTGGTATGGATATGCATGTTCCAATTTATTATATTGTGGTAGATCGTCCACTTGATGAGAAACTAACAAGCAATCAAATAGGTGATGGAACTTTAATTAATAAAGAAGACGCGACATTTAAAAGCAATGAAAAAGACATTGTTAAAGGTGATAGTATGGCTACGGTAATTGATTCACGTGAGGTTGAGGTTCCATGCAATATCATTCGCAGTTTCAACTACGAGGGAATTATCGACGATATTAAAATTCGTGGATTTAATAATATCACAGCAATTGGTGATGTTCATGGTATGACTGAAGATTTTGTTCAGCACATAAATGCGGCACGTGCGGTTAACAATTTTATCGTACAGTTAGGTGATATCGTAGATTATGGACCAGACTCGGTTGGATGTGTTGATTTGATGTATCGGTTGGTGGTTAATGGTGATGCTATTTTCATCATCGGAAATCATGAAGCAAAATTGGAAAAATATATCAAGCAAGCAAAAGCTGGTGATATCCGTATCAAACTTAAAGGTGGTATCGTCAAGACTGTTGAACAGCTTGATAAATTAAGTGATTCAAAGCGTGCGTTGTTTGAGTTAAAGTTTGCGACACTTATGAACTATGCACGTCATCACGTAAGAATAGGCAATAATGTTTTTGTACATGCATCATCAACTAAAATGATGAGGGATGTGATTACTAATAGGTTACATGGTTTTAACTCAAACCGTGCCATTTATGGGGAAATAGATCAAAATAATTCCACAGATGAAAATGGATTTCCGAATCGACAATATAATTGGGTTGATGAAATACCTGAAGGTCATACATCATATGTCGGTCATGCCTATCTCGACTTACATAATCCAATAACCAAAATTGGTAAGCTTGGCGGGAAAGCAATATTCGTCGATACCGGCTCTGGAAAAGAAGGAACTCTAAGTTCAGTAGATATCCCATTAAAATAAAAATTATTGGGATATCTATTTTTCACTTGACAAAACATTATATTCATTGTATAAATAATATCATATAAGCCATATTTTACAGGTGTGGCAAACACCCCAATAGGAAATATGGAGATTATCATGAGTGGTGGAACATTAGTTTTGAATGCAGACGCACAACCAGTAAGTGTTGTCCCATTGTCTACAGTTAATTGGCAAGATGCAATCAGAATCATCTACCTAGATCGGGCAACCGTTTTGGGTGAATACAATCGTTGGGTTGTTCGCAGCCCATCTGTGCAGATGCGCATGCCTTCTGTTATCATGTTGAAAAACTATCAGCAGCATAACGGCAAAGTCGAGTTCTCGCGATACAATATTATTTTGCGAGATAACTACAAATGTTTGTATTGTGGTGAAAAGTTCGAGTTCAATCAGTTAACCTACGACCACGTTATTCCTAGACGTGATGGTGGAAAAACTGAATGGAAAAATATCGTATCAGCGTGTGCTCCTTGTAATCAGGAAAAAGCGCATCATCATAAGATGAAGCCGAAACGACAGCCACACATTCCAACATATTGGGAATTGGCGGGTATTATAAAAACAATGCCAATAACTGTTCCACACCAAACGTGGAAAGAGTTTATGATTTGGGATTCGGAAATTATTGTTGATGATTCTCTTCAAACAGAAAACGTCGATGAAGATAACATATTGGCAAGTAAAATAATTTAGAAATAATTATTTTAATATTGACAATTTAACCAAAATAGCAGTAGAATGCAAGTTCTATTGCTATTTTTCGTCGTATAATAGGATTATGTTCATAAAACAATGCATATAAACCTATTAAGTCCGTATTTAATAAATAGTAATATCCGGTTTTTATTAAAAGGAAAACAAATATGACTGAAGAAACAAACACTGCACAAGAACCAATGGCAAGACCTGAATCTATGAATGTAGGAGATTTGCAATTACTAACTAAATTAGTTGATGCTGGCTCCGAACGTGGAGCGTGGAAAGGTGAAGAATTGTCAGTAATTGGTGCGGTAAGAACTAAAATGATTGCGAATATACAATACGCAACACCTACACCAATTGCTCCCACTGAAGAGACTACAACTACAACAAAAACAATTGAGCGCGATGAAAACGATTTGATTAAAACAATCACTGAAACAAAAACGCCGTCGAAACAAACTAAAGCAAAAGCTAAACCAAAACGCAAGCGTGCTGCTAAACCAACTGCTGCGTAAATAGACAAGAGGTATAACAAATGTCAATACACAATCAAAATACATCTACTGCTACGCGCCACGTTGGAACATGTGGTGACAAACGCGTCGCTGTGATAATACAAGACCCTAATGCTACACACGAAGTTCATGTTGTAGATACTGATTCATTACCTGATGTATATCATCAAAATTTGATGGATATGTTAATGCGTGCTGAAGCACAATCATCTAAATGGTTCGGCGAATATATGCACCGTCAAATGTTATTTGATGGCACCAATGCGTTACGAACTTTCTATGAAAAAAATTGGATACTACAAGTTCCAGTAACGAGTGTTTACTTAACACCAAGACCTAATACAAGTGTTTCACTTGCTGAAGAATTAGGTATCATGGTTAATCACCAACAACCACAACAACAAGTTAATCAACCACAACAATTTAACCCGTTGGCAAATAATCAACAACCGCAACCGCAACCACAACCGCAGCAAATTCAAGAATCCAATTATGACAATATAATTGCTCAAGAACAAGCCAAATTGAATCAGGTTAATAATCCAAATATGCCGCCAGCGTCTGATGCATATAACCAACACGTTCAGAACTTTCAAGGCGATGCTAATGAACAAAATAGATTGGTAGCCGCCAACCTATTACAAGAAGCGAAAATGTTAGAGATGGATGCCGCTAATAAACGTGCACAAGCAGTTCAATACGATCCTTCTACTGCTCAACAAGCAGCAACATTTACGCCACAACCGCAACCGCAACCAACTAACACGTTTAATCCATTAACTGAAACTACTAAGGTTCCAGTTGTTGATAGTGTTCCTGCACAGTCTTTTTCAGATTCAGTAACAGGTAAAACGTATTCTTCTGCTAGCGCACTTAAAGGTGCAATAACCAGAAGAGAGAATGCAGCAAAGAAAACCGGAAATGGATAATAAATCATCTATGATTTTTTGTTGAATGAAAAGCCCAATACTTTAAAGTGTTGGGCTTTTTTAATATAAATTGACTTTATACTTAGATAATACTATAATAATTAAAATAAACAATTAACTGAATAATAATGAATAATAAAAAAACAACAACGATTGGCGATTACATTGCTGATATCAAACTTTCAACCCTTGATGTATCATCATCCAGCGAAACGTTAACAATAGTAGATATAAGTGACGTATCATGTGCGGGTGGATTAACGTTTGTTACACACGATGGAACACTTAAAAAACCTGACCCATACCAAGAACTGGAAGATATAACATTAGAGCGCGAGCGCGATGAACAATTAAGAGATGAATATCCAGTGCTTCAAGAAGCGCACGAAAATTACGAATTAATAAAAAAATTACTTGAAGATCACAATATAGATAAAACATTTGACACCAGATATAGAGATTTTATAAAAAAATGATAACAGCGATAGTAGCAGTAGCAGATAATAATTTAATTGGTTCAAATAACGACTTACCTTGGCCTAGAATTTCAGAAGACATGAATTGGTTTAAATCATTAACAACTGGAAATGTTGTAGTGATGGGAAGAAACACGTGGGAAAGTTTAGGGGATTATAAACCACTACCGAACAGAATAAATGTAGTAGTTTCCAGCGATGAAGCAGATGGCGCAGACTTAACTATAACTGAAAATACATTGGTTAATATAAAAAACTTAGAAACTGAATATCCAGAAAAAGAAATTTTTATAATAGGCGGCGCAAGACTATATGAAACCACTGAATCAATTATCGATAAAGTGCAAATGACACGTATCAGAAATTATTACGAAGGCGACACTTTTTTAAATACTGATTTGTTATTACAGCATTCCGTGGTGGAAAGAAGTGAGACGATGGTCACCAAAAAGGATCGATTGAGTATAGAATTTAATACATATAGAAAATTGAAGCGTTAATATGCTATTAGAAATAGAACTCGTTCCACAAACATCACATTTTAAAAATCTTCGTTCAGAATTAAAATCATCTGAATGGGATTTGCTACGCAAAGATTCATACAAACAAGCAAATCATTGCTGCGAGATATGTGGCGGCAAAGGTCGTAAATGGCCTGTTGAATGTCATGAAATATGGAATTATCAAAATGGCACACAAACATTATTAGGATTGATATCATTATGTCCATCTTGCCACGAAGTGAAACATTTTGGCTTGGCGCAAATAAAGGGCCGCGATGGCATAGCAATGAAACATTTGATGAAAGTAAATGAATGGTCTATTCGCCAAGCAAGTGCTCATATACAAGAAGCATTTACGATATGGGATAAACGTTCTAAGCAACCATGGACACTTGATATATCATGGGCACTTGAAAAACTGGAGGCACTCAAAATAGGAAAATAACATGCATCAATTTACAAAACAAACCCAAATAATTTTCAACCCATGATATCATTTTTAACAAGATGTTATTCAACAAACAGAGAAGAAACATGAAAAAATATTTAGAAGCATTACAAGACATAATGGATAACGGCGTAGACCGAAATGACCGCACAGGCGTTGGCACACGTTCAGTATTTACACAACAGTTACGATTTAACCTAAATGATGGATTTCCCGCTGTAACAACCAAAAAACTGGCTTGGAAGGGCGTTGTGTCAGAATTGCTATGGATGATAGAAGGTTCTGGTGATGAACGTAGATTAGCGGAGATACGTTATGGTAAAGACCGTTCAGAACTTGATGGTAAAACTACTATTTGGACTGCGAATGCACAAGCAGATTATTGGAAAGATAAAGCAAAGTATGATGGTGATTTGGGCAGAGTGTACGGAGTGCAATGGAGAAATTGGAAATCGCCACAATTTGATTCAGTTGAAACGACAGACCAGCTAGCTGATGTCATTCAACGTATAAAAGATAAGCCATGGGATAGACGACATGTTATAACAGCATGGAATCCTGGTGAAACCGACCAAATGGCATTACCGCCATGTCATATGATATTTCAATTTTATGTAGCAGATGGTAAACTTTCATGCCATATGTTCCAGAGAAGTTGTGACATGCTGCTCGGAATCCCATTTAATATCGCATCCTATGCCCTTTTAACACATTTAGTGGCACAAGTATGTGATCTCGGCGTGGGTGAAGTTGTGTTAACATTAGGCGATGCGCATATTTATAATAATCATTTCGACCAAGTCAAAGAACAACTTAGTAGAACACCAGGACATTTACCTTCGTTGGTGTTGAACGAAACAATTAAAAACATCGACGATTTTACAATGGAAGATATACATTTAGAAAATTACAATCCACAAGAAGCAATAAAAGCACCTATGGCTGTTTAGGTTCAAACCAAAAACCAAGGTCGCGATATGATTTACCTATATTATCACGACCTTGGTTTTCTTTCAAATAGCGAGATTTACTCGTTGCTTGTTTTACTATAATATTATCACAATTCAAACACCACCTATGAATAGTAGCAGATAACATATATTCATGTGCTTGTTGTGCTTGGCTTGATGAAGGAAAAACACCCCAAGGTGTATAATAATATCCCATAAATCTATAAGAATTTTCACCAGTTACTTTTTCAATAGATTCTTTTGATTTGATAACACCAGTGCTTAATGCTCGCAATTTATGCAATGTTTTTTTTGTATGTTTCTTGCCATAAAATGGATTATTTTTACCTGTTCTATCGCGACATTCGCCACATACATTACTACAAGTCTGTATGCTGTTTTTATTGCAAGATGGGCATATTTTATAACTAATACCACCATCACGCCAGTTGGGATTATTTTTCCCATATCTCGCCCATCGTTCTTGTTTTTCTTCATCAGACATTGCATCCAATATTTTTTGTTGCGCAACAACTCTGCGTTTAATAATATTTTCTCTATCAGGATGATTAGTTAGATTATCACCACCACCGGCTGCTCCAATATTATATCCACCAATATTTTCATCTATATATTTTTGTTCGATTTCAAATAACATTTCTTCATCACATTCTTCAATATATTCAAATATGAATACATTAGAACCATTTTTATTCCATGACCGCTGTAAATATATATTATGATGATTATTATTTTTCAAACGATTTTTATGACTAACCCAACGCTTATAAATATTGACAGATGACCCATAATAAGCTTTACCATTGACGTTATTTCTGATACGATAAATACCACAGTTAAAAGATTTCATGCTGTAACTCCCTTATAGTTATAGATTAGGTGGGGATTGCCGTCCCGCGACCTATATAACTATTTATCAGATTGGGCTGACTTTTAACATCGCTATATTGACAATATATGATCGATGCTGTAAACTTAACTATAAAAAAATGAGACTAAACTATGACAAATACTACAAAGTTATTAATGATACATGTATTAGCGCACATAATGCTAATACCAATGTTTTTATATGGCGAAATGTGGATGTTTATTGCGGCGTTTTTTTGGTGGCAGTTTATAGCAGCATCCTCTATTACTTCTGGATATCATAGATATTTTTCACATAAAAATTTTAAAACTGGAAAATGGTATGAGTGGTATAGTCAGTATTTGGGTATATTTTCTAATGCTGGACCTGTTCTTACATGGGCATCGGTTCATAGAATGCATCATGCCAATAGCGACAATGAACTCGACCCACATAGCCCAAAACATAAAGGATTTTGGTATGCATTTTTTAATTTGTGGGGATATGATGTTCATATACCAAGAAAATATCTAAAAGGTTTGATACAAAACAAAAGTGTCAGAGTTTTTCACAAATATTATTTTTTAATCGTCGCAGCAACTATTATGATGTTGGGTATAATTAATTTTAATTTGTTATTATTTGGTTTTTTCTTTCCTGTTATATGTGGATTTTGGGGTTTTGGTATGGTTAATGCGTACACACATAGAAAAGGTTATGCTACAAATAGTGCACTTGCTAATATATTAACTGCTGGTGAAGGATGGCATTTAAACCACCACAACGATGGTAGCAATTGGCGTATCGGAAAGAAATGGTGGGAAATAGATACAGGAGCATGGTTTATATGGGCAATAAAGTATTAATATCAGTCCCGCCGTTATTGCATAAGTCTGTATATTTGCCATACATATGGGGCAGACTTAAAACATATGCTGATTGTGATTATGAAAATGATTTATCCGATATAGATTGGCTCGATCCATTATTTTTACACGAAACACCGGACCAATTACCAGAATGCGACATTCTTGGTTTAAGTTGTTATGTATGGAACTGGGATAAAAATTTAGAAATAGCAAAAACAATTAAAGAAAATAATCCAAATTGTTTTATAATCGCCAGTGGTCCACATGTTCCATATAAAAATTCAAATTTCTTTGAAGAATTTCCTCAAATAGATGCAATATGCTACAGCGAAGGCGAACGAGTATTTTCAGAATTTTTATATAATTACACAAACGATATAGATTACGACATAGATGGTTTGTTATTAAAAACTAATCCTACCAAATCATTACCTAATGTTCCAAAATTGTCATTAGATGATTTAACTTCGCCATGGATTCATTGCGATGAATCATTCAGAAGATTTGATGCAGAATTAAGAATATTGGATAAGCGCGTCAATATCATCATTGAAACAAATCGTGGGTGTCCATACAAGTGTGCGTTTTGTGATTGGGGATCAGCCACAAATTCTAAAATTAAAAAATTCAACAAACGCAACATATTCGACGAAATTGATTTATTATGCAAATATGACCCAGAAATAGTGTTTATAGCAGATGCAAATTTTGGTATATTGGAAGTTGATTTAGAATATATAAAACGATTTGTTGAAAATAAAACCCGTTTCGATATGAGACGCATGCAAGTCAATGTATGTATCGCAAAAAACAAAAAAGATATAGCCAATGAATGTTTGAAATTACTGTATGAAAATGAAATGCTGGTTAATGCACAAATTTCATTTCAACACACAGACGACGAAGTATTGGATATAATGGATAGAAGTAACATAAAAGTGTTAAGTTCAATCGAAGAAGTCAAAGAAAATTATAAAAATGGCATACCGAGTGCAGGAGTATTGATATTAGGAAATCCTGGTGATACTATGGTTAAACTGAAAAAAGCATTCAATGATTTATTGTGTTTAGGATTTCATGATGAAATCAGATTGCACGATTTTATGTTACTGCCAAATGCACCTGCTAGCGATCCGGCATATATTGAAAAATGGAAAATTGGATATATTGAAAAAATGTATCAAGAAACGCCAGACAGAACGCCGTTTAAAACTAAATTTTTATGCGAATCTTTTAGTTACACAAAAAAAGATTACATAGAAATGCAATTATATAGTTCATTTATTCAAAGCATGCATAATTTATCGATATTCAAATTCGTTGCAATGTTCGCGCATCATTCACACAACGTCGATTATAATACATTTTATGATCAAGTAATTAAAATACCTGCAATACGAAAAATATTGGATGTAGTCGAAGATGACTTGAATGAATATATGTATGGCGATAAACAGACTAAATTTATAACATATAACAACAGATCATTTTCGTATGAAAATTATATTTTCTTGAAAGCATTGGAAAATATTGATGAAATATATGACAGTTTCGAGTTATATGGTTCCGATATTATAAAATTTCAAAAAGAAATATTAGTTAACGGATTACCAAAAAATGATTTCGAATTGGATTTCGATTATAAAGAATATTTCACCAAAATATATAATCTTCCAGTAAATGAACGTGGAAATTTTTTTCCTATAAAAAGGAAAACAAAATATAAATTCAAACATTATAATGTAGGACCATATGAAAATATAAACACAAAAGGGTTCACCATAAAAGATGTGATTAACAAAATTTTAAATAAAACACCAAATTATAGACACAAAATAACATATTATGAGAATATTATAAAATGACATACCCAACAAACATCGATATTGTAAATCTAAATGAATTCGGTGTTGATAAGTTTAAAAATATATTATTACAATTATCAACCGAATGCGCCGACAAAAATAGAGATTGGTTTGATCCAGATAATAATTGGAGTTTGATACATCAATTCGCTAAATATGATTGGTGTTTTGCATTACACGACGATCAATTAGTGGCGTTTTCTGCTATACAAAAATATAATTTCGGTGTAAGAGTTTTAACCAGAACATTTTACATGCCGGTTTTTAGAAAATCCAGCTTGAAAGTTAATATGAAATACACAATGGATGAAATCACTCCAGCGATGAAAATGTTACAATATCAACTTAATTCATTAAAAAATAGCGATGTTTCTTTAGCATTTATCAGCATGGAATATCCAGAAAGACGGACGGCACTTGAGACATTTCGTGATAAGTTAAATCATCATTATGATAACAATTGGACTATTCCTGAAAATATGTATTTAACATGTCCCGATCCTGAAAGTTTTTCGTGTTGGCAGAACATATGCTATACCGAATTAAAACCAAATTCATTTTTTAATGATTGGGGTAACATAACAGTAGACGAATGGAGGAATAGATATGGAAACGCACGAAAGACACTTGACTGATTCTGATGTAATACGTGAACGCGTTAAAGGTGATAATGGGCCACGAAGACATGAAGTGGTCACATTTGAAAAACTATCAGAAGTTCCCAGAGACGTGATCGATGAAATACATCAAGTATTGAGCAATTATCGAAAAAACGATTTGGTTTCAGATAGGCATCCAATAAGTGTTAATTGCAAAATAGCACAAGAATTTAAAAAAGAAAACGGATATAAACAAATATTACTACAAGGACATTTAGGTGATGAAGGAATAGAAGAAAGCCAGTATACTGAATGGTTTGACATGGGAACTGATAATATACAAAAATATTTAACTGCTACATTTGGAAAGGTGTTTAGAGCAAGAATAAGTGTGTGTCCTGCCGGTGAAGAACTAAATTGGCATATAGATACAGATACGTCTAAAATGTGTCGAATACAAATATGTGTGCAAGACAAAGAATCTTATTTTGAGTTCAAAGTGCGTGGCGTGGAATCATCCAATCGCATGGAAGAGAACAACTTGTACTTCATAAATACTGGATGGACACATCGTGTAAGAAATGTATCTGATATAGATCGAATTGTTCTATTAGCAGGCGTGTATTTTGATGACGTTCCAAATAATGAAAAATTGAGAGTTTAGTATGCACGACTTTATGCCAATAGACGTTGCCTTAAATTACGAAAAACATCACATGGTCGATTTTTTTAATAAACGATGTGTGCGCGGCTCTATATGGTGGGATATGGTTATAGTTCGATCAGTAGAAAAAATGAGTGATACCGAATCGGTTAAAGTAAAATGGAATGAATCATATAAGTGGATTTGGGATGAAGAATTTGAAAACAAATTTCCATCATTGATAGATGATTTATATAATAAATTACCTTTTAGATTTATAAGCAGTGTGCTATTGCTTAGAAATTTCGACGTTGTTCATCCACATTGTGATATTTCCATCAATGAAAAAGAAAATGACAATATTCGTTTGGCTAAAAACGACCTTGGTAGCATGGAATCAAGCATGTATAGAATTGTAATAGATGGTTCTATAAATAATTCATTTTTTTTAAGTGATAAATTGGTAGGTGATGATACGGGACGCAAATGGGTTGGCATGGATGATATAACCCCCGGTGTCGATTATAACGTCAAATTTGTTAGTATGCCACCAGACACCAATATATTCGCCCTAACGGCGTTTAATGCTACACACGGATCAGTAATTCCAGATTCACCAAAAATAATTATGGCAGTGCATGGATTTTTAGATGAAGCACGACATTCATCCCTATTAACACAAAGTTATGACAAATATAAATCATATGGAATAACTTATTAATGTATACACTTTTTAGCACACCAAGAACAGGAAGCATTTTAGCATCTGGATTGTTATGGTTATATTTACGGAACAAATACAAATATAATTCATATATAATAGAAATGTTTAATCAAAATCATTATAATGTGTGGCACGATGATAATATTAAAGATGGGATATTATTAAGTAGGCATAATCATTCAATCAAAGTGAAAAATTCATATAAATTAAAATTTAAATTATCACATGGTACAATAATTCAATACAAAGATTATGACGATATTCGATATTTAGACGAATCTGAAATAATTGAAGAAGATTTATACCGTCTCGATATACTTAAGCAAGCCAGCAAAAATAATGATTATTTTCTTAATAATCATGCGACGCCGTTGGGTGAAAATGTTTTTAAATATTTAACCACATTAGATGTTATATGTATAGAGCGCAAAGATAAATTTGAACAAATTATGAGTAATTGTATAGCGCATCACACCAAACAATATTGGTGTAAAGATAACTCGTCTATTATAATACACGAAAAAGATAGCATTCAAGTTGACGAGAAATTCTTTAAAAATACATTAAAGAGATATGAAACTTACACACATCGAAAAAAAATGTTAATCGACCCTATAACGATATATTATGAAGATATAAATGATATGAAATCATATTTAGAGTTTGGTGAATTAGTTGGATTTAAAGACTATGATAAATATGTAACCATCGACGAAATTGATGATATTGTGGGTGTTAAACAAAATCCCGATGATAAATTGAAGTATTTTAAAAATAAAAATCAAATGATAAGTTGGTTCGAGGAGTGGAATGAGCACATTACTGTTACCTGAAATTAAATACAATAAACGCGAACTGAAAGAATTTGTAATGCATTGTGTTAAAAATAATAAACCAATAACAAATGTAGATGATTCTTATATCGTATATGACTCAGATTTTAATGCTACAGCATATACTGCCATTAGAAATCAAATTTCATTAAAAGGTCATATCAATTTTAAAATTGTTTATCTCAAAAAAGGTATTAATTTTTTACCTCATATCGACAACACATCAAACGGATTGACGTGTAAAATAATATTTCCTATAACTGGTGATTTTGAAGTTTCACCAATAGATATATATAATCCCACTAAAAAAAATAAATCAGGGAAAGCGATCTCTGAAACCGATGCTGGTGAGAAAATAGGAAGTATAGTATATCGTTGTCCTATTTTATTAGACACAACCATTGTTCATGGTGTTGATAATAGTTCTGGTGGCGATAGAATAGTATTGAGTATGTGTTTTCATAATACAAGTTTTAATGATTTAGCAAAAATGCATTATTCAAACAATTTGATTGTTTAATATTCACCAAACGCCCAATATTTCTCTCTACACCACCAACATTTTTTACACGTTTCTGTAAAATTATTTGTTACATCAGAATGACCTTCACATGATCTCGTTATTGGAAATAGATCATACATGAGATCATATTCATCATATAAATATGCTATAAATTTTTTATCTACATTTCTAAATGGAAAATATATAGGAGTTATATCATTCCATATATACCAATTGTTATGCTTATGTTCACCGACATCGCGTATAAGTTCTCTACCTTTTTTTAATTCTTCTGGTATATCTACTGGATTTGCACTTAATCCAGTGATAACCATATCTATCATATCACTATCTAATAATTTCTTTTCAAAATTTCTAAGATACTCTAATTTTTGTGTTTCATGAAAATATGAAATATGATGTGATATAATATTATTAGGTATCAATTTTTTTATTTTATCAACAACGTCAACTGAACGAAAATATGTCCATCTTCCCTTAAGATCATTTACGCATGTAAGAATAACCAATTCAATATCTCGATTGTTTTCAACTATATATTTGGTCAAAATATATAATAAAATCGAACTATCTGCACCACCACTCAAATTTACTGCTATTTTTTTATATTTTTCAGGTATGTTGAAATTTATTTCTTGATTGTCGTGTTTTAATATTAATTCTTTCATTTACAATATAGTTCCAACTATATGTACGCGCTCGACGTCTACGCTACCATTAAATACCGTATGTGGTAATGTTGTATCAACTATAAAAGAATTTCCATCGGAGGGGAGGTGAAATGCACGATCTTCTACAACCATTTTACAGTTTTCATCTGTAATAATGGGAAGATGTATTCGTTTATGTGAATCAGCGTGCCACGATAAACATTTTTTTCTATTTAATTTCATCAATCTAACCCTTCCCAATGTCAATCCATAGTCATTTATCCAGCAATTGTATATATTATAAAAATATGAATTATGTAAATTTATATTAAATTCACTATAGTCGCTTTCTTTATATACGACAGTTTTGGATATTTTTATACCATTTTCAAAATCACCTTCGTAGAATAACGACCCAGTTCCTTCATAATATGGATTTGTACATCCTATTTTATTTGTTAAACATATTTGATTGCGAGTATGGAATGGTGCATTCAATAATAAATTGTTTAATGATTTGTTAATTTCAACCATATCAAAATTTGTTGGTAGTATATCATACATTTATAGTTGTCCTATACATATAAAAAGAGTTGACATTATTACTATTCGTGATATTATATCACAATACAACAATATTTATCAATATTTAAAAGGATTTTAACATGATTTATAATCGTTTTTTCGCGTCTGTGATCACCATGTTTATGCTTTCTGGGTGCGTCACAAATTCTGGCGGATTTGGTTCATTCTCAAAAGGGGATTTGAATAAAAAATCATATGGTCATACCGAAGTTCCTGATCCAACAGGGTTTGCTCCAACAAAAATGGTTCATCGTTTCGAAGTGCGGGATGGTGATTGCGGTGTAAGCAGTAAAGGAAGCAGTGATTGTAATCGTGGGAGTGAACGGGCTGAAATGAAGGAAAACAGTCCATCCCATTATGGCGAATCTTGGTATGGATGGTCTATTTATTTCCCGAAGGATTATGTAAGTTTGATACATTCTGGTGTCACGGTGGCGCAATTCAAACCATACAGCAGAAAGCCATTGCTAACATTTGGTGATCATTTTGAGACGCTTGTAGTAAACAGATATGAAGGCGTTCCTAATGCGGTAAGACAACAAAAATCACTTGAGCGCTACGAACTTATTGCCACTGAAGATTTAAGGGGAAAATGGCACAAAATCGAAATGAATATTAAATGGTCATCCGATGATGATGGTTTTTATAAAATTTGGGTCAATGGGAAACTCAAAGTCGACTACAAAGGTGTCACAAAAGCAGGAAGACCATATCTTAAATATGGAATTTATCGAAACAATTTGCATAAATATAAATTTCATGCCGGTGTAAAAATTATACCAACGCAAATTTTGATGTATTCAAATGTCAAAAAAAGTGACACACGGGAAGGTCTGTTGCCTACGGTAGAATAATCTTTTTTAGTTTGTATAATCCATTAATTTTTTCTGACCATTTGGCAATTTATGATATAATGGCTGTATCTCTAATTGAAAATGTGGAAAATTATCATTAATAGATTTTGATATTATAGCAATTTCATCCGTTTTTTCTGGAAGATGCGCAACTTTAATTACAATATATTTAGCATCAGGCGATCTATGCTTGGACATATATTCTAATTTTTTATACAATGCATCCCATTTGGTAAATTCAAAATGCACACTTAATCGGAGTCCACATATCTCACTCAATTCAGTCAAATATTCTTTGTTTTTTGTACCATTGGTATTAACATGCATCATTAAATGTTGCTCCTCACCAATGAATTTATCATGCATTGTTTTAACATATTTTAAAAAATCAGGATTTATTGTCGGCTCTCCTCCAGTATAAACAATATCTATATTCATATTTTCTGGTATTTGTGAAAAAAGATTATTTGTGCCATCTATTAATTGATCATATTTAAAATGTGGGCTAAAGTTATCGTGAACGGTATCTGGGCAATACGAACAATCAAAATTACATCTTTTTCCAATATTCCAATTGATTCGAAAATTATTATCATCACTCAATTCATCAACTGACGAGACCGCCACAACATCGTTTATATTAAAATTATCAGTGATATCAGTATTCAATAATGGCATATATTTAACATCTTTGACTTTTTCTAAAACAATATCGTCGGTGCAATGACAAACATCAAAATCACATGTTATCCATTCAGTTCTTAATTTAAAATTTGTATATATATTTCCAATTGATCCGCCTTGTTTGCATACCGATCCAAACACTGAACCCTTAGAATTGATGCTAATAGTTCTTCTGCCAGCACTACACGACCAACCTTTCCATTTATTATAACCGTTATTTTTAATATCATCCAATGATAAAAATTCTGATTTTCCATTACTGTCTATGAATTTTACTCGTTTATGTGCCATTATATAATTCCTATTAATTTTTTATTTTCAGATATAGCGGTTATTATATCGATCATATTTGAGGTATCAAACATTATTGCAACATATACCTGTCCCAATCTACATTTTGGATCGGTTGTGTCATATCCCAAATTACTATACCATTCATGTATTAATTGTACCCTGTTCGCGTGCCATTCGTTATTATAAGGTCCAAAATCCGCAACAAATGATGCTGAATATGTTTCTAACGGTCTTGGTGTTGTTACAACATCTTGTCTTCTATAACACTCTATATAATCTTTGCCGACTTGTGAATAATTTAATTTGATCCCGCCAGCTATATAAAGCGGCGTAAACATATCATTATAATCATCTATTATATTTTTCTTTTCAAATTGAAATGGTTCATCACCATGCTTTAAAAATCTAACTCTTATTCTACTATCTGATTGTTTTCGTGTTTGTGTTATAATGGCATTTTCTAATTCATGTATGAAAATATTTAAATCGTTCATTGCTTGAACTAAATCATGATCTATTCGATAATTCTTATCTACTACTATATTTTCATATATAAAATGCAAATTGTTTAAACAATTCTGTGTAAATATATCATCTATATATTCAAACAATACATTATCAAATGTTTTAGGTTTTTTACTTTTTATTATATCTATCGCTACAAGTAAATTTTGTTGAATATTTATAATTTTGGCAGGATTATAAAATCCAGAATAAGTATCTTCGATGAAATAATCATTATTGTATATTCGATTTTCAAGTAAATTAAACCAACTATAAGCAAGTTCATTATCATATAGTAAATATTTTACCTCTGTTCCATTTTCAAAAATTAAACTAAATTTTTTCATATCTTAACACCGCATTGAAATGTGCATTTTTTAATAGTGTTGTGTGGAGTTTTCCACGATTCTTCCAATAATTCACATAATTTTATATAATGAGAATACACGTGGTCAAAATCATATTTGGTTGAATCTAAATTGTCTATTCCTATCACGTTATAAATTTCAGTAAAATCAACAGGTAATGGTTTATTATCATAAATAAATTCCGAAAGTGTAGCCCCATGCCAACAGCATGGTACTATATGACCCGTTGAATTATAAAACATTTTATCTATTTTCGTTTTTGATATATTATCATATGATTTACAAATTATATCAATATTGTTTTCTTTTTCATAAGTTTCAAGTTGTTTTAAAATAGTATCGGTACTTGTCGAGGTTTTATCATCGTGCACATTTATCAAAAATGTTTCTCTTATCGTTCCTTTATTATCATACTTATATTTATAATCACCGTCGGCTATTTCTAACGTGTATTCTTCATTTTTCCATTCATACGTAAGTGTGGGTGATCGACTAAATCTATCACTATTAAATGATTTAAAATCAAAAAATCCTAATTTTTCAGCCATCAATTTTGCTTCTTCGAGTTGATGTTGATTGTGTTTAAATATTATAAATTGCCATCTTGCTTTACCGCCAGAACTTATAAATGCTTCTGCATTTTTTACTATTTTATCAAAATTGCAATTTCTTCTATACATTTCTAATGTTTCTTGTGTAGAACCATCTAATCCAAATGTACAAACACAACCCAATGAACCCAATCTCTCCCACCACGATGTAGATCGTAAACTACCATTTGTTGCTATTCTTATTTTAAGTTTGTCATTTAAAGAACGCATGTATTCTACAATTTCTAAAAAATCACTTGATGCAACAGGATCGCTAACATTTCCACAAAACAAAACACTTTTCAAATTTTTTAAAAATTCTACAGGATAAAACTCTTTAAATGCTGAAATAGACTGGTCGGTTGACGACCATTTTGATGTATCGGTTCTTGCTCTAAAACACTGAGGGCAATATGCATTACATTTATTAGATAATTCAAAATGAATTTCTTTTACTGAATATTCCATTTATTTTCTTCCTATTAACATAAATCTATCATATTTTTCAAGATTTAAATGCCCTTCATATAATATATCATCCATTGGCGACTGCTGCTTAAATGAATACAAGCTATCGACACAATTAATATGCCCTTTACCATCGTAAAAATTATTCGATTGTAATATCAACAACGCGCCATCGGGTATTTTTTCAAACCATTTATCATAATTGTCAATATGCTCACAACTGGTGTTTATAACACAATCTGGAATATCATATAAATTACAATCACTACCGTCAGCGCGAATTGTGCTGTAATCCATGCCATTATAATCTATGTCATGCATATCCATAGTGGAAGCCTTAAACGTCCATTCATCCATTACCCATTTTCTATTAATGGTGTCTGCTATGTTAGCACACTGCGTATCTATATCAAAAGAGCGTATTTTATTTATTTTCAATTTATTGGATTCAAACATCATGGCGGCTAATGATCCATACCAACCACCCACTATATATACAACACCAAGGTCTAAATCTAAACTAATCAATTCATCAATTAGCCACAATTTGCTTTTTATTTGTCCTTGCGTAAATACATCATTAAAGTCTATATCTGGAAAGTTAATTAATGCTCGGCGCAAATGTGCTATAAGATCACTTTCGTATATTGTTTGTAATCCATTTAATATTATATCGATATCATTATACATCTTTCCACAGTCCTAAATCTTTAAGATATTGTTCATCTGCCAAGTGTGGCAGCATTAAACCCAATCTAGATGGATTATTCTGTATCTGTCTTGCAAACAGGCTTCCATTGTTATCTAATGTGATAACTGGCATATCCAGTTTATCCCTAAGATATGAACCATATATAGAAAACTCCGCGATGGTAAACTTATGCCACGTCGATTTCCACATTTTATCAAACCATTCATAATCAGAAATATGCGTGATATCTAAATCATTAACACATGTTTCATAACAACCGACTCTTGCGCCCATCATTGTCCAGAATCCATTGTCTATATCAATGCCTATATTCATCCACGACAGCAACCGATTGTAATTTCCTATCCACACATCAGTTCTAGGGTTTTCAACCACCACACCATCGTTTAAGCCCATCCTAACACCCTCTCTGAACCCCGTTCTGAATGCTTGTAGCGGCGTGGTGTTAATATGCGTGGTTGAACTAACTGCATTCATTTGAAAATAAGGAACAGTCCAACAAAAATCAGTTCCGTTGTTTTTTTCATGACTTTTAATATTTAACATTGTATGCTTGGGCCACAATTTTGCACCACCATTACCATACTGCAATCCGTTAACTGAATTTATAGCAGACCAACTATGAACATAATTTGGATTTATATCATCCAACTCTTGACCAAAAAATTCATCATCTACTTTGGTGTCACCGTCTATTACGAAAAAATGTTCCGAGTATGCAATTTTCGCTGCTTCTTTGTGTGCTTTATCGATACCTTTTACACCATGCACACGTTTTGCGTGTTTTACTAATGTTAATAAGTGCTCATAATTTTCATCAGCATTTGGTTCATCATATGATATGAATATCACATCAAATTCATAAGCGTTTGTCATATTTTATACATTACCTTTTTTATAAATTCACTTTGTTCTGCGGTAAACAGTGCCGTTTCGATATCAAACATATCAAGCATTTCTTCACCACATGATTGTATATTGCTCATAATATCATTGTGGTTAAGTTGTAAATCATAATATTCGCGACACACGCTAAAATCATTTATTATATTTAATTCTTCAACTTCTCGTTCAATCAACTTATTTGAGTTACACGAACCGTGCATTACGCCCATTCTAGCACCCGCTATAGCATAATCACCAAAATCAACATCCATGCCAACACTTGTCCATATTTTAAGACGCGCTAATGTTTCTTCATTTTTTTGATTATCAATGACTGCACTAGATAATTTGGTACATTCTCTAAATCCACTTTTCCATGCATTAAACGGAGTTGTATTGAAATGGGTAGTGCTGGCTATTTCTTTATGTGATTTAAACCCACTAGATGCAGCCGCAGCACTCGTGCAAAAATCAACAGAATATTCTTTTATGTGCTCTACGTGATCAGTTGGAAATAATTTAACACCACCATATCCGTATTGCAATCCATTTACTGGATTATTGCAGCCCCATACATGAACGCGTCTATCATT